GATCGAAATGGTTACGGTATTGTATATCATCCAAGTGATTGCGGGGGCGGGGATTCTTATCTTAATATACGATTTTATGGAGGTGGCGGAGCGAACGGTTACCCCGGCTCGACATGTGGTGATTGGGGGGTCGGGACACCGTTTAGAAAATTCATTTGGTATGCTAACACACCAGGCAACTACGACAACAATTATAATGGTACTGGTCATAATTGGAGTGTAGATGAGTTAACCTATGAAAATAGAGCGGCTATAATGAAATGGAATGGATGGTGTGATAATTATATTTGTAAACCCTCAGAAAACCAGAACCCCGCGACTTATCTTCCACCATTTTCTTATTGATTGCATAATCGGCCAGTAAACTTCCAGTATACGCAAACACGATGTGAGAACATCCGATTACTTTCGTATACGGATAAAAGTAACTGTACGTAATTCCAGAATATATGGAAACGAAACCGTAAATTAATAATACTAATTTATAATGATAAGAAGATTCTACAATATACATCAATGGAAATAATATGACTGTATTACAAATAATATGTTTTATATTTGAATGAACAAAAGACATTGTAAAAAACCTCCACAATTCTAATCTTAAATCGCGACAGTCGGGATAATAGGATACGATTCCAAAAAAAAGCGGTTCAAAATTTGGCGATACTTTGTCAGTGCTCATATTTTCCAAATAAAATAGACCGGTGATATAACTAGCCCATACTAACAGATTAAAAACAATGTAAATTATTTATGTACATAGTAAAATATTATGTCATTTACCAAGCAGTAACTGACATAATATTTATAAATCGTATAATTTCAAGGAATTGTAGGATGACTCCAGGAGTCCTCAAAACGCTGTAAGGGGTAGATAGTCGGGGAATGTGGATTGTTGCTACAATTAATTTTTTTATTATATTTTTTTTAATATTTTATTTTCTTATGATACATTATAACTATATCATAGATATTTAGAAGGTTTTAATAAATTAACAAAAATGGTAAAGAAAGGTTCTGATGGAATGTACCACCTTGCCGGACATACGTATTCCGTTGTTCGAGGTTCTAGGTCTCAAGTTATGCACGGCACTGCATACAAAACTGTAGGCGGTTTGACTAAGAAACACCTCATGTATAACAAATACGGTCGAATCGTTTCCAGGCGCAAGCATGCGACCGCTAAACGCGAAAATCGTCTCAAAAAAGCTGGCTGGGTTCCCATCGGTAAAGGCAAATTCGGTTCCGTGTTTGTTGGAGACAAGAAAACGCGCAGCAAGAAATCAAAGAAAAGTCGCGGTAAATCGCAGAGCAGAAAGAATTAAAGTAAAAATAAATAATTAAAATAACACAAACTATAACAAACTATATATAATTATATAATCAATTCATAAAATTATATAATCAATTCATAAAATTATATAATCAATTCATAAAATTATATAATCAATTCATAAAATTATATAATCACGATCGAGCATTCGATATCCGCTTCGTAAGTCGATAAAAAACGTAGAGAGAAAACACCGTCATAAAAATATAAAATGCTCTCACATACATGTCATCCGGCAACTTTGACAAATCATCCATCGCATTGAGAGCTTTCGGTGACGCTTTGGATTTAATTCGACGTTTTCCGTTTCCTCCGTTCCCCCCGTTCCCATTGATGCAATCAATCCTTTTATAATTTGATAACGCATTGCATCCGCTCTTTTTCTTATTATGAGTTGAATGCGTTGAAAATATGTTTCCAAATGCAGCGCCGCCCTCATCATCACTCGAACTCGAATCATCTATTCTACGACTCATAAACGCTTCCTTACACGTTAATGACGGATCAGCCGGATTTGTTTTACCCGGGAAAATACACGGGTCCATATTTTTCACATCCGCTACAGCCAGGTATTGCGTTTGACTACCAACATTGTCTTGACCCGTATCATTCAAATCGGCATCTTCGACCGGAATAATGGTCTGAAGAGTGACCGACATACAGTCCGGATTATCACCCGTCATGAACGATTTGAATAAATTCAGGGGATTCAATTTCCCTAAATCGCCCAAAAGCCCGGGAATAAGTCCCTCAAATTCTGTGAAATCGGTGCCTCCAAGTCCTGAAGAAATAAATGGAATGTTACCATTCGGTACGTTATCAATGTAAATATAGCGATCCACCTTTTTTCCCGACGCAACATCAGTGCATTGTCCGCCCGTTTTCAAAAAGAATTTATCGCCCAGCGGACCGCCGGTAGTCGAACCGGCATTTCCAGTAACCAGCACTTCGACATAGTTGATGAGTCCACCCACGTCCTTCGCGAGTGTGTCGAGATTGCCGTCGGCCGACATGCCCATATCCGACGGTTTTAATATGCGTTTCCAATACAAGTAATCGGGGCCCAGCAAATTTTGTTCCATCCCTTTCATATCCGTCATAATATCTGAAAAAAAATTCGACCCCGTTCCCGTTCCCGTTCCTTCCACATCCGCCATTACATTTGATAACAAACCCGATCCCGCCCCTTTCATATCTGTCATTACATTTGATAACAAACCCGACATTTTTTATACGTTTTATTTTATCCTTATATTTATTTTATTATTATTATTTATTATTTTATTTATTACTGATATTTATCTATATAATAAATAATATTGTTATTTTCTTAAATAAAATTTTTATAATTATTTTTATTATTATTTTTATTATTATTTAATTATATAATTCACAGATTCCAATCCCTAGATATAGTGTAAATCCTAATGAATATCCTGAAGGTATCTTTAATTGTATTAATTATGTTGGTTAATAATACGTTTATCATTCATTGAACACAAACCCGATAATACGTCGAATGAATCGCCGATTTGCTGGCTCGGTCAATTTTACAAACGTCTCCTGGCCTCATTCCAATCGCTAAAGCAACCGGATCATACCTTGAAATGTCCGGCAGCTGCGACTTATCGCCGACATTATACTTTTTCATCATTTCGTCCAGCTCTTCCTTGGATAAAATCGTGTGCGGCGGAACATACTGGTGATTCAAAATATTGAATTGAAGTCGGTCCAATGAAAGTAGCACAATGAATCGGCCCTGTAGAAAGAGTTGATTCAAATACTGATTCATAGTTTTGACCTCCTGTTTCGTGACAATAATCAGCGCATCCCTTTCCGTCAAAACGGTGTCATTCGCATTGGTCGATATTCCCAGTCCTCCAATTTCACCGCCGGAACCTAAGACATACAAATCCTCAATCAAATCGTTGATGTGTCCCGTGCTCAACATTTTCTCAAGGTGGAACTTGATATACGCTTTTTTCTTTGGTTTGCCGTTGGCTTTACCTTCCTTTTCTTTACTTTTATCTGATGATGATGACGACTTCGTTTCCACCAACATGTCGAGCTGTTTGTGCGCATACATGGCATTCACCTCATTCACGCCGAAATTCGTATATCCCTCCACATCATATCCCTGGACCATCAGTAAATCCAATAAATTTTTTCTCGCGTTATACAGTCGCGCTATTGTTTTACTCGCATTCGATGACATTTTTTCACGTTAGTTTATCTTGTCACTCGCTTCAATTTTACTTTACTTGATTTGATGCTACGCTTTTATGCTATTATCGCTATTAACAATAATATATGTATATATCTTTAATTCAATTTTTATATTTATATATTTAATGGTATCTAATAAATCTCTGTTAAATATTGATGAAATCCAAATACTGAAGTAGAAATAATTGTATTTTTTATTTTTCTGTTCAAGTATTTTTCTAATTTTTTAATTTTATAAATATTCATAGCATCACCAGAAACACAGTCATTATTTGCAATTGCAGGTAATACATGCGTTTTTATATTTTTAATAATATTAGATAATGTAACGGGAAAAACAGTATTAACCATAATTATACGTCCGTTTGGGTTTACTTTGAAATATTTTTTGAAAATTTTATCTATATCCGGTATTTGAATATAAGATTGAACTAGTAATAACATATCAAATTCTTTTAAATCTTTTTTTGTAAATTCAAGAATATCCTTTACATAAAAGTCAACATAGTTACTTTTTTTTTTACAATATTCGATACTTTCTTTATGAATATCAATGCAAGTATAATTGTTATTCTTTTTAGTTAATATATCTTTATATTTGGAATAAAATATTCCACCACCACTCCCAATCTCTAATATATTTTTATTAGATGGAAGGATGTCCATTTTTATAATATAGTCATAATATTTATAAGTTTCAATTTCATAATATTTTACCCATTTATATTTATCTTTTTTTTTTATAGATAAAACTCTTATAATATCCATTTATATAAGTATAATTTTATAAAAAATAATATAAATATATTATATTTTTATTATTTTTATTTTTATTATTTTTATTTTTATTATTATTATTTTTATTTTTATTATTATTATTTTTATTTTTATTATTATTATTTTTATTTTTATTATTATTATTTTTATTTTTATTATTTTTATTATTTTATTACACTATTACACTTAAAAACTTACATATTATTATATTTACTATTGGATATCGACATGTGTCAAAAAGTGGCGCCTGCAACACATTTTCGTAAATCCAATGTCATCTAGTACTTGTCCTTCTGCCGTTTTCTTAATATTATGCTTCGTCAAATAAAGTACCTTGTCAACCGCAACATCTCCGCTCCCTTGTTCCTCCAGCTTCTTCTCTCTCACTTTATTCAAATAATATCGATACTTGTCTGCAATGACCTTGCCGCATGTATAACACTTTACCGGAATAATCATTTGATATTGTTTTATGAAATGCGTTCTATATAAATTATACAACTATATTATTTTATATCAATTTTTATTTTAATTCTTTTTTCTCATTTGTAATAAATAATTAAAATAAAAATAATAAAAAAAAACGAGAAGAAACATATTATTAAATTATATTACGTAATTACGTTAAATTACGATTACACTCAAATTATGTCGCCTTCGAATATTTTCTGCATATTTTACAAAATAGTTTCCCTGGTCCTTGTAAAATTTTTTTTCATTATGTGTATACCTTTTAAGTGAACCTAAGTATAAATACTTTTTACCCAACAACAAATTAAACTCATATTTCTCATTTGGTTTTAATTTTGTTGGATGTATACTATTTAACTTTTCAAATCGCTTTTCCTGTTCTTTTGTTATATTTTTATTTTTATGTTCCATTTATCATCCATTTATAATATAAATTATATATAAAAAAAAATAAAACTTCACAAGCTAATTAAATTTATTATTAAGAAGAACAACGAGGTCCACTCTTCGAATCCTTGTAATAATAACAATCCACATCTATTTTTTTACCACTGTCATCATACCCGAATGTCATGCCGGTTTTGCTTCCAGAATGACACACGCCGCCGGGATTATCCGCCGTAACCACCCATCCACAACAGTCCGTATGCAAACAAGACGCTTTCCCAAACACTTTGCACTCGTTATCAATATCCGTCGCCGGACTACCCTTGGTCGTGTGCATGTTACAAAAACCAGATTTTAATTTTTTTTCAAGATCGATGGGTGGTGTTATCAACGTATTTTCAGCAACAGCAGGAGCAACAGCAGGAGCAACAGCAGGAGCAACAGCAGGAGCAACAGCAGGAGCAACAGCAGTAGTCGTGTTTATAGAAGAATTATTATCATCATCGCTATCATTTTTTCCGCCCATTTTATGCTCCATTGTCTCAATCACCAATTTTTTAGTTCTCGCCATCGGTATATTAAATGTTACGTCTGCCATGTGAATGTAAACAAGTATTCCAAAAATAACAATCATAATTCCAAGCATGTATGTGAAATTCTCATACACGAATTCAAGTATCGGAGAAGATGATGACGATGACGATGGCAGTGGCGGCAATGAAGATGAAAAGGATGATGGCAAAGTGATAGAATCCATTTTAAAACACCTTTATAAATTTACTTTTTAGAGAGATAGAGAAATAGAGAAATAGAGAGATAGAGAGATAAATAATAAATTCGATAATAAATAAATAATTTATAATTACTTTATAAAATGTAAAATCTTTACTATTATTATTATTTTATAATATTTTATAAATATAAATTAAATACAAATAAATATATGTTTTTATTTATAACTATAAAATAATAGTAAATATTTATATTTTTAAATTCAGTATATAAATATTTTATAATTGCATACATGGCATGGCATGGCATTACACGTCTATTATTTTCGACGGCGCATTGTTTTCTTTTTTTTATACCCCGACTGAGACGACCTCGGTGTATTTTGACCCTTTAATACCGGAAATCTGTAACTTACAAAACATATTGCAGTAAATACGGAACCGTGTTCTTTTGAGACCTTTAAATCCTCATAAACGAAATGTTTTCCTGGATGTATCTTATATCCATTGTCCGTTATATTATCTTGATACAACACCGGACTCTTTATCACGCCGTACCCCCTTCTCTCAATCATTCCAACAATGGATTCAAGCAACGACGCTCCGGCCTGTTCCCTCGTCCCCGAACCCGAATATTCGCACGCAAAACCGCCTAAATATTTACCTTTTGGATCCGTCACGGATGTTGTAATTACCGCCGCGCTAATTTTCGATCCTCGTTTTCCGTTTGCTTGCGCTTTAATACACTCGAGCACTTCACCCCACTGCAGTCGCTTGAGTCCTTCATCCCTTGAAATTTCCTTCGACTCCGTTGGCATGACGCTGGTATATTCTATCACATTCGCATTCTGAATTCCCGCATTGAATAACGCGGCATCGTAAGAACCCGTTTCATAAGGAAGACCCTTGGAGCCCGCATCCGATTCACCCTTTCCTTGCGTTATAAAATATTCATATGGCACCCTATTTCCTAAAATTGTCATAACGCGCTACAAGTACACCTATCCTATCCTATATAACTAACTATATACTACTTATATATATAAATATAAATAAATACAATATTTCAATACTATTCTAAAAAGTCGTAATGTTGTTAAAAGTTAAAAAATTTTATTGTCGCCATGTTTCATGAAATTATGCATAAATGTATCACCTCCTATATTTACCACTTTTCCCGCCATATTTGCATCTTCATATATTTTCCGTAATAAATTCGACGGTGCAGTTGAACCCAGTTTCAATAAATTATTTTTTATTAACTCGTTCTTTACATCATGTATCGGAACATTTTTTAATTCGCGTTGTGCATTCTGAATTTTTTTAATTGTCTTGTTGTTTTTAATTAAAATACTTATTTTTTTCCCGTATCTGCCGAGTTTATATTTTTTTACCGTTGTTTTTCGTTTTATTTGTTTTATTTTTCTCGGAACGTGCTTCTGTTTGGGTTTACTTGATTTTTTTTTATCATTTTTAGACGCGATTCCATCATTTTGACCATTTTGACGGTGAAAGTCGCCACTACTGCCATTGACATGGTGTCGCTTCAACGTTTTATTAAAATATTGACGATAAGACGGTTTTGTCCCCCCTTTTAATGCGCCATATGGCTTATCTTCGGGTAAATTATGCCGGAATAATGTTTCATTTTTATTTTTTGTATCATCTTTGTCGTATTCGTCGTCGCCATCTCCCCTAAATTCTTCGTATTTCGTTGCAGAACGTGGTGGCGGCGGTGGTGGTGGAGGTGGTGGAGGTGGTGGTGGAGGTGGTGGAGGTGGTGGAGGCGGCGGTGCTGCTTTCACTATATCTTTTCGATTTTGGTCTTGCATTATCCCGTATCCGCCTTTTTGCTCTTGTTGTTGCTGAATTTGTTGCAGCTGCTGTTGCAACTCGGAAATTGTGGTTGAAATATCCTTTATAGGAGCAGGAACAGGAGCATGAAGAGGTGGCGGTTCAGGAATAAAGGATGGCATTTCTAAAGAAATTGGCGACGTAAAATCACTTGGCACATCCAACATTGCAGGAACTGAATTTATAATATTGTTATTGTTATTGTTATTGTTATTATTATAATGATTGCCTTGATTGCCTTGATTACCTTGATTGCCCGTATTTGAAAAATGTTTATGATGTTTTTTTGTTGTAGAGTGACCATGATGATTATTCTGTTTAAACGATTTTAAATAATTTAAAGATTCTTCAAAATCTTTTGAAAATAGATTTTCATATTTTTTTTTATCAAATAGTGGTTTATCATTTTCATTTGTAACACCACCTGCTATAATTTCTCTTTCTTTTTTTTCTTGTTTTTCATTTTGTTCTTCATGTTGTCGCTGCTGCTGTTGCTGTTTCTCTTCGCGTTTTTGTTTTAATAATTTAATTAAATTATTCTTTAATTCGCTCGGTCGAACAAACCCTGGCATTTTTTTTAATGTTCTTCCGCCGCTGCCGCCGCCACCCGAACCATTTTTACCTCTTTTTTGTGAATTTGGATTTAAATGTTCATGATTAATAATAATTTTTTTCTTTACTTCGCTCATATTTATTTGATTTTGATTTTATTTTTTCTCTATCACTCTAATTTTTTTATAAAATAAAAAATAGTATTTCCTACTTCCTACTTTATTATATCGATAATATTATGTCATTTTAATCCAATTCTCATAAATTCGTAAACTATTTTTATTATTATTATTATTATTATTTTTAATATTAAATATAAAAAATAATATTTAAAAATAAATTGATTATTAAGTTAATAAGATTCATTTTCATAAGACCACGAACAATATGGAGTGCTGTGCTGCTGTTTCTGCTTCGTCTTCGTCCTTTACCGAATATAATAGGTTTTCTGTAATGGCGGAGAATGGTTGTGAAAATGATGACGTTATTAGTGGTGATGTTATTGGCGCCGCGATCAGAAAGGAAACAAAACAAAAACAACAAAAAAACCAATCCGCGCAAAAATCAACAATTACAACTAAAACAATAGTTGATGTTACAAAATGTGATTATGATGATGATAGTAATATCGAATATGAAGAAGCGCCATGGAAAATTATTGGCTCCTATTTTGAGGGTCAACATTTGAAACGGTTGGTGCGACACCAAATTGAATCTTATAATGATTTTATAAACAATCAACTGGAGAGAACAATTCAAATGTTTAACCCGGTACATATTGCATCGGAACAAGATTTCGATAAAAAAACGAAAAAACATAAGCTTGATATCGAAGTCACATTTAGCGACTTTCATCTGTATCGTGCCCAAATTCATGAAAACAATGGAGCGACCAAGCTCATGTTTCCTCAAGAGGCACGTCTTAGAAATTTTACATATGCATCTTCAATGACAGTAGATGCAAATATAAAATATACCATTCGCACCGGCGAAAACCTTGAAAATGTTCAAACCTTGCATAAATCCATTCCCGGAATTCATATCGGAAAAATGCCAATCATGTTGAAATCATCCACCTGCATTCTCAATCAATATTCGCACATCAGTCATGCCGAGACAGGCGAATGCGCATACGATGCCGGTGGCTACTTCATTATCAATGGAAGCGAAAAAACGGTTCTAGGTCAAGAACGAGCGGCCGAAAATAAAGTGTACTGCTTCAATATTTCAAAAGGAAATACCAAATGGAACTGGCTCGCAGAAGTAAAATCCGTTCCTGATACCAAGTGCATTTCGCCCAAACAAATCAACATGATGATCGCCTCGAAAAATAACGGGTTTGGATTTCCCATTTATATCCAGATTCCGCGCGTCAAACACCCACTTCCCTTGTTTGTTCTATTTCGCGCACTTTCCATTCTTCCCGATAAAGACATTTGCGAAAAAATCATGCTCGATCTCGGAGGCAATGACACCAATAACAATGAAGCCATTCTTACATCACTCAAAGCATCCATTATTGATGCCAATACCATTCTCACACACGAAGACGCAATGCGCCAGCTCACGTCGAACGTAATGTACACCCCGATGCATATGGACAAGGAAACCGGTGCAAAAAAGAAACGCGATTTCGCAATTGATATCCTGAACTCTGATTTGTTTCCTCACTGCAAAACTGCAACACAGAAAATCTACTTCCTGGGATACATGGCCCTGCGTCTCATCAAATGCAGTTTAGGAATTTTGAAACAAGACGATCGCGACTCTTACATGAACAAGCGCGTCGATTTGACCGGTGCGCTCATCAACAACTTGTTCCGAAACTATTTCAACAAGGTGGTGAAAGACATGACAAAACAAGTCATTCGAGAAATCAATACGGGCTCTTGGCGCTCCACCGAAGATTATAATAGCATTATTAACAAAACCAATGTCTACAAAATCATCAAATCAACAACCATTGAAAACGGTATCAAGCGCGCGCTTTCCACCGGCGATTTCGGAATTAAAAATACAACCACAAACAAAGTCGGTGTTGCCCAAGTTCTGAATCGCCTGACATACGTTTCCAGTTTGAGCCATCTTCGAAGAGTCAATACACCCATCGACAAGAGCGGTAAACTCATCCCGCCCCGCAAATTGCACAACACAACCTGGGGATTTCTCTGTCTGGCTGAATCTCCTGAAGGCGCCAGCGTCGGTGTCGTCAAAAATATCAGCTACATGAGCCACATCACAATTCCAAGTAATCCCGAGTCGCTTCATAGTCAAGTCGAGTCCCATATCGATACGCTCGATAAATTTGCCGATTGCAAAGATTTATACGATAAAGTCAAAGTGTTTGTAAACGGCGCATGGGTCGGAATCAGCAGAGACCCCGTCGAGCTATACAACATCCTCAAGGAGAAAAAATGCAGGGGTATGATCAATGTATACACTTCCATCGTATTCGACATTCGAAACAAGGAGATTCGCGTCTGCAGCGACGCCGGTAGAATCACTCGCCCCGTTTTGCGCGTAAAAGACAACAAGTCGTTCATTAGTGCCGATCTCCTTCGCAAATTAGACCGAAAAGAATTGAGCTGGGACGATCTCGTTACCGACTGCAAAATCGGTAATGCAATCATCGAATACATTGACCCCGAAGAACAGAATTTCAGCATGATTGCCATGAAGCGCACCGATCTCCGAAACTCGCTTTTACAGCGTGGGTCGCAAAACTATAATTACACCCATTGCGAAATTCACCCCAGCACCATTTTCGGAATTCTCGCGTCTTGTATCCCGTTTCCCGAGCACAACCAGTCGCCCAGAAATACTTATCAGTGCATTGGAATCTACGAAAACGTCTTAATGGAAGACGGATCGCGAAGACAAATAAAGGATGTTGCCATCGGTGATCGTGTAATGTCGTTCAATCCCAACACATTTGAAATGACAACAACCAATGTTGTAAATCACTTTATTCGTAAAAATGATCATCCTGTTTACAAGGTCAAAACTATTAGCGGAAGAGAAATCATAGCAACAGAAGATCACAGATTTATGACGAACTATGGTTGGAAAACTGTGAGCGAGTTGTTTCAAAATAACGAACTAAGAATTGGAATTTACGCAGACCAGACATTCACAAAAGAGAATGAATATTCGAAAATGATTTCATCTTCATCAAGTTCCAAAACAAGCATCGAAGAATGGATGAAGGATATTCAAGTTATTAATAACTTGGCATTTATACCGATTGAATCTATAACAAGACAAGAAGATTGCATGATTTCTGACATTGAAGTTGCACACGATAATCATTCGTTTATTGCTGGAGACAATTTTGCAAGTTCAAACTGCGCTATGGGTAAGCAAGCCATGGGCATGTACGTCACGAACTTTTATAATCGCATGGACAAGACGGCCTACGTGCTATCCAATCCCATGCGCCCCCTTGTAGATACCCGCGTGATGCGCATGATTAAACTCGATGAAATTCCATCCGGCGCCCCCGTCATCGTCGCAATCATGAGCTATACCGGCTACAACCAAGAAGACAGTATTTTGATAAACAAGGGCGCCATCGACCGCGGTTTGTTCAGCGCAACCATCTATCACACCGAAAAGGACGAGGACAAGAAACTCAATGGCGACGAGGAAATCCGATGCAAACCCGATTCCACGAAAACAAAAGGAATGAAATTCGGAAACTACGGCAAACTCAATAGCAAGGGTGTCATCCCCGAAAATTCCATTATCGAAAACCGCGACATCATCATGGGGAAAGTCATTCCCATCAAGGAAAATCGCAACGATCACACAAAACTCGTCAAATACGAAGACGTCAGCAAAATGCACCGAACAACCGAAGATTCCTACGTCGATAGAAACTACATGGAACGCAACGGCGACGGATACGTTATTTGCAAAGTCCGCATTCGCACTTTTCGTAAACCGGTCATCGGAGATAAACTCAGCAGTCGTCACGGTCAAAAGGGTACCATCGGAAACATCATTCCAGAAATGGATATGCCATTCACAAAAAGCGGCCAGCGCCCCGACATTATCATCAATCCCCACGCCATCCCCTCCCGTATGACCATCGCACAACTCAAAGAAACCCTCCTCGGAAAAGTCCTCCTCGAACTCGGCCTCTTCGGCGACGGAACCTCCTTCGGAGAACTCGACGTTTACACCATTCGCAACGAACTCCTAAAACTCGGCTACGAAAACAACGGAAATGAACTCCTGTATAACGGCCTATCCGGTGAACAAATTGAATCCGAAATTTTCATGGGACCCGCATTCTACCAGCGCCTAAAACACATGGTAAACGACAAACAACACAGCAGATCCATCGGTCCAATGGTAAATCTCACGCGTCAGCCGGCCGAAGGCCGTTCGCGAGATGGAGGATTACGGTTTGGCGAAATGGAACGTGATTGTTGCGATGGTCCCATCTCCCTGAAATGCGGACTAGCCGTGATGATTGGAGAAATGGAGGATGTTGGAGAATATGTTCTTGGATGGAGTGAGAGCAAAAATGGTATGGTTCCTTCAAAACAATGCGCATTTATGGACAAGGGAATGCGTGATTGTGTTGAACTAACGTTAGAAGATGGGAGAAAAATCACATGCACCGAAGATCATCCAGTATTAACATCTGATAATACATGGGTAAAAGTAAAGGACCTTGAAATTAATAAGTCAAAGGTTAAAACCAGTGTTAGTTATCCGCTCATGAAAGTGAAGGAAGAAATTGCGGAATGTGACGGCTGGACACTTTCATTTGGAAAACAAACACTACGCACAGATAATTACAATGAATATATGAGAACGCTGGCATTTGCACGGATACTCGGACTTTTGACTACCGATGGAAGTATTAGTTCGCATTATAAACGTCCAAGTGGATATGTTTCACTTGGACACAAGATTGATCTTGATCAATTTCTTGGTGATATAACCATGTTTTGCGAAATTAATCAGATGAGTTTTAAGACGAAAAACTACTATTATGTTACTATTCCAACTGAATTTCTTGAGGATATTCTTCATCTTGGCGGAATCTTACGTGGACGAAAAATAGACCAACCGGCAGTATTTCCTGAATTTATCTTGGATGAAAAATGTCCTCGCCCTGTTGTTCGCGAATTTCTTGGCGGAATGTTTGGCGGAGATGGACATACATGCGTTCTCGGTATGCATAGAGGAAAACGAGACGTTATGACATCCGTTTCATTCTCAAAATCAAAAATGGTTGAATACGGCGAATCGTTGCAAAAAATGTTTGAAGATTTTCAGAAATTGCTTGCCAAATGCGGTATTCATGATACAACAATTCAAAAAGCAAAAGAAACAACATCTTCGAAAAGAAAATTTGAATTGAAAGATAAAAGTGATACATCGAATCGGAGTTTTTCGTTAACGCTTCATCTTCCCATTGAACAACTTATTCCATTCTCCGAAAAAATCGGGTTTCGTTATTGCTGCCACAAATCCCAGCGTCTTGAAGCCGGTGTTTCATATCGCCGCCTGCGTGAAGAAGTTTGTCGTCAACACAATTGGCTGGTGAATCGTGTGGATGAAATTACGCATTTCAAAGAAATCAAATCCAAGTATCCGGACAAGATTGTGCCTACAAAGAGTGCCATTATTAAAGCCGTCGAAGAACTAAAGAAAACGGAAGGGCTACTTCACGATTACGCGATTCCAAGCACGCACGACATTACGGATCATCTGATTAAAGGCACCGAATTTGGCAAATTCACATCCAAGTCATTTCCCACTGCGGAACAATTCATGGAAAAAATTGGAGCGCTGAGTTGGTTTCTAAACGATGATGTAGAGTCAGATAAAAAAATGGATGATGTGGATGACCAAGTATTTAAGGAAGTAGAAGAAAAAGAATACGAATCTACTACAACATATGGCGTTCACCGCGAATGTGCCTCGCTTCCCACGATGAATTTGGAAGTTGTCTCACGCATCAATGTCGGCCCGCAACACGTGTATGACATTAGTGTAGAAGACACGCACTCCTTCCTCGTAAATGGCATCGTTGCACACAATTGCATGGTATCGCACGGAGCTGCACGATTCACGCGCGAGCGACTCTACGACGTTTCCGATAAATTCCAGGTGCACGTGTGCTCGAAATGCGGAATGGTTGCGGCGTATAACGACGCGCTCGGAATTCACTGCTGCAAAATGTGCGACAACCGCACCGATTTCGCGTATGTCGAAATTCCGTATTCGTGCAAACTCCTGTTTCAAGAGCTGCAAACGATGAATGTAGTCCCGCGAATCATGACGGAATAATTAATTATATTATTACTGGTGTAAAGGTAATCAAGGTAAGTAGAAATAATAAATAATAGATTAAATAAATTGTTATGAAAAAAAATATAAAAATATTATTATATTATTTTTCTCTCAAATCTCTCTACAATTTGGGAGGAAACTCTTTTTATAAATGTCAATCACAAAACGTGTTGGCGATAAAAAACGCGCCCACGAGTCCGAACAGCGCGCCCAAATGGTAATTGTATTGCATGATTCGATACACGTTTAACCACGCCTGTTTCTGTTTATCGCCGTCAATGTGAAGAATCATCCAGTCGCTTTTAGGAGACAGCATGTAGTAAAAATAATTGGTCATGAATGTAATTGCGCCAACGACGCAAATGGTTGAAAAACGATTGATTTTATACGAATTCTTTGTCGCGCTTTTCCAAAATAAGAATAGGAAAGATAAAACAAGTCCTAAACCGAATCCCGTGAAATAAATTCTGCGCCGTTCATCTGCAATTTTTTTATAGATTGCATTTTGTTTTTTAGAGAGAACTTGAGTGAATTTCTGAATGGACGACACGCTGTCTGTTTTATACATTGTGAAAACCATTGCAACAATAAACATTGTCGCTATAATGCAGCTCTTCATACAAACCATTTTTATTAAAACCTTTTATCTTTATAATTATTTTCTGATATAAATAATTATAGAAAAAAATAAAAACAACACAAATTAAAATATTATTATATTATTATATATTAATATTTATTTCAAACTCGGTTTATAAAAATGAAACTAGTTTTAGGAGGTTTATACAATGGATTTTCCGCCAAATTGCTTGGAGGCGGTTCCGGTAAAAGCGGAAGCGGGGGGCCGGAGGGCGGCAGCGAGCGCGAAATGACTCGTGTTACGTTGAGGGAAGCGTGGAACGGTCAAGCTGCTAGTGGCAGTGTGAATAATGTAACAGTCGCAGTCACTCCGTTTCGTGCCGTGAACAATGCCGGCGATTTTTTGAATCGTCAATACTATACTTCCGGCGGTTCGTCCCAAATCAATTCTCTAAGGGGTGGTCTAACCGGATGGAAGAGCATGGCAGGTGCCATTCAGCCGCATCCCGATAATACCGGCGTCCCATCTTCCACGTGCAATGTGAAATACGTGTATGACAGTTCTGATTATACGCGATTTAGAAAACTTCAGGCGTCCAATCGGAACTACAATGACGGCAGCTTTGGCGGAAATTTGAACAGCGGAGCCCAGTCGAAGATTCGAGCATCCAAACGATTCTTTTAATTTTGATTAATAGTATGCATGTGTGCACGTGTATTGGTAATTATTGTTTAGATAAACTTATAACCTTGTATTGTTTAGATAAACTTATAACCTTGTATTGTTTAGATAAACTTATAACCTTGTATATAATTGAAGTCAAACCACATATTTTAATTATATACATATAATATTAAAAAGTATATATAATATAAATTATATATTTATATTTACAATGGCATCATCATTGCCCCAAACGCTTGAAATAGTAACAGCACCGAATCAAGTGAATGAATTGACAAAAGATGCAATTGATTATATTGATACAATTTCAGATCCCATTCTTTTTGATGAAATGTTGAGAGATAAAGACAAGAGAGATAAACAAGCAAGGTGTAGCGAAATATTTGGATTTACGATGAGAAAGTTGACCCCTGATGAATGTGTAAAATTCAAATTAGATTCATCAAAAAATTATGAATTAATAACAAGTATTGAGCAAGAAAGCGTCGCCTCCGTTGTTGGATTGAAAGTGGGTGATGTGTTAATTGGCGTTTATAATACAAATGGCCAAATTCGACAACTGTTCGATTTTGTCGATGAGGATGCACTTTATAATATTTACGGTAATAAATTATTTGATAAAATGACTATACTATACATTAGTTTTCGCGTGTTGCGATATGTTTATAAAAACGTATTTAATTTTAATTTAGATTACGTTGATGTGCGCTCACTCGACGTAAAAACGTTGCATCATACACTGCGTTTTGCTCTACCCTATACAAATGGTGATGTGAATGACACGATTATCAATTTTGGAAGTGCGTATTTTGAAAAATATATCGACGGATTAACCGACACCACTCAACAAATGGTGGGAGGGGCTAAAGGAACGGGACCAGGAGCAGCATCGGTAGCAACAGGAGCAGCAGCAACTCCTTCCGGTCAAGGAGGCGTCGTTGTTGGAAGAAGACCTCAGGGTCGGGCACCACTTCCAATTGAAACTATAATGCGCCAAATTAACGAGTCAATAGAACTTGAAAAAACATTACCACCCGGACCACAAAAAACGGCGTTGCAACAAGAAATAGCAAAAGCGCGAGCTTTGCAAAAAGGTTTTATAGAAAAAAGAAAACAAATGGCTCAAGAAAACGCTTTAAAAGAACAAATAAAAGCTCAAGAAAAAGCTTTAAAAAAACAAATGGAACAACAACGATTACGCAACGAACAACTGTCGTCTTTATTTCAAGGTCAAGGGTCCGCATTATCAGACGAACGGTTTAATTCTGAACTTGCACGATATGAACAAGATGTAAGAGAAGAACAAGCATCGTATCGAACCGCTCTTGAATCAGAACCACCATCACGATCGTCATCGCAAGCATCGTATCGAACTGCTCTTGAATCACAACCGTCGTCGCGGTCATCGTCGCGGTCATCGTCGCCATCACCATTATTGAAAATGCCTACTGTTTCAAATATGCCAATGCAAATACAAGGAACGCAAGGTGCTTTTGGTCCTATTTCTAGTGTTGGAGCACAAGGTGCTTTTGGTCCTATTTCTAGTGTTGGAGCACAAGGTGCTTTTGGTCCTATTTCTAGTGTTGGAGCACAAGATGCTTTTGGTCCTATTTCTAGTGTTGGAGCACAAGGAGTTGGACAATCCGTTTCTGGTGTGGGAACACAAGGAGTTGGACAATCCGTTTCTGGTATTGGAACACAGGGTGCTGTCAGCCCTATTTCTAGTGTGGGAACACAAGGAGTTGGACAATCCGTTTCTGGTGTTGGAACACAAGAAGTTGGACAATCCGTTTCTGGTGTTGGAACACAAGGAGTTGGACAATCCGTTTCTGGTGTTGGAACACAAGGTGTTCTTGGACCCGTTTCTAGTGTGGGAACACAAGGTGCTCTTGGACCCGTTTCTAGTGTTGGAACACAAGGTGCTTTTGGTCCTATTTCTAGTGTCAGAGCACAGGGAGTTGGAGAAGCAGCTTCTGGTATTGGAACACAAGGTGTTGTCAGCCATATTTCTGGTGTTGGAACACAAGGAGTTGGACAATCCGTTTCTGGTGTTGGAACACAAGGTGTTGGACAGTCCGTTTCTGGTGTTGGAACACAAGGAGTTGGACAATCCGTTTCTGGTGTTGGAACACAAGGTGCTCTTGGACCCGTTTCTAGTGTGGGAACACAAGGTGCTCTTGGACCCGTTTCTAGTGTTGGAACACAGGGTGCTTTTGGTCCTATTTCTAGTGTGGGAACACAGGGTGCTGTCAGCCCTATTTCTAGTGTGGGAACTCAAGGTGCTTTTGGTACTATTTCTGGTGTTGGAACACAAGGAGTTGGACAATCCGTTTCTGGTGTTGGAACACAAGGAGTTGGACAATCCGTTTCTGGTGTTGGAACACAAGGAGTTGGACAATCCGTTTCTGGTGTTGGAACACAAGGTGCTCTTGGACCCGTTTCTAGTGTTGGAACACAAGGAGTTGGACAGTCCGTTTCTGGTGTTGGAACACAGGGTGCTTTTGGTCCTATTTCTAGTGTGGGAACACAGGGAGTTGGACAATCCGTTTCTGGTGTTGGAACTCAAGGTGCTTTTGGTCCTATTTCTAGTGTGGGAACACAAGGAGTTGGACAGTCCGTTTCTGGTGTTGGAACACAAGGAGTTGGACAATCCGTTTCTGGTGTTGGAACACAAGGAGTTGGACAGTCCGTTTCTGGTGTTGGAACACAGGGTGCTTTTGGTCCTATTTCTAGTGTTGGGGCGCAAGGTGCTCTTGGTCCTATTTCTAGTGTTGGGGCACAAGGTGCTCTTGGACCCGTTTCTAGTGTGGGAACTCAAGGTGCTCTTGGTCCTATTTCTAGTGTTGGGGCACAAGGTGCTCTTGGACCCGTTTCTAGTGTGGGAACTCAAGGTGCTCTTGGACCCGTTTCTAGTGTGGGAACTCAAGGTGCTGTCAGCCCTATTTCTAGTGTGGGAACACAAGGAGTTGGACAGTCCGTTTCTGGTGTTGGAACACAGGGTGCTGTCAGCCCTGTTTCTAGTGTGGGAACTCAAGGTGCTCTTGGACCCGTTTCTAGTGTGGGAACTCAAGGTGCTGTCAGCCCTATTTCTAGTGTGGGAACACAAGGTGCTCTTGGACCCGTTTCTAGTGTGGGAACACAAAGTGCTCTTGGACCCGTTGGAAATGTAAGTGTGCAAGGGTTAATTGTTAGAAGATTAAAACGAGGAGAGCTGCCATTCGGGACATTAAGAGACGGTCCTTATGATGTAACCCCTCCGCGCATTCTACTTATGAATCTATATTTGAACGTCATTTTTAAAACAATACTATCGAACAATGCGTTGAAACAGAAACATGACACATTGAAAACATCAAATAAATCGCCATATGTTCCACTAACCATTCAAGAAAAATATATGACGTCTCCTTCTGAAAATTATGAATTAGAAGTGTATCCAAAAATAAATTTCAATGATATTGATATTATAAATAAACTAAATGCAATACTCGGAACAAAACTCGAAACCGCATTTGCAACTTCAAGCGGAGGTGGAGGCGGATCTTCTAAAAATAAATTTTTCAACGGTGCTATGAAGGACATTAAATATAAAAAAAAACAAAAAACGCTGAAAAAGAAGATTGGGAAAATAAAAAATAAAAATGAACTAGAAAATAAAATAAATGCCAAAATAAAAAAATATATAAAAAATTATCTTGAAAAAAAAGAAAAACAACTCAAAGTGTTGGAAATGCAAATCATGAATGCAAAAAAAAATGTAACTAAACAACAGCATTCATACTCAAATTCATTATTTGACAAAAAAGAAAATAAAAATAAAATCAAAACCCGTTTAAACTCGAAAATAAATAAAAAAATAAACAATTTTAATAAAATGAATAATAAAATAAAATATAATAGTCATAGAAAAAATAATACACGTAAAAATTATTGAGAATTATTATTATTGAATGATACTTAAGGAAGTTTTATCATTTACCAAAAAAAATAATATAATAATAATATAGATTGTATTTTTATTATATTTTTCAAAAAATGGCATACTCCAGAAAACAAAAAAGTCGAAGTCATCGACGAAGTAAAAGCTATAGACGAAGTCATTCGCGTTCTAAACGCCTTTCACAAAAAGGTGGTAATGGTAATATGATATTATCGCCTTCGCTTTTATCCAATTCTAGCAACTCTCATTTTTCAGGGATCGGATTTACGGATCCCGCTGGTGCCAAAACCGGATGCACCGGTTCAACTTCAAGTCCTGCTGCTCTAAAAGGTGCCGACATTTATACCACAATCGGCGGAATCAAAATGCCCGTTACCATGAAAGGCGGTGCCCGGAGGTCGTGTGCCAAATGTAATCGACGCAAGTGTGCGTGCAAAAAAATGAAGCGAACGCAACGCGGTGGAAACACCAATGGATACTCTATTGGCGGCGTTCATTTGAAACCAAGTTTAAGCGGTATTGCAACGAATTATCACACCGCATACGATTCTTGCAAAGGATAAGATGTATAATAATAATCGGATCGCATTTATCGTTTCAACAAAAGTAATTCAATCAACAAAAGTAATTCAACAACTTGAAAATAATATTTCAAAAGAGTTAATACAACTTCCGTATGGAAAATGTAACAATGTACGATTTGATATCGATGGATATTCAGGAACACGATGCAAACTGGGTTGCAATAGACCTTGTTGCTGATATAATTTATAGAAAACACGTCCCATTTAATATTGGTTGTTTTCTATTCGTTACGCTCGTTACGCTCAGTTCTGTTTCAGGATCATCATCGGCGCCGCCATCCTTATCCTTTCCAACACTTTGCGTCGTCGATTTTACTTTAGGGTTATACGCAGTTAGCCAACATCCATTTTTATCGTCGCTACAATACAAGCTGTTTTCCGTGACAATGATTTTATAATTCTGTTTTTTATAATACGCCTTTCTTTTTTGCCACTGGTTAATAAACAAGTCGTGCGCATCAATAATGTCAATTACGACGGGAGTTGTATGCTTCGCGCGCAAAATGCGCCCAACCGACTGGCACACATCCGTTTTTGGCGTCGCCATAATCAGCGTGGTCAGCGTTTTAATATCTAGTCCTTCCGACGCCATGGCATACGTCGCTATAATAACTTTTTTCGTCTCGCTCGCTTTTAGTTCCGCCTCTTTCATTCCGCCAAGATAGTATCCAACGGTTGCAACTTTCTTATGCTCGATCGCTTTGAACAAATACTGAATCAGCGTTTTATTATGCGCCAAAATCATGATTTGTTGTTCCGGATTATGCTGCAGCTCTTTTATAACAACCTCCACAATGAATTCGCTGCGTCGATTGTAATTGCACAATTTTGAAATCATGGTGCTGAATTTCGGGTTTCCGCGATAATCGTATTCCACTTCATTGAACTCGTCATCATTCACAACATACTTTATACCCTTTACCAAAACACAGTGTTCCGATTCCGCTTTTTCTTTATGAACCACGTCCCCCAAAAACATTTTAAACACTTTTGAAAGCCCGTCTTTGCGCTGCATGGTTCCAGAAAGCCCCAGCGTGTATGTCGTCATCAGCTTCATCATGCATCGACTAAACACTTCCGCACCCATGTGATGACAGTTGCTTACAACAATGCCTTCGGAAGAATTCCCCGCGGTTGCTTCTCTTGTCGCTACTACAAAATTATGATTGCCTTCAACTTCTATATCGTATACGCCGTTATGCTCGCATTCATTCTTTTCACGTTCAGTCAACGTTACTGGAATGGTTCCCCAGTGTTCGAACGCATTGTTCCAATTATATTTTTCTTGACATTGGTCTTCGCATTGACATTGGTCTTCGCATTGACATTGGTCTTCACTATCGTATTGCACATATTTTTGTATTCTATCCATCAACGCTAGAGAATTTTGTTCATTCAGTGTCAACCGAAAGCCCAGTTCGCATTTTTCAACCACGCATTCGATGCCAAACTTGGTTGCAAACATTTTCGCCATTGTCATGTGACTTTCGTAATCAAAATAATGCGTACGAAATTGCACGCACTCAATTGTGCCATTTTTCTTTTTATTCACAGTCGCACCATCCATAAACCAAACTGCTAGTCCTCGTTCATCTATTTTTTGTAAAATTTCGGCACATTTTTCATTCTTATATGTTCCGCAATTCAAATTGACATCCAAGTCGAATGCGTCCGTTTCAATGCATACCGCGTTGCGTTCATCTTCGAATCGCATGACTTGTATCGAAAACATGTAAGCTTTCCACTGAAAGTAGTTCCACTTAGATTGAGTAGATTGAGTATAACCATTTCGATGAAACCATTTTAATTTATACCTTTGCAATCCAATTTTATGAAATAAGCCATCTCCAAAATACGAACCATACACAATTTGTAACTGGTCTTCATTCAACGCTCGCGCAATATCGCCGCTCTCGTATTTGTACTTTACTTCATATTTGCACAATAATAAATCTCCGCATTTCAACGCGCCGGCCTCCACGTAACCCTTATCCGCTGTTAAAATTTTATGTTCCGGCGTGCATCGAATCACTCTTTCCAATGCCCTTATTTTTACGAATTGTTCCCTCGCCTTTTTCCACGCATGCGTCATTTTTTTATATTCAAATACATTTACATTTCGATTAAAACTCAAAATATCAGGCAGGTCGGCGGACCCATTCTTGTTCCATAATTCGTATAGCTTGCCAATGGGCTGCGCTCCGCGCGATGTGTGAACACAAGTGTCATACGGAAAACACTCGTCAAATACGGTGAGTCCAAATGATTCAAATGCGTTTTGCGGATACTCCTTCATTGACAGCGACTGCACCATTCCAATCACAATGTCTTTATTCTCAATGTCAAACACTTGGCCTTGAATTGTACCGACTTTGGCACCCGGCAAAAACTGCTCGATTCGTTCCTTCCACTGATTTGTCAGAAAACTTTTATGCACCACCACCAGCGTCTTTACTGCAAGGCGTTCAATAATTTTCAAAGCCATCACCGTCTTCCCTTTTCCCGGATCAACATCAAGTAATCCGCCTCCGCCACAGGTCTGCGTTATAGTTGTCGCCGCTTTCAAATACTTGTCCACAATCACGTTCTGGTAATCCCTTAGCTCGCCCGCAAATTTCAAGGCGATTTTATCACCAGGTGCCAACTTATTTTCAATCTTTGACCCGTAGCGCTCCATTCCAAAATAGCGCGGAACGTATATTTTTAGCAGTGATTCGCGATACACGGGAAACGGTGCAGGTTGAACGGGCGAATTCGGAATATGCGCATGAACCATGAGCTCCTTTCTTATTGCGTGTTGTTCTTCCACCGAAAGCGTGTCTTTAAAAATAGAGTATCCCTGATACCCCAAATATGCTTTTATTAATACATTCTGTTGCACTTCTGGTTTACCGGGTTCACATTGTTTTTTCATTTAAATATAAGCTTGCTTGCCTTATTTTACATGATATTTAATTTATAAAAAATGTTTCAATTTTTTATAAAAATAGAATGAAATAAATTAAATAATATTTTTATAAAAAATAAAAAAATATATATTTATATTAATAATAATTAATATTTGATAAAAAATAAAATGGAAACATTTAGAACATTAACGCGCAAAGACAATCAAAGCGAACTACTTTTACTCATTCTCTTTATTATTTACATTTTATTCAATATTCGAACGCCCTATTTTCTCGCGTCATTCGTAGATACTGTAGGCGGTTACCTCGTTGTCGCCGGTCTCTTCATTCTTCTGTGCAAATCCGTGAAATTTTGGCTCGTGGCTGCACTCGGAGCTGTCGCTTTGATCATTTTCATCCAGCGGTCTCGTGTCAGCACTGGAACCGCCGGAATGAGCTTGTTTCTTCCCAGCGAAGTGCAAAAATCAAACCTTTTTTCCAGTTTAAATGACTCACCCGTAACTCTTGAAGAAGAAGTGGTGCATAAAATGGCGCCGTTTCAAGACAGTATCGCAGTGCAAGGGACGTATAGACCCGTCCTAAATGACACGCACGATGCTGTAAGAGTTTAGAGTATAATTCGACTCAGGAGTTTAATTTGGCGGTAAGAATATAATTCGAATGTAAGAATATAATTCGAATGTAAGAATATAATTCGAATGTAAGAATATAATTCGAATGTAAGAATATAATTCGAATGTAAGAATATAATTCGAATCAAGAGTTTAAGCTTCCAATGTATTTTTTAGAGAGATCGAGAGAATAAGTGTATATTCTATAAAAGTAAAAAAAATACAATCGAAAAAATAAAAATTGAAAATCTTTTTTATTTTTATTTTTAATGCAATCAATTCAATTCGTTTTTCCTCCAAAAATGCATAAAAGATCTGTTGCAAGTGAAGTCACCGTTTACTTTAATTTCGGGTTTTCCGGAGTCAACATGGATTCAAGCAGCATTTCTCAGTTTGCGCTCACGGATCTTCTTTCTCACCTCAGAAATTCAGTTACGGTTCGCGCTTTCAATCAAGAAATTCCTCAGAAATCTGAAAACCTTGATAACCTTGCAATCTCCGAATTAGAGATTGACGAAATTGTATTCGTGACTCAACCCACCTCTTTAGCCAAAGCTTTAACAAAGTTTCACTTCAAAATCACATTCAAAGTGTTTCACAAGTCCTCATCTGTTACAAGTTCAGCATTTGAAGACGTTGACAAAATTACGAACAAAATGTTTGAAAAAATTACCAAAACATCAATCATGCCCGAATTTGAATGCTCGCCCTGTTTTATAAAACCCAATTTTTGCGCAACATGCACGCGCCAACACGTCTGTGGGATCATGGCAATCTAACATTCTCATTGATTTACATACCATCAATTATCGCCGTTTCTAATAAACGGAGCTACAGCAACAGAGAAAGCGCGTGAAGCCGCAGCAGCTGATGCAATGTCTCGGGCGAATTCTTATGCCAAGTATTTAGGAACTTCACTTGGTAAAATTATATATTTGACGGAAGTCAACGCTTCAAACTGAAGTAACTGTTACCGTAACGACTCGGTGGAGTTTAAGAGATACTAAATCAAAAAAATAATGTAATCAATCTGATATAATATAATATAATATAAAATATATTTTAAAAATAACATAAAAATATATTTTTAATGTTATTTAACATTAGGTAATTCAAATATGTCGTCGCGATTCACTTTTTCTAATTTCGGAAATTTACCACTTTTGGCAAAAACATTATGGAATGTTCCAAAGTATTTGCCAGATGTTCCACAACAGCAAACCTTTAATAAAATGGTTGGAATATATCGCCCCGATTTTAAGGTCGTATGCAGTTTTACTCATAAAACAAATTCTACAGAATCATTGTTTCATATCAAAAGCGACTTGATATTTTGGTGTGAACAATATAAATTTGAAGAATTATGTGTATTCAGCAACATGAATATGATAAATAATTTTGAAATAACGCATTCGTTGATAGATAAAAATAATAAAGAACAAATTTTTTATAGTAAAAATATTGACGACTTTTCTATAAAATTACTTAATAATAATATACAAGATATAAAAACACAAATAGATGAATTATTGAATAATAATAAAAATGAATGTGTGGTTTCTTAAAGAATTTGCAACTATATATATATATATATATATATATATATTTAATAAACGAGTATAAATAATGAAGTGTCCATAATTAGCTTAATATTTTACCCACCATTTTTAGCGCCATATACGAGAGTCCGATTCCGATGACAACATTCAAATACGGATTGTGCATTAAATTATCCGTGCTCAACGCGCTTAAAGCATCAGAGCTCGGTGGCGGCGTCTGATACAAAATCTCGCCGTCTTCGCCCGTAGGATTGCACTCAATGTAGATTTCATCCTTGTTCCCCCCGGAACCCGGATTCACATTCGGACCAGACGAGTTATAATAGTAGTCGCTCCTCGACACCGCTTGAATCCCGCTTGGCTGTATTAAACCCGTAAGCGTGTTCAGTGTATCGCCGCCAATGGTTACTGGACTCTTTATCTTATCAAATACCACAAAACTGTATTGTCCGTCACACGGCGAAAACGGCGCCCCGCCCATATAAAAATAATAAGGCGAACTCGGTATAAAATTCTCCATATTATAATTCTGGACGGTAATAAGTTGGCTGTCGTTTGTTTTTGTCTTATCCACAGTAGAGGAAAATTTCCCGATAATGTCATCTAAAATAGTTGCCGATGTTGCAGTGTTATTGGACTGAACGAGCGGGACAGAAACAATGAGTTTTTTCCCGGCGCCATCGTGAATAATAAGCATTTCGGCATCGGCTGAACTACCATTGTATGTGTGAACAGATGGCGCATAAATATTCACTTCGCGCACATTGTACCCTTCATTATTGAATGTTACGGCAGCGCTGGTAGTCGCGTCATAACTCAGTTTAATGTGGTCCGGATAATACGTTGCGGTGCACGCGCTGTCTTTGTACTGGTGCATATAAGAACAAAACACTTCACAGCTCAACACATTTGCATTCGTCGATATGTTGATGGGAGAGTCGGAATTTGGGCAGCTCATCTTATATATATAAATAATACGATTTTTAAAATATATTTTTTAGTATAATAACAATATATTTTATTTTTATTTATTTATAATAATATTATATATATTTTATTTTTATTCGATTTCATTCGATTTCAACATATCAAACCTAATTTATTAATTTAATTTATTTGAACTGAATATATGTCTGCATCTGCATCCGATTCTGCATCTGAAATGGCAATTAAAACAAACGATCTTATCAAAAAAATTGCACGGCTAAATTCAAATGTTCAACTATATACACAAGTTCATTCATTGCAACAAAATCTAAATAGTTTAGAAGGAAACTATAAGTCATTACAAAAAGATATACAATCTGCTACATGCAATGCAAGTTGTAAAACTTTAAATGAAACAAGAGACCCAAATAGTATTGACGATTTTTTAATACAACTTTTATTGTCCAAATCTAATTCTAACGCCAGTGCTGCTTTTCCGAGTTCAACTTTCGCCGGACAAGCAACGGCGCCACCATTTGAAGAAGAATAAATTGAAATTATAATAATGAATTATAATAATGATAATATATAATGATAATGATAATATTCGTGAAAATATAAATAAATACAATAAATATAATATATAAAAACATTGAAGTAAGTAAATTATTAGTTTAGTGTATAATTAATTTAGTGTATAATTTAATAATAACTAATTGATAACTAATTGATGAGTTCAGAAGAAGAAACGCTTCATAAACAACAACCCGAAACAATTTTAGATTCGGTTCCAATTCCTATTCGTGTTCCGAAAAATCATGATTCTAATAATATTATTATACAAAAAAAAATTCCAAAAATAATATACATTTGTCATAAAAATCTGAAATGTTTAAACATGACATACAAATTTTGGAAAAGATTAAATCCAACGTATGAAATTAAATTATTTAATGATGCCATGTGCGAGCAATTTTTACTCGATCAATTTTCAGAACTTCATCAGTCCATCTTTAAATTCATACCAGATGGTCCCATCAAATCGGATTTTTGGAGATTGTGCATTCTTTATAGGTTTGGAGGTATTTATGTGGATGCAGACATTCACCCGCTTATTCCCTTGAACAACTACCTGTCGCTTTCTTCTGACTTTGTTACCTGCATCACAACATCCAACGGAAACTTCAACCCGCATTTTATTGCCGCAAGAAAAAATGATCCCATATTGAAAGGGTGTATTGAAGAATATATACACTTTTATAATGATTATAAACAGTCCTACGCATATTGGGATTGGTCCATTGTCCACATGTTTAATAAATTTTTGTCAAACGTCAAAACACATTACAACAAAATGCCGCAATCACAAGTTTTTACTGTCAACGAAAAAAAATATCAACTTTTTTTTGAAATGACAACTCATCATATAACTGATGGTAATAATAAACATGTCATTAACAATATTATGACAAAATTAAAACCGAACGGATTACACGATTATTATTGTACATTTTTAAACAAGCACATTTTCAATACGCGATATATAAACTACGATCCAGATGAACACAAATTTAAAAACCATGTCGTTAAAAATCGAAACAAAAACCATAACATTATAGGATTTCGTTTCAATGTGGATTTGTCAAAATTAAGCAATATGAAACAACTCAAGTAAATGTAAATACGTAATACCCCTTTAATTGCATGAAAAACAAAAATATTTACACTTGCATTTCGTAATCGGCAAAACGCTTATTTTTATTAATTTTACCGACGCATCTAGCATTTGCACAGCATTCGCCTCTTCAACACCATCCAGCGTCAAAACTAAAATGCTCTTCACAATGAAATATAAAAAGTGTAAAATGCATTCGGATGAAAGCGACACCTTGAAATTCTGATTCGCAGTGTATTCGTTGAACAAATTGATAATTTGATGTATAAATGACATAAAGTGCACGGCATCATTCATGTCTATTTTTCCGTCTTCCATAATATTCGTAAATGCCGTCGTAAATATACCATTCACTTCATTCACGCAGGTCGTTATCGATATCACTGACTCTATATTTTCAATATCACTCGGTGTGAATTCCGCCTTGATGTCCTCATACACTTTGAAAATCTCCGCATAAATCACATTCGGCCGGTTCAAGATCGGCTCCAGCTTTACTCGCAGCTGTTTTATCGAGAGAATCAAATTAATAATAATATTTTTCAAAAACTCAAAAATCAGCTTTTCTTTTTCTGAATACGACTCCATCGCATTCTTTACTTCAATGTCAATATGTTCTTGTTGCGGATGCTGAACTTGTGAAACTTGTTGCTGTTGCTGATGCTGAACTTGTGAAACTTGTTGTTGCTGCTGCTGATGTTGCTGCTGCTGCGGATGTTGCTGCTGCTGCGGATGTTGCTGTGGATGTTGCTGAACTTGTTGTCGCATCGCGTTTTTCTGCAGTTGTTGTAAATCTTGTAGTTGTTGTGAATTTTGCATTTTTATATATTTTATAATTTTATTTTTATATCCTAATAAATATAAAATTATATGAAAAATAAAGGATTCAAATAAATATCTTGTAAAATCATCATTTTTTCAATTCTTCTAAAACTCGTTTTTCCGCATCGTCTCTCGACAAAATATTGTTGAAACAAATCTTATTCAATTCCGATGGCGACAGCAGAAACTCTGCCCCTTGAAATCGCTCCAGCTCTTCTTTTGAACGCACGCACTTTTCATCCACAGTTCCGTCGTAAAATAGGTCCATCAACTGATGAATCATGAGGGCGTCACATTTCGTAAAATAAATAAACTCGTCCATCCGCCCGGGCCGTTTAAACGTGGGATCAATTTTCGACGTATCGTTGGCCGTGCAAATAATAAACCGCCCCTTTGCCTCGATAATCCCGTCCATAATGCTCAAAATTTGTCCCTTGGTCAAATCATTCATCGACGCCCGGTTCGCACACCCACTTATCGCAGCAGCCGTTGATGCCAAATTGGATCCATACCGGTTATCTGTTGATCCGTCCACACCACCGGGTCCCTCTTTCACAATGACAATGCTCGAATTTGTCGGTTCTTTTGCCGCCGCCAACCTCATTTTTTCCTTTTGTTCCCTGTCATCTAGCGTTTCAAAAAACTTGTCAATTTCGTCAATCATAAAAATCCGCTTGTTCGAAGGAATGTATTTTCCATTAATGTGCGTCCCGTTGAAAATATTCTCAAGCTCGCACACGTCTTTGATCCCATTCAAATCAACATCCACAATGTGCCGATTCGCATACGCGGCAATTCCCTTTACCGTCGATGTTTTGCCACACCCCGCAGGCCCTTCGAAAACCAACGTCAACTGGTAAGGAATCCCGCGGTCATTGTACCACTGCTCATTGTTAATGAAAAAATCAATTCGCTTGATCAGCGCATCCCTCTGCGTAAAAAAACAATTTCGAATCAAATGCTTGTTTGTTACAAGCGGATACTCGTCACATTTGATTCCTCGATTGTATCTCGACCGTTTGTCGCCGTCATCATAATATCTTCCCTCGTCTTCTCCTCCTCCTGCTGACTTTTTGCTGTTGTATTTAAAAATATATTTCTGTTTCGACAGCTGTTCATTAATCGAACTTTCAAATTTTTCTTCACACATTTTAATAAACGAGTGTATGTGTGAAATATCGTGTTCATATGTTTTGATATAAAAACTAACCGTTGAAAAATCTAAAAAATCGTTTTTTTTCTCCTTGTTTGCTATATTTTTATCGCTCGATAGCTCAATGTAAATGTCTGGATATAACTCGAACGAAACCAACTCATCCGCTGGAATAAATGTTTTCACCACGGTATTCGTTTCCACATCTATCACCTCGCAATATTTTATGTTATACGTATTTTCAACTTTATACACGTGCTTTTGCATGTAATCCAATACGTGAATCATCGGCGGCGGATAATCCACATACGTTACAACAGTTCGAAATCCGCTAGTATACATGTGACCCGTATACATGATGGATTTTTTCTTGAATTTATTTATCAGATATGACCAATTTTTCTTCATGGATTGATTTTTTATTACCGCCGCTTTTTTATAAACACTCTTGAAGTTCGTAATAATTGCGCCCTGGTAAAGCGTAAATATAAAAAATCCAAACATAATTGCATCCGCCCATAATATTCCCGTTTTTATTTGTTGTATCATAAAAAGTTCGGTTACCGCTGTGCGTATATCAAATGACATTTTTTCTATTTATTGGTTTCTATTCGTTTCTATTCGTTTCTATTCGTTTCTATTCGTATTCTTGTCACATATATTACACTATATTGAAATCTTTAATACATTTATGAAATTGTATTAAATCTCATTCTCTAAATTTTCGATTTTCATTGTTGTTAAAAATATTCCATTACAGCATTATCATATATCGTCGCTTGAAAAGCGTCCTTGTACCCTTCTACATATACCGTGTCCCCATTATAAATGTTATCACACCCGTATTCGCTAGTGCAACTCTTTTTCTTAAATGATATGGGCAGCTTTACCGAATTGTTCTTATCGCTCATGGTGTAAAATTGCCACTTGTCTCTATTTTTTTGAAGCGGCCGTCCCATCAGCGGTAGAATCGTTTCTTTACCGTTGATGCGCGTCAACAGTCCCACCTGCCGATAATTCGTATTAATTGGCGGTCCTTGCGTTCGAACGTTGATTGGTATACCGGCGGCCATTGGCATCATCGTGTTTGTTCCACCTCCCCCATTGATTCCGCCAAAATAACTGTCGTTTCTCAACGGAGGGGCATACGGGTCTTCGAGAACGTCGCTATTCGCCACCCTTGACGACATCATAAATAATGGCGATACAGACATTTGTGGTGTTGCCATTGACGGAGTTATTTGCGTTACTGCCATTTTCGAATAATTAGAATAAAAAAAATAGATTCCAATCGCGCTTAATATAATAATAAAAAATATTGTCGTGTTTCTTATACAAAACATATTCGGCAAACATTTAAATGAAGACGATGACGATGATGACTTATATTTCATTCGTTTCTTTTTTTTATTTTTTTTTATAACATATATTTGATATATATTTTATTTTATTCTTTTATTTATTATCAATTTAATAATTTAAAAACTAAAATATATGATTACTTATTAATAAAATTATTTTTTGTTTATAACAATGTCTTATAAAGATCACGAACTATATGAAAATTATAACCAAAATTCTACCGGTTATTATTGCGACACAGGATGTTGCGCGGGTATAAAAAGCATGTTCAAAAGCATGTTTAATAAAATCAAGTCGTATCGTTTCGGAAAAGTTAAGCCAAAAAATAAAAATCTTAATTCCAAGTTACTTTTAGGAGATGATTATTAGGAAAATAAATCTACTTAAATTATAATTATAAAAAGATATAAAAAAAATATAACAAATAATAGTAATAACGTAAATTGTATTGTGGCCTTAAATGAATATAAATATACAAAATGTACATATGAAACATCGTTGTTATTATCTTTTTGTATCATGTTTGTTATCTCTACATACTTGGTATATTTATCCATATTTTGATATTAGTCATGTTACTAGTTACTTAAAAATAGATAGTAACAGTTATTTAAAATTATACCATAAAAATTGTTTTTTAGGATTATATTTACTTTGGGATGTATTTAACATGACATTGTCAAAAAATAGAAAAATATTATTCAGAAAAGATTTAATGATCCATCATGTAACTTCATTGTATTTTTTGTTTAAATATATCAACATTGTTCCATTAGAATGGAGCAAAATTACCATTGTGGAATGTATATCGTTAATGAATTACATTTGGAGAAATAATAAAAATTTATTGAAAATATATAGAACATGTTGTATTTTTTTTGTTAGAATGCCATTATCATTTATTATGCATTTTAATGCTTATAAAAATAATATAGATTTTCCATATTTTAAAACATTATTTTTTATATTTTTTTATGATGTATATATTTTATGGAAATTATATTTTGACAAAAAACTAAAAAATTAATTACAATTTTATATTTATTTATTTTAATTAATTATTATATATATTATATATAGTTAATTATCTAACAATGTCGAACACAAGAAAAAAATATCACGGTAAAAAACATAAAGCGCAAACGCAAAGAAAATCAAGGGTATCGGGAGCAACCATGGAACAAATCAAACAAAATAGAAGACGCAATAAAATGATTCGTAATATAAGAATGGGTAAATTTTATAGAGGCGGCGGCGGAGGAAGTTTCGTTTCACAATTTATCGGCAAACCTTGGACACCAGATAGTTTAGGTAGCAATTATTTTGCCCTCAGCCCTAAAGGAGTAGGAACCGGCGTTGTTCCTAAATTTGACGACGGACAACCTCTCGGTAGTGCTAGATATCCAACGCAGCTCGGTCCCCAACTTGCCAAACTCGGACAAGCTGGCGGACAAGCTGGCGGGAGAAAAAGCAGGAAAAATGCTAGGGGGGGCGGATTCGTAGGCGATTTTTACGATAATGCAAAATATTCGCTTGGTAAGTTAACTTCTACAATGGAAGGAATAAATCCACCACCCAATCCGAATCCTTATGTTCAACCTATTTCAAAAAATATGATATAGGTATTATAATCCCATACATGTTACCAAAAACGAATTATTTAGCATAACTTGTAAATTTAATATTTGTATAAGTTATAAATTATTTATTTATTTTAACATTTTATATTTTTTTATACTTACATTTTTTACTTTTATAGATATCAAATATTGAAAGAATGAATATAAATCTGTGCACTCCCGCAACAATTTATCTCGTTTTATCCGCAATTGGAATTATCCTAATTGCATTTCAAAATTATGGCATGTCTCCAAACATGTACTGTGTTGGAAACGTTCAATGCCCCGTCCAAACCACCGCGCCTATATTTATTATGAAAATTTTATATGTCGCCTTCTGGACTTTTATTTTGAACGCACTTTGCAGTTATGGATACAATCAGCTTGCCTGGTTTTTGCTCCTTCTCCCTTTTATTTTGTTCTTCATCATGGTTTTAATGATTGGAAACCTTATGAATAAACGAACCACATCCATTCCATCCATGCCACCCCCTTCGTCTTCGCCGTTTTATCAGCAACAAGCAGATGCGCAAGCGGCACAAATGCAACAAATGCAACAACACGGCGACAACAATGTTGCTCCACCCGGTTCCGAACAAACACACTGGTTTTCACCGAGTCCGCAGTTTGCAGGAAATCGATATAACGCAGATGGAAGTGGAGGACAATATTCTTCTTACAGCGACTACGACCACGCACTAGACCAAAGAACGAAACAAGCGTACAAAGAAAGTCGTGAAGGGGGTGGAAAAGTTCTACACTATAAATAAATAAGTAAATTAGTGATTCGATTTAATTTAGTATAATTTATTTTATTTTATAAATAGTAAAATATTTATAAAATAAAGTAAAAAATAAAATTAGCAAAATATATATTTAATTAAAGTGAAACAAATTAAATATATATCATCTTCATAATATAAATATAAATATATATATACATCTCTCATGTCATCATCCGAATCTAAAAAAAAAATTGTCATCCCAGCATCTGCACTCGAACCCGAAAAAAAACTAGACCCACAAGAAGAAGAACGAGAACGTCAAGAACCGGAAGAACGAGAACGTCAAGAACCGGAAGAACGAGAACGTCAAGAACCGGAAGAACGAGAACGTCAAGAACCGGAAGAACGAGAACGTCAAGAACCGGAAGAACGAGAACGTCAAGAACCGGAAGAACGACAAGAAGAACAAGAAGAAGAAGGAGACCCAGAAGAACAAGGGAAACAAAATGATAAAAAAGATAAAAAACATCGTAAAGATGATGGCGATGATGGCGATGGCGGCGACAACGGTGACGACACAAGTCGACTACTCAATGAAACAATTCCATGGAACATTATCGATAAACTATTCAACGACAATCCCAATCTTTTGGTAGCGCATCATATTGACTCTTATAATGAATTCATGTCGAACGGCATACGTCAAATTTTTCGAGAACATAATCCCATCGTTTTCCAAAAAGAAAAAGATCAGAAAACCGACACATTTAGAAACGTTTCCCGTTTTTATCTCGGCGGAAAAAATGGCGATAAAATATACTACGGAAAACCGGTTATATATGATGAAATTGGAACAACATCTCGCGTTCATTACATGTATCCCAACGATGCGCGTCTTCGAAACATGACATACGGCGTCACCATTCATTATGATGTAGATGTCGAATTCGACAATGTTATTAATGAAGAAGGCCGAGGCGGCGAACAAGAATCATCGGAAAAAGCGGTATCGAAAGAAAAAATTGTAACAATTACACTTCCGCAAATACTGCTCGGAAAATTTCCCATCATGGTTCATTCCAACCTCTGCATTCTAACCGGCCTTCCTAAAGACGTGGCTTACAACCTCGGCGAAGACAAGAGCGATCACGGCGGATACTTCATCGTCGACGGAAAAGAAAAAATCATTGTGAGTCAGGAAATTTTCGCAGACAACATGCTCTACGTTCAGACGCGCAGCCCCGATGATAAATACAGCCACTCCGTCGAAATACGCACCGTATCCGAAGACACGTCCAAACCCGAACGCAAACTTCGCGTCTACATGATGGCACCTAGTCCGCGTTATACCAACGGTCAAATTGTCGTCGAAATTCCCAACGTCAAACGCCCCATCCCGCTCTTCATTTTAATGCGCGCCCTCGGCGTCATCTCCGACTACGACATTATCGAAACCTGCCTGCTAAACATGTCCGAAAATCGAGACATCATCGAGTTATTTCGCCCCAGCGTGCACGACGCAAATAAAATTTTCACCCAGCGCGCCGCCATCGAATACATTGGCGTTTTCATCAAAGGAAAAAGTGTGGTTCAAGCCCAGCACATTTTAATGAATTTCTTCCTGCCGCAAATCGGTGAGCTAAATTACCAGTCCAAAGCATTCTTTCTAGGATACATGGTAAATAAACTGGTGCGCGTGAAAGCAAACATCGACCCCCCGATTGATCGCGACAGCTTGAAATTTAAGCGCATTAAAATATCCGGCAAGCTAATTCACAGTTTGTTCAACGAATACTACGCGCAACAAATCAAGCGCATTCGAACCCTCCTCGATTTCAAATACAACTATAATTCCGCGATTTTATCCGAGCGGTTCACCGACATTGTCAAAGAATACGAAGACATTTTCAAAGACCGCATCGTCGAAGAAGGGCTCCGCCGCGCATTCAAAGGCGACTGGGGTGGCAGCGAATTCACAAAACAAGCCGGTATTGTGCAAGACCTGAATCGGCTTTCTTATAATTCCGCAATTTCACACTTGAGAAAAGTAAACCTGCCGCTCGATGCCTCCGCCAAGGTCATCAAACCCCGACTTCTCCACGGCTCTCAATGGTGCCTCATGGACCCGGTCGACGTGCCGGATGACGGTCTGCAAAAACATTTCGCCATTTCCGCGCACATTACAAACGGCTGCAACGGCAGCGACATGACGCGGTGGTTGCTAACAGAACCCGACATCAATTTATTATCGCTGGAAAAATACCCTAAAGATTTTCTCTATTATCAAACCAAAGTATTCGTGAATGGCAGCTGGATTGGCGTCGTTGCCGACCCGGAATTCGTAGTTGGACGCATTAAAACGTGTCGGCGCCTGTCATTTATACCTTTGCACGTGAGCTGCTCATGGGACATCCAGTTTCGCGAGATTCAGATTTTCACAGACGGCGGTCGAGCGTGCCGTCCCGTCTACTATTACAACAACGACAAGCAAGCATTCGCATTCCAGGCCAATAAAACCATTTTGAAACTACTGAAGGAACGCAAATTCAACTGGAATGAACTGGTCGGCGGTTTCGGCATAAAACGAATCAACTATAATGAATTTTACAATACGGGCGACGTTGCAAGCATCATGAAACTCTACGATAATTTACCGGAGGGAATCACGTTTGAACGCATGGCGCAAAGAATGGCGGTTCTCGAATACATTGACGCATCCGAAGAGAATAACGCGCTCTTCGCTTTTCGCCCCGACGATAAAATAAAACCCGGTTCGGCGCAATTCACGCACTCGGATATACACCCGTCCCTCATGTTTGGCGTCATGGGCAATTTAATTTCGTTCCCCGAGAATAACCAGCTCCCGCGCAACACGTTTTCATGCAGCCAGTCGAAACAGGCCGTTTCTTTATACAATACATCGTTCTTGCAACGCTTCGATAAAATGGGCGTCGTTTTAAACGCCGGACAAATCCCGCTCGTAAAAACGCGCTACCTCAAGTATTTTAACAACGAGCAGAATCCGTACGGCCAAAATGCAATCGTGGCCATCATGTGCTACAACGGCTACAACGTCGAAGATTCTATTCTTTTTAACGAGGGATCCATTAAGCGCGGCCTCTTTCGAACCAGTTATTACAACATGTACGAAACGCGCGAAGACAGCAAACAATCGTCCGGCGAACGTGTGGATTCGCGAGTTGTGAACATGAACGACTACCAGCAACAGAACGCCGTGGTAAATGCCGGGCGCGGCGAAGGGTACGATTACAGCAACCTGGACGCAAACGGTCTCATTCTTGAAAACACAATGGTCACTGAAAAAAGCGTGCTCATCGGCCAAGTCGTCACCAATTCTAAAAATGCCGGTAGAGTGGTCGACGCGTCCGTTCGTCCGAAGAAAGGACAAATCGGGTATGTGGATAAAACGTACATTACGGAAGCGGCGAACCCGGACATGCCATCTCGTATCGCCAAAGTCCGCATTCGTGAAGACCGCGCACCGAACATCGGAGACAAGTTCGCATCCCGATGCGGCCAAAAAGGGACCGTGGGTCTCATTATTCCAGAAAAGGACATGCCGTTCACCGCCGACGGCGTGCGCCCCGATTTAATTGTAAACCCGCACGCGTTTCCATCGCGCATGACTATTGGACAATTCGTCGAAACAATTATGGCGAAGGCGTGCGTGGTGTACGGCGCATTCGGCGACTGCACCGCATTCGTAAACCTGGGAAATAAACAAGCCACATTTGGCAGCATGCTTCAAAAAGAAAATTACAGTTCAACCGGTACGCAAATTTTGTATAATGGTACCACCGGCGAACAAATCGAAAGCGAGATTTTTATTGGACCCACATATTATATGCGCTTGAAACACATGGTAAAAGATAAAATCAATTTCCGCGCCCGAGGTCCAAACACGAACCTGACGCGCCAACCGGTGCAAGGCCGAGCCAATGACGGTGGCCTGCGCATCGGAGAAATGGAACGCGATGGGGTCATTGCGCACGGCGCCACGCGATTCTTGCAGGAGTCCATGATGGTGCGCGGAGATAATTATTATATGGCCATTTGCAACAAGACGGGTATGACGGCCATTTATAATCCGGATAGCGACGTGTTTATGAGCCCGATGGCCGATGGTCCTATTCAGTTCAATGACGCGCTCACGGATAATCCGAAACTGGTCAACATTACGCGGTTTGGTCGCTCTTTCAGTGTGGTGCAGATTCCTTACTCGCTCAAACTGCTGATACAGGAATTACAGACCATGAACTGCGTGATGCGCGTCATTACCGAGGACAATATTGACCAGATTGAAAGCATGTCGTTTTCGGACAATTACAAGATTCTCTCTGGACAAAAAGGTGCTGATGCTGATGCATCCATGGAAGGCGGGCGAGGAAAAAGGGCAAACAATGATTCTGATTCGAACGAATTTAGATTGGTCATTTCAGAACCAGGTCGCGACGACGAACACGTGAAAGAAAAAATATACGCCAATAGTAATAATAGCGACGGCGAAGGCAATACTGTCGAAGAAATTATTATCGAAGAAGGTGCCAATCCGTCGCCAGATTTTCAACAAATGTTTATAGCAAGTCAATCGAAACAAGGTGCGAATGCGAATGCAAATATAAACTTGGAATCGGGAGATAAAGAAAAGGACAGTTTAGGAAAGGAATGGACAAAACTTGTAGACCAAGAATCAGGGAAAGAATATTATTATAATGAAAAAACAAAAGACACCATGTGGTATCCTCCTCAACCAAGCAAGGATTACGAACTTCGTCCGCCGTTCGGATGGTATGCCGTCGATATTGCGGGACACATTTATTTATACAATCCCCAGAAAAATCTCATTAAAATGCCGGAAGATGTAACGTTTGCAGACGCGAATGAACGACCCGAAGAAGCCATTGAAAAGAAAGAAGAAACAAAAACCGAAAATTTACCATCCATTCTCATGATTGAAAAAACGGGAGATAATGGAAATAATGATAATGAAAACAATTCAAGTGGTTCATCCAATGGAAACGGAGACAAGAAAATTATAATATAAATTCATTTTGTAATTCACTTATAAAATAAATAAAATATAAATATATATTATAAATAATTATTTTATTATTTATAATTATGACAACACCACTAGATAAAATATTGAAAAACGCGGAATCGTTTGACTTGATATGTATTACAAGAAGATCATGGAGTTCTATATTATCTTGCCAATTTCAAAAAATGTACATTAAATACGATGATTGGGCTCATGTTGCTATTATATTAAAAAATGATATTTTACCAAATATTGAAAATAAAATTTACATGTTACATGCTTCAGTTTCCGGTGGAGGTATTGAATTATGTGATTTTGAAAAATATATTTATTTAGAAAATTCAAAAATTATCAGAATTGGTTGGTGTAAATTAAAAAATAATCCATTGCATCGAAACATAAATGATACAGATGAAAGTTATAATAAAAGGATTAAAATAATAAAAAAAAAAATAAATAATTTTTACAATTATACAATAAATGCAAAATTTAATAATTTTATGATATACTTACTTTTACCATCATCATTTATCAATATTTTTCATAAAAAAGAGAAAACAGATAAAGAAGAGAAAACAGATAAAGAAGAGAAAACAGATAAAGAAGAGAAAATATCTATAAAAAAAAAATATTTTTGTTCAAATTATATAACTACTATTTATCAATTAATTGATATTATCGACAAAGATGAAAATCCAGATACTTTTTTTCCGGGAACATTAATAAAATATAATAATAAAAATGGTCCAATATTTAATAAACCAGTTTTATTGAATTTCATATGAGTCATAATTATACCAGTTTATATTTTCCACTTTTTATAGTTATTTTTTATTAAGTATATTATTTATTATTATTATTATTTTATTTATTATTAAATTTTATCTCTCCCTTCTACAAATTAAATTTAAATTAAAATAGTTTCTATTCTTTCAAATTTTCATTTTCATATAGATTGAAGATTCAAAAGTGTAAAATATAAAATAGGAATCAAACTTAAACAGTGTAATTTATTTATTATATTCAAATTGTATACAAATGAATATAATAAATGAACGCGAACAATCAAATGGAAATAATATAGTTGTCGAATCATCGGCGGCAAATAATCATGTTAATCATTACGCCTTCAATCCAAATGGTTTAAGATATTATTATAATATACATAATGAAAGTAAGAATTTTATTTACATTGTTTTTAATCTGTTAGTATGGGCTAGTTATATCACCGGTCTATTTTATTTGGATGAACTAAGTATTGAAAAAGTATCGCCAAATTATCATCCATTTTTTTTTGGAATCGTATCCTATTATCCCGATTGTCGCGATTTAAGATTAGAATTGTGGAGGTTTTTTACAATGTCTTTTGTTCATTCAAATATAAAACATATTATTTGTAATACAGTCATATTATTTCCATTGATGTATATTGTAGAATCTTCTTATAATTATAAATTAGTATTATCGATTTATGGATTTGTCTCTCTCTATTCTGGCGTTGCGTATAGTTACTTTTATCCGTATACAAAAGTCATAGGTTGTTCTCATATCGTATTTGCCTATACTGGAAGTTTAATAGCTGATTATATAATAAATTATAAACATATGGATAAAATTATGAAAAAAATGTTATTATTCGTAATATTTATAATTATAGCAGTAGAAGTAATAAGTTTTTTTTACATTAAAGTCGAAAACGTTGCGTACTTGTTTCATTGGATAGGATTCGTTTATGGCTTCATCATTAGTTTAACATTCATGTGGGATAAAAGAACAAAAAAATATAATGTAAAATATCTTTTAATCGGTACCAACATATTATCCATGCTGTCTGTTTTCTTCATTTACACTTATATTACAAATTGGACCCCGCAAAATATAAATTTCCTTGGAAACAATATTTCAAACAGTTGTTGTTATCAAAAATTCAATTATAGTCGAATCCAAAACAATTGTCGTCTTTAAAAATATTTTTATTTATTTTTATTTATTTTTAGATTTATCTCTCTTCTCTCTAAAAATGAAATCCAAATCCTTTATAATATAGAAATCAATCATTTCCATTTCACAACCTTCCATTTATTTACTTTTTATTTTCCGATTCGTAGAGAGATATATCATAATATTTCGGCGAAATGGAGAGTTATGGTGCGGTGTGTGTGTGTAAATAAAAAAAGCAATTTTATCCTCGTTTTTTTACTTTTCAGTTTTCAAAACAAGAATTGCGATTTTTGGGGATGTTTTGATAATTTTTATTAAAAACATATAAATGAAAAAAGTAAAAGATCCCTGTTTTTTGAAACTTTTTTTTTAAAACAATTTTGGACATTTATTTTTGTCCATTTTCGAAAAATAAAATAGAGTGTTGAAAAAGAAAAATCCCTTTTTTTTGTATTTTTTTTGAATACTTTTTTTTCGCATTTTATTATGATAAATGGTAATGGCGAATATTGTAAAAATGATGACGAGTCCATAAGAAAAAATCGAAAAAATCGGAAAAAATGTTGACTTTTTCATATTTTTTTGGGGGGTATGGTGTAAAAACACAAACCTGATAAATGATAAGGATCTTTTTTTAAAGTTTCGTCGACACCAAAGCAATTATGGTGTGGAATTATGATTTTTTGAAACGAGGGTGTAAAAAATGACGCTTTTACACCATACAAAAATGAGATTTTCGAAGGTTTAAAAACAAGATTTGCGATTTTTGAGGATGTTTTGATAATTTTTATTAAAAATGTATCAATGAAAAAAAGTAAAATATCCCCGTTTTTTTGAAACTTTTTTTTTAAAAACAATTTTGGACATTTATTTTTGTCCATTTTCGAAAAATAAAATAGAGTGTTGAAAAAGAAAAATCCATTTTTTTTAGTTTTTTTTGAAGACCTTTTTTTCGCATTTTATTATGGTAACTAGTAAGAGTAAAAAATACAAATATGCGATTGACACCATAAGCGAAAAATTGAAAAAATCGTGAAAAATGTTGACTTTTTCATATTTTTTTGGGAGGTATGGTGTAAAACCACTCAATGCATAAATGATAAGGATCTTTTTATAAAGTTTCGTCGACGTCAAAGCAAATATGGTGTGGAATTATTATTTTTTGAAAAGAGGGTGTAAAAAATTACGCTTTTACACCATACAAAAATGAGAATTTCGAGGGTTTAAAACAAGAATCGCGATTTTCAGGGATGTTTTGATAATTTTTATTACACATTTGGACATTCGAAACGCCGATTTATTTACAATAAAATTGAATTAAATATTATTTATGATATCATAAATGTTTCGAAAAAAATAATTTCAATAATAATTATTACCATAACGCGTCATCATTTTTTAATAAAAATAAAAATAACAATATAAATATAAATTAATAATAACACATAATAAAAAATTATATTATTAAATAGGAAATTGATAATGGTTAATTATGAATTTGGGAAGGTTTATAAAATTATCGGGAACGGTCTTTTATACGTAGGTTCAACAACGAAGCTATTGTTATATCAAAGGTTTTCTGAGCATAGACGTAGATATAAATATTGGTTAAATGGAAAAGGCAATTATATATCGTCATTTAAGTGTCTTGTTGACCCAAATTGTTATATCGAACTTCTTGAATTATGTCCATGTCATAGTAATGACGAATTACGAATTTGTGAAAATAAATGGATACAAGAGTTAAATTGTGTAAATCAAAACAATGCTGTTGACAAAACCATTGAATTAAGAGCTAAAAAATATCAAAAAAAAACAAAGAATCAGATAATTATCAAGTAATATCTAAAAAAAAACAAAATTATAACCAAGAAAATATTGAAGAAATATCTAAAAAAAAATTCAATAAATTTTCTTATAATTGTGATGCGTGTAATTACACAACGACCAGAGATAGTCAACGCAAGCGTCATGAGATGACATCTAAACATAAATTATTAATAAAAAAAAAAATAAATGAATCTAATGCGAACATTTGCGAATGTGGTAAAAAATATGCATTCGCATCAGGTCTTTGTCTTCATAAAAAGACATGCATTTATCTCAAAAATAAATCATCAGATGATTATATGAATCAAATAATAATGAAACTATTGAAAGATAATGAAGAAATAAAGCAAATGATTATTGAACAAAATAAACAACAAATACAGAATATGATGCAACAACAACAATTTTCAGGGATGTTTTGATAATTTTTATAAAAACAATGAATGAAAAAAAAGCAAAAGATCCCCGTTTTTTGAAACTTTTTTTTTAAAAAGAAAATTGGACAATTATTTTTGTCCATTTTCGAAAAATAAAATAGAATCTTGAAAAAGAAAATTCCATTTTTTTTGTGTTTTTTTTGACGACTTTTTTTACATTTTATTATGATAACAAGTAAGGCCAAAAAACACAAATATGTGGTTGACACCATAAGAAAAAAATCGAAAAAATCGGAAAAAATGTCTAATTTTTCAGATTTTTTTTAATGGTAGGGTGTAAAAACACCCTATGCATAATTGGTTAGGATAAAAAATAACATTTTAAATTTAGATAAATGATATATGGTGCGACAATTTTAAAAATTGAAATGATGGTGTAAAAAAAAATAGAAAAATGTGTAAAAGCACCACCCAAAATGAGAATTTTGAGGGTCTAAAACAATAATCGCGATTTTCGGGGATGTTTTGATAATTTTTAAAATAATATAAACATAAAAAATATAATATAATACAATATATATTAAACATTAATTTAAAAAAATAAATTTACATATAATATTTAAGATGATTTATAATTGTAATGTATGTAATTTTAAATGCAATCGAAAGGTTGATTATAATAGACATTTATTAACAAAAAAACATAATAAAAGAATAAATAATATGTTATCAACAAATGATCATAACGAAGAACACGATCAATCTGGCGATAATGATTGTATAAAAATAAGCAATCGAATCATAATGAAATTATTAAAAGACAACGAAGAAATGAAGAAAATCATTATAGAACAAAACAAACAACAAACGCAAATTATGATACAGCAGCAGCAGCAGCAACAGCAGCAGCAAGAACAGCAACAACAAATCATTGAAATGTTACCCAAGATATGCATCGGAAACATTACAAATAATAATAATACGACAAATATTAAGCAAAAATTTAATTTGAATTTCTTTTTAAACGAGCAGTGCAAGGACGCGATCAGTTTATGCGATTTTGTGAAATCTCTCAATATAACGTTTGATGATTTGAATGTCACGAGAGAAAAGAATCTGGAAGAGAGCGTGGGGTCGATTTTTATGCGCGGACTAAAAGACCTGGACGTGTTTAAGCGGCCGATACACTGCACCGATACAAAGAGGGACATCATGTATATAAAGGATGAAGACATATGGAAAAAGGACGAAGGAAATGAAAAAATAAAAAGTTCGATTAATGAAATCTCTCGAAAGCATGTAAAGGTTTTAAAAGAGTTGAAGGATTCCGATCCCGAAATCAAAACGAATGAGCTAAAACGGGACGATTTTATTTTAACGATGAATCATGTTTGCACTCCGATTCCGGATTCCGGAGAGAAACGCATCATTAAAACAATTTCCAAAGAAGTTACAGTTGTTTCGGTATAAGTATAAGTGCTGATTTTATTTAGTTATTTAGTTATTTATTTATAACAGTTCCACCTCGAATATTTTTCGTATCATTTTTTATAATATAAAAAATAATTCATAAAAAATAAATGATAGAAACAAGTTAACGACGCGGTTCATAATGTCCACCGCTCCATTCTAACTGGAGTTCGAGTGAATAAAGTTGAGCATTCTCACAGCGTAAAGGTAAAAATTCTATTTTATTATTGTTATTGCCATTATTGCTATTATTTCGAATATCATGCACATTAATGCGCGCATTCCAAATATTACACGCACACTGTATTTCAATTGCCCCTCCCCATGTGGACGGATTTCGCATTTTCGAAATATAGTGTGCGGCAGTTGGTGCTTCCAACTGGAGAACGTCGTGTGTCTCCATGCCTTCTAATATTGGTAAATTTTTTTCCAAATAATCGCAAATGCGCTGACGAATGCCATTCGGACCTCCATCTTCTTTAATAAAATGCGACATGCTATTAAATAAACAACTCATCTTATTGTGTTAATTTTATGTTTTATAATATAATAGAAGTATATTTTTAGTTAATTATATATATATATATATATATATATATTATATATATATATTATATATATAATAAACCATTTAAAGACAACTGTTTATTATTCTATAGCGTTAGGCGAATAAAAGCTTTTCTTATGGACACGTAGCTCAGTCGGTAGTCAGCGTGAGGCTGTTACGAAATTTTACAGTTACCTCAAGGTCACAGGTTCGATTCCTGTCGTGTCCGTCTTATTATAATTATTTATAGATATTTAATATAAATATCTATAAACCAAATTCATTTAAAGATTATGGCAGAATTCTAATCATTAAATATGATTTATGAAAATGTGGTAGAAGAATTCAATAAAAAAGGGTGTGAATTACTTGTTACAAAAGAAGAATATAATAATATTATAACTATTACTAGAAACAATTATAGATTAAAATATATAGCTTCTTGTGGACATGAGCATATAGTTTTTTACAACGTTTTTAAGTCAAGAAATACAGGAGTTATATGTCCAAAATGCAAAAATAAAGAAATAGGTAAAAAAGTAAAAGAACAAATACAAAATAATGAAATAAATAGAATAGGTAAAATCGAGCAAGAATTCAAATTTATAAAGGAGTTTCAGATATTACTAGAAAAAGATTTTGAAATTATCAAAGCTTTTGATGGATGTAAAGTAGATATAATATTCAAACCTAAAGGAGTAAATGATAATAAATGGATTGGTATTCAAGTTAAAACATCAAAAACGATTCATTTAACATATAGTTTTCGTATAAATAATAATTACAAAAATTGTTTAATTTTATTATTTAGTGTAGATGACCAAAATATGTGGATAATTCCTGAAAATATCATAGGTAATCAACAAAAAATAAGTATAGGATATAACAAATCAAAATATAATATTTATAAGGTTAATAATGATGAACTAATAAATAAATTACATGAATTTTATATAAACACAACCAAATTTGAATTTGATATATTAAATACCCCGACAAATATTTATCAACAAAGAGAACAACTATTTAAATTTTTTCGTCAAGAAACAATAAATTTTATTGATTTTAATTATGATGAAATGGAAGGTACAGTTTATGACTTTAAAATAAATGGTTATAAAATTCAAGAAAAGATAGCTAAACTATGTGAAAAACAAAATAGGTATGTTTTTCAATTATGCAAAAATAAAGGTACAACAGAAGGTAAGAGAAATCAAGTTCAATATGATATAAATGATAATAATTTTTACTGGTTAAATTGCGACAATAAACAACATTTTTTTGTTATTCCTGAAAAAAATTTAATTGAAAAGGGATTTATAGGAAATAGTGAAGAAAACAAAAATAAGATATTTTTAAAAATAACCATAAAAGATGAATTACATTATGATTATAGACATAAATGGTTAACACCATTTATATTTAATTATACGTCTATAAATGAAATGCCAAACAAAACAAGATTATTAAATTTATTTAAGTAAACATATGATATTAGTTAGTGAGTGAGTTAGTGATATATACATAGATATACATATCACTAAAAATAAATAAAAATACCGGCAACCCGTTTCGATCGAGTGACCTCGGAGTTATGAGCCCACAAAGTGAAACGGCGCGCTGCCTCTGCGCCATGCCGGTTTGAAAGTTGCTCTAGTGCCTTGATGCACCGATGCGATGTGTGGTAAGGGATGTGCTACCCCCTTTTGACCTCTTGCCCATCATATAAAGTAAGATGTAAGGGAGGGGTTGAAGGGGAACCTTGGTTCCCCTGGATACCGGCAACTCGTTTCGATCGAGTGTCCTCGGGGTTATGAGCCCCGCGCGCTGCCTCTGCGCCATGCCGGTTTTTTGAAGCAGATTCCTTTGAAAATTATCTGCCGTAGACAAGGTTAGAACTCGTCACCTTTACTCTAACAAAGTAAACTTGTAACTTGTTCAACTTCCACTACGCTATGCGAGGGAAGCTACGAATGATGGAATTGATGTTTCCATATATTAACATGAGAAAATTATTTAAGTAGTTTTTCCTAAATAATTATTTAATTAAATAAATAATTAAATAATATAAATAATTATTTTCCTTAATTTACTAAAAAATATTGTCATTCTTCTTATCATTCTTCTTATCATTCTTCTTATCATTCTTCTGAGATAAACGATAATTGTCTTGGCTGAATGTCGGACACTACCCTAGATTTAACTTTTCTTGGAGATGGAGAAATGGAAGGTCCGGACAATAATTTTGAACTTGTAGATGTAGATGTAGCTATGTTTGAGAAGGAAGTTTTCACTTTTGATGGTGTAGCGATTGGAGCAGAAGTAGAAGCAGGAGCAGCGACATAAACGGGAGCAGGAGCAGAAGCAGGAGATTGTGATGGTGATTGGGATGAAAACCTGGAGTCAATATTTGCGACTGCAGAGCTACCGTATTCGTCGTCACCATATACATTTTCTTTAATAAATTCATCGGCAACTTGCTTGGGGTCCAATAAACTGGTAGTATTTTCGATTTCTTCATTAATCCATTCATTTAGTGACGGTAAAATTTGCTGAAAGGCGGTATCAGGAACGCCCTTTTTAACGATTGAAATCACCGAACTTTTAAAATGCGGCGGAACGAATTGTTTCTTGTTGAATTCTTCCGCGCCTTGAAACTGTTGTTGATAGAGCAATGATTCGGGAATATAGCGTTCTGGCGGCCCGTACATTACATCTTCCAGCTGTTTTTTAAGAACCTCTTCTTGAACGGAAAGTTTCATCGCTATTTTTTCTTGCACCATTGCAAAGAAAATATCGAGCCCGTGTTTATAATCTTCTTCGCAATCTGTGTAAAGCTTGATTACAATTCGTCGGGTTTGCACGACAAGGGACTGGAGTTTCCTATAAGTGAGCGACGGATTTATAATGACGCCGCCGATACTGCCGTTACCGCCGTACGTGTACGTGAACATTTGAGATAAAATTTCGAGCAATCTTGAACGGTTGTATTCGGCGCGCTCGATCATTTCTTTAATGTGTTGAACATATTCTGCAAACAGTCGTTCTTTTAAAGAGCCGACAATTCCTTTTAGATAAACACCGGTTCTAGCGTTTTCTTCTTCATTTTTTTTACGATCGCGCTCATTGTAAAAGTAAAACATGCGCTCCTTTTCTAAATCTCGACGTTCCTTGTCCTTGCGCTCGTCTTTTTTTTGGTTTTCTTCGCTTGGGTCTCCGCCATTATAATTTTTCTGTTCTTTGCATTCTTCGTCTTTGTTATACGCTTTCAGCGGGACTTGGTCCAAGCGACGAATGTGATCTGGTGCATCTTTCCCCGTAAATGCCTTAAATAAATATCGCGCATCTTCTTTTTCACCGTCGCCGCCATCATTTGCATCCTTGTAGAGCTGCTGAAGCGCCTTCATTCCCGGCAAGTCGATTAAATGCAGGGGGCTTCCGCTTTTAGAAACATTGGTTTTGCAAACGTTGGGTTTTACGAGAAGGTCGCCGTCGCTGTTTTCAACAAGTTCGCCGTTTACAAGCGCGTCGATTCGCGAACTGCAAAAATCCAAGGATGAACCAGCGGCGGTCGATTTGGTGTCTTCCTTTTGCGCCGCACCCGACGTTGCCGTCTTTTCCTTTTCGATTTTAAATGTTGGATTGATGGTGCTTACGATGCACGAAAATAAATGTGCAAACAATACGTAAAATTTCGAGATTTGTATGCATTTTTTTTCAACATTTTGAATTCTCGGAGTTTTTATTTTCTTATTGTGTTTTTCTGATGTCTTTTCAGTATCAGCATTAGCAACATCAGCATTAGCAACATCAGCATTAGCAACATCAGCATTAGCATCCTCCGAATTCACTCCACGTTTTTGCTTTTCTTCTTGTTTTTCATCGTATAATTGTTGTCGTAACAATTCGAGATCAACGGTATCCTTATTTTGCTGAAATATAGTTGCCACTTTCTTTACTAAACGGTTGCAGTATTTTTCGTTTGCGAGTTTCGTCAAATCTGTGAAACTGGAATCCAGGACGACCTTTGTCGCAGCTGCGTCGATGCGGTTTCTTAACTCTATATTCGATTCGGAAAGTCGTGTAGAAAATGAAGCTCCCATTTTATCTATATTTTTATCTATAAAATAAAATTTTGTAACTATATATTGCAATGATAAGAAATATTAATAATTATATTTAATATTTAATATATATTAAATATAATATATTAAAAAATTGAATTAAATACATGTTTGGATATAAAATAACAAAATAACAAAATAACAATCCCGTCAAATTCGAATACTTGATTCAAATTTTACATTTGATGTCATTAGGAGTAGGAGGAGGGTTAGGATTGGTGGCGAATGCGACAATAAAGACATCGTCTTCGAATGAACACAAGACGACGAAAAAAAATAGACAAAATATAAAAGGTGGCAATAGCGCGTTTTCTAAATTAAGCAAGCGGCAGCTGTGGGATCAAATTGAAACCAGTTTTCATAATGGAGATGGTGGTGAATATGGTGGTGAATATGGTAATAAAAGCGATAAGAAAAGTGCCTTGGAATGTGTATACAGAAGCAGCGGACAAAGGGAAATTTGCGACAGTTGTTCTTCAGCGGTTTGTTTGACGGATGATGGATTTTTGACGTGTACGAATCAAAAATGCGGCATTGTATATAGAGATGTGCTTGATCAAGGCGCAGAGTGGCGTTACTATGGCGCCGATGACAATCAGTCCAGCGACCCGACTAGGTGCGGCATGCCGGTGAACCCGCTTTTAGTGGAGTCGTCATACGGCTGCAAGGTAATGTGCGACGGCGCGACAAGTTATGAGATGCGCAAATTTCGGAGGTACACGGAGTGGCAGTCGATGCCGTATCGCGAAAAGGCGCAATATGACGAGTTTCAATGTATAACTATTATTGCGCACAATGGCGGTCTACCCAAAATTATTGTCGACGAGGCGCTGCGTTACCATAAAAAGATTTCCGAGTTCAAGACGTATCGCGGATTAAATCGCGACGGAATTATTCTGGCGTCAACATATATCGCTTGTCGAAAGCACGGCTGTCCTAGAACCATTAAAGAGATTGCGACGATTTTCAACCTGGACAACACGAGCGCGACCAAGGGTTGCAAAAATGCAATCACGATTATAAACGAGTTGGAGCACGAATTTGAAAACTCGGACAAGACGAACTTTAGCAAGACGAAGCCGGAGGCGTTTATCGAGCGGTACTGCAGTCGATTGAATATGAACAGCGAGTTAACAAAGGTGTGTCAATTTGTGGCGACGCGAATTGAAAAACAGAATTTGATTCCGGAGAATACGCCGCACTCGATTGCTGCGGGCATTATATACTTTGTGTCGCAGATATGTAACTTGAACGTTTGTAAAAAGGACGTGAATCGGGTGACGGAAATTAGCGAAGTGACGATTAACAAGTGTTTTAAAAAGTTGGAGCAGTACACGAGCAATTTGATACCGGGAATCATTTTAGAGAAGTATGCGATTATTGATGGGAAAGTAAAGTAAATAAAGAAAATGTTACATCGACCGAAAAGAAAAATGAGACAAGTATAAAATGTAAAGAGTTTAAAAATTATAATTTAAATATAATATTATAGAAAAAATATAATATTATCTAAACCAATGTCGGCAAACATAAACACAGATTTGACACAAAATAATTCTATAAATCAAGAGGCGGAAGAAGCTCATATAGTCACCCATGAAAAAAAATCCGCTCCTCCGAAAATAGTATTTATTGTTCCTTATCGCGACCGGGAGCATCATTTGAAATTTTTTTCAGTGTATATGAAGCACGTTTTGTCGGACTACGATCCGTCGACGTATGAAATCTACATTGTTCACCAGAAGGATGGCCGACCGTTTAATCGCGGAGGCATGAAAAATATCGGGTTTTTAGCAGTCAAGGAAAAATATCCAAACGAGTACCAAGACATGACGTTTGTATTCAACGATGTGGACACGGTTCCGTATAACAAGGGCGTCATACAGTATGAAACGCGCGCAGGCGTCGTGAAGCATTTTTACGGGGTGAAATTTGCGCTGGGTGGTATTTTTTCAATCAAGGGCGGAGATTTTGAACGAACAAACGGGTTTCCAAATTTTTGGGCATGGGGTGGAGAAGACAATTACATGCAGTATCGGGTTCTGCAGTGCGGTCTTAAAATAGATCGGCGCGGATTTTTCCCGCTGCAACATCCGAACATTTTGCAAATGGTGGAAGGAATCATGAGAACGATTTCCAGGTCGGAAGCCGAAATGGTGTTTTATAAAACGACGAATGACGGGCTCTACACGATACAAAATTTGAATTACAAAGAAGAACAACCAGAATATTACGAGAATGCTGTTCATCATCGGTTTATTCACGTTTCGCATTTTGATTGTGCGTACAGTCACGCTTCAAATACGTACGAGGAACAAAATATTCATGATGAAAAGCGGATAAAGTTCAAATCAAAGGGCGTTGCGGCGGCAGCGCAAGAAGAACAACAGCGAGCCATGCATCAACAACAAGTGTTGGCAGAACAAGAAGAACGCATAAGTCGTCTTCGTTTACAACAACAACAACAACAACAACGTTTACAGCAGCGTTTACAGCAACAGCAACCGCAACAGCAACCGCAACAGCAACCGCAACAGCAACAGCAACAACGTTTACAGCAACCGCAACAGCAACAGCAACGTTTCGCTAGGCGTGTAAGGCGAGGATATTTTTGAAATATTTTTTTATAATTTTTTATAAAATTTTATAAAAAAATGGATTTTGAAATGAAATATTTATTTTTTTATAATTTTATATATATTTTTTTTATATTTTTTCGACGATGATGCGGTTGCTTTATTTGATATTGTCAATTTGATTTTTTTTACCTTATTTTTTTTACTTACTGTTTTTTTCATTTTTTGTTTTTTATTTTTTCTAGTGTATTTTTTATTATTTTTATTATTTTTATTATTTGTATGACTATGTCTATACGCCATACCCATACCCATACCTCCAAATAAATTTCTTCCTACAGAAAGACCAGATGAAAGAAAAGAATCATCAAAGCCATTCTCTACTACTATATGTAAAATAATTTCATGTAAAGGCATTCTAATTCTTATGGAAGCTCCTTGAGCATTATTTTTTGTTTTTCTGTATTCATCTGCATCTTTAAACGCTTGATCAAAGAATTCGGTCTTATCTGGAATAAAAAAAATATTTATTAACTCAATAGAAGCAGTACTAATATATGGTTTTATCGAAGCGTCAATAAGCATATTAGATTTTAATTCTCTATAAAAATCTTCAATAATACTTTCATATAAGAGACGAGTTGATGCCACCCCCTTTAAATCTTGAAACAATGATATACCTTTAATTTGGATTGCTCTGACTATAAATTTTAATAAGTTTGATACATGAATAAAATAGAAATCTTGTCGATTTTGAAAATTAAATTGGTTTGTTAAAAATAAATGTAAAATTTTTATAATAACACCTAAAGATTCAACCAACCCGCTTTGTGCGTCTGGAAATTCGAAAATGAATGGAACGTTGCATGCATCTCCTGGATTTGTAAAAAATAATGTCTGGTCTACATTATATGTTAAATTTAATAATTGCAATGCATCGACTGTATCTAGTGAACCTCTAGTAAACGTAAAGATATCGGTAAAATTTCTTACAATTTTAAATCCGATATCGGATACTTCAACAATACTTTCCTGTTTTCCTGTTGTATTTAAACTAACTTTTACAGTATCAGGAGACCCTCTCGAAGTGGATGCATATAAATGTCCGGATTGTGTTTGAAACTGTATCCATGCAGCATCATCGCGTTGATTAACGTGAATATGAAATGAATCTCTCCAAAATAAACTAAAAATATGAATAAGAAATTCTCGATATTGCATGGGATCAGTGTCATTGTTGAAGATGGCGTATACATCAAAATCAGAAGTGTCGGATGGAATATGCAACTGTCTACATTTGTCCTTTGGTAACTCCGAGTAACATGCAAGTAACTGAAGAAATGTTCTTCCAATAAATGCAAATCGAACATGTTCAACTTGACGGAGTCCATTTAAAAGTGCTAATACAAAAAATGCCCTAACTCTTTGACCACTACCTTGTAGGTTCATGTAATCTGTTAAATGAGCGGAAGCTCTAAAAGCAGAATCGGGAGTAAATGACGATATGATTTGTAAAATTGCTTGGTCTGATAGGTCTCGAACAACGGTTGTGATTCTAAAAAATTGTTTTAAAGAACAACGAAATATGAATGCGAAACACGAATGACCGTTTCCTCCACATAGTTGACCAATATCATTTTCAAATTTTATTAATTTGGGAGATTTTTTTTCCGAAAATTGTATCAGTTGTTGCACTTCTACTGGTTGCACTTCTACTGGTTGCACTTCTACTGGTTGCACTTCTACTGGTTGCACTTCTACTGGTTGCACTTCTACTGGTTGCACTTCTACTGGTTGCACTTCTACTAGTTTTACCGCTTGTGATTTTTTACTTGTTGATTTGATTGATTTAGTAGGGGTAGGGAGAGGTGCAGCAGCAGCAATGGGCACAACAGAAGGAGGGGGTGCAACAGACCCTAATAATCCTTGATATGCTTCTATCATTTTAGGTGAAAACTTTTCCATGTTGGCTGCCGTCCATGGAACGTTCGATCGAAGTTTTGGTGTCAACTTTTCGTTTAGCATACTTGCAGCATCTTGAAATTGACCAGATTGAATTGCGCGTGAAAAATCTGGAAATATAGTTTTTATGTCATTTTTGATATTGTTGTTTCTTTGAACGATTAAAATTTGTCTTTCTTTATCTGTTAAAACTTTAGGTGAAGCAGCAGCAGCAGCGGCGGCAGCAGCAGCAATTCTTTCTTCTTCTGCTTTTTTTCTTTCTTCTTCTGTCTTTTTTCTCTCTTCTTCTCTTTCTCTTTGTTGTTCCTTTCTAAATTTCATTTCGTCTAATCGAAGTGAGCGTTCCACAAGTTGTTGTTCTTCCATTTTAATTCTTTCTAATTCTTTTTGTTGTTGTTTTTTTTTTCGTTCTTCTACCACTTTCATTTGTTTTTCTTCATCCATCGTACGCATTTCAAAGTCGGGAACTTGAACGCAAGATTGAGAGAAATCGCTACGTAGTATAACTTTATTGTCTTTTGATACAGAGTTTGTTAATATAAATTGTTCAACTAGTGCGCTCCAAACGTATAAAAAACTAAAATAATCGTACCCGCGGTCTTTAAATCTCACATATTTCGTTTTTAAATCTTCAATGATGGGCTTCACAACAGCTTCGCTTATAGATGTTTGTTGTTTTTCATTTAGTTTTGTTCTTATCACCGAAACGAACTGAATTGCACGCGATAACATATTTTCAGACATTGGGTTAAAATCAATATTACGTCTTATATCGAATCCTGTGACATCTTTTCCTGATTTTTTTAACGCTTCAACTTCTTTTAGTGTTAATGTTTTATCTATTTTACCACCACTTCCTCTAACAAAAAATATATCTTTTTTTTCGAATTCATTTACTAATTCCCGGGTAACGAAAAGTTGTTCAATCATATCATTGTTTAATATTTCGGAGAGATTTGGTACATATAATAAAAAAATGGCAAGATGTCCTAGTCCAAAATCAATTTTTTGTTTATTTTCTTCACTGGGTGTGTCTCCAAATATAGATATAAATTTTTTGAATATTTCATTTAAAACATAAATATAATTTTCAAAAATGATGGAAGAAATTTTATGTAAAGTATCAAAACACTTGTACACCATAACATTTGATAAAAATGTCAACGAAACATTTCGTTTATTAAATGTAAAAAACGGTAAAGATGGATCTGGTTGTTGTAAAAAGATGTACAATCTTGAATACAGTAAAACAATATTAACCACATTTTTTTGAATCATGCCTTTTTTAGTTGCATCTGGAAAACTTCTAGTCACTGTACTAAAAAAAATAGAATCAAAAAGATAATATAATAAATTTATTAGTTGTGCAGGTAAAAAATCTATTATAGTCCTTTGAATTATTTGTGGATCGGTTGTCCCGTCAGGGATTCTTTCTATAATTGTAAATTTAAAACATATCCAAATGTCAAAAACAAAATTGTAATATTTTTTTAATTCCGCTTGAATGGAATTTAAAGTTTCTTGTAAATTATTACCGTTGGTTAAATAGTTTTCATAAGATAATGCGCGAAGATCTTCTACAGTTAAAAAATATAACCCGGGATTCGTGTCTCTAAATACATCTAAAAATGTACATTCTGCAGGACCAACGCATAATAATGATACAACCTGTTTGGGAGTTAGATAATTATCTTCAATATATTTGTCAATTCTAGCTTCAGCCATATTTTATTTTATAAAAAAATCTTAAATATTATAATATTATAATAATGTAATATGTAATATATGAAACAATGAAAGTATTACTACTTATATAGGTATAAAGTATTATACTATATAAATATTAAATTTTCTGAAAAAAATAATGAATAAACGAATAAATAAATAATAAAATGAAATAACGATATTAAAATGCCTCATTAAAGTCGAAAATTTCTTCCGTCTTTGTTTTTTCCGCGAGGGCGTATTCGCTGACCCGTTTTTCAAAAAAGTTTGTCTTGCCTTCGATGCTTATAAGCTCCATAAAATCAAATGGGTTGGAAGAATTGTACATTTTTTCACACCCAAGCTGTAAGAGCAGTCGGTCTGCGACAAATTCAATGTATTGCGTCATGAGTTTGGAATTCATACCAATCAAACGGCACGGCAGCGCTTCGCAAATGAATTCGGTTTCAATTTCTACCGCTTCTTTGATAATGTCTTGCACACGCGACTTTTGCACCGGTTTGGCCATTTTATTATATAGAAGCACGGCAAATTCGGTGTGAAGCGCTTCGTCGCGCGAAATGAGCTCGTTACTGAACGTGAGACCGGGCATTAGGCCGCGTTTTTTCATCCAGAAAATAGAGCAGAATGCGCCCGAAAAAAATATGCCTTCCACGCACGCGAATGCGATTAGGCGGGTCTGGAACGAGCTGCGCTTATCATGAATCCATTTTTTCGCCCAGTCGCCCTTTTTTTTGATGCAGGGGAAATGGTGAATGGCGTTAAAAAGTCGCCCGCGTTCTTCTTCATCTTTGACATACGTGTCAATGAGCAAACTGTAGCATTCAGAATGTATATTTTCCATGGCGATTTGAAACCCGTAGAATGCGCGGGCTTCGGCGAGTTGGACATCAGACATGAAACGGGTCGCCAGATTTTCAAGAACAATGCCGTCGCTTGCGGCAAAAAATGCAAGAATCATACTTATAAAATATTTTTCGTCAGCTTCCAAGGTTTGCCAATGAACGCCATCTTTTGAAAAATCAATCTCTTCCGCTCTCCAGAAACAATCCACTTGCTTTTTATACATTTTCCAAATGTCATTATCTTTGAGCGGAAACATTACATAGCGACTATCGTCTTCGGTTAATAAAATATCGGCGAAATTTGATCCATTCTGTATTTTTTTTGACATTCCTAAAAAACTATGGATAAGTTGTATATTTATTCAACAATATTTTTTTAAATTTTAAATAATTTATTGATAAAAAATAATTTATTTATAAATTATTTAAAATTTAAAAAAATAATAATAATAAAATAGTATTACAATAAAATAAGAATAAAGAATAAAAATGATAAATGTCGACGACGACTCTACTGGAGTATCGGTGTACAAGAGAGACAAACAAATGAATGAAATTCAAGAAAAAATAGAAGAAAATAAAAAACAGATGTTTGAAAAACGTTTAGCATTAAAAAAATACGCAAAAACGCACGATTCCAATGATCATATTAAAGAAATTATAAAAAAATACGATGAATATTATCATGAATATAAAACAAATGTTAAATTGCAGATACGCGCTTTAGAGGAAATTATAAAGCATTTGAATGACGTTTTAAAAGAAAATGCCCAAAATGATGGCGACATAAATATAGATGATGCAGTTTCAATAAACAATTCGCAAATAAAAAAGGATAAAACAATGATTATGAAAGAAATCGAAAAACTGAAAAAATTATTGTAATGATCGTTGTTGTAAACGTAAACAAAGATTAGAACGAGAATATCGCCCACCAATTTCTCTCAGTAAAAGGCCGCGCGGTTTTAGTAATGTACGCACGAGTTGCATTTTATAATGATGGTGCTTTTTCCATTTACGCTGAAATATGCGCATCCAGAATGTTTTATAGATTGCCACATGTTCGCCACCGCCTTCCATTTCAACGTGTTGAATAATTTCCAATGAAATATAGTTTTTTTTTGAAGCCGCGCATTTATAATTTCGAATGACGACGTGTTCTCTACACTGCTCAACGTATCGAGAATACTGGCGTCGTGACCGGTGAATCATATGCATAAAAGTCGTGAAACTTTGCGAGTTATAAAATGTATCAATGTTTACTGAATGCAGTATCAAATAATGTGAGTCAATATTTGGAGAACTATTTTCATCTTTTCCGTGAATATAGGCGTTAAAAATTACGCAAAATGCCAATTCATATTTTGTTTCCATTGTTTCTATATATTTACTTATCTATCTATATCTGCTATCTCTGGTTCATATATTGATTCACAAATTATATTTATACGATATTTATAAATTATTTTTCATTTATAAAAATTTATAATTTTATAAATGAAAAAATAATTTATAATTTTATAAAAATAAAAAATATAAATTATTTTTTGTATTTTTCTGTTATTTTTATAAAATAATATTATATTATAATAATAAAATATAAGATAGGTAGAAAAATGGTAAACATACATATGAAACTTCCAAAAGTTGTAGATACAATGTTGAATGACAAGAACGTTTTATACATTGTCGCCTTTTTAGCAATTATGAATTTTTTCGGATACATTATTTTGAGAGATAGCTATGCGCTATTAATCTTTTTATCCGTCGGATTCATATCGACATACTTTAGTAAAAATATGACGGTTGTTTTACTTTCAACGCTGTTACTCACAAATTTTATTACCGTCTTGTCGAGAAATTTTATTGTCAATAAAGAAGGTTTTGACGCGACTGCAGCAACAGATGCAGATGCAGCAACAGATGCAAGTGCCGCAACAGATGCAAGTGCCGCAACAGATGCAAGTGCAGCAGCCGGTGCGAAGAAACCAGTCGTAGCCGCAGCAACTGCAGCAGCCGGCGCGAAAAAACCAATCGTGGCCGCAACTGCAGCAACTTCAGCAACCGCGGCGAAACCGGCATCGTCTTCAGGAATTATGGGCGCGGGTACTGCAAAAGCGTCGAAGAAATTGGCTTCTTCTGCATTGTCGACAACTATACAAAAACCCCCGATAATAGAAAAAATGACTGAACTAAGTCCTGCAAGTTTAGACGATGAGGACGACCTTCCAGTGAATAATCGCGTTGATTACGCGAAAACACTGGAAAAGGCGTATGATAATTTAGAGAATTTGGTGGGAAAGGATGGAGTCAATGGACTAACGTCACAAACCAATGTTCTTATGGACCAGCAGCAAAAGCTGGTGGAAAATATGAAGAGCATGGAACCCCTTTTGAAAACGGCGCAGTCCTTTTTAGACAAGTTTGAGTCAAGTTCGATGGGCAAATTGTTTGAAAAGATTCCGGGAATGTCGTCCATGTTTGGCGGAGCTGCTGGTGCACAACTAGGTGCTATTGGAAACGGGGATGTAAAGGGGGCGTCATCTTAAATTTAAATTTATTTTATATGGTTGACAAATATAAAACATGGAAAATATAGAAAATATAATATTAAGATTATTCATTTATTTATAAAAATATCATTAATATATAAATAAATAAACAAAATAAACAAAATAAGAAACAAAATAAACAAAATAAGAAACAAAATAAACAAAATAAGAAACAATTATAAACAAAATAAGAAACAGTTATAAACAAAATAAACAAAATAAACAAAATAAGAAACAATTATAAACAATTAGACCAATGAATCAGAATGTTCAGAATGATATTCAAAGCGTGAATCAAACATTTGATGACATGCTGGCCAATTTTAAAACCAATTATGTGAATTTTCATACGAATGCAATGCTGTCACTGCCGTCTTCGCCACCACCCTCATCCTCCGATGACTCTAGCGGGACAACAGCGCCTACCCCTGCACCTGCACCTGCTACATCCGCCGCCGCATCAGCTCCCGATCCAAACGATGCCGCGCTTTTAAAATATAGATACGCTGCAAATCAGCTTTTAGAAAAAGTGAGGTCGCAAATTGCTTCAAATTCAACAAAAATAGCGAGCATAAATACAGACATTACTCCGATTCAGAAGGCGTACTTGAATATAATGCAAACTGGAAACTCGCTTGATCAAACCAAGTCGGCGGCTGTAGTTTCCTTGGAAGATTATAACGAGCTGTATAGAACAACCGTATTTGGAACAATGGCGTATGCCGTTGGAGCCGGGCTCATACTTTATTTATTATATAAACCCAAAATACAGAGTTAATTTTAGAGTGAAATAGAGAGAAAAGAGAAAGAAAGAGAAATGTTTAATTCATAAAAAATAAAAAATATGTATATTAAAAAAAGTTTATAATATAATAATATATATAGTAAAATAGTAAAATAGTAAAATAGTAAAATAGTAAAAAGTAATTTATACCTTACCCAAGATAATCCAAAAATAATTCAAGCCATATGTATAGTTTACGTCAAGGGCGTGCATTTTTAAACCAGGAAGAAAAAATAAACAATGAAACAAATAATGTACAAAATGCATCAAATGTATATTTAGCACAAAAAAACGAACGAAAACAAAAAGAATCTAGATCCGTTTTCAACCAATTGAATCCGATGCAATATTTTAAAAAAATTATGGAGCCGTTTGAAAATGGAAATGATGCGACACCGGCGCCAGTAACCGCATCTTCATCCATGGCATCGGCGCCGGCATCCATATCATCAACAGGAATAGCAGACATTCAAAAGCTGAATGATGCATTCGACTCAAAAATGAATGCATATTCGAGCGCCGTCTTAGAATACAACAAGGAACTTTTAAAGAGTCAGGATTATTTCGTGGTTCCAGTAAAATCTCTTACACCAATTAATAGTTGTTTTAATTGCGATGCATCTTTAGGTGGAACTGATTGTGCTGCAATGGGCGTTTCAAATTCAAACGGCGACATTCGAACCGCTTTGCCAGATTCCACATCTCCGACTGCAAACTTGTTACCGTGTGTTCAGTCCGGCGTACCGGTTCCGGGGTGGAGCTCGGACCCGAATGACAGCGGTTCTTGCATTGCGCCGCTTGGACAAAAATGTTGCAATAGTTATATGTATAACGGACAACCCGTTTGCCAAGCCGGTTTTGGCGACGATAACTATGATTTTTTTGCAATGACTGATTGGATAAATCAGTGTATAGTGCCTATCCCTCCAGAAGATGTCAATCAAAAGATTGCGCTTGCAAATAGGTATTGTCAAGGCAACGGAATATCGCTAAACTACTGGAGCCAAAATGCGAATAAAGCTAGCCAGAGTTTAGTGCTTGTTACAACAGAAGAGCGGGTGGGATTTCGCCCGTTTGCAAAAATGAACGGTATTCCTGTTTGGATGTGTGATTTGGGAGACCCTTCTGGTATTAATTTTTTTTCAAATTATCAAGACGCAAATAACGCCAAAGCGGCCATTGTTTTTAGTCCCACCACTCAAAGCACTCTGAAATCGACGCGTGACGATATGATGAATGCGGGCACGGCGTTGATTTCAGCGCTTTCTTCTCAGCAAACAACGAGTGCCGAAGAACGAACCCAGATTGAACAACAGTTGCGCGCAGTTGAAACGAAAATGTCCAAACTGGCCTCTCAGTCAAGCAGGTTGGACATATCGCTGACAGATGCCGAAATTGTAATTGCCTCGAAGGAAGCGTTTATGGGGACATCGCTGCTGGCACAGGAAACGGATACGCGCATACAATTCGAGTCAAATTATACATTTTATACGGTGTGGTTTGTGATTGCGGTTGTACTAATTGTTATAATGTTTAGCAATTTTTTTTATACATCGTCGTCGTCTTCGGATTCGGGTTCATCGTCACACGTCCTGGGATTTGGAGTCATCGTAGTGTTGATTTTTATATATTTTATTATCCAATTTGTCTTGTCACGACTTCATATTTCCCGACCACAACTACCATTTGAAAGCATCAATCCACTGTTTGTATTTAAGAGTAACTCATAGAGATGATGTATAGAGAGATAAACAATAATGAATGTAGTAAATGAATGTAGTAAATAAATGTAGTAAATAAATGTAGTAAATAAATGTAGTAAATAAATGTAGTAAATAAATGTAGTAAATAAATGTAGTAAATAAATGTAGTAAATAAATGTAGTAAATAAATGTAGTGAAGGAGCGAAGGCGGAGAGAAGGTGAAGAATACTCATCATCGTTAATGTCGTCGATGATGTTGATGATTTGAGTATTCATGATGATTGCATTTATATATTTTGTAGTTCAATATATTTTGTCTTATTTCAAGGGTGTAAAGATCTGATTTACCTTTTGGTGAAATAAATCCATTGTTTTTGTTTTAGTAAATAAATTTGAATATATTTTAATTTTTATGTATGTATATATTATTATTGTTTTATAATAAATAATCAAATAAATAAATATCAAACAAATAAATGACTACATTTATAAAACTAGATGACACAAATTGTGTGTATGGTCGTATAACACAAGGTCCAGGTTCGTCAATTCCAGGTAGTTATAATTATTTAGGTAAATTTGATTCCTATGAACAATGCTCTCAGTCCAATAATATTCCATCAAGTGCTAAGGCAATAACCTATCACAATGATAAAAATAAAGATTACGCCGATTGGGCAAAACAATGTTATAGTATAAATGATACAAATACGCAAGTTCCAAATCAAAATTATGCGACGTGTGGTATAGTTGCGCCAAATTCACCGAGACAAACTGCCGCTCCAGTAAATGCACCAACTGTTCCAACACAGGTTATGGGTGACTCTTCGAACCTGGATGCAAGTGTATTGTCGACGCCCGTTCAGGACAATTCAATGGAACAAATTATTGCACAAATCTCGAATTTACAAGATTTAGAAAATCAAAAATATGATGACTTGAATATTTTACTTGCTTCGAATCCAACCCCGGACAACGTTGTGCAGCAAAATGTATTGATCAGTGACATAACGCACCTCACAAACATTCGGTCCCAATTATTTGACACGCTAGTACTAAACACCCAAAATAATGCGAGAGTCAATGATGCAATGAATGCCAACGTACAAGACAAACACACTATTGTTACGCTGAAAGAAAACGACTTGAACGCGCGAAGAAGTGCAATTGCGGCACTAAACCAAGAAAGTGAAAACACGCAAAGAATGGTGGATATCAACGTGTATTATAAGAAACAGTACGAAGCGCGTGTTAAAATAATGAAATATATTGTTCTCTTATGTTTTTTGGTAATATTTTTTGTGGTTTTATCGAATTTGGGTTGGCTCCCGCAGGAAATGGTAATTGTCTTGGTGGTCATCATTATTCTTGCTGGTGGATTATATATTGGTTCCTTGGTGAATGACGCATATCAAAGGAGCAACATGAATTATGATGAATACGATTGGGGATTTGATTCTCAAAAAATGGCATCCATGATTTCGAAACAACCCAGACACAAAAAATCGGCATCAACAGACCGAACTTGTAATAGCGGTAGCGGTAATAGCGGTAGCGGCATCTTATCTCAATTGGACTCCATGTATAAATCGGTTTCATCATCTGCAGCATCCGTCGAAGGTTCGATTAAATCGTCCATTTCCGCCGCATCAACAGCAACGACCGGACCAGACACCGCTTCGTCTCCACCCTCGGTGCAATCAAAAATATCTGAAAGTTTCATGCTGTCAAAAATGCCTCGAAAATATTTTTCTGATATTCAAGGACAAGGTGCAAATCCGTTTACAATGGAAGATAATTATGGTAAAATATAAAAAATATAAAAAATATAAAAAATATAATATAATAATGTAAAACCCATAAAACTCGGACTGAAATAAATTTAGATGAAAATGAAATTAGGTAAAATTGGGTAATTAATTTCATTATTATAAAAATAAAAAATAAAAAAATAATAATATGGTTATTATAGTAATAGTAAGTAATTTAAATTTATAACAATTTATAACAACTTATAACAATAAAAAAACGAAATAAAATAATAAAAATAAATACGACGACATAATAAATAGTATGACCGACAATGCCGCACTTTTTCAAAGCATTCAAATGATAAATGATATGATTGCAAACGTTAACAATTCATGCGACCATGATTGTTTAATGGCGAAACAGCGGAGCGAATTAAAACAACGATATTTAGACGCAGAACGAAATCTTAAAGTTGCGCCCGAAAAGTTGACGCAAGCCGAACACGACTATTTATTGAACAGAGATGGTCCCAGAAAATATACCGAATTATTAAGAACGCGGTATGGAAAAAATGCAGACAAAGAGATTCAGAAATTAAAAGATGAACATAAAATGATTATGAACGAAATTGATTTAGGAGTCATGAAGATTCAGTCGCAAAACGATGAAATGTACAATTCAACCATGTATAAAAATATGCTGATATCGACGGAGACGCGCGTTGAAGATGAGATACAGGATAAAGAACGCAGCGCAACAGTTAGCAATCGAAAAATTTTCTACATGGAAAAACAGATTGACTCGTTTTCGTGGTGGTTCTATTTGTTTCGCAATTTGTATTGGATATGCGCAGTAATCTGGATCGCAGTTGGCGTCGTTTATTATGGCCAATTTACCACACGTTCACTCGCAATCTTCGTCTTGATCGTGGCATATCCGTTTTTCATGGTGTGGCTGTTCGTGGCCGCGTATTCCTTGGTAAAATATATTGTATCAATGTTCCCGAAAGACGTGTATCTCAGCATTTAAATTTATATAGTCAAATATCTAGAAAATCTCATAAACTTTGACATAATTTGACGATTTCGACCTATTTTTAAGAAGTCCGGCAACTTGAAAAGTTGACTCGAATATATTTTCTTTTAATTTCTTGTCTTTTTTACATTTTACTTTCATATCAGGACCTCTATTCAACTCTAAAATATAGGGCTCGCCGTCACTTTCCAATATAATATCCATGCCGAAAAGTTGGAAGCATACCTTGTTTTCGTGTGTAGTATTTTTACTTAACATTGGAGCAATCGCTTTTGATAAATCCGTTGTTTTATCTATTATTTTCTCCCATATACGCTTGTAAGATTCTTCACCAATCACGTTTTTCAATTCTTTAAAGTCGTGAGGTATATTTTCTGTTTCATATAATTCTACATCCATTTGGCTCGTGATGTGGGTTTCGAATGTAATATTATTACCGGTTTTATTTTTTGTATATAAAACTTTCCCATTTTTATTCACAAAAAATTGGATTTTTCCCTTGTATTTACGAATCATGTAGTATAATCTCATATTCATTTTTCGGCCGTCTATTTGCATGGTATTTGTCAAAAAGCGTTGCGCAACTTTGAAATTGTCATTTTTTGCTTTTTTTAGGTCATATTCCGTAAACGTGAGAGAAATTCCTTTTTTTCGCTCTATATTTTTTTTACAAATGAGAACGGTTCCGGATTGGACTTCTTTAAGAGCGACTTCAAATTGGTGGGGGATATTTATGATAAACGACTCGGGCATTATTCGTTTTGCACCATCTCGACCATATGCTTTTTCAAGAATGTCCCAGAGGTCGTTTTTCCTATTGATTGGAGCGCACCCGATCAATCCGAATATGTATTTGGAAACAGGTATGTCAATATTCTTTAATTTTTTATCTACATTATAGTAACTGTATGGCAAGTATAAATCGCATTTTTTATTGTCGCGTTTGATGCCGTTTTTTATTAAAACACTGTTTAATACTTCTTTCGGGTTTTCCCCTATACACATATAATATGTTATATTTTCTGTTACATTTTTAAAGCGGGGTGCCGAAACCCCGAGTTTAGCGGATAAATTCACGAGTGGTTCTGTGTCATCCTTTATTTTTTGAATAACATGTGAAATTATTTTTTTTATTTCAACCATTATACTCTCTCCTCTTTATATACATATACAACATATTATTTCAATATTTAAATATTGAAATAATATGTTGTATATTATGTATATAAAATATTTAGAAACTTAAAAACACATTATATAAATAAAGGTTTTTTATATCCTGGACAAATATGAACAATAATAACAAAGATACAGAAAAAATCAATATAAATATAAGCAATTTAAAGCTAAAGACCGGAGATTTGCTGGTATGCGATGATTTGCAGCATGATGATTGGGGTCTGTTCAGCTGGATGATAAAGTTTTTTACAATGAGCGATTTTTCTCATGTGGGAATGGTCGTGGTTGATCCGGAAATGACGAACCCTGCACTAAAGGGCACATACGTGTGGACATCGGGTATATCAAACACGCCGGACCAAGAAGACGGTGTCAAGAAATTCGGAGTTCAGTTTATTGAATTTGAGAATTTTTTAGAAACGTATGAGGGGAAAATATATTTGCGACGATTGAAATGCGAATCGGAAGAACAATACCATAAAATATTCAATATTGATGTGTTGCGCGAAATTCACCAGATTGTGTATGATAAGCCGTATGACACGGTAGTCACGGATTGGATTGAAGCGTACGTTCAAAAGGATTTTAAACCGCAAAAAACGTCGAGGTTTTGGTGCAGTGCGCTCATTGGATACATTTATACAAAACTCACACTTTTGAAAAGCGACCTGGACTGGAGTATATTGACCCCCGGTTTTTTTTCAAGCGAAAATAAGTCGTTTAGCATGTTGCATGGAGCCACGCTTGAAAAAGAGGAACAAATCTGGGGATGAAATGACATTTTTTTATTGGTCATGTCATAATAATAAAATTGAATAATTTTATAATAGTAAGTTCATAAGTAGATAAGTAGAAGGACGCAACGCACAAATAGAGCAATGGGAAAAACAAAATGGTCGCGAAATGATAATTATGTTGTAACAAAAAATTATTTGGCAGGGATTAGTTATGAAAGTACGGCTAATATCCTTCAACATCTAAAAAAGAATAGCATAAGATTGAAATATAATAATTGTTTATATCTTGAACGTGGTGATGTCAGCGGTTCTTTGAAACATGCATCAAGCATACATATAGAAGTATGGAAAGAATTAACATCGGTTTGAATCGGTTTGAAATTTTCAAGGGTGTATGTAATGGTGTATATGTAATAACGAATAAATAAATGTGTATCTCTGGTATATATTTAATAAAATTGAATATTTTTTCTAGTTGTATTTTATTGGTAGGTATTACACGCAACCAACGCAAATAGAAAAAATATGAGCCACCAAGATTGGACGCCCGTTGTATTCAACAAGAAATATGATGATAATAAAAAAGGATGTGAGAAAGAAAAGGCAACACCATCCTCGTCCTCTTTATCGAACGTTGGCGTTTATAAGGCAGCCAGCGACGACGATGTCAAGAAAACCAAATACGTTTCGAAAACTACATCGCAAGCCATTATGAGCGCACGCACCGAAAAAAAAATGACACAGAAGGAACTTGCACAAAAATGCAATATGGATGTTTCCATTATCAATGAAATTGAGCGCGGCGCGTGTGTTTATAACGCAAGCCATGTAAACAAGATTCAGAGCGTTCTGGGTGTAAAAATTCCGAGAGTGTAAAACTTCCGAGAGTGTTAACAACATCCGGATAATTTATTTTGCCGATATTTGTCGAGTGCAATATATTCGGATAATGGAAAGTTTCTATTTTTTACGAAATAGTTGTTGGATTCGCTGGTTCCTTGAAAGTTGCCAGCATTCGCCATGGTTGCCCCGTATGCCGAGTAGTATGAGAACCCGTTGCTTGTTATCGTGTCGGATTTTAGTTTTTGAAGGCGCGTGCTTCCAGAAACGGCGCCTTGGCGCGCAAACTGTGGATTGTTTGGTTTATAAATAGTGCTGCAGTAATTATTTTGCAGAGTATTGAGCGGGTTATAGTTATATATTTTGGGGTTGGCGCAATTCTTGGATTCATACACTTGCGGACCTCGGGGGTCGTCGTCCGGATATAAAAACGTAAATGGAATGTTGTTTGTTGGGCTAGGATAGTATGTACCGCCCGGAACTTTGGTGGTTGATTCGCGCTGCGCATACGTTCGGCACCTGGATTCCAGATACTGCGATGTCGATCCGTAGTACGATTGACTCTGTGTTACTATTCCCGATTTGATGACATTGGCTTCGGGATTGCATGCAATGCAGTTACTATCAAAGACGCCGGTATAAATGTGATAATTTGTATCAATCGTCGGTTCTGGATCGGGAATTGGATTATCGTTCAACGGAGTTATCGGGTCCACGCTTACAATATCAGGAACGGCTTCATCGTTATCAAAATCAATCTCAGTAATCACGGCTGTTCCTGGAATGTCGTTATAAATGGCTTCAATGATGGGCGCGCTCAAATAAAAAGAAGGAACATCAATTTGTCCGTCGTTTTGTAGCTGCGTTCCATTTGCAAAGAGGTTTTTATTGAACGCTTCTGCAATTTCGAAAGAATTGTGCCCGGTATCCGCGATGCATTTGCACGTGTCTTTGTTCTTTTTATAAACGGCGGAACCGGGATTCTCCATGAAATACACTCTTGACATTCGTTTTTGAGTGGAATTGTCGCCGGACGGATTTGTGGGGACCAGCTGTCTGCGCCAATGTTTTAGCGGCCGCGCTTTAAAATCGGGTCCGATGAAATCGTGCTGCTCTACATTATGCGGCATATTGTTTGCATTTGGGCGGTGCATTCCAGGCACAATGTTGAATGCCGTGTTTACTTTTGTTGCATAATGCGGCTTTCGAGTGGTAACTAAAGTATTCGAACTTTTAAAATTTTGCGGATTGTTTATTTTTGGAGTTATCACTTTTGACATTTTTATATTGAATATAAATAAAAAATTAATATTCTTATTCTTACTTTATTACTCTATTACTATTATTACTATTACCTAATAATTTTTATTTAATAAATTATTTATTTATAATAGTTTATTAAATCCGTTATTACTTTATTTATTTTCTATATTTTTTTGTAGACCGGCGACGATGGCGATGACGACGTTGTTTCTTTTGTCGCGTACGCGTACTCTTTTTTTTTCTTCCTCCACCCCACCCCCTTTCCCGCGATTCTAACTCGTCGGCAAGTTTTTTTTGACTTTCTTCATACGCTTGTGCTTCAGGCGACAATGTAATTACAGGTCTTTCTGCTGCCGGTCGAGTATAATCGTGTCCAATCGGAAAATTTCTTGCTTTACGTATAACTTTATAATCATATGCTGATGGTGATGACAATGTCAGCGATAACTGCTCATCGGGATCGGGTTCTACAACTGCAAATGTTTGTATGCGCGAACGTGGACGATTCATAAATTCTCGTACTCGGTCTTGTTCTGTAAGTAGCGGTAATACTGGCGCAGCTACTTTTCCTTGCACTACGGCTACGGGATCATCACGTCCAATTGTAAAAGTGATTCCTTGCTGCATTCTGTCCATCTCTTCTCTCTGCATTCTGTCCATCTCTTCTCTTTTATTTCTCATCCGTTTCTCTATTTCTCTTCTATCAATGTAGGAACCGGAACCTCTACTTTTATCATCTCTACTACTTCTACCAACAGGCATTTTTCCTAAATGAATTATAAATAATATAATATATTTATAATATAATTTAATAAAATGTAATAAATTTTAACGTCATTTAATATTTTTCATTTTTTTATAATTTCTAATTCCGAGAGAGTGTACGGTGTCTGAATGAGATAAATTTCATCGTCATCGGGGTGCGATTTATACATGGAACAACTCGCGTATTTCAATTTCATAAGTTTGGTGGTTTCAGTTTCGCGTTTTTTTGAAACAGGTTCTTCTAATTCTTCGTTTACATTTGCTGCCGCGCCGTCTTGATACTCGGGATCAAACTGGAGCGAGGACTGATACGTTTCCAGCATGTTGCGAATAATTTCAACTTGTTTCAGGGGGTCGTGCGTTTTTAAAACCAGTTCTTGCTGTTTTTCAATGTTGGATAAAACTGATTGAATCTCGTCTCGCGTGCGTATATAACGAACGTGCGCCTCTTTATTTTCAACAACGGTTTCATAATCAGAGAGATATTTTTTATATATTTCAAGCTGTTTATTAAATTCGGGTATTTTCCCTGAAATTTCAGCGAGCGTTTCATCTTCTGTTTTGTAATTGAATAACAAATCCAGTTTTAAATTGATAATTTGTTCCTTCATCGCCTCGACTCTTTTAAATTGAGATGCAAGCAAATCTTGAAGATTGTGAGTATTTCCGAGCTTAAAACCACGATTTCTTTTCAATCGTTGAATTTTTTCCATAATATTTTTTATTGACTCGGATTCTAGTATCTTCTTTTTTAATTCGTTGCGTTTTTTGTCGTTGGCCAATTCCATAAATTTTGTTTTTTTATACAATTGGCTAATTATCTTTTTTCTCTCCTCTAAATAATCTTGTCTTAATTTGAAGAACATTGTCATCATTTCTTCTTCATTCGATTCTGATACAACAGGAACTTCTTCTATTTCGCTCATTTCATTTATAATTTTAAACAATATAATTTTTATCTTTTATTTATACTTATACTTATTTATTTATTTCATCATTATTTACTTATTTATTTGTTTTTTCTTGAACGCCTTGACCGTTTTCGTTTTTTCGTTCTTGTATTTTTTTTTGTATCGTTTTGTTGTCGTAGTCGTGGTCGTGGTTTCATACCACGTTTGCCGATACCGCCTTGAAATTCTTCCTCCTCCTCGCCATTGCCATCGCCATTGCCATCGCCATTGCCATCGCCATTGCCATCGCCATTGCCATCGCCATCATCGTCCATGAATGCTTCTGCACCACGCGGTTCATCATATTTAGCAGTAAAATCAGCAGCAGTAAAATCATTACGAAACAATGCATCATAATCAGGATCTGCAAATCCGGAAAAATGTTGAAGATCGGGAGCATCGGCAGCACCGCTAAACCCACATTCACTATATTTTCTACTTCTGCAAATGTGACAATCCCTCTTAAATTTCCCGTGGTCGCATATACTTGCGCATCGAACGCCGTGCAATAGAAAACACTTTTTACATTGGTCTTTCTGTATGTTATGAATGCAGAGGTTTCCGCCGCCGCACCCTTGTTTGCACCTGGATTTGCGGACTCCGTGTATGCAAAATGCATTTGGATTGCAAGCTGGACAACTTAGCTTATTTCGTCCGTGAGGACACGGAGTGCATTTTGAACAATGGCTACTTTTTGCTATTCCATGAATGCAAAAATTTTCTGGCCTGCATAGTATACATTTTGTATTAAGCTTATCGTGTTCGCAATAGGAACCCGCTCTACATTCTCGACACGATTGTATATTCAACCCGTGTTTACATCTCACGCCACCAAACATTTTTTTCAATGACTTTTTCATTCTTGTACTTTTATATTTGATCCTATTTATTGTATAAAATCTTATCGTATAAAGACATATAATAAATAATATATAATAAAATAATATAATATATAATAAAATAATATATTATTTATAGTATTTGATTGTATTTGATTATATAATTATAGTTAATTATATAATTATAGTATAGTAAAATTTACATTACACCCTCACTACACCCTCGGTATATAATTTTCTAAATGTAGTATAGAATTTTTTTGCCAAGTGTTCATATGACTGCGAGGATTTTTACGTTCAACGAGCGCAATTGCTTGTTTAGAATTCATTCCGTGTTTATACATTAAATATGCGACCGCGCCACAATTACTTCGCCCTTTACCCGCATAACAGTGTATTAGTATACGCGCTTTTGGATTTTCGTCATGAATTTTATCTATAATACGAAACAGCTTTTCATAATCTTCTTTTTTCGGAGGCATATAATCAGGAACCGGTATATTATAATATTTGATAATTGTATCATTTATCCATTCAACATCCCATTTTCGATATTCATTCGGTTCAATAAATCCAATAACCGCATCAAACGCGGAAATAACATCATAGTTCTCTTTTGTTGGAATACTTGAAACAGAAATGATGTTGTTTATATGATACATGTGAAATTTATCATCGTGAATGAGTCCGGTTCGTTTTGTGACATTGATAATTCTTTTGAGAATTTCAAGCCCAATGTAATTTAAATAATAAAACATAGGTATATAAATAAATGTATACGTATATAATTATATAATAAATATATAATTATATATTTATTATATAATTATATATTTATTTATATTATGAATAAAGGAATGAATAAAGGAATGAATGAAGAAGAATTTGAAAAGTTTTTACATGAATTATTTGAAGAAATACATAGGAAATATGGAAACGGAAACGGATTTTATAGATCAAAATTATAAAAAATTATAGACAAAATTAATTTATATTATATTCAGGCAGACATTGTAAATTAAATTAAAGTGGGTTAGAATAACATGACCACTTAGTGTAACATAAATTACTAAAAAAACATTTAATAAAACAATAATATAGTATCTTTATAATAATGTCACCATCCCGGTAAATCGGTAATTAAATTTGCACTTGTGATATTTCCAATTTTTTGTCGGTCCACATTGATGACCGCAGAAACATTATTCAATCTTGTTAAAATGTATTGTTTTTCTTGCTGCTTTTTACGTTCTTTTTCTTCTGGCGTTAATTTGCCTTTATATTTAAAATAAAGAATGGAACAAAGGAGAAACACAAACAGAATAAACATGGATATATTGAATATGGTGTTGTAATGATTGCTTCGTATTTGGTTGCATCCTTTTAAAACGCCGCTAAAAAATGATTTTACACCGGGTTCAATTAGGGTTGGTTTTTCATCATTGGATACTCCCGATCTAAAAAAATTCATTCCAAAGTTCATTTTATTTTATTTTATTTATTTTTTATTTTTATTTTTTATTTATTATATTTTTTATTTATTAAATGAAAAAAAATAAGTTAGTATATATATAGTATATTTATATCATAAATACTAGAATAAAACTCAAAATAAAAAAAAATGAAAAGGTCATTAAAAAAAATGTTTGGTGGTGTGAAATGCCAACATGGACGACATAAATCAAGTTGTCCAATATGTAATCCGTTGCGATACTGTATTCATGGAACAGAAAAAACCAAGTGCAAAAAAGGGTGTGGAGGTGGATCCCTGTGCCAACATGGTGTTCTGAAAAGTCAATGCACTCAATGCGCTCGTGAAGGCGTTCGGGTTGCGGGTATATGTCCCCACAGTATTCTTAAAAAAAATTGCAGTGTTTGTACCCCTTCCATTAAATGCATTCACGGACATTTTAAACGATATTGCGGGACATGCATCAAATTAAAAAAAGAGAAAGACGCACTTGCCGATGATACTATTCATGCGGCAACAGAACATGGACATGGATCTGCTGCTGTTGCTCCTCCGCCTCAAGCTGCTGATTGGGGGGCTTTTTCTCGCGATCACGACGACTTAATTGTTAATGGTTATGGTCATGACGATTTGGATGGTCGTGTGCATGGGCATGGTTATGATTATGGTGATGACGATTGGGATGCTTATGCTGCTCAAGGAACGGCGGCAGCATCGCGCGGTGTAGAAGCATTCATGGACGATGAGGAAGATTTTCTAGAAAAGCGAGGATTACTGGGCGGCAGCAAACGTGGTATGAAACCACGACCACGACCACGACCACGACCACAAAATCATACAAAAAAAGTAAAAACAAAACGAACAAAACGTTCAAGAAAAAACAAGTAAAAGAATAAATAATTAAGATAACTTTTTTATAGTTGAATAATAATAATATAAAAATTTTATAGTTATTATTATATTATTATTATTTATTCAGTTACTATTTTATTTAATTATATTATTATTATAAAAATGTCTTCTTCCAGTTCAAGTCCGAATGCAACGCCACCAACAGCAACGCCACCGACATCGTCGGAACAAGTCGTTGATCCTGTAGCATCAATTTATGTATATACTGGCATTACTGTAGTATATTTTATTTTTAAATATTTGATGCCGGAAAGGGAATCCGTCTTATTCATTATTTATTTTATTTTAGTTCTTGCCAGCCAATTCGGTTTAAATGTATATTTAGCAAAACAAATGTGCAATAGTCCGTCAAATGTAGGAACCGCCGCTCTCGCAACTTTTTTGCCATGGATTTTCATTTTCGGAATTCTTAACTTGCTGTTAAGGATGTTTCCAGGATGGCTGTCCGCCTTCTCAAATACAATCGGATATGCAGTTGCCAGCGTGGCTGGTGTGGCATCACTCTTTACGGATCAACTTCTTAATGTTGGAAAACCGCCTAGCAAAGATGCATTTAAAGTGATACAAAATGTGACAAATGACCCGTCTACAATTATTAATACCATCAGTGATGAAAATATTGAAAATTTTTGGAATAAGAGTATAAAAGTACAATTTTTCAACAGTTTTCAAGAAGTAACACCTGGTGTCGAGCCGCCGCCACAGTTCATACAACTTAAAAATTTCATCCGATTGAAAAATATTGTTTCCTATTTCATTTGGTATTTGTTGACCGGCGTTTTAATTACATCCATAAGTTATAATTACATGTTGTCAGTGCCGTGTGTGCAAACGCCCAAACAAGCGCGCGAGTCGGCAGCACAGTTTATAACAAGTCAAAGCGCCAAAAAACAGGCATCGGACGACGCAAAAGCAAACATGCCAATATATAAAACGGATGGTAGGTAATTCGATTGATTATTTTCGACGATTCGATTTATTTTTAGCCGTGTAACGTTTGTAATATTTTTTTTTACCACCAACATTGCCAATACTGTCACTTCTTTGGATTTCTTGTATATCCTCTTCCATGACTCTTGCAACAATATCCATTATGGCCACACGTGAAATCGACGGATTCGCACGACGCGCATCTTGAATCGCACCTATAATTTTTCCAACTAGCAATCTTTGGTCATGATTTAACAAAGTACGACGCGCCATAGTAACAAATTCATACACCATTTCATAATAACTTTGTATATTACGTTCGACTCTTATATTTTGACGAATGTGGGCTTGAAATGCTTCTACTTGATCCGGATTCATTATTAAAATCACGGATTCAATGATTGGATTTGATAAAACTCTATTTATTTCGCGTTCTCTTATCTCTCTATCTCTTTGTTCTTGTTCAAATCGTGCATATTCTTCTTCCGTTTCGTATCCATACTGTTTCCATTTTGGCGACATTACCTTTCCGCCCGTGTAAGAGCGCCTTCTATTGTTTCTGTTACTTATTTTTTTTTTGGCACTTTTTATATTTCTATTTCTCTTCATGACAACTTACCCCCCCCCTAAATATAAAATAGTAATGTAATATAATGAATAGTTATAAACTATTGAAATATTATTTTATAAAATAATATTTATAAAATAATTAAATTACAACTATGATATTTATATTTGAAACCATTTCGATGAAACAATTGTATTGTCGATTAAAAACATGTCATATTTTGAAATAAAATATTTTTCAAACCATCGTTTACTAATGACATTATACCCTTTATCAAATGCGTATTTACAGTAAGATTGGTATATGGAATATAATGATTGACTATTCATTTGCCCTGAACTCACTGGCGGTGGAGGAGCTTGTGAATTTTTTAATAATTTATAATATTCATTAAACTCTTCGATTTCTTTTTGTTTGTTCCAAATTTCTGGTTTGATTCCAACTTGAATTAAATATTTGTCGTCTTCAATAATAACATCGGGATAAAAATGGCGTATAAGACCTAACAGCATTTTATCGGATGCATTGTTATGCAGCAATGTGGTTGCCGATTTTTTAATCGATTTATTAAACAGCATGAGCAGTTCATCAATTTCTAATTCATATTCTTGTTCAACGCATTTTTCTCCACATTCTTCTATTTCTGTAACTGTATTATAACTACTATCACTACTATAACTACAAATATTATAAATATTACAAATAATATTACTTTCCCAATATGAAATAAAATTACACACGAATGGGAGGTGCTTACTTGTTCTATTTTTCATGATAAAATTATCAATTTCATAAATACTGCTGTTAAACGTGGTAAGGAAATTTAAACTAGCACTAGAATTAGAATCAGATGCAATTTCAATTCCAAATTCAGAATAATGTGTTAACAACATATGTCTTAGAGAATGATTGAAAAACACATTTGGGATACCCTCGTCTTCAATAAATACTTTCCACAGATACAACATATTTTTCCATGAAATATTGTATCCATCGCATTCTTCCGTAGTTGTATTTATAAATTGTTGTAAAATTTCCATGCTTTTATTGTTCTTCAAGTATAATGCGTAGTTGATTACTGAATAGTTGTTGCAATAATTTTCTAAATATGAATCTCCGCAAACGTAACGCGTGGAATAGTGCGAAGCAACGCAAAATAAATTAACGATTCGATTAGAGTCAATAAAGTTGAACAATAAGGAAGATGGAGAGATTTCGCGCATTTGAATTAAACGACAATCATCGCTTGCGTGTTCATAATATTTAAATTTGAAATGGTTCAACAAGTTTATTCCGAAAAATTTATAGCATTCTTGACTCAGCTCTTTAAACAGCGGTATCAGTGTTTTGGAATGAATAAAATAATAGTATGGTTTATTTTTTTGTAGAATATCACCAATTACAGTGAGAAAATATTTCGCAGCATCTTTGGTTGAAAAAAGTGACGGTACTACAAGTTGTATAATATCTTGAATGGTTTCCGATTCTGGAATAGATTTCAGCACATTATTATCCTTGATTCGTTTCATAAGTTGTATTTTAATTTTATATTTCCAAGGCATTAACTCTGGATATTTCGACGTTATTGTCGTGAGAATCAAGTGCTGAATATTGTCCTCTTTTACAACTTCGTACATTTTTTCGTCCGAGTATGTAAAGAATAAGTCGGTTGGCGAGTAATAGAAAAAATGCGTCTTGGCCAGAAACTCTTCAATAAAATCATCCGATTTTTCTTCTAGTGTATTTTTTCTCTCTTCTCTCTCTTTTTGTTGTTGACACGCGTTTTCACAAATACTCGGCAAATTATTTTTAACGTAATGGTGTATTTTTTGTTTCATATTTGGATACTGTTCAAATAAATTTTTAATCATGTCAGTGCATTCTGCTTCTAAATTTTCGTCGTTACTATTATTCGCATTCGCATTCGCATTCGCATTCGCATTCGCATTCGCATTCGCATTCGCATTCGCATTCGCATTCGCAGGGTTCATATTCATACGTACGTAAGTATAACGAGTTGTTAAATATATAAATACATGTTTTTATATTTATATGATTATTCGAAATTATATTTTATTATAAAATATTTGCGGCTTATTCGCGTTTCATTGACTTTCTACTTTTTTTGCCGTATCTGCGTCGTGACGATGATCTAGATCTATATTTCTTTTTATTGTTGTTTTTATTGTTGTTTGAAATTTTTGTTCTTCGACCGCCAAGTTGAAGTTTTTTATGTTTTACCAATGAACTTAAAAATTTTGCACGACTTGGATCCGTTTGTTGCATTCGTTCTACATTTTCTGATGAAATTTTGCTTCCAACTTCAGTAAAAAGATCGTCTTCATATCGACGCGGATTATTCATTATAATTTTTTTAATTCTCTTTATAATTTTATTTTACTTGTATTATATATACTTTTATATTATATATTATATATTATAATATAATTGATAACTATAATATAAATAAATACTTTGAGTTACAACGTTGTTGCTGTCGCCGTATTCATGAGTCCTAAAAACATCTTAAATCGGTGGTCTAAATTATAAACGTGAGTTTCAATATTTACTAAATCTGCGGAAACATCGAAACTTCGCACATAATAAAAATATTTTTGAGCGTGTGCTTTGATTTTTTTCAACATGTCGTCCAACTCGTTATGCAGCTTCACGCACATTTCATGGATGCCTACAAGCGCTTTATGAATGCTGGGTCGCTCATGAACGGCATCCGATATCTCTAAAATATAACTTTCAATGACTTCCAGCTTATACAAAATGTCCAGTTTCTCAATCCTGGATTTAATGTATCCCTCGCTGCACATGTAGTCGGATAAAACTTCGTACAGTTTTGAGTTTGTCGCCCCGATGGAACGCAGCACTGCATCTCGCTGTAAAAGTGTAATTACGATTGACATGGATTGGATTATTATACTAATATTATAATATTATTACTGTTATTATTTATTATTAGTAATATATATTTATATTTTTTTATAGGTATTATTAATTAATTTTACTTATGATTTATCTCTCTTCTCTCTAAAAGTAAAATTGTGAACTTGAATATATATTTTGATTCAATCTTTTGAAGTATGATTCATTTTATTTTAAGTTTCTATTTTGAATGTAGAGAGAATAGAGATATAAATCATAATTACAAAAATGAAAATACAAATGAATTGAAATATCATAAAATTGTATAAAATGTCATTTTTTATTTCTTGTGTTTTCTAGATTTCATTTTTTTACGACGACTTTGTTTTTTATTCTTCTTTTTATTTTTTCGTCTAGAACCGCCAAAATTAACAGTTTGCATAGGCAATGGTGGAGGTTGTTGTTGCGTTTGCGCAAGATATTTCTGTTCCATTCCTGCTGGTTCGCTACTACTTGGCGGCATCATTCCTGCTGGTTCGTTGATACTTGGCGGCGGCATCATTCCTGGATTTGATGTTGCTGCAAGTTCTTCGGACAGTAATGGTTCGGGTTCGGGTGGTGATAACATGTCTGATTCTGAAATTGCAACTGAATCCGGTCTTTGAATTTGGCTTTCAGGAACTAGTGATTCTAATTCTGATGGCGATGACAAATCGTCTCCAGATTGTTGTTCGACGACGACGGGTTCCGATGAACTACTACAAACTTCTTCAGCTGCTTGTTTTGCCTTTTCGCATTTTTCTTGAGGACTTGCCGGTTTAAATTTGTTTATAATATCATCAAAAATTCCACCACCGCGGATGCGCTTTTGTTTTCTGCGTTGGCGCCGCGTTCGTCCATATTTACTTCTCGACCGTCTCAACGTGTGTACCATTATTTTAAAATTAAATTACGTATATATATATATATATATTTACGATATAAAAATTATTATAAAAGTCATTATAATAATTTTTATTTTTATATGTTTAATGGTTCAATGAAAAGAAATATATAAAAAATGCATTAAATACTCTAAAGATTCTCTAAGGAGCGTATATCTGACGATTGCCGACACCACCGTAAATAGAGCCGCCTCCCGATTTGAATGCATTGTTTGCGCCCTTTTTTTTGGGAGCGACGCATCCGCCGGCGCGGCACCGCCTGATCGCATCATTTCGACTTGTGGTATCGTTGCTTTTGAATGACAAGGGCGCACTTGTTGCTAAACCCACCTTCATACTTCCTGCGCCAATGGCATTATTTTTAAGACGCTCGATTCTTTGGGAACTGTCTTGCGGGAATGAAATCGGCTTTCCAACAAGTCCGGTGCGTTTATGGGGTGGTATTTGGTTAAATGTGGAACCAATGCTGGCACGAACCGTTCCGGCAATTTTATTGTCTGTGTTATTAGGCCCATTTGGTTCGCCTTTGGTTGCTACAAAAGTGCGACGACCCATTGCAAACACGCTGTCATTGGAAGACGGATAAAATTGTTGGGGCATGGGGTTGACGCCGGTAAGTGTTGCATTATTTCCGCGCTGTTTCATCAACACGTGATTATCGGGCGGACCATTGAAATTATATTTTAGTTTGAATGCCATTTTTAAATAATGTATTTTATATATGTTAGTTATTATTTGCTTATATATCTATACCTATATATTTATGATATAAAATAATTTATATTTACAATATTTTGAAAAATTGAAAATTAAGAGTAAAATTTATAGATGAAGGTATGGTATGGGTATGTTGCTGATTTACATAAAATGAAATGAATAAATAAAAATAAATATAAGATAAAAATACATAATAATCATTTGACACATTCAACAGGTGTCCATTTTTTAAATCTATAATTAAAAATACACTTCATTTTTATTTTTTTAGTCAAATCCACAAATTTATCAATGTTTGTATTTTCAAATTCGTCTTCATCATCGCTTTCTTCTAAAGCGTCCAACGATTTGTTTTCTTTAATATTTCTAAACAAGGCATTCATGAAAACACTGGTTTTATAATCGGGTATTGATGCAACAAGTTTATCAGAAATTGCATAATCCGACGAGTGATCCGGATCTACGAGATTATAAATATCATTTTGAATATCTGCTGAAACGATGAAAATTTTATATTTTTTATTATTAGTATTATTGTTATTATTATTATTATTATTACTATAATCATTCGATTTTTCGACATATTTTTTAATGTTTTCTACAGGAATGTTTTTTGAAACTGTAATGATTGGTATCGGCATTTGTGGTTGCGCCTGTTGTGGTTGCGCCTGTTGTGGTTGCGCCTGTTGTGGTTGCAATGTTGACTGTAAATGTGAATCCGTTTTTTGTATAGTCGACAATACATTCAAATGAATATTTTGATACTGATTATTCGTGTCATTGGACTTTTTTTTTTGAATACAATAAACTTGATAGAATGGTTTGACAGCTGAAATGCGTTCAAGACAAGTATCAATATGCGGTAGCCCAATTTCAATCTGAAATGTTTTCTCCAAGGTCGCCGTTGTAAATGCAAGATGTAGTGTTTTACACTTTTCAAATACGGTTTGCGTCACATCGAGATTGATTCCATTATAATAATGAATATTCTCTATTGTAAAATAATATTGAATAATAGAATTCGAGGTTGCATTCATAGGCGGCGATCGATAATAGAAATGGGTTCCATATAGGATTGTGTCATTCGGGAAAATGCGCGACGTTTTTTTACACGTTACATTCACAACTTGTTTATCATTATCAAGTTCCAAAAATAAACATTCGCCGTTTTTAAACCAGACAAAAAATTTTTTACCTTTAGGTATCATGAAATATACATTATTATCATCATCATGTTCATGTTCATTGCTCGAATTCGAAACTTTCTTATAAGATTTCAACTCATAAGAAAATTTTATTTTTGGAAATTGTTTTAATAGTTTTGCATATGTAACTTGTTTATTTGAATGACTTTCAATGATTTTTTCTGTGGCAACGGTACCTATTTTATTATTTTTAAATGGATTCATTGTCTTATGTGTTATGTCTTATCTATTATAACAATATACTTATATAGATATGTAACTATTCTTTTATACTATATTTATAAACTATTTTATATGTCATCAAGCGATTAAGATGAATGCACATATAAAATAAAATAAATAAAAGTATTATTTGGTAAATGAAAAAGATGATATATTTGAATCTAAAGAATCAAAAGCGGTGGTGTTTGAATTATACAGATTTTGAGAACCAGATTTAAAATCAGAACCAAGGTCTTTAAGAAAGTGAATAAGATCTTCTTTCATAGATTGCTGCGTCGTAGTGGTAGCGATGGTTTCATTCGTGTGTTGTTGTTGTAACGAGTGAAACATTTCGTTGTATTTTTCTTGTGGAAGAGTTACTAAATCTTTTACTTTTGGAACAGTTAATGTTGATACGAAAAAAGAATAAAGATAGTGAAGAAGAAATATGAAAATAAGCGATAAAATAGAAACTTGAATGATCCAATACCACATGTTATTTTTTTATTTTTAAAAGTTATTTTCTAAATTATTATTTTGTAAAAATGATCACGATCCTTTTATTAAAATATAAAAATATAAGTTTAATATGATAAAAACGTACAATATTTTTATTTATGTTTATTTCATTTATTTTTATTTCATTTATGTTTATTTCATTTATGTTTATTTCATTTATGTAAAAAACAGTGAACCAAAATGAAATAAAATATTATTGATAAACGATTTAAAACCAAAGATTAAAATAGATATAGAAATCCATCAAAAAGGAAACATCGTATAGATAAATAAATGCCATCGATTGTAATTGTTGAAAAAAATGGTGATTTGAAAGCTCAAGAATATAAGAGTTCAACTCTAGATGAATTGTATAAAAAGTGTTCTTTTAAAAAGGCGGACGGATTCGGAAAGGTTACAGAATGGACGTATTCTAAAAAAGGCGAAAATATGATTACGGTAGAGTTGTGGGCACGAAGTGATGGTCAAGCGAATCAAGAAAATAAATATGATTTTCCTCCGCCTGTAGACAGCGAACTGTTTTTTGGAAGTTGTGCTCTTTTGGCAAGAGATTCAAATATGAGCATCGTTGATTTGACAGTTGAAAAATGGAATAAAGTGTACGAGCACTTATTTGGCGGTTTTGAAACGCTTGCCGATAACGAAGATGAAGATGATGAAGAAGAAGATGAATTGGACAATGTTCCTTCAAGCATGAAAACGAAAGACGGATATTTGAAAGACGGATTTATTATTGAAGATGCGTTGGAGGATGGGGGGGAATCCGATAATGAGGATGTTGATTGTGAAGATGACGGCGAAAATGCTGATTCTGAGGACGAACCGTGTGACGAAAGATGCGAGTCCACAACCACGGACGATGATGAAGATGACGGTGGCTCCGAAGATTCTTCCGAGCTAACATCAGAAGAGTATGACTATTCCGATTCGGATTCTGAAAAAAATGTTACATGAAATGATTAAATAAATGTGAAGATTTTGAAACTGGAATAAATATGTATATAAAATAATTAATATTTATATAAAAATAAATATTAATCATTACCGTCGGCCTTCTAAATTTCGAAAAATAAATTAAGCAATAAGTTATATAAACATTTCTAATTTTTTGATATTATCTCAATTATTATATATGTATAAATGTATAATACAATATATAGCAAATGAATTCCCAACTGCCCGAACTGCGAGACCTACCACAAGCACTACCTTCAATGTCTGATGAAGCTTATGGAAATACTGTAAATGAACAGTTACTACCAGGTGAATATGATTTGTTTCGCGACCGCAGAGGATCCGCCCCCATGAAAAAATCGCAATATGATGTCGCTGCACGAGCTCCTGTCACTGCACGAGCTTTCCAACCTCCACAAACAATGGAAGAAATTAATTTACGAAGAAGACAAACTGAATTTGCTACATTGAGCGAGCAGTTAGCAAAAGGAATTATTACACCAGAAGTATTTGGACAGAAAAGTGCCCTTTTAAATTTATCTGATGAACAGATGGATGAAGCCGGGTTATTTCTATTAAACAAAAAAGGTGGTAAAAGAAAATCTCGTTGTTTAAAGATGAATAAAAGGCGTCGGACTCGGTCAAATAAACGGTCAAATAAACGGTCAAATAAACGGTCTCGTAAATAATACAATTTTATTTATTTTGATTATTACATTATTTCAATTATTATATTAAATCAAAATATAAATCATATTATACAAAAATTGATTTTAAGACAGATTATCATTATAATGTAGTAAAAGAAAGACAATCTCAACCCTCAAATTCAAAAAAAATGATTATTAACGATGCAGAATCGTTTCGCCAGAATATACGCAAAAAACTTTCAGAAAAAATAAAAGACGACAGCAGCTCTGGAAAAATCGGACTCAATCTGGAAAAGGGCGTTTATAATCGGACGCTGCAAAGAGCAGATGAAATGAATATTGTGAAAAAATGGGACAATGCATATTTTGTTCAGTTATACGTTGACTGGTTGAAATGCGTATTCATTAACCTTGATAACCCAGAAGTAATGAGCATGATTGCGTCGAAAAAAATCAAACCGCACGAACTTGCATTTATGACGCACCAAGACATGAATCCGAAAATGTGGACAAAAATCATAGAAGACAAGAAGAATCGCGACAAGAACAAGTACGAGCTTAAAATTGAGGCGTCTACCGACCTGTTCACGTGTCGTGCATGCAAGTCGAACAAGTGCACATACACGCAACTTCAAACGCGGTCGGCGGATGAACCGATGACGACATTTGTCACGTGTCTTGAATGCGGAAAGAGGTGGAAATGTTAGAGAAATATTTATAAAGCACTAAATATAAACACGAGAAATACTAATATACATAAACGGCTCTAATATATTTTTCATCTGTATTTTCTGGCAGTATAGTAATGAATTCTTTATAATATTTAATATCACATACATCTTTCACAACTTCTTTTTCGTCAATAAAAGATGCCACTTTCATATTCAGCAAAGAAGTAATACATGGTTTAAAATGATATTTATTTAACATATTCTCTTCCATGGTTTTTCGTGACATTTTTTTTAAATAATGCTGCAAATTGTCATTTTTGTTTATAACTGTTGACATACAAGATAACATTCCCAGTTGTTCGTTGTATTCTGTATGTACTTTTCGCAAATTAATAGTTATATTGTAGTCATCAATATTTAATTTATTCAATATATGTTTAAATAATTCTGAACTAGATAATGGTGATGATAGTTTATTTTTTGGAATTTTTATAATTTTTTTTTTATCACACTGGCGAAAATGAAACGCATCTTTACACATGTGTTTTATATTTTTGAAAATTTGAATGTCATCTTGTATGAATTGGGATAAACTGTGTTTATAATATTTAAATGTAAATGTTTTTATTTTATCGTGATAAACGTCGTCTATTTTAGATAATACAAATTTAATACTATACATGTCATAATATAGATGACTCCAACTTACAATAAGCGCATCGTCCTTGATAATAAACGAAAGGGTTTTATTTGTTCCAAGTCCACCAATTTTATCTTCATATTTTATATATTCATTGTTTTTTTCCAAACGTTGAATCGATATTATAATTTTTTTTTTATCGATATTTTTATGTAATGGAAATTTCAGTACAAATCGTTGCAAACTCCAAAACGCATGAATCATGTAATATGTGTAGTATATATTAATGGTATATTTTTATTTATTTATACAAATAAATGAATAAAAATATTACTAATTTTATTTAATTTAATATATTATATTATAATTATCAGAAAAAAATGAATACAAAGTCATTTTTTTATTCAACATTGGTCGCGTCGGTAATAGTTCAAATTATAACGGGTATCATTGAAATTGCAACCGCACTGTTTGCGTCCGTCTCTCCAGAATACAATATAATAAGACAGTTGCTTTTTTTAGAAATAGTGGTTCAGGCAATTGAGGGGTTATTCTATGTTTGGTTGCTGCTCAATTTTACAAGCGTGATAAACGCCACTCCGAAACGTTACATCGACTGGTCGATTACAACGCCAACCATGTTGATAACGCTACTATTTTATTTAATATTTTTAGAGAGAAGAGAGAAAAATGAAGATACAACGGGGCTCAACTTCATTGACTTGGCGGTTGAAAATGGAAATACAATTTCAAATATTTTTATTTTAAACTGGGCAATGTTATTCTTTGGATATTTGGGAGAGATGAATGTTATATCGACGCTAACAGGAGTCATACTTGGATTTGTTCCATTTTTACTCTATTATTACATTATTTATCAAAAATATGCAGCTGGATCATCATCGACCGGAATAAAAATTTTCTGGTATTTTTTTATTTTTTGGTCGCTTTATGGCGTGGTTGCTCTTTTACCATACTATTTAAAGAATGGATTATATAATATCTTAGACCTATTTGCAAAGAATTTTTTTGGACTTTTTCTGAGTTACATTATACTACTGAAAAAATATTAACCGCAGTTTCACATCCGCAGTTTCACATCCGCAGTTTCACATCCGCAGTTTCACATCCGCAGTTTCACATCCGCAGTTTCACATCCGCAGTTTCACATCCGCAGTTTCACATCCGCAGCTTCGATTTTTACTATGATTATGAGTATGATGATTAATATTCAACAAATAATTTCAAGGTCTTGTAGTTTCCACAATTCTGATCCGCCGTTCGGTATCGGCCTTCGAATAATAAAAGGTAACCGTTTGTGTTCCAGTTCCAGCTGCGCAATAATGTAGCCGTCAATAATTGTGGGGTTGACGTCAATGTATGGTTTGGCGCCTTCATTCAGCTGTTTTGTTCGTATTCCCAAAATGCGCGTTTTCTCATATTTTGTTAAAAATGGCAGCGTTTTATGATATGGGTCAACAATTCTACCATTTTCATCTCGAACGACGCGAGACAGGGTTTCAGTTTCTTCATGGTTAAACGATAAACATTCGGGATGATGTGCTGCAATGTATTTTTTTTTTGTTTCATGATCAAATTTTTGAAGAATGTCGTCATCATCGTCATCGTCATCGTCATAGTCATCGCCATCGTCATCGCCATCGCCTTTATCACTTCCTTTTTCCTCCACACTTGCATCATCGTTACTTCTTTTAGATGAAGGTGACATCAACTCTTCTACATCATCGTCATCGTCGCTGAAATGCACACTTTCATTTTGAGAGTCGTCGGCAGCCGACTCGGTCTCGGCATCGGAATTAGAACCAGAACCAACAGATTCAACGTCAACATCGCTTTCACTCATTTTATAATAACAAGAAACGTTTTTAACAATATGTTTAGTATATACTAATGTATTTATATAATATTTCATATATTTCAATTTTTTATTATTGAAATATATGTTGTTTATTTAAAAATAAATAAAATAAATAAAATAAATAAAATAAATAAAATAAATAAAATAAATAAATAAAATAAATAAAATAAATAAAATAAATAAAATAGTAAATAACATTACATGTTTCTGTTTTTTTGAAGTTGTTCTAATGACACTTGGCCAACTTTATCTGGAGTATAGGTATCGGGCGGCGTTTCTATTCTTCCTGCGTTTGAATAGTCGATTGTGGAATAATTGTACATTTGGCGCATTCCGCCATTTCCTTTTGCGAGCAACTCGTCGCTGGTTTGATCCCAAAAACTATATGTATCGGACGCCACACCGTGTCCCATGAAATCGCTCGTTAATGAAAATGGCGCCGGTTCTCCATTGTTGTTTGTCGCAACTTGTTTCATTTCATTTTCCATCGGAGTTAAATACTGTAAAATCTGGTCCCCGTATAAAATTTGATTACCGCGATTGAGCAGAAGCAGCGCCGGAACTCGATTCACTTGTGGAGGAAGCAGTATCTTGTCTCCATTTTCTAGAATTAAATGCGTAACTCCGTCTTGCGACTTTTCTCTCTTATCGATGCACAAAAAATGTATCTCTTTGCTGCACGCGCTTTTCGCAAGAACTTGTAGTAATCGTTTTGATTTTTCACAAAAATTACTGTAATAAACAATGCTGCTCATATTTATTTATAATAATATATTAATGTAAAGCAGAATTATTTAAGTTATTTTTTATACATAATTTTTATCGAAATAATTAATTAATTAGTATTTTTATTTTTATTTATTTATATTTTAGAGAAATATTATTTAATTAAAAATTGATTTAATAGTTACAATATAAAAATAATAAAAGGAACCAACGAAAATCGAATTTATAAGATGACTCGTGCGCCAACAATTTCCACTTATAATAACAACAAAGATGAACAACTCACATTCACGTTGGAAAATTGCAACGTGTCGATTGCAAACGCCATTCGAAGAATCATATTGTCTGATGTCAACACATACGTTTTCAAAACATTTCCGCATGCAGAAAATAGGGCAAATTTCACCGTGAATACGACGCGCCTCCATAATGAGCTTTTAAAACAGCGCTTAGGATGCATTCCGATTCATCACGTTCACACAATGGAAGGATTTCAAAACGATTACAAAAATTACCTTGTGGAAGTGGATGTGAAGAATGAGTCGGATACTATACGATATGTTACTACCGAGGACTTCAAAGTAAAAAGGGCGAAAAATATTGAAAAGTCGGGCGGTTCTCATGATGATGATGACGTCGTGTATGAATATTTGTCCGAATCGACAGTGCGAAAGATATTTCCTCCCGATTCTGTATGCGGCGAATATATCGAATTTGCAAGATTGTTGCCCAAATTATCTTCAAATGTGCCTTGTGGCGAAGCCCTTGCATTTACTTGCACGATTGAAATTTCAAATGCTAAATTTGACGGCATGTACAATGTGGCGCACACTTGTTCGTATAGCTGCACGCCTGACGAAAAAGAAATTGAAAAACAGTGGAAAGCCAAAGAGAAAGGGGTGCGCGAAAGTTTCGAATCTGGATCTTCTGCGTCTGTGGATCAACAGCTAGCTTCTGCAAAGAAGAACTGGGATCTCCTTGAAGCGCAGCGTATATTTATTCCTGACAGTTTCGACTTTGTTATCGAAACGGTTGGCGTATATACGAATGTTCAGCTGGTTACCAAGTCATGCGACATTATGATTAAAAAATGTGAAAAATTATTGGCCGATATGGAACACAGTAGTAGCAGTACTGAAACTGAAAGTAAAATCGGTATGAAAAATATAATTGAACCGGCGAATGAACTAACAACCATGAAGAATGCATTTTGTATTAACTTGATTGGAGAAGATTATACTCTTGGAAAGGCAATCGAATATTTACTATTTTCGAATTATTACGATAAGCCCGATGGCGTTGCATCATTTTGTGGATTTAAAAAACCGCATCCGCACTCCCTGGACAGTTTTATTATTGTTGCATTCAAAGAGGAAACGGAGTTATCAAAAGTGCAAGAGTATGTTTCCAAGGTTGTTTCTGAATGCATCTCGATTTTCAAGTCGCTGTTCGAATCATTCAATGATTTTAATTCTAAGAAAAAATAAAATAAATTACAGTAATAAAATTACGGTGAAATAGAAATAATGTGAAAATTCCTACTTTTTATACTTTTTATACTTTTTATACTTTTTATACTTTTTATACTTTTTATACTTTTTATACTTTTTTATAAAAGAACAATAAAAATATAAATTGAATTTTTATTTCATGATATAATAACATGCAATAAAAACCCAGTCGTAGAGAAATGAAGAATTACAGCAGCAACAACAAGAACATCGGCAACAAGAACATCGGCAACAAGAACAGCGGCGACAATCACAGCCAAGATGGTTCGCATGAAAAAAAAACATTTCACGGACCGTATTCGTCCAACATATTCAATGCTCCAATTGTGAATGCCATCACAGGAGTTAAATATCCTTGGAAGGTCGGTTCATACGGCGAGAGTTACTTGTGGAAGGTTGTAAACTGCACCAAGTTTGAACCCAAACTCTACTTTTACGACTCCCCGGAGCAGTACGAGGAATACAGAAGGGTCCGTATTTCTCCTGAAGCAAAATTCGAATGGCACCGTTTGCAACAGCGACTTGAAATTGCGTGAGATTAACACATAATCTGTTTTGGTTTGTGGTGGTGTGTCGTGTGTGTGGTGGCGTGTGGTGTGTGGCGTGTGTCCATGTCATTGTGAAGAATAAAAACAAAAAAAATAAAAAGAACAAATATTTTATTTTTTTTTTTATTATTTTAATTATTTTAACTTATTTTTGATATTTTGATTTTTTTATTCATCGTCGACAAGTTCATCAAACTCGGCATCTTCGTCGTCATTTGGATAAATGATCTTACAACCGCTCCAACCACCTTTGGCAACCTTTTTGAACTTCTTGTCCATGTAGTCGTGCAGCTCTTGAAATCGCGGGACATTCTTGTCATAATTACTCGTGTACCATTCCTTAAATTCTTGATTCAGTTCGTCGCGTTTCACAGCAAATGCTTTACCGGTACTGTCATTCATGCCAGCAACAACCTTGATTTTATCGCGAATAAACTCCGACAAGTAGTCCTGACTGTTTCGATACTTGTTGCTACTGAGTCGAACTTTCTCGCAAATTTTTACAGTTCCGCCAGTTTGGTATGCTTTTAAAACGAGCATTGCCATGAATACAGGCGCCCATCCTTCCAGCTTCTCATCCAAATGCTTGTCCACCTTGAACTGATACGGCATATCGGGATCATCCGTCTTGGGATCTTCGCAGAATTTCGATTCAAAATCCACTTTGCAGATGCGTCTCCATGTGCCGTCATCATTGCTCTTCACATCAAACATGACATTCGTGCAAACCACCAGCTTGAACTGAGGAACGAATGTGATCATTTCTTGATACAGCGCACGACCTTGCACCGGATCTCCACCCGTAATCTCTTTCAAAGGACCTTCGTTGATTCGATCTCCTTTCGACGGTTCATTCATTACCGCATACCGCACACCCTTTAATTGCACGACTTCCGACGCAGTGCCACCGATTTTGTTGCGCTTTTCGGTAATTAGTGTAATTGGAACAGTGCCTTTATATTTTCCGAAACAGTGTGACATGAGTTCAACCAGTTTCGATTTTCCGTTGCTTCCACAACCATTGTAAATATTAAACGTCTGGTCGCGATTCACGCCGATGAGACAAGATGCGAGATGATCCCACATGTATTCGCGCAGTTCGGGCGACGGAAATAATTGCGACATGAAGCTGACAAGTTCTTTTTCAATGCGCGCATATTCGAAACATCCGGGAGCATACGTCTCCAAAAAGTCGATCTCGGTGCATTTTGAAATGTAGTCAAACGGCTGACCAGGTCGAAATACTTTTTCATTAAAATCAACCACACCGTTGTTGAATCCCATGAGATACGGCTTGGAATCCAGATTCTCAATAAAGTCCTTGTCGTAAAACATTTCACGAACTTCGCGCAATATGTTGTTCTTTACACTTGTGGTTTTTAGTTGGTTGCAAATCTCCGTCATGCGTTTTGAACGGTCTTGGATGCTTTTGAATTGCTCGGATGTGCTGTCGTGTTCATTTAAACTGTCCAACAGTTTCATGCTTCGTTCGGAATAAATGCTGAGCATTTCAGTCGAGATGAGCCAACGAAGCGAAGTTCCGGAATCGCATTCAGACCACCGGTGATCTTTGAACTCAAACCACGCATTGTGCTTGATGCTCACGCACACGAAACGCCCCTTGAACAAGTGATACAACACATTTGCAAGGTCCACATCCGACGCCTCGTTAATCTTTGTTTTTCCAACGTGTGTAATAAGCGTCTGGTCGATGTAATAATCCACCGTCTCCTCGCGAATTTTCTTGTATTCGCCGGGATTATCCTGTTTCGACCAAAACATGATGGAGCGCCTCGAAAGTTCGCTTTTCCCAACCCTGAATTTTTGCCACTGTTTGAACATTTCTGGAATTCTAGAATAATCGAATTTTTCACTTTGCACACTGAACAACATCCACGTAAGAAACAATTTTTCACTGGTATTTTTTAGCGCCCACCCCACCTGAACCCACTTTTCATACGGCTCGTAAAATTTGCTGGAAAGTGACATGGTAAACTTGTGTGTTTCCACGACTTCATATTCTCGCGGCTCAGTTGAACTCATAACTGAACCTACCGCGTGTTCCAGCTGTTCCTTATTTGTAATCGAACTGTAATCAATAACGGGATTGTATGACGATACCATAACAATATTGACACGAGATGAGGAGGATCCAGATCCGGATCCAGTCGTCAAAGCACTCGAACAAGAGGGCGCCTTTTTTGTTTTAAACATTTGTTCGACTTCGGCTTTACACGAGTCAATCAGCGGGAACGACACGTGTCCGCGGTAGCGAGCAGTAAGCAACTTGAAATCCCTGTCAAATTTGAATTCGGTCGCCTTTTTTTCAGAAAACTCCCACTCGCCATTCGTGCCGCCGAGCTTTAATATAAAATGATATTTTAGCAAATACGCCTTGCATCCCGGTTTTCGCGAATTGTAAAGCTGCCACCCCGTTTTTCCGCTTGTAATTGAATTGTCAATGACATCCTCCCACGAGTTTGTAATTGGGAGCTCGCCCCAGATCGCCGGCAGTTCTGTTAGAATTTTGGCTCGAAGAAACATTTGCTGCTTTCTCTCCATTTGAATTCCAATAATCATATGAATACCGTCTTTTGTCATGTCGCTTTTGCAATTCACGGTCTGCTTTTCGAAAATAAATACCGGAATTTCGAGGTTACTAGTAGTACCAGTACCAGTACCAGTAAATTCCACCATCTTTTTCAGCGTGTTCATGTACAAGAGCACCATGTCGACGACGTTATCTTTTGAATGTTTGCGTTCTTCAACGCTCATGTCATACCTGAAATCGAAATCAACAAGAATTGGGCCGCCGTCTTCATGTTGAATTTCCGTAAGATATTCTTGTTTTCCCTCCACAAACACATGATTATAATATTTTCTATAAAAATCGTCGAGCTCGGATTCCGCTATCAGATACGCCCCGCCCTTGATTCCTAGTTCCACATCTTTCAGCCGCGTGTGAGTGCATTTTTCACCCTGTTTTATATAAAGAGACGATAAGTATGATGCGAAATGATATGTTCCAGTTCCATTCGCCTTCGCCATGCTCATGGTTGCTTGTTGATATAATAGAATGAGATAAGTTTAATTCAATTTTTATTTATTATACTTTTTTAAATAAAAATATAAATTATGAAATATGAAATATCAAAATATCCCTAAAAAATGAAAATCTTGTTTTTTTGAAAATGAAATTTCATTTTTCGATAATACTTCTATATATTCTAAATTGTGTTAAAATTAAAATGGATTTTTAACTGTTTCGTAATTTTTTATTTTCTTCTTCAAGTTCGTCGCGTTCTTCTTTTAATTTGTGGCATTCTATTTTCAAACCGTCGCGTTCATCTACAACCCTACGAAAAAGGGTTGTCAATTGTTTGAGTTGCCTTTCTAGACACATGTTTTTTTGATTTTCGTCATGCCATCCTTGCCACATTGACATTGTCCAAACCATTATTGTCTTTACTTGACTATTTTAATGCGCGGATAAAAAAATCAATTTTTAGTTTTATTTTATTTTATTTATAAAACGGATTCTCGTCAATGCGTGTTCCGCAGTATTGCACCGGAGATTTCGCGTAATCAACCGGTTCATAAATTCCTGATTTTTTTGCAGATTCGAGCAAAAATTTAAAATTGTCCCAGAATTCTTCCTTGTGCCCAATGCTTTCCGTCATTAAATGCGCGAGTTCGTGAATGGCGACAAATGTTAGCGTGCTCAAATCAATTAAGCGCGTTCCCGCTTTATCTTCATTCAAACAGAACGCCATTTTTTCGCCCTTGTTTTCGCTATATGCAGTGTGCTCGCTCGTAGGCAGCGTCTCGCTAATTTTATTTGGATTGAAATTTTCAACCAGGCGTTTTACTGCCGGATTCGACGCATGTTTTGAATTCATGTGTTCAACCAGGCGTTTCATTTTTTTTGTTGCTTCTGCCAACAAATCTGCCGCCAATTCAACCTTGCTCCGTTCTCTAACGCAGTACGTATTTCCATCCACTTTTGAAATAATGCACCTTAAATTAAAAGAATCGGAGTCCTTATATATTTTCATTGCAAATAAAATCATCAGTAAAATAAGAAGAATTCCCAAATAATTTACTTTCATTTTTTATTCTTTAATATAAATAAAAATAAATTATAAAAATAAATTATAAATATGAATTATATAATTATAATAGTATTATACTATAATTATATTATAAATATATATTTATTTTAGAATTAACCTTTTCTCTCTGATTCATCTGATTCATCTGATTCATCTGATCCAATGAATTTGGATTCGAACATTATACAAAAAACAATACAGTCACTATTAACGGATGTTACGCCGAAAGTGTTTACGCTTCTAGATGACGTTCCTGAACCGCGCAATTATGAAAAGGAACAAGACCGCCATAAAACGAGTGAAAAGCGCAGTTTGCAGCATAATAAAACGAATAACCGTGATCCAGTGACCATACTGTACGAAAAACTAAATGCCGCCAACATTGAACTCAACACGCAAAAGAATGCCGGATGTTTTAAATTGCAGGAAAGCGCAATCGACGTTCAATCCCAGGTTCCTCACCCAGAAACATTTTCCGACAAGTATCTCTCGAGAGAAATGAGAGAATGCATAAAAAACAATTCAAAAAAGGTCCTGACGTTCAATTGTAACATCAATCAACGAGAAATTATTTTACATTTTATTTTATTTAAAAGCCACTGTTGTGAAGAGTCCGTGTCGTATTATAAAACGTACGCACACCGCGTCTTCATATGGTTACACATGGTTTCGCTAAAATCGAAATGCGTCGAATCTCTCGACATTTACATCTACTTGACACCATTTAAAAAAGAGCTCCCTGAAAATAAAAGCGAAGTTATTGGTCCGGTCAATGCAAATACCGGATACACGTATCGTTGCGAGAAGAAAAATGAAATTGTCATTTATCGCGAAGAAGAGTGGTTCAAAGTGTTGATACATGAAACAATGCATACATTTGGGAATGATTTTGATACTGGAATAACCGGAGACGACCACGACACGACCACGACCATGACCACGACATATATGAAAACATTATTTTCGCTTCCGCAGGGAGTCAGTATTCGACTATCGGAAACGTATTCGGAAATATGGGCGCGAATTATGAATGTTGCATTTCAAACGTATTTTAAAAACCCGCCGTCATTAGAATCTCGAAATGCGAAACAATTTAAGAAAAATTTTGAATTTTATTTGCATTTGGAGGGCGTATTTTCTCTCTACCAGTGCATAAAGATTCTTGATTTTATGGGGGTTAATTATCAACTCTTGGTTAGCGATTCTGAACATTCTAGAAACATGATGCGGTCATTTTACAGAGAGAATACGCACGTTTTTGCATACTATGTTTTAACGTCGATATTATTAAGTAACTGTGACGATTTTTTGTCGTGGTGTATGAAAAAAAACGGACACGGTCTAGACATGTTCAAAGTGAAAGTGACACAACACGATTTCGCCGAATTGATTGCATCGTGCTATAAAAAAACTGACCTTTTGCAAAAGATTGTAGAAACGGAAATGAAGGTGGCGAGAGATTATCAAAAAGCGATTTCTCAGAGTAAAAATAAAGAGCAGAGTAAAAATAAAGAGCAGAGTAAAAATAAAGAGAAAGAACTTGTTACGACGCTGCGAATGACGATTGTCGGATTTGATTAAATTTTATGCATTTTATACCCGTTGAAATGCATAAATACATAAATACATAAATACATAAATGCATAAATGCATAAATGCATAAATGCATAAATAAATAAATAAAACGAATATAAAACGATGGACACTATATTACGTAGAGTAGAGATTTTTAAAGTAGTTCAAAAACATTAAATAATAAAGATAAAAGTCATTAAAAGTAATAAATGTGTTCGATTTATATTAATGAACCGTGGAAATATGAAAACGTTGATGATATAGACATCAATGGACTTTTTGAAATAAAAGGGTTTTATATTAATTTGGATCACAGAACAGACAGAAAGCGACATATAGAACAACAACTGGAACAAATACGAATGACAGATAATATTACAAGATTCAACGCGATTAAAAATGCGAATGGACGCATAGGATGCAGTTTAAGCCACTTGAAATGTCTCCAAATGGCTAAAGAAGCAAAATGGGAGTCCGTGATGATTTTAGAAGATGATATTTTATTCATGTTGCCGGATAAGTTTGTTGAAAATGCAAATTCATTTTTTTCAAATAAACAAAATAAATGGGATGTGCTTCTTCTTGCAGGAAATAATCTGCCCCCGTTTGAAACCAATGACAGCGTAAGCATTCGAGTGTCTCACTGTCAAACCACGACCGGATACATTGTAAAACGCCATTATTATGATGCACTCATTTCAAACATAAAGGAAGGCATCACAAAGTTGATGAAAGAGCCAGAGTATCATTATTATTATGCAGTTGATAAATATTGGTTACAACTTCAAAAACAAGACCGGTGGATGCTTCTGATTCCAATCATCGCTGTTCAAAAACCGGATTATAGCGACATTGAAAATAAATATACTGATTATCAACGCGTTATGAAGAGTATTGATAAATCCGAGTTTCGAAAATGATTTTTGTGAAAATGTTGAAGATCGGATTAATTACATTGTAAACTGTTTGAAATGCCAGACCAATTTACTTGTGATCCGCATTTATTTTTTTTAGAAAAATCGAACTTGTCGCATAAATTCGGATAGTCCGTTATTTTAAAGCTGGTTGTTCCTGAACATAGGTTGTATGAACCTGATGTACAGGTTGTTCCATCCGAAGTCCAGTAATCCGGACAGTCGGACATGAACGGTGGCCAGTTTACAGTATTGTATTGCGAAGAATAAATGTTATAACCTATAAATGCGAGAGCTGCAAGAAATATAAAAACTGCTACCCATAAAATCGTGGTCTGAAACGACATTTTTAAAAAATATATAATACTAAAATATCTAATATACTATTATATTATATTTATTCAATAAAATATTTTAGAATTAAAGACATATTATAAAAATAATCAAATTTTATACATTTAAAATTAAATTAATTATTTTTATAATATAAATATATAAATATCATTTAACCAAACGTTATATAAAAAACATATAAGCAAAAAACATGAATCTGAATCAGAACATTCTTCCTAAACAGTTTTCAAACGGGCGTCTTGATATTGAAAGTCCTTCACCGTCGGCTCAATTTGCACTGTTTGATAAAATACCCATTTCGTCACAATGCACATCATTTACGGATGCAATGACAGGAAATTGGAATGATACTCCAATGTCGTTGGCATTTTTTAGCGAACAAAACATGCAAATTATACAAAATGGGATTCGCGCCGGAGTATACAACCAAAGTGGCGGTAAATACGATATTGGTCCGCAAGATTGCGATAATTTGAAAATTATTATGCGCGGCATATATTTAGAAAGCGCAATGAACCAACCGACAAACATTACCGAACAAATTGAATCTCTAAATACTTTGGTTTGTAATTGGTGCATTCCACGACTTATTAGCGAGGCGCGTGCCTACCTGAATTACAAGCGCGATGTGTCAAACATGTACACGCTCATTCCGCCCCCGACGCTATCAACCATGAAGGGAAAGACGCTAGAGTTAAATCCTTGGTTCTAAGGGGTTAAGGAACGGGAAACGGGCGTTGCTTATTTTCGACGACGAGTGGGTTCGGTAAAATGAACGGGATTCTCTCAAAGTATGCAACTTCGGGAAGTTGAATTAATTTTGGAGCGACCGGGGTTTGCGGAGTTACTAAATTTGTGGAATTGATTCCGAAAAGTGCGGATTCAATATCAACCGAATTTTTTGATAATGCTTGTCGCGGCATGTGGCTTGGGGTAATACCGACTGTCGGTAGCGCATTTCGATATGCGGCTCCGTATTGAGAGTGGTTGTATTCCGTGTAGCCGAAAATTTGGTGATTTTGTTTTTGTTCCAAACAATAATCGGAACTTGTATTTTTATTTCGAGTGGATGCCATTTTTTATTTCAATTATTCTTTACTATTATATTTATCTATATATATTATTTTAATTATTTATTTTATTTTTATTTAATTTCATTTTATCATTTTAGTCACTTTTTAATTTGTCAATCATGTCGCGTTTCGACTCTTCTAAAATAGACCCGGTTGTAAAATAATCGATCAAACATTTATGAAACAAGTCAAAAAAATCATAAGAAAACAAGCACATGAACATGATTGCATGCGTCATATTCATTTGCGGGTTTGCTTTGACGCCTTCTTCGAGAATTTCTTGTATTTCATTACAATCTTTTAATTGGTGGTATAATTGTAATACATTTTCACTCATCTCATCCTCATTAAAATGGCGCAGACCGAACGCTTGTAAAAATTGTATTTGATACAAGTCGTTTCGGTCGTCATCGTTGTCCATCAGCTTGTATGTGCAAATAAAGTCGGCATGATATGGTGGCGTTAAAGTGAAAGACATTTTATTTTTTTATTTCAATGCGACGATATTATTTTATGTTATTATTATTTATGTTATTACCAGTTATTCTTTATTATATTTTCTATCAAATAAATAAAATATTAAAATGAAAAATATAATTTATACGCTTACATAATACTTTTTGTGTAAATAGCTTAAATAGAATAGAATAATATATATAAATACTCAAAATGAGCGTATACGAAACAGAAGTAAATAAAAATAAGATGAGTGAAAGTAATCTTCATGGCGATGACACAAAAGAATTTAATAAATGGGAGGATCTAGAGCATTTGGATTCGAATTTATTGCGCGGAATTTACGCGTATGGTTTTGATAATCCCAGCATGATTCAGCAGAAATCCATCTTGTCATTTTTTGAGAGGAGAGACATGATTGCACAAGCTCAATCTGGAACTGGGAAAACGGGCGCATTTTCGGTTGGAGTTTTACAAAATATAGACACGAGTGTTAAAAAAATGCAAGCAATTATTCTTGCTCCGACTCGAGAGTTGGCAAAACAAATTCATGATGTTGTTTCTGGACTGGGCGTGTTTATGAAGACGCTTAAAATTCAGTTGTTGGTTGGAGGAACTTCCACGGAACAAGACGTTTCCAGCTTAAAGAATGAAACGCCACACATCATTGTTGGATGTCCTGGTCGAGTGCACGACATGCTTCGCAGAAACCACATTCGCGGAAGCGACGTAAAAATGATTGTGCTCGATGAGGCGGACGAGATGTTGTCTTCTGGATTTAAAGAGCAAGTGTATAATATTTTTAATTTCTTGAGTTCGAGTATACAAGTGTGTCTTTTTAGTGCGACGTTGCCCGAAGAACTGCATGCGCTTGCTTCTAATTTTTTGAGGAACCCGGTAAAGATTCTTGTCAAATCGGAACAGCTTACACTTGAAGGCATTCTGCAGCACTTGATTGCGCTGGAAGATGACTCGCATAAATATAACACATTGAAGGACATTTTTAATATGATTTCTGTTACCCAAACTATTATTTACTGCAACAGCATTAAGCGAGTGACCGATTTAACCGAGGCCATGGTTCAGGACAATTTTCCGGTGTGTTGCATTCATTCTGGAATGGAAAAATCGGAACGCGATGCGGCATTTAGAGATTTCAAGTGTGGCAAGCATCGCGTCCTCATTTCGTCGAATGTGACCGCGCGCGGTATTGACGTGCAGAATGTGGGCGTTGTGATTAATTTTGATGTGCCCAAGGATGTGCACACGTATTTGCATCGCATTGGGCGATCGGGGCGATGGGGGCGAAAGGGTGTTGCAATCAATTTCGTGACTCGGTGGGACATCAAGAAGATTAAAGAGTTTGAAGTGTATTATAACACGGCGATTACGGAAATGCCTTCGACTATCAATGTTTCTTCTTAATTGGCGGTGTGGAAATATGTAATTTTTATTCGCATTTTATTCGCATTTTATTCGTAGCATCAAATTATTATTATTCTTTATGAATACTAATAATAATATCAAAAACCGATGACAAACAGTGAAAAAACAGAAAATAAGGAAAAATCTCATGACATAAATTCAACATTTCGTCTTCCAATCACATATGTAGACGCCGATAAGTTGCACGAAATCGACGCGCATGTCATGACAGATTTAGAGCTAGTTCAAGTTCAAAGTGATGTAGAAAAAGAAAAAGAAAAAGAAAAAGAAAAAGAAAAAATGGAAGATGCATCTGTCATAAAACAAAAAACCATGTACGATCATATTTTTAACCCCGAAACAATTTATGGGAAACGGTTTTTAGACCAATGGGCGAAATATTATACATCCGATGTAACATTTCTACAGCAATCTCAAACGTTGATTCGACATTATCAAACGGATCATTTTAATCATTCTGCCGAGTCGTATTTAGAAATTCACAACATTTGGAGCTCGATTCAAGGCGATAAACACTTCAAGGACAAGTTTGGATACATTGATATTGCCATGTTGGAACCGCTCAACTCGTCGTCACTGTTTCTTCAAATTCTTTCTTTGCAAAATTTGGCATCTCCCGTTATTTCTCTCTTGACTCCACTCATCATACTTATTATTCCATTTTTTATACTGCGATTTCAGAAGCTGCCGATCGATTTGACCATGTATATATCCTCCCTGAAAAAAATCGCACAATATCATCCAATTGGTAAAATATTTGAGAATTTTGGTTCGGTTCCATGGGATAAAAAGGTATACATTTTTATTTCTATTGCATTTTATTTCCTTCAGATTTACCAAAATATTGTATCATGTCACCGATTCTATAAAAACATGTTTTTAATTCATAATAACATTCACAAGTTTGCAACCTATATTGGCGGAAGCATTGAAAACATTCGTTTCATAAATTCGATCATTGATAAAGAAAATTTGACATCCTACCGCGCTTTTCAAGCGGAAAATGAGAAACACGCGCAAATTCTCACTCAATTACACGATGAAATAAGGAATGTGATGCCATTCAAACTCACTCTTGGAAACGTATCGAATATTGGGACGATTATGAAACTGTATTACCGATTTCATTGTGACGAAAATGTAAAAAATGCAATCAGCTATACATTTGGTTTTAATTCATACGTGGAACATCTCTCTGGACTCACGTCCCTAATTCAGAATAAAAAGATGGCCGCTTGCACATTTTTATTGCCTTCGTCGTCGTCATTAAAGGATAAGAAAACGTATTTTAAATCGTCGTATTATGCACCGCTAATGAACGATTGCCCTGTAAAAAACAATATTGTGCTGAATAAAAAGGCGACAATTACCGGGCCGAATGCCGCCGGAAAAACCACGCTCATTAAATCCACGCTTTTGAATATCATTTTCTCTCAACAATTCGGATATGGATTTTATAAAAAGGCAAAACTGGTGCCGTATGAATTTGTTCACAGTTACCTGAATATTCCAGACACTTCGGGGAGAGACAGTTTGTTTCAAGCCGAGTCGCGCAGGTGCCGAGAAATCATTACTTGTTTGCTTGAACATAAAACGAGACGGCATTTTTGTATTTTTGACGAGCTGTATTCCGGGACAAATCCTTATGAAGCCGTTGCCAGCGCATATGGTTTCATTAAATATTTAAACACATTTGATAATGTGGACTTGCTGCTAACCACACACTATTCCAAGTTGTGCAAACTTTTAGAAGCACAGCATGTTGAAAACCTGCATATGAAAATTGAAAGGATTGACGAACAAGAAGAAAGACATGAGGGACAAGCAGAAAAAAAAGCGAATTCAATTAGATACACATATAAATTAGGAAAAGGTATTTCCTCTGTAAAAGGCGGAATTAAAGTTCTTGAAGATTTAGATTATCCGATTGAAATTATTAACGACACAAGAAATATGATTCACGGCGTTGATGTTGAAGTGTAATTTAACAATCGTTTTTATTAAATATGTATTAAATAAAAATTAAGATAAAATGGTTCGTTTATTATTTTATTTTAATTTATATGGATTTTGTAATACAATTTAATAATTTAATTAAATAATTTAATTAGTAAAAAATATAAAAATAAAAACAAAACTATAACATAAAATAAAAACATGTTAAGCAATATTTCCGATTTATTTACAATGGCTAGTTTAGTCATATGCATGCTGCTTTCTGGTATTATCTTTTATTACCTTCGCACACGAATCAGCATGCTGGAACAGTCCGTTATGGATCAAGCGCAACTTTTGCAACAAGTGGTGACATCGTTAAAATCGTCGCAATATAGACAACAAATGAATGCGAATGCGAATACGAATGCAAATGCGAATGTTATTTCCGCGCAACAACAACAACAACAAGATGTTGTGAATTCGAGTCAATTGCAAATGAATTTAATTCAAGTGTCTGATGACGGTGAAAGTGACAGTAGTGATGATTCCGATGACTCTGATGACTCTGAAAGCGACGATGATGATGTCTGCACGCTTGAAGGATCTTGTTCTAAAATTATTGATTTGTCAACCATTGCGTCATCTGCAAACTACTCGAAACCATTCTCTCAATCTGAAATTAAAGTAATCGAATTAAAGTCAAACATTCATTCTAATTGCGATGATGGTGACGATGATGGTGACGATGATGGTGACGATGATGGCGACGATGATGGTGACGATGATGGTGACGATGATGGTGACGATGATGAATATAGTGATGGCGAAGATGAATACAGCGATGGCGAAGATGATGATAATGATGATGATAATATGAATCAAAGTAAGGAAAGTAAAAATAGCGAATACGCGGAGAAGGAGAACCAAAATCAAAATGTTACATCAGATGTATCAAATAGTGCCACTAATAATAGCAATGGCAACGCCAACAGTGTAAATAATAAAAAAATTAAAAGTATTGTAATTGAAGACGATACACATTCCGTTTCTTTGGATGACATGAAAAACATGCCCGTAAATTCATTACGGAGTTTAGCAAAAACCAAACTTAGCAATATTGGCGTTCCAACCATTAATAAAATGTCAAAAAAGGATATATTGAAGGCGCTCCATGAATAATTTTAAAATAAAATGTATAAAAATAATAAATTAATTAAAATTAAAATTACTGGTAAAAAATATATATAATAATAAATATATATTATATATAATATAATTTCTATAAATACCAACAATGAGCTGGGGAACTTGTTATTCAGGATCAAATAATATTCATTTTAATTTTCCGCCGATTATGGCAGATGGTCGCAACTATGCCACATGGCAACCAGGCGCCGCTATTAACGAGCAATTGCGAGAGAAGAATAATATACAGAGCAATTCCGATTATCGTCAATACTTGATTCGTAATGCAGACGAGGTTATGCAAGCCAATTTAATTGGCGCGTGCGATTCCTGCGGTTTCAATTTGAATTTAATCAGCAACAGTAATGACATACATTCTGGGAACTACCCCAAACCGTTTCTGTTCTCTTCTCCGTGGGACAGAAGTCAGCCGTTTGGATACGAATCCAGCGATTTGAAGAACTTGTACTTGTCTCGATACGAACTGCAGAGTCGAATGATGGCGCCGGCTCTAAATCAGGAACAATATTTAACCGGCAGATTTCCGAATCCAAATTCTTAACCGACCGAATCCAAATTCTTAACCGACCGAATCCAAATTCTTAACCGACCGAATCCAAATTCTTAACCGACCGAATCCAAATTCTTAACCGACCGAATCCAATGTTATCAATCAAATGTTAAGGGATTATTTTATTTATTTATAAAATATAAATAAAATATAAAATAAATAAAAGAATAAAAAATATAGGAATAAAATAAGAAGGAATAATTATTATAATATAAATTATAATATAAAATAAAGAGGAGTATATAACATGTCAAATTATGCCAGTAATATCCTATTTTATGTTGCAATTTTTTTCATCGCATTCATGTGCATGCAATATAAAAAATCTACACGAAATGGAGAGATTTTAGATGAAAATGATTTAATTCGAAAATATTTACTCAATGACGACCACTACGATACAATTTTCAACAAGAAAAATTCAAAACCGATTTTATGGATTCATATAGAGTACGATGTCAATTCTCGGCGCTGGTTAAATTACGGATCGAGAAACAGCACCGAATTAAACCAGCCCTACATTTATCTCACGATACGAAGCATCATTCAAAAATGCAGCGACTCGTTTCACGTGTGTATTATCGATGACGCATCGTTTAACAAATTGATTCCCGGGTGGACGCCGGCTGCGCAAAATCTACCGTCTCCGCTTCGCCCGCATTTAAGGGAGCTTGCATTTGCAAAATTGCTGGAAATGTATGGCGGTATGCGCGTCCCCCCGTCAGTCATTTGTTTTCGCGATTTGATCACGGTGTATAATAACGCGTTGCTTCCTGCGTCCGCTTTTGTTGGTGAAATGCGCGCAACCTCGTCAGTGAGCGCCGTTGCAGAATTTTTCCCGAGCACCGAAATCATGGGATGTAAACGAAACAGTCCCGTCATTCAGAAATACATTTCTTATTTGGAAGTGCTCATTTCAAAGGATTACACCAATGAAATGGATTTTCTGGGAGAGTGCGGACGATGGTGCTACTCTGAAATCATCAACGGGAATATGAGCGCAATTACTTCCACCATGTTTGGAATTCAAACGGCTTCCGGTGGAAATGCGATTTTAATCGATGATTTGGTGGGCGACCAAGACGTTGATTTGGATGCAAATGCGCTAGGACTCTACATTCCTGAACGCGAATTATTACGGCGAACGGCGTTTGGATGGTTTGTTCGCATGTCGCCAGAACAAGTATTAGAATCAAACACACTCATTGGAAAATATTTACTCTATTCGAATTCGTCGATATAATGAATTGAATAAATAAATATACATGGAATAACGATATCGGATATGTAATAGAATATTTAGGAAAAAATAATCAGAGTATATTATTTTATTTTATTTCATAAATTCATCATATTTTATATATTTTTACGTATTTGTAATAAAATATATAAATAAAATATATAAATAAAATATATAAATTTATTAACTTATATATATTTTTATATCTGTATAATTATATATAATTATATAACTAGATAATTTTTATATAGAATGAATACTGCGGTCGATATAGTTGCGGCTTTTCGAGGAGACGACGCGGCGAGAGATGCTTTAAACGACATATTATTTGCTGATGATCGGATTACAGCAATGATGAATAATTCAGCTGATGCAAGAATAGCACTTGCTGCTGGTGCACAACCAATGGCGCCACAGCCACAACAACAACAAGTTGCCCCCGCAGATATGAATAATTTTAAACTGGTGAATATGACAGGTCGTGATGCAAATGGACCTGTTGCAAAGGAAATGACAGTTGAAGAATTGTTTCGAAGAGATCCATTGTTGTATGATTCTCAGAATGGACAGTATGTAGATTTAGCAGCTTTATTAGGAAATTTCACTGAAGACAATATGAGACAAATCTATATGGAACCCGGATCGAGAGATGTTCCAAAATTACGCTATGCAATGTCAGCATACATTGAACCTGGACCGCTTCAAACCGGTGTAAAATCAGATTCTAATGTTAAACAAAACGCAGATCCACTTGATAGAGCAAATTTGGCAAGGTTTTCATCCAGTTTTACTTGGAGCAAAGAAGGCAACCCGTGGCGAACACCCGACAACTTTATAGATTTTCGTCGCCTTAAACTTAAAAGCGGTTATCAGGTTACAAATAGAAATAATGCAGTAGATACAAATAATGACGTTTATGTTTATTATTTTAATAAAGTGGGCGCGCTAACTATGAATGATGCTACATTGGAAGTACCCTTTGATTCGAGTAATTTCATGCTTCCAAGTGGATGGAAAGTATACGCTCGCTATCCAGACGGAGCATTGTTATATAAATCACCAGCAGGTGTCATGCAAGCCGAATTTCAATTGGGAACATTTTTCAAGGCAAGTAGCGCATACCCCGTATCTCGTTTTGAGGCGGCCGCTCAAGCTGCCGTTGCTGCTGAAAAGGGAAGAATAGATGCATTAAATTTGTCTCCTGACGAAAATCAGTCCATGTATCAATTTGCCGCTTATTTGGGAGTAATGCAGGAAATAAAAAATATGAAACGAATTCGCGGTGGTAGTCATAACATTACGCATCGTCGTCGCATGAGCGTGAAACGAAATAAAAAAATGACAAGGTCATCATCATCATCCAAAGGAAGTCGAAGAGGAAGTCGAAGAGCGAGGGCAGCATCCATGTTGAAATCTGCAAAACAAAGGTACTATAAAACGGGAGGAATGGGTTTAGGATTTGGACAGAGTGTTCCACAACCTTTACAACGTGAATCCCCGCTCATAGCTCAAGCTTCTCCCGTTTAAAAGTGGCGCACAATACAAAATACATTACTATTATATTACTATTTACACTATTTACATTTTTATAATAAAATAAAAAAAATGTAAATGATTTATTTCCATGTAATCATCCAAAGTAATTAATTGATTCTGTTGGACTGAATGTCGGAAGATACAATGTAGATTGAATTCTCGGTGAGAATAATGTATTCGGACTCAATTTTAAATATTTTTCCGATTGGACTTGTATACTCCTCTTCACTTTTGACTAGAAGCTTCTCTCCATTTTCCTTGACGCCAATAATTACTTTTTTTTCGATGGACTGGCTCCAATAGTCAAGCATAATGGGTCGGTCTTCAACGATTGCCAGTTTGGATGCATGTTGCATGCACATGTTGGATGGCAGACGAAATCCGCCGGCAGTTGCAGCAGCACTATTAGCACTATTACTGGTGTTGTTATTGTTGTTATTGTTGTTATTGTTGTTACCGTTACCGTCTGAAGAAGAAGGTTTTCCAGAATTTTGGCTCATTTTATTTTCAATTGTATTTTTATATAAATAACATGAAGATATTCTTTAAATACTTAAAATCACAAATTATAAAAAAATATTTATTATAATTTGTGAATTTTATATATTTTTTTTGATTTTATAATTTAGTAATTTTATTATTAACAAAATAATGAGAAAATAACAAACAATAAATAAATATTTTTATGTTATGGTATAGTATAAAAATAATATAAAAAATAATGGCACGAAATACTCCTAGAAGTCAAAATGGCAGGTCGGCAATTGCTCGCAAGGCGATCTTTAGCGCAACTGGAAGCACAAACGGAATGTATACAAACACGGACAACGGCGGCGGTATGCGAAAAGGGGGGGCGCAACCCTCCGCGACCGGATTTATGATTCCATTCGGTCGAAGACACATGATTGCGGTTCCAGCTCTGAACGCCAACTATTTGTTCAACTGGACGCCTTACATTGACGCGGGACGGCGTGCATATGGCGCAAATCTGGGATAAAGATGCGATGCAAATGTCATGCGAACATGTACAATTATATTACACAAGTAATGCGAAACAATGAAATTAAATATTTATGAAAAAATAATAGAGAGATTTTTTTCATAAATGATAGTACGATAGATAGATAATACATTTATTTTAAAAATAAAAAAATGTTGCTTATCAAGGTGGATTTTAGAGAGAAGGATCTTATTGCATTACTGCAACTAAAAATGATGAATGATTCAAATGATTCAAATGATAAAAATAAAAATAATTCTATAAAATTAAAAGTGGATAATTTAAAAATTGGCGATGTTGCATTTATAGAAACGGATAAAAATGAGAATGAAATTGGCGATGAATTGATTTTATTCGAGAGAAAAAGTTTAAATGATTTGGCATCCAGCATCAAAGACGGCAGATACGCCGAGCAGTCATTTCGACTGGACGGGTATCAAGCCGTTCCAAATCATAATATTGTTTATCTCATTGAAGGTGACCTTTCAAGATATCGAGAGAATCAATTCAGTCGAATTAATAAAAAAACGCTTTTATCTTCCATGTTTTCCATTTTTTATTACAAGGGTTTTTCGGTCGTGAGAAATATGAATGTCGTAGAGACGTGCGACTTGGTTTGGAGCTGGGCAGACAAGTTGGAGCGCGAAATGGTTAGAACAAACTCAAAATCTGGATCCGGTTTTGAAAAAATGCCGTATTATAAAAGTGATATTACTTCTTCTACTTCTACTTCTAGTTCCAATTCTGATACTACCGTCTCAGAAAATAAAGAGAATATGCAGTTTCACATTGAATTAAATGAATTACAGGTACAGGTACAGGCGCCTCAAGATAATAATGAGGGAGGAATTGATAAAGGTGTAGAAGCACAAGCAGCACAACCATACCCATACGATTATTGCAGCGTGCTAAAAGTAAAAAAAGAAAAAAATGCAAATGTGACGCCGGAAAATATTGGAGTCATCATGTTGTCCACGATACCGGGAATAAGTTCGAAAACAGCAATTGCCATTATGAATGAGTTTAAAACAATAGGACAGCTTATAAAATCATTCGAACAAAATGCGCATTGTTTAAATAAAGTATGCATTGAAACGAATGGCAAATCGCGCAAAATTACGTCAACTTGTATTGAAAATATACGAAAGTATTTATTGAATATGTAAAAGAAAGCGTAATTCATTTATTGTCAGTGGTGTCGGCAGTTCTAAGGAATGTACAAACTGACTTGGTCGCCTTCATAGTACCCTGAATCAACCAAGTGTTGAGTGAATTTCGGACCTCCCCAATTCGGATCCATGGGGTTCGGGCTCATGCCGGAATCTTGCTGAATGAAATTCACGAGATCGAGTGGAGTGACGTCGCCCATATTGAAACCGGTTGCATCAAACCCGGGATACGAATTTGTATTGAACGGCGGATCATTCCGATTCGAGTCCATCAGCTTTGTAATCGGTGGCAAACGATTTGCACCAGCAGCGGTCGTCGTGTCAATCATGGGCGGCAATCCGCCTTGTAAGTCGACTGGGGACGGGCGAATTTTATAAATATTTTTCCCTTGAGCGTCATTCGTCTGTTGCAAATATAAAACCGGGCAAACAATTCCTTGACTTCGTTGCCATTTCGTGAATTCTACATAATCTTCTAAATTGTTAAACTTAACTGGATTGACTCCTGGAACTTTAGCAACTTGCGAATTATACAAGTAGATTTCAGTGCCTTTTTGTATTAAAATATTTGGACACCTGTGGGGTTGGTTACTCACGAACCCTTCTGCTGAAACAGAATAATTTACAACGAAATAAAGTCCTAGAATAAAAACTACAACCGTAAACAATAGCGTATTTGAAATTTGACTCGGTAATGAAATATTGACCATTTTATATAATCAACTAACAACTGTATATTATATATATTTATACTTATTATTATTATAAGTAAAGAATAAAATATATTTAATTTTATATATAAATATTTTTTATATAAAATTAATTATATTTTATTTTATTTTTTTTGTTAGATTTTATTTTTTTTATAAAAGTAGAAACGAAGTAATGGTTAAACTTGCGTACGATCCTAAAATGAAAAGTCCAAAAGGACCGTGTGTTGTTATAATACACGCGAGTTGGTGCGGGCACTGCAAAACGCTGATGCCAAAATTTGAAAATGATATTATTACATCAAATGATTTTAGCAAAGAGCTTGAAGGGTTGCTTACCCTGGGTTCCATTGAAGAAGCCGACTACAATAATCATCCAGACAAAAAAATATTCGGCAGTATCGACGGCTATCCTACTATTCGATATATTCGTTTTAGCCAAAATGGAAAACCGTTGAGGTCGTTTGATTTACCAGCGGATACACCCCGCGAACCAGAAGATATTATTGCGTGGATCAATGACGTGGTAAAGAATGACGTGGTAAAGAATGACGTGGTAAAGAATGACGCGGTAAAGAATGACGCGGTAAAGAATGACGCGGTAAAGAATGACGCGGTAAAGAATGACGCGGTAAAGAATGACGCGGTAAAGAATAAAACAGTAAAGAATTCAAGAAAAAGAATGAATGGAGGTGGGAAAAAGAAAAATTATAGACAAAAAACAATGCGTAAAAAAAATAGGAAAAATAAAAAATTTATATAAAACATATATAAAACAAATGAATAAACAATATAAAAATAAAAAAATAATCAAAATAAAAATAAAAAAATAATCAAAATAAAAATAAAAAAATAATCAAAATAAAAATAAATAAATAACAAATGGATAAAGAAATCTATGCCATTGCTGTATTTACTGACTCCGCAGTCAAAGGAACGGTCAAATTCAGCGAAGAAAGTAAAGAAAATAGAATCAAAATTGAATTAAATATTACGGGATTAAAACCAAAAAGCAAACATGGATTTCACGTACATGAGGCCGGCGATTTAACAGACAAGTGCACAAGCATGTGTGCTCATTTCAACCCGTTTGGTAAAAATCACGGCTGCCCGGGATCAAAAGAACGACACGTTGGCGATCTTGGAAATATAGTAACAAATGGTAAAGGTGAAGCAAAGTATGTATTCTATGACAACGTGATAAAATTGAGAGGAACAAAGTGCAACATCATTGGTAGAGGGTTAATCATTCATGAAGATGAAGATGATTGTGGCGCGGGGACAAATGCGGAAAGCTTGAAAACGGGAAATGCGGGAAAACGAATCGCGTGCGCCGTCATTGGATATTCAAAAGAAAATTTCAAATGTTAAAAATTATTACTGTAGTTATATTTTACTATCGATATTATCAATTTTTATTATTCATTTTTATTATTTTAAAAATTGATAATAAAAACGATACACACTATATTATATAAGAAGGATAGGAAGAATCAAAGGATACATACAATAAAGACAATCAAGACAATAAAGACAATAAAGACAATTGAAACCACAATATCTAAAAGAAGGAATCATTATGACGCATTTGCAGACGCATTTGCAGACGCATTCAAATAAAATCGCACGATTGGTTGGATTTGCAGCTGATGAAAGTCGAAATTCGGTTCAACAATTCAAGCACGGAGCGGTTTTGTGTAAAGGCGGGAAAAAAATATGCTGCAGTCATAACATGGACACAAGGACATCGTATCGAAGGAATATATGCTGCAGCATTCACGCAGAAATGGGTGCAGTGACCAAATTTTTAAACAGCTACATTAAAATACACTCGCATTCAAGGAGAGACCCGGACAAAATTAAGCGAAAGTTGGGGAAATTTTCCATTTGCGTTGTAAGAAGCATCATTTCTAAAGACGATATATATTGTGTGAGCAGCGCACCTTGTATGGACTGTCTTAACAAGCTGAAAACCGTTGGTTTAAAAAATATAATTTACTCGAATCAGGATGGCAGTATAACCAATGTGAAACTTTCGTCTTTTCATCCGTCGAATTCGTTTGTCACCGCTTCAATGAAAAAACAATTATTTATTGAAAATATGCGGATTAAGCCGCTGATACGGCTATGATTTTATACCAGTTTAATAAATGATTTTATAAATATTTTTTAATAATTCTTGCATATCCCAAAACTCCGTCTGTGCCATTCACTTATTCCGTGCTGTTTTATTCCGTCCATATGTTTTTTTGTTCCGTATCCTTTATTGTTTTCTAAATCATATTTTTCTTGCAGTTCCGGATGTTGTTTGCAAAGGTCTATAATGTATTCGTCCCTCGACACTTTTGCCAAAATGGACGCTGCTGCAATGGACGCGTATGTGTTGTCTCCCTCTTCAATTGTTGAATAGTGTAAATGCGCAGATTGTTTTGATTGTTTTGATTGTTTTGAATCATGCGATTGCGATGGATGCGGATGCAACATGGGTATAAAGTCGTTGCCATCAATGAGCAAGTAGAAATCTTCTCCGTTTTTATTTTTACCTTGACTGCGAACGTCGTCGCACACGTCGCGAATGGCTTCGTGCATTGTTTGAATCGTTGCCCTTCTTATATTCATTGCGTCAATCGTGTCGTGTTCGGCAAATTTCACACTCCATGAAATCGCGTGCGTTTTAATATACTCGGCCGCTTCTTTTATTTTTTTTTCCGAGTGGAATTTTTTGCTGTCTTTCATTTTTGAAAAGTCAAATTGTGTCGAATCGCGGGGTAAAACTACAGCCGAAACATACACTCGTCCGAACATCGGACCCCTTCCCGCTTCATCAACGCCAATTTCTAAAAATGCTCCAGCACCAGAATCCGCATCGGCAGTATCAAAATAATGCCCTTTTAATATTTCCTGTGATTTTCTAGTAGTTTTTTTTGCAGGAGCGTTCATCTTGACCAATTCTTCTAATATTATCATTATTCAACCCATTATACTTTCTATTCAATTTTTATTTTATTTCAATATTTCAATTTCGGTTTCAATTTATAAGAAAAAATATTACACATTTCTTATGAATTTTATAAATGATGAATGATGAATGATAAATGATGAATGATGAATGATAAATGATGAATGATAAATGATGAATGATAAACCCTTAATTGATTCCCAATTCTTCCAACATGTCCATATTCTTAAAAATAAGTTTGTTATTCACGCTTGGATACTCTTTCATTTTCACCTTTAATATCGACAAAAATTTAATATGCGATACAATACTCTCCCATTTTTCATGAGACGACAGAACACTTTTTCCATTGGTGAGCAAAATAAAAATATTTTCGTTCAGCTCTTCGAGTTCATTAGTTTTATTCGCCTGTTTAATATACGCGTTCACCATCTCTTGCAACTCCGCAATAATATCAACCACACCATCTGCTTCCAAAATGTCCTCTTTCATCAAGTTGATAATAAACATACTCATTGCCCTTCTCTTGTCATTCATTTTTGTAACCTCGCAAAATTTGTTATAGTCCACGTTGGGATCAACGTATTCTACTTTCTTAAACAATCCCACAAATTCAGAATAACTTTTTTCAAATACTTTTGTAAAAACATCATGACACTGCACGAGCTGTTTGAATAATTTCGCATAAAGCGCTGAATAAAACATGTTTGAACTCGCAGTATTGAATATAGAATGCGCAATTTTATTCATGTTCTCTTCGTCTATGTCGACGCCATTATCATTATCGTGTGCACCATCGTGTTGCCCTTGAATAATGTTGTTTACTTCGGAAATTATTTCTGATTCAATGACACTGTATGTTGCATCCGTTAACTTGTTGAGCAATGAACGAATTGTATCAATCCGTTTTTCAATTCCCTCTGTTTTTTTTATTTCCGTTTTCTGAAATGTTCGAATTAATGTCCAATCCTCGTCGCTTATTTGCGACGGTTTATTTCTTGGACGTCGGGAGGAACAAGAAGTTTCTTGCGGTACATTCGAATTATAATTAGATGGATCTGTTCCGACACTGTTTGGCTTTTCTCGCTTAGGAAATACTGGCGTTTTTATATAAGTGGGAGCACCAACTTTATTCGATAAAGATGATACAAGCTCAATAACATTGCTGTCTTTCAAATCGTATGAAAATCCGCCTGATAGAATATCATTAAAATCCTGAAGTGTATATTGTTTCAATGTTTTTGCCATACTTTGTTTGTTTCGGCTATTTTTATTGCTACTTATTATACAGATAGCTATTTATATCAGTTTATATATTAATATTAATTATTTTATAAAAAATATTACTATTCATATTTTTTATAAATCATTGCCGCCGCTGCAGTTCACAATGAGCAATCAGCAATCCGCAATCTACATTAATCTGTGTAAACTTCTTACAACGAATCCCATTGGGTTATAATTGTAAATACTTTCTAAACCAATATGAGACAATCCGTGAACACCCGCTGCGATTGAAAATAAAAGAACCAAATAAATCTTCTTTTCGGGAGTCATTTTATCAAGATAAGAATAATTGGAAACAACAAAAAATAATGCTAAAACAACAAACATTATATTTGCAAGGTGTGCGTACAAAGACAAACTCAGGAAAATTTCTGGATTCATTTTATAAATAATATTATATAATATTATACAATATTATTATTTATTTATTTATCAATGTAATTAAATTATATAAATATATATTTACAATTACTAAAAAAATATTACCGATAGTATGTTTTGATCATACGTCCTCGTGGTTATGAGCCACGCGCGCTTCCTCTGCGCCATACCGGTTACATGTGCTCATTTTTAACGTCGTATAGCAATTGACGGCCAGCTTCTGTAAAGCTGGCGAATTGAATAGCATTGACAGTGAGTTTCGATCTCACGACCTTGGGCCGATAGCCCATCTCTACCTCTGAGTTATATCAATGCCATCTGCGTTTAACGTCCAGCTTGACGGCCAGATTCTGTAAAACTGGCGAAGTGAATATATACATACCGGCAACCCGTTTCGATCGAGTGACCTCGGAGTTATGAGCCCACAAAGTGAAATGGGTTGCCGGTTTATTTTAACTGAAAATTCACAGCGAATTATATCGGGATTCGAACTTGGGATCTTTTTTTTCTCATCGCTCTTGACTATTCGAATCGCGGATTACCAACTCGGCTATGAGCTACCGCTGTAATCACTGCTTGGAATAAACGTGTCCGAATACATATATAAACAAACATACTAATCATAAAAATAATTTATTTAATTACTACCGTAATTGCACGCCGCATATGCCTTTTCACGCGACATTTCGCGCGACGGAATGCCTCCGCGAACCCACCCGTCTGCTGCAACGCCTTCAATCAAATTCGACGGGTTGGATACCGTAGAAGCAATGGACGGAATCAGCGGGTAGTTCAAATAATTCGAGTAACACTGTTCTGACAACAAATTCACGCTTCGTTTATTAATTGTCACGTCGCCTTGAATGAGTTTTGACTCTAGCAACGGATTGCATTCACCGCGTCCGAGATACGGGACTGTTACAAAAGGTCGTTGGTTCAGCGTAATTCTGCATTTTGGATGCATGAGCCCACTCCCGTTCATCAGTTGAGAGTTCACGTCAATGTTGCATCCGCCTGCGCCAACTTGGTGTCCGCCTTCATAAAAAATTCCTGGCTGGCTGGTTGCAAACTCGATCGGTCTAGACATTGTGCAATCTGATGCAAAAAAATTCTCCAACATGTAGTTTCCTGAATTGAGGTTTTGAATATTTCGCTGACTGAGACCGCATGTATCGTTTCCGATACGCGCCATATTATCAAACACGTAATCTTTGATGGTTGCCATATTTTATTTTATTTCGATAATATATTGTTTATAAATATTATAATATTATATATAATTATATATATACATAATAATATAAAAAAATCATTCTAAACATAAAATTGAATGAAATCTAAACATAAAATTGAATGAAATCTAAACATAAAATTGAATGAAATCTAAACATAAAATTGAATGAAATCTAAACATAAAATTGAATGAAATCTATAAATAAAATAAATAAATAAATGTTAATTGATGACACTGCCTAAAACCGGATTGAATCTTTGACAAGCGAATTCGTTGCCTTCTTTGCATGAAATCATAGAACCATAACAAAATTCTGCGAATGCTTTTTGGTCGTTTGGAATGGTGGTGCTGGGGTTGGTATAGAAACTCCGCATAGAGTCGTCAAATTCATATTTATCTCCTAAATCTGCAAATAATTTCTTTCGCAGCTTTTCAGCTTCCGTTAAAGTTTTTGGTTCAAAATCCAGAACCGTCGCTACTTCTGTACTATGATTGATTTCCTTTTCAACTTTGGGATTGTATGCAGCAGCAGCTTGGTTTCGCTCAGGATTATATGCTATTTCCGGGAGTAGTACATTCATCATTGGGTTCGTAACCGTCGGTGTCGTCAAATTTGGCTTTAAAACATTATACATTTTTGAATTTACAAACCCTTCTTTTCTATCATTATTACCGCTATTGCTATTACCGCTATTGCTATTACCGCTATTGCTATTACCGCTATTGCTATTACCGCTATTGCTATTACCGCTATTGCTATTACCATTTTTTTCATCATATTGTTCTTGGTATTGCAACTTGTACATCATGACAAAAATAGCTAAAGTAATTGCTCCTGTAAAAAGTATGTTTACATTTTTTGTAATTAAAAATCCTAAAATACTCAAGAGAATCACAATTCTTGATATTGCATTCAGTTTTTGTTCAATAGACATCAACGGAGCAGGCCATATATCCATCATTTCTTCTCTCTTAAATAATACTAGCGGATCATTTATCCAAAATTGTGTGGACGATAATCGTTTTTCCATGCTTGGAACCGGTTCCGGATAACTTATTGCCATATTTGAATTTGTGGTAGGCGTTGCGTTTAAACCACCATCATTACTCAACTTGCTTTTGCTTTTATCAATGTTGTTGATTTGATTATTCATTTGGTTTGTAACATTTGATACATCGGATGCAGATTGTAACGTTGTTGTTGTAGTTGCCATTTTATTTTATTTATTTTTTTATTTTTTTATGATGTATTTATTTGTTCAATAGTGGAATTAAAATTACTGGATATATTATTATATGATTATTATATGTTTATATGTAATAATTAATTATAATACCTGTATATAATATTATAATTAATTATTATTATTTATACTCCAACTTTTTATTAAATTTCATTAAAATATAAATTTCATTATTTTAATGAAAAAATATTCTTAAATTTAATTCTTAAATTTATTTATTCTTCTTCTTTTTATTTGAATTCGATGGTCTCGGCCTCTGTGCTTCAACCGGCGTTCTCTCGACAACTTCACCGGTACTAAAAACTTGTGACTGTGGCGCCGGTTTTACACCAGTAGAATTATTTGAATTCGTGCTTGCGCTTACTCCTGCACTCTGAGTTGTTGCGGCAAGAGCAGCATCCCGTTGTTGTTGTTGTGCTTTCAACTTTTGCTGCATTCTCTCTTTCATTTGAGACAGCTTCATGTTTCGTTGCAGGTGACTTTGCATGGCTCCAATATTCACTTTACTTTTGTTATTACCTCCTCCCATTCCACCCATCATACCACCCATTCCCATTTTATTCAACATGTCTGCTAAATTATTCATTCCCGGCATCCCTTTCATTTTACTCAACAAGTCGCTTGCTTCCTGCATAAGTTCGCTCTCTTTAATTTCCCCCGACTTGAATTTCTGGTCCAATTTCGAACCCACATTTTTTACAAGCGACATCAACTTGCCCGGATTTTTAAACATTTTTTGAAACACGTTTTTAAAATCCATATTCTCTCCACTCTCTCTTCCAAACTCCATATCAAAATCTACGTCCTTTGCCGTCTCTTCTGCAATCTCCTTTGCAAGTTTTCCGATTTTCCCATTCAAAATATGAGAGATGTGATCGTGAATGGATTCGGCATTCGCATTGGGTTCCGCTGCACTTCCGTCGTCGCCGCTTTTATTCATATTTTTTGCCCAGTCGAAAAAGTTAAAACCTTCTTCTGATCCTGATCCTGATGCTTGTTCTGAAGAAGCACTTGCATCTGGTTGAGAACCCGACTCAGAAGCAGTTGCATTCGCATTTGCATTTGCATTCGCATTTGCATTTGCATTCGCATTTGCATTCGCATTTGCATTCGCATTTACACCTTCAAACATGCTGTACATTTGCTGAATGGTTTCTTCCAACTTGTTCCGCAGCTCGTCTTCATTAATCGCCTCAAACAAATTCGCGGCATCTCCAAACGATTTTCGGTCTTCAATGTTTGTTATAATTGTCATGAGTATGAGTTGTAGGTACTTCCAAATGGTTTCGCGAGTGGCATCGCTAATGCCTTCCGTTTTCCACAACACGCTAAAATCGATATTCGGCAAAAAGTGCGTGTTTACATTCGCATACTCGCTGACATTTTTATCAAATAATTTTTCATTCTTATATAGGATGTCGAAAAATCTCTCGGGATACACTTTTGAACAATATTCATAAAGAATCGAAACAACTTTTTGTGTGTCTGATTCCGGTTCGGCGCTAGAAATGTTAATTCCATTTGAATCCAAGAATAAACCGAGTGTGTTCTTATACTCTGGAAACGTGTTTGAAATATCGGCAAGAAACTCGAAAATAACCTTTTTAAACTCGTCCGGAATTTGTTTTTTTGATGACATCTACTTATTTTTATAATTTTTATAAATAAAAAATACTATTTATAAAAATACTTGTAATGAATTATTTAAATGGTTGTAAGTGATAATAATATATTTTTTATACTATTTCTTTTCACATTTATACTATTTTTTTTCACATTTATACTATTTCTTTTCACATTTACTATCTTATCCATAATATAATTTTGTCAGATTGCATAAATTTTGAATATATTTCATCGATTTACTTTGATTGTCTGGCGTCATATTTTTCACATATTCTCTCAAACGCTCGATAAAATTGGAAATGCCGTCGGTCATAGTAACATCCACCGAGTAATCTTTATTTACAAAAAAAGAAATATCACCATTCTCAATTGGCTCTTTATATGGAACACTAATATATGTATTCCAATATTCTAAAACTAATCTCGGGTTTGTTTTCTTGAATAAATATAAAAGATTCTTCATTGTTTTTACTTCATCATCTTCTGGAAAAATGCTCTGAACGTCTTCGATAAATTCATCAAAATGTTTATTAAATCCTTTTACAATGAACGATTTACCGATATTTACATCTTTAGCGCCGCCGCAACTTTCTTCATAACTCATTATTATGCGTGTATATTTATTTTATATAAGAATAATTGTACATATTGTATTATTTTTATATTATTTTTATATAAATATTAAATGAAATGAACAAAAACAAATAAATATAGTAAGAAGATCAATATCAAGATGACGCTGCACTAAATTGTTCCGTGTTCCAAGTATGTTTGCAACTAGCGCACATGTAGACGAATTTCAAATTGGTGTCGTCGTATCGAATGTATAAAACAGTGCACGGCTTGTCTAGTTCCGTATTTGTTTCGCATTCGACGTTCGGACACTTCATGGACTTGATTCGCGGAAGCGTGGGGTCCAAATGCGTGTATTCATTCACCACATCCGCCAAATGAACATCGGAGTGTTTGAAATACGTTTTTGATACGCTAATTGTCGACTCGGTATTCTTTTCTTCGTTTCCACAATTTCTACACTTGTGAATGAGAATTTTCGTCGTGGCTTCTTCTGCACTAGAACCTGGAGCATCTCCCATTGTAATATAATACATGTTTTTACACACGCTGCAAAATTTCATTGTTATGAACGATGGCTTTGATGGCTTTACTTATAATTTAAAAATAAAATACGTTTAAATTCAATTTTATTAAAATAGAATATTTAGGATATATTTATATAAATATATATTTCTATTATGAAACTACCAGATTATAAAAATTATCTGAAGAATAGATTAACGAAGCTTATATATGATGAAGAGTTAGAGTCATATTATTAAATATTCAAATTATTAAAAAGCGGAACCAACTCTTCATAATTCACTTTGAATCCGAATAAATAGAGAGATGAATAAAAATACTCTGTATGTAAAACCTTTCCACGATTTACTTGTAGTCGCTGCATAATCGCATCTTTATTTTGAATATAATGCGTCTTCATAATCGCATAAAAATGCTCACAAAAATCGGAGTTCATGGGTATAATTAGTTGCAAATTTTCAATGCTCGAAATAAGTAGATAAATCGAAAACGATAAATTTCGATACTCAATTAGCGAGTGATAATTTTTAAAATCTTTACTGGTTCTAGTAACTCCGGGTTCGTTTAGTATCGGTTCATTATCCATAACAGATATAAGTGTTAATAATATAGATGAAATGGTTTGACATCCGCTCCATTTCTCTCCGCGCCACGTGTTTAAAATATCAATGCACACTTTCCCCGTTTTATAAAAGTTGGGATGAAAGCGCGTTGTTCCGTCATTTGTACAGTACTGTAACACGGGCGGCGAATGTGGATAATCTGGAGGAAATGTAAACTTGAAAAAATAATACCCGTTGCAATAGAGAGAATCTTTGGGACCAATAATGAGCGCCCACCCTTCCATCATATTGGTTTCGCTATGTTTATAGTAAATGCCTTGATCATGGAGCGGATTTGTCATGATTTGCTGTATATCTTTTAGCAAACGTTTTACGGCGTCTTTTGATATTGTTGTTATTTGGACTTTTTTTGACTTTTCATTCACGATTTTGGTATTCATTGTTGGCGGCAGTGTTGGCGGCAATGCTGGTTCTGACATTCAAATAAAATATGAATTGTAAATAATTATAATCATTAAATATATTTATATCGTAATTATAATTAATAAAAAAATAAATAGTTATGTTATAAAATTATTACAAATGTACAATAAGATATTCGGATTATTTGATAAATTACGGATTATAATTTGTAAACCGTGGTTCTTGTTCTATAACTTAGATGTGACATCTTTTAAAATTTCAGTGGCCATGTACAGATCTTTAATGCGTTATTCCGTCAACGACCGTATAAAGTTAAAAAGTGATATTATAATGTCTAATTCCAATCATTTTTTTCCGATATATTCTTGTCGGTCAGGATTTGATGCTATTCTTCAAATATTGAATACGTCTCCGCGATCAGATGACCAGCCGGAAATTATTATGACCGGTTTGAATATTAAACATATGAGGATGTTACCTGAGATACATGGTTACAAGGTAAAGATTTTAGATATTGATTTGGATACTATGGAACCGGATTTAGTTCAGTTGAAGAATTTAATTACACCAAAAACGCATATATTGGTAGTGGCACAGCTTTGTGGTGTTCATGTTGATTTAGAACCACTGGCGAGAATTGTTAAAGAGAATAATATTATTATCATTGAAGACTGTGCACAATCAATAAACAATGAATATTTTGGGAGTTGTCATGTGGATTTTACATTGTTTAGTTTTGGATTATCCAAAGATTACACAGCATTTGGCGGAGGACTGCTCAGGGTGCATAATAACGAATATCGTAATTCTATTTCTAATTTACTTGAGACCTATCCAATTGAATCTCAGTTTAATTATCTAACAACAGTTACTATATCCGCTATTAAATTTATACTATCATCTTCTATAGCAGTATCACTAATACATTTTATCGCCAGACAATTTGGTTCTAATTTTGAAAATGTATTAAATAAGATAGGAAAAGAGTTTAATGACCAGGACGATCCAAGTAAATTGTTAGCTAAATTTCGAAAACAATGTTCTACACCACATTTATCTATAATTCGAGACAGGATTAAAGAAATTTATGACACCCCCTATTCTAATAAATACCAATTAGAAAGGAAGATGCAAGGAGATTATTTGACAAATAAGTTATTAAACATACAAACGGTAAAAGTAGTGGGAAATAAACAGATGACACGACATTATTGGCTCTTCCCAATCTTAGTTAAAAATAGGGACCAGCTTTTAGATAAATTGAATCAAAACGGTTTTATAGCCACCAAAACAGCAACGACTTTTGGATATGTTGGTTTAGAGGAAGAAGAAAGTAACTGTTTCAAATTTAAAGAAGAAGTGGTATATCTACCGTGTTCTCCATATATTCCACGAATCAAAATAGATGAAATGGTAAAACTGATAAAAAACTTTAAATTTATTTAAATTAAATATTCGACTTGAAATGATGATATAAAAATAAAGTTGTGACATAAAAAATATTAAATATAAATATTTATCATTAAATTATATTTAATAATATATAATTATAACTATTAGGTATTTATTTTTTAATAATAAAAAATAGTAAAAATATAGTAGATGTCTAGTAAAAAGAATCCAATTGAAGAAATATACAAGTGCAGCATATTGAGGCGATATGAAGGCGTAACTGGTGGAGTACCTACATATATTTTCGTTTTTTATGGAGAGCCGGAAACTGAACTAGCTCCATCATCGGAAATGTCGTCGGAAATTTTAACGCGACTTTATAATGCTTATATCGAGGATGGATCTAATTCGAAACTGTTTGAACACATTTTTAGCAAAATGGAACTAAAAAATATTGCGACGTATGACATTCAAGTATACATGATTCCTTTCAAGGTGTATTCAGATGATTCGATCGATGTTGTCAAACGGAAAATTATGCTGGCTATAAAGAGTATAATTACTGCTGCTGCTACTGCTGCTACTACTGATCCAAAGCTGTCGGATTACGCGTATGACGAAATGTACTTGTTTTCAAAAACTCCCGTAACATTTGATTCAAACGAAGTGTATCATAAAATGACAGAACTAGCGCTAACAAAAGATAATCGAGAGCGCGATACAAAAGCCGAACTAGATTTTCTTAAAACGCATGTAATGGGATACAGTTCTTCCAACGGAGAACCGGTCGATGTTGGCGGAGTTGAAAACATTTTATCAAGTTTAAAGGCGCTGAACGCTAGAGAAATGTTCAAAGATGTCCCAATTGGACAGAGCATCCCTTCAAACGCGTATGTGAATCCATTTTTCTTTGCATTTGAAGAAGGTGCTGCTAATACGGAGACGGAACTTTCAAAAATAAAATCAAAAATAAACGGTTTAGATTTGCTGTTAAATACAAGAAATATCGTTCACAATACATTATTTGCGTGTTTTGCGAGAGATGTCGTCGGGTCAGAACCGGATGCAACGGATGCAACGGCATTGATCGATGCGAACCGTAATAACGTAATTTTTAAAACATATTATCCGTTACTGTATGCAGGCGATCTGGAATCCGAGTCGACAAAAATCAGGTTGCGCGAGAAAACGGACGAACTCATAGAGTCGAGCGAATTTAAAACAAATGTAAAACAAATACAGCTGTTTTATGACATTTTTGAACAATCGACGAAACCCAAACTCAAGAGCGAGGAAGCGGGAATTATTGAAGTCGACATTGAATTGTTGCCGGAAAGCGATTTTAATTTTCCCTTGGAACTGCTTTTTAAACTGTTTCATGCAACAGAACAGTGCCAGCTCATCAAATATAATCCGCAATTTCAGGACGCAATTTTGAGAATGTATACGAAAAATCATACGAAAAGCGGTAAAAAAATTCCATATTTTATCATTCAGCATCAATCCGAATCAAATAAGATATACGACGTTTACATGAAGATGAAAAGAAAGGAACAGCATCCGAGTCCGAAGATGAATACAAACATGAATACGCGTGTAAGTATTTACATTAATTACGATAAAATGGAGAGACAATACGGTGTAAGAAACGGCGAAAATATTGTTTTTGTTTGCGATTTTGATGATCGCGGTCACGTTTTCATTCACGCATCGTTTAAAAATGCGTATAGTGAAGACGCGGTCGATGAAATGATTCGCGCCGCAGTGTCTCCGCACATACGGTCAATCGTTGATTTTTTACAGCAAAATGGATACAAGATGCGCGATTTTTATTCCATGTATGATGAAAACGTCGTGATACAAAACATGAAATATTTGCTGATATCCAAGCTGAATAATACAGAACCGTTAGTTTGGACGCGTTTTTACGGGTGCATGTCCAGCGTTCTAAAAGTAATCGAGAACAATTGGAATTCCGATGAAAAGGGTGTGAGTATGCAGTACATACGCGTTCCGAATTTCGACGAAGCAATTTTGCGAGTGGGTTACATTGAACTGCTTTATAATCTCGGATTTCGAGAGAAAAGACAAGTCGTTGACCTGCTCGCTAAAAATTTACTCGTTTCGAAAAAAACGGCCGAGAAAAGTTACGAAGAATTTAAAACCAATTTTGAAGGAAAATACAGTAAAGTATTGCAAAAAAAACAAATGCCTAAGAAAATATACGTTAGAAAATTGCCCGGTTTCAAAGTACACATGATGAAAAGTTTGGGTGACAAGAATAATAAAATAACGATAAAGGTGTCGGGTATTAACAACATATATACCCTCAATCCGATTCGAATATATCTTGATTCGCTGCTCCACATTTTCGGAAACGATGAAAAGTATATGCCTGTTCAACTGGTAAAACAACTGTGCGATATAACGTCTTCTTCTGTAACGAAACCTGCAATCTCTATAAAAAAAACGGCAGTTCCAGTAGCAGTTCCAGCAGTTCCAGTACAAGTAGAACAAGAAAAGGCGGTGCCAATTCCTGTGATAAAAGAACCAGAACCAGAACCAGAAATACCGGTTGAGGTAGAGAAGGAAGAACAGGCAGAAGAAAAAGAAGAAGAAGAAATTGGAGATTTTGGATTATTGGAACCGCCAAAATTAGAAGAACAACAACAACAACAACAACAAGAAGAGGAACAACAACAACAACAAGAACAACAACAACAAGAAGAGGAACAACAACAAGAACAACAACAACAACAACAAGAAGAGGAAGAAGAAGAAATTGGAGATTTTGGATTATTGGGCGGCGCTGAATCAGAATACGAAGACGAAGACGAAGACGAAGACGAAGAAGAGGACGAAGCAGATTTTATTGGCGGTGCATTCGAGTCCAATCCGGTGTATAAAAGGTTAAAAAATATGGAACCGTCACTATTTAAAGAAACTGCCGGGTATGCTACGAAATGCGGATGGAGCGCAAGACGACAGCCCATTATTTTGACAAAAGAAGAACTGGATAAAATTAATACGTATGACAAGGAAGTCGGTCAGCCATCATATTACGGCATTCCTTTAGAATACGACAGTCAAGATGAAGAAGCCGGCAGCAACGGTGAAGGCAATGAAAAAAATAAACACTATTACATTTGTCCGAGATACTGGAATGTGCCAGAAGAGAGATCGGTGTCTCAGAAAGAAATCGACGACAATAAACTTCAAGCACACATTGTCACAAAAGAAGAAGATTATAATCCGAACAATAAAGAAAAATACATTATTGATTTAACTTCTCCTCTCGAACATTTTAAAACCGGAAAGTATACGCCGTATTTACCAGGATTTCTCAAAACTCTCAAAACCAAATCCGGAAAATGTTTGCCTTGTTGTTTTACGGGAGTGAAAGATAAAGACAGCGATGATTTTAAAGATTACCGCGTTTTTGAAAAGGAACAAGAAGTAATCAACCAGTGCAAAAAAGGAAAAGGAATTGAGAAACAGCCAAAACAACCGAAACAACCAACAAAAGCTGCGCAAAAACAGAAAGGAGAGAAAGAAGGATTAAAAGAAGAAGAGCAACAACGGCAAGAGCAAGAGCAACGGCAAGAGCAACGGCAAGAGCAACAAGAGCAACAAGAGCAACAAGAAAGAGAGCAACAAGAAGAAACCATGAAAGAAAAGAAAAAAAAATCAAAAACAAATGTGTATGTCTCAAAACCCGATTCCGCATTTCCTCTTCAACAAAATAATCTCGGATTTTTGCCGCTTTCTCTCCAGCTTTTCTTGTTTGAAGATGAAAATTATAGCAAGAAATGCAAATCCACAAAGGGCGACATGCTCGTCGAAAATGAAATATGCGTATTGCGCGCAGGGGTTCTCGAAAGTAAAGATTCAAATTACAATCAGTGTTTTATTTCTTGCATTGCCAACATATACAATTCTCTAACCAATAGTTCATTCACAGCGAACGAGTTTAAGCATCGCATATTCATTCCGAAGCTTTCTCTCGACCGATTTGTTTTGTATCAAAATGGATCACTCGTCGAAACATTTAAAAAATTCGAATACATTGAAAAGGACCATTTGTTCAAATATCGCGACACCAAATTGTTCAAACAAATATTCGGAAACGGTAACGGGAACCAAGACACCGATTTTGACGATGATGAAGACAATAAAATCGTATTTTTCAAGACGCTCATCATGTCATACGAAAACTTTTTAAACTATTTATCAAACGATGAAGTCGTCATCGATTACACGTATTTATGGGACTACGTTATGGATTCGGTATTGTGGTCCGGTTTCATAGAAAAAGAAGAAAAGCGTCAACTGCCTATAAGCAAGCACGGAATAAATTTAATTATTCTAGAACTCTCCGATAAAAAAGAAGAAGTCAGCATTCTGTGTCCCACCAATCATTATTCCGCGTCAACATTTGATTCAAATAAAAAAAATATAATTATTGTAAAATTTGAAGGTTATTATGAACCGCTTTACACTTATTTGTACACATCAAAACGCGACATTGTAAGCACCGTTTTATTTTCATCCGTAAATTATTCCGCAATCGATCCCTCGCTCAAAGGCGCTCTCGTAAAAATACAAACATACTTTCAGACCACATGCAAACCTGCTCAACTTGTAAAATCAATTATTCAAAATAAATCGTTTGATGAAGTCGTTAAAATTCTGAAAAGCAAAGAAACGTCTCAAACCAAGTTTCACGATATCAAACAAATTGTGGAGTTTTCGGGAAAAGTCATCGGAATGCAATTTACCTACAGTATTACGCGGAATGAAGTGACCCAACAACTTGTCGGAAACATTCTTTGTAATCCTTCCGGTCTAAACCCGGAGCCAAATTATGAGCTGCTATTTGTAAACCAAGTCCCAACAGTTTGGAAAACATACAAACATACAAAAGATTTCGCACTTCTCGTGCAAAAAAAAACAAACGGCGAAATTCCGTGCGCATTTAAATTCAAGGTCGTAGAAGGCGAACGTGTAATCGGTTTTATCACGGAAACCAACCAGTTTATGCCGATTAGCGAACCGGTTCCATTCAAAGATGACGATGAATTAAAACGCGTCGAACTAGGTAACAGTGCAAGCATTGATGCATCCATTCTTCCGCAAATAAGCAGAACCGGATTTGTTTTCAAGAGGGATGAAGAGAGAACCGATGATGTTGAAAAAATACGTCTCGAAACTAATTTTTATAACGCTTTTCGCAACATTATTCGAATTCACTTGAACCGTTTTGAAATGATGGAAGCGCGCAACGCAATTGAAATGCTCTTTCATAGTCGTATGACGTCTTCATCGTCTGAAGAACAGCGTTTCAACATCGATCAGCAGTATAAACTCTATCTTAAAAAGCTCGAACAGATGAAAAAACTGCTACAAATGTTGGGACAACGCACCATCCAATTCGTCGAAATGAGCCCGTCTGTTCTGAAAAACATTTACGAACAAAACTCGGCTCTCAGTTGTGTTACCGAACGCAGCTCATCGTGCAACAAATACGCCTACTGTTTTTCTGTTGAAACTGCTGCTTCAGAATACGCTTCGGAAACAGATGGTTGCGGGCTTTACATTCCCAAACGCAACTTGGTTGACGGTTCAAATAATGAGAATAATTATTACGTCCGACTTGCCGACGAGATGCTGCGTTACAGGCGCATACGCGCATTCATGTTGTATCCAAACAAGTATTTGACATTCGACTCTATCAGCTATAATTTGAAAGAAAATGAAATGCTGCTACTGGATACCGACTTGGCAAGTTACATTTCTGAAAATAAACGCGCCATCGCTTCCAATGATTACATTGAATACAAGAGTTACTATACTAGCGAAGGCGAAGAATTCATCGACGATGAAGACGACAATGGCGGTGAAGAGGGCGCCGAATATGTGGACTAATAACCGAATTTGAATCAAAGAAAGATAAAAAAAATAAAATAAAAGTTTTAAGTTATTTTATTTTTTATTTCCATCATTTTTTACATATTATTCCATCATTTTTATACATGGATTGATTTAATCAATCAACAAGTCAAACACTAGTTAAAATCCCATATCATAATCCTCATCAACTGAACCAAGATTCGACCCCTGCACTTTATCCAGCGTGCTTTGTATCGTCAACTTGTTCTTGCTGCATGGGTTCAATGGATCCTCCGCCGCAATCTTATCCATAAACCCTTGCAACAGCGCTTCCTTCTCTTCTTCCACCGTCTTGTCCGCCGTCGCAATCTGTCCCATCTTCATAATTTGTCCCATATCCAGCATCACCTTGAATGCGCTCGTTCCAAAATACCCCTCTTGTCCGCACATTACATTCGCCGACACCCCGCGCATCTGGTCCAGCTCTGCATGTCGCGCCGCTTTCAGAAACATCTCCGGCGTCTCCTCAAACGACGCCTTTGCAATCGGTCCAATATCGTCATTATTAATTCCATGCCGAAATATTGACACCATTTCCGATTTGCACGTCATGCGGTCGCACAACAAACTAATGTGGTGGTGATTAATATACGTCGTATCAAACGCTTCATACAGCTCGTTAAACAGCGCCTGTCGCGCGGCTTCAATGCCAAGCACCCGATTAATCTCCTGAATGTCGTTGCTAATCGTTCGTCTCGCGTCAATATTCTGTAGTGATAAAATCTCCATGAAATTCGAGCCCACCGCGTCTAGAACCCACGTCTCCTTCTTTCGATACGTGTTGTTCTCCTTGGCAACCAAATCCACAACTTTTCGAGCAAGCACCATTCGAATGCCTTTAATCCCCCTCAAAATAATATTCTTCATCAGCGCATCCTGAAACGTCTTCAGCTGATAAATTTTATCCGTCTGGTCCAGCGTCTTCGGATCTTTTTCCTTCTTCTGAAAATCCAGCCGAATTCGAAACACCAAATTGTCGCTATTATAATCCGAATAAATACACGACACCTCGCTCCTGTCATTCTTCGAATACACCGCTTTAATCGCAAAATGCACGTCATCCATCGTAACCCGTTTCTCATACATGGCTTCACGATCCATCTCCATTCGTAGAATCCATTTTGACCGCTCCCGCTCACATTCCGTCTCGTCTTCGCCTCCAACATCCTTCAACATCCGCTGAAACTCCGCGTATTGCGCCAAAATTAACTGATCTGCAGTAATCTTCGTCTCATTCGGACTATCGCTCGGGTCAAAACAAATCTCCACACTCTTCACAATATCCTCCAGTCGCGTCAACTCGATAAATGGTATCATGTCCGCAGCCGCATCCTTGTTCGACTCGTCATTCGGGTTCAAATAAATGGTGGTCGAAGGATTCTTCGTATTCTCCGACAACGACAGCAGCTCCTCAATTCGCGGAAGACCACGAGTAACTTGTGACTTGGAAGCGTCTCCAGATAAATGAAATGTATTTAGCGTGAGCTGCGTTGTCGGTTCACCAATACTCTGAGCAGCAATCATACCAACCATTTCGCCCGGCGCCACAATTGCGCGCTTGTACATGAGAACCATCATTTCCGCCAATGCTACGAGCGCCTTGCGATTGAACCGTTTGACCATGAGCAAATCGCGCGGCGTCAGCGAGTAATAATACATCACCTTGAACAGTTCGGTGGGCGGAGCATATTCAAGATGTTCGAATCGCGCATACGTTTCTTCCAGAATAATAAATGTTTCCAGCGGTGTTACATCCACTTCCGAATTCTTATTGATTTTTTGCATTCCCGCAACATTCGCGACAATGTGTGAAAATGACAGCGGCAAATAAGCGTCCGTCGTATTCTTATTTTTGAATACTTTGACAACAATATCCTCTCGAATTTTCATGAGAAATTCGGTATACTTTTTGGATTTTTCGTCGCAAAGTTTCTGCTGCTTCTTCATACGACTGAATGCGGCTTTTGAAAAGATGGCTTTGAGTTCGCTGTTGGTCTCAGAGTCGCCGCTGACCGGGACGTAAAAGTGCGCATACAATTCGTCGGGCGTCATTCCAATGAAATTCATATTCGAGTGTTCGATTTTCACCGTGTCGATGCCGTCCTCTCCGTAACTAAATTGAACAATGCGATTCTTGTTGTTTCGGACCGTCATGTCATATTCCACCTTGATGTCTTCCATACCCTTGATCAAGCGGCGCTGAATATATCCTGTTTGCGAGGTGTCGCGCACTTGAAGCCCGTTTGCTAAACCAAAGTTCAATGTTTTAGGAATTGTCAAGTCGTACATCTTTGGGTGATTTGCCGGATCAACATGTTCAATTGAAATAATTTCATCAAGTATAGCGTCATTGATGGTTTTCACTTTGTCCAATTTAGTTGTCCAAACTATAGATTTCATTTTGTTATTTTTCTCAGGATGAAGGAGTGTAATTTGTTCAGCAAACTGTTGACCGTTATCATGACTTATAGTGAGAAGTGTATACCAAGCGGCACCATTATCTTCAATCGTAATGGTTGCGTGCACATTTAAACGAGAGCATAAGAATGCGACGTCTTCAATAAAACGATGATTCGTAGAAGTAAGTTCAATCGCCGAATCAGAAATGAATCCATGGTTTGAAAAGTATGCGGTCAAAATTCCTTTTACATATTCCTTATTTGCGACATATGCTTCGTTAGGTATTTTTTTTTCAATCGTGTTTCCAACTTTCAGTCCAGTTTCAAAATCGAGACAATTAGTTCCGTTATTATTGCCACCAGAATACTCGCAAATGTTCTTCGCAACCGGAACAAAGTCGCCAACCTTTACATCTTCTGTGTACTCTTCACGAAACTGATTTAGTTCTGTATTCCAAATGAGAAGTGACTTGTTTGCAGTGACGGTTACATAACGACCCGCTTTTGTTGAAATCTTGAATAATTTTTCACCAGGGTCATGTCGTGTTACTGCCGTGATGCTTTCCCATGATACGCGTCCTTCATAATCCATTGTTACAATTTTAACCGGGTGCGTTAATTCAAGATATTCCATATTTTGTTCTTCCATATGTTGAACTCTTGTCATGTTCATGTCAACATGTCCATCAATCCATTCGCCGATTTTAACATATTTTGGAACATCATTTTCAACAATAATTATCGGTGTTTCCCAGGTAACCGATTTAACGGCGGTATCAATCAAACCAACACGACCACCCATGGCGTGAAAGAATACTTCCGACGGCGTCAAGCCGGCAATAAACGAATTTTCAACAAATCCACGCGCACCAGGACTGTCATCATATTTCGAGTAATGCGGTAAAGTACGGCTGTCGAATCCGTATGGCACGCGCTTACCGTCGATGGTTTGCTGACCCACCAAACAAATCATTTGGGCAATATTCACTTTGCTGCCTTTAGAACCGGCATTCACCATTGTAATAAAGCGATTCGTTTTGCTCAAACTCTTGAGACCAATATCACCCGCTTCACCGTTTGCCTTGTTCAAAATATTCGTAACTTGCAATTCGAACTCTTCCTCGTTTGTGCGCCCGGATTTGTTTTCAAAAGTTCCAATGTGAATGTTGTCGATAATGGTCTTCACTTCCAGCTTCTTGGTTTTAATCGAATCCACAATTTTCTCCGTCGTCTTCTTATCCGAAATCAAGTCGCTGATTCCAACACTGTATGCCGACGTCTTCATGTATTCCGTAATAATGTTTTGCAGGTCGTCAATGAAGCTCGCAGACGCGAAATTCCCAAAATCGTTGCAAATGCGCTGAATCATGCCGCTTGTTGTCGATGCCAAAACGCCGCTGTCAATGTGTCCGCGCAAAATTTCTCCGTCTTTGATTTCAAGCACATTGTTCGACGTGGCATAGTCGTCGCTTCCTCCAAATTGTTTGGTTTTATATTTCATACTGAGCGGCGGCAAAATCTGCGACAAGATTTGAAAGTTCGTGATTTTCTTCTTCGGGTCGCTGAATAGCGACGGGTTTACATTCTTGTATCCCATCAGCAGATTCATCGCCATGCGCGCATCAAATCCGGGGAGTCCGCCTCTAGTGAATTGGTACACTCCAAGCAGCGAGTCCTGAAAAATACCGATGATTGAATTGTTCTTTGCAGGGCTAATGATTTGATACGGGACGGCGGCAAGTCCTTTGAGCTCGGCTTCTGCTTCGTCGTCTTGCGGCATGTGCAAGTTCATTTCATCACCATCAAAATCGGCATTGTACGGCTTCGTGTCACCAATATTCATGCGAAACGTGTCGCCCTGCTGCATCACGCGCACAATGTGACACATCATACTCATTCTGTGAAGCGTAGGTTGACGGTTAAACAAGATGCCGTCGCCGTCCATCATGTGACGGTGCACAACGTCGCCATTCTCAAGCACAATGGTGCTTCGGTCCATGTATCTCAGCGAAATATCTCCACCCGTCTTCTTTTCTAGAATGTTTGCGCCGGGATAAATGTCGGGACCGTTTCGAACCAGCTGCTGCAGAAAGTCGCGATTCCGATTATTTACGACAACCGGTTTTGTAATATTCATCGCAATCTTTTTAGGAACTCCGAGTTCACGAATTGACAAATTGGGGTCAGGTGTAATAACAGACCTGGCAGAAAAGTCCACACGTTTTCCCATGAGATTGCCTCTGACACGTCCCATTTTTCCATTCAAGCGCTCTTTAATCGATTTTAAAGGACGACCGGATCGCTGTGCGACGGGAGCGCATGATGGAATATTGTTATCCACTTGGGTCGCAATGTAGTATTGCAATAAACTTTGCCAGTCGTCAATAATCGTGGAATTCACCGACGGTTCATTCATTTTCTCGAGCAACGTTTTATTTGCCTTGATGATATTCACAATGGTGTGGCTGATATCGTCTTCGCTTCGCTGGTTTCCGTCCATTTTAATCGAGGGGCGAACAGCTGGTGGAGGAATTGCGAGCACTTGGCAAATAAACCAGTCCGGTCTTGAAAATTTCGGACTGAATCCCATGAATGCGACATCTTCGTCTGATATTCTTTTAAATATTTTTAGAACGACCTCTGGAGTCATTTTCATATTCAATTTTTCTTTTCCGCTGGATTCGCTAGCGGCGCCTCCTTCATCGGCGTCGCCGTCCCATTCTGCATAAAGCGTGGCCAGATTTTCTTTTTTGATTTTTTTAGGAACAAGGCAGCCGCAACCGTCCTGTGTGTCGTCGCCGCACCGTTTGACTTTCGTTGCCAACTGATGAACATAACTCCATCTCTCATCGGGTTTCATATCCATGCATTCTTTATTTGCTTCTTTGCTAACCAGAAGCTTACTGCATTTGATGCAAACACATTTCAGAATTTTCATAATCGTAGGAAGATATTGATAGTAAAACACGGGTTTTGCCAATTCAATGTGTCCAAAATAACCCGGAGTTTTGATGTAATCCAAACCGTCTGTCGGACACTTGAGACCGGGTTCGAGCACGCCTAACCGCGGATCAAACATGCCTCCGATCACCGGAATGTTGTTCGAATATGTATCTCGGCTCGTAATTTCTGCAACTGAACATTTTCTTATTTCTTCAGGAGACAAAACGCTAAATTGAATACCTACAATCTTTGATACAGTTTTCTTCGTCCAATTCGGTTGTTGCGTCATTGGCTGTAAGAGCTAACTATTATTTATTATATTTATATATCTATATTGTTTTATTTCAATTTTTATAATAATATAATTCCAAAGAAAATGAAAAATGACATTTTTGCATTTGAATAATATAATAACTTGTTTTCATTTTTTCATTTTTTCATTTTTTCATTTTTTCATTTTTTCATTTTTTCATTTTTTCATTTTTTCATTTTTTCATTTTTTCATTTTTTCATTTTTTCATAAATATATTATTTATAAAAATTGAAATAAAAAGATGTATGCATGTAAATGTAATATAGAGACGATACACGGACACCGATATGCCACAGAATCAGCAGCCACAAAAAAATATAAAATCGACTGGAGGAACTTCATCCTCAAAAAAGGTAACAAATGAAAAGCCAAATCTTCAATACAGACGTTCAAGAAGTGATGATGGAAATAGTGATGTCAGTGAGGATGGCAGTGATGTAGAGGAATTAGACAAGGTAGAGTATGCTAAACTTCTCGCAGAATTGTTTCCTTCAAAATATTCTGTAACCAAGGCGAAAACGTTACAAACGTTACAACAAAATGAATCAAGAAGAAATAAAAAAATTGTTGATTCGTCATCGTCGTCATCAGAAGAAGAAGAAGAAGAACAGTATCTAAGAAGGAGTGCACGATTGCAAAAGCAGCAACAGAAGCCAGAAAGGAAAGAAAAACAAGAAAGACAAGAAAAACAAGAAATGCAAAGCATTGAAAAAAGGGATGCCGTCACAAAACGCGCAAAAGAAGAGTTCCATCAGATTAAAAAACAAAAATACAATGAAGAATACGAATCGAAAGAAGAAGAACAACCTGGAAACTATAACATTGTCATTAACTTGCAAGAACCGTTTGACCACTTGTCAGACCAATATGATGACGATGATTCGGCAATGAATGATTCAGTTTTTGACGACGAGTCCATTTCGTCTGACCAAGGAGAATCGAGTGGTAGTGACGAAACTTACAGAGATGATGATAGTCATAATGATGATGACAGTGAAGGGACTGAAAGCACTTTTGAGGACGATGAAGAAGAAGAAGTTACCACTCGTGGTTTTTGGAAGAATTCTCTTTCCTCTTCTTCTAATGCAGTAGCAGCAGCAGCAGCAACAGAGATTGCAGAAAAAGTAGACAATATTGGGTTTACTATCAATGGGAAGTCCATATTTAGTAAAGACAAACATGGTGAAGAGAAAGACAAGGAGAACATGAATCATCATAAGAATAAAAAAGAGGATCATCATAAGAATAAAAAAGAGAATGATGATAAGAATAAAAAAGAGAATAATAAAAAGGATGATAAAAAGGATGATAAAGAGAATGATACTACTCGAGATGATGAAAATGAAGATGTGTTTGGAAGTGAAGATGAAGAAACGATTCAAACAATCAAAGCGCAAATGGAAGCAATTCTTGCAAAAGACAAGAATAACAAAATTGCGAGAAAGACATTGGAACAAATGATTGAAAGGGAGGAAAAAATCAAACGGTTGCGAAAGAAGAAGAGCGTCAAACAAATGAGAAGTAATACAAGAAAATTTGGACGCTTGCTACAAAAAAAGAATTCGGCAAACGATCTCAAGTATTTCAAAAAGTACTTGTCACACGAGCAACAGGCAGAAGTGTTGAAAGAGCTAAGCGAACTCAACAAAATCATGTTGGTCGACAAACCGTATCGTTTGACACTACTCGAATCCAAAATCCCTCAGCAGTACAAGGCAATTGCGCTTAAACGCATTCAGAATTTGCGTTACATGGACACGTGTTCTGGCGAGTACTTCAAGGTGAAGAACTGGGTTGACACATTTATGACAATTCCGTTTGGAGTGCACAGGACGTTGCCAATTACAATGGAAGTCGGTGTGGAACAGTGTCACACTTTCATGGAAGCGGCAAAAGACATTCTGGATTCGGCGGTATACGGACTCAATGATGCCAAAATGCAGATTATGCAAATGGTGGGACAGTGGATTTCAAACCCGTCGGCGCTCGGTTCGGCAATTGCAATCAAGGGCCCTCCGGGGACCGGCAAGACGACGCTTGTAAAGGAAGGAATTAGCAAGATTTTGGGGCGGGATTTCGCATTTATTGCGCTGGGTGGAGCAACAGACAGTAGTTTTATGGAGGGGCATTCATATACGTATGAGGGCAGCACCTGGGGTAAAATCGTGGAAATTCTGATTCGCTGTAAGTCGATGAATCCGGTGATCTTCTTTGACGAATTGGACAAGCTCAGCGACACACCCAAGGGTGAAGAAATCACGGGGATTTTGACGCATTTGACGGATACGTCTCAGAACAGCCAGTTTCACGACAAGTACTTTTCGGAGATTGCGTTTGATTTGAGCAAGTGTCTCTTCATTTTCAGCTACAATGACGAGTCGAAGGTGAATCCGATTCTTCTTGACAGGATGTATCGCATTCAGACCAACGGATATGCGAAGAAGGACAAGACGCACATTGCGCAAAGGTATTTGATTCCGAAGATTCAGTCGGAGGTGGCATTCAAACCGGAGCAAATTATCATTCCCGATGAGACAATTGAATACATTGTGGAACATCACACAAACAAGGAGGACGGTGTGCGCAATTTGAAGCGCTGTTTGGAGATTATCTTTACCAAGTTGAATTTGTATCGCTTGATGAAACCGGGAAGCAAATTGTTTGACAAGGACTCTAGTTCAATTGAGGTTGCATTTCCATTCACGGTCACAAACAGTGTTGTGGATAAAATGGTTAAAAAGGCGGAGACCAACAGCACTCCCATGTTCATGTACACATAGACGAATATTCTAACCACTATACTAGATTAATAATATATATATATTTAATGATAACGACTCCTTTGTGAGAATTTTTTATTACTTTTTTTATTGCGTTTTTTTATTTTGTGTATTGTTTTTTTTCCGCCACCAAAACTAGATGTTACTGTCGAAACAGCAGAATCTTTTTTAAAAAACTGTTCAGCTTTCTTTTCTCTTACCATATTTAAAAACTCTACAAACTGTCTTGTTGTTGGAAAACTACCAATACTTGCTGCACATCGATCTAATACATCAGATGATAAATACGCTTGCACTGGAAGAGATGAATCTGTATTTCCAACAACATTGCACTTCAATTGTACCTCATCGTTAAGTTTACTTGAAATTGGTGGTCCAATAAAGCTATTTCCTATACTGTGAGTATTATTAAGTTCAACAAATCTGTTAACAAGCAAACCGTCTCCATTTTTTGAAAATAAATCCATCTGATCATGGTAACTCGTCAAATGAATAAAAGTCAAAACATTCAATAGTGTTTTCAAATTCATATTAGCTGGATTGCCAAAGGTTGAGACAATTGCTGCTTTTGCTGCCTCTTCCGCTGACATTGTTACTAATTCACCAAATGCGTCAATTTTCATTGGCTTACTAGAACCGGTTGTTACTGACATACGTTGTTTCATTTGTTCTATTACGTCATTTTTTATTTCATTCATACCAATCAAGATTTCCGCCCATAGTTTCAATACTCGTGAATGGTATAAATTTATTTCTACTTTAGTGTTAGTCCAAATTGCATGATTCATATTGAGTTCCATATTTACAAATACTCTTAAAGGTCTTGGTGGTATAACTAATGAATTCATAAATTCAATACAGGGTTGTACGGCACTAACCTCACCTCCCAACCCATTATGCCTCATTTCATATGTACACAATCCAGGTTCTTTTTTTACAAATGTTTGTATAAATTCCACACACAAATCAAAGTTATTCAATACATTTTGAATACTTTCTGACGTAAAATTATTCCCTGACATTATTCTACCTGTAATTGCCTTGAGTATAATAATTGCTAAATGTTTAAGACCGGGTGGGGAATAGTGCTGTTGTCCTGCTCTCAAAATGCCAGAATATTGTTGATGAAACTGGAACGTTGCAAATGCACGAATGATTGAGCGTCGTATGCTCGCCACATCAGTAAATGTTTCTGAATGATCTTCTACAAATTTCACTAGACCATTTTCCAATGGCGATTCTTTATCCATTATAAATTAATATAATAAAAATATTATATATAAATATATATAAAATATTTTATTCAGTTTTATAATAATTATTTGACGAAATGCAAATGCAAACCCATTGCTTTCTACGCCAAATGCGTTATAGTTTAACGACGATGACGACTATCTCGACGATTATTGTAGCGTTTACGTTTTTTCTTTGTTTTTCGTATTGTTTTTTTTCCGCCACCAAAACTTGATGTTGTTACTGTCGATAAATCAGAATCTTTTTTTAAAAATTGTTCAGCTTTACTTTGTCTAACCATATTTAAAAATTCAACAAACTGTCTTGTTGTTGGAAAACCACCAATACTTTTTACGCATCGATCTAATAGATCGGATGATAAATACGCACACACGGGTGGTTGGATTAGTTGCTGAGAACGATGTGGATTTTTTTCAACCACATTGCACGTCAAATTCAGCATATTTAATTCTGATTTGTGGTTTTCGCTTTGAGGAATGTAAGAATATCCAGATGCATTATGAATTGGAACAAATTGTGATATGATTCCAAAAACAATCCCATCCAAAGTGCTTGCTCTGCCTCCATTCGTGTATGTCTTTGTCAGATTTCTCATATAAGGTTCATCCTTTGCAATTGCAACATGAAATAGTGTCAACCATTTCAACAGCATGGATACATCTAAATTGGGTGTAAACGCAAAACCTCCTCCGCATTCTGCAAGCAACTCGCGCATTTTTCGCTCATATCCCGTCCCGTCTTTTGCATCAACTTCAGTATGCATTTCGGCGATTTCTGCTGACGTTATTTTCTTTTCATGAATCAGTACATCCGCCCATAACTTCAATACTCGTGCTTGGTATCGGTTTATTACGCTTTGAAAACTTTTGAAAATATTTGGAGAAGAACCAGACCAATTATTGTTCAATGCGTTTGATATCATTTTGCATTTTTGGCGGTTACTAAAATACAATCCACTATATCCTTGTGGTCGACCACCTTCTTGTTCAGTATCACATAAATCCGGTAAAAATGTATTTATAAAGTCCCCACACACGTCAAAATATCTTATTGCAACAGTGACTTCATGCGACACATTTATTTCTCTTCTTGTTATTTTGTCCGAAATTGTTTGTAGTGTTAATTGTGCTATGACACTAAGACCTGGTCTTTGGGCTGAATAATCGGGACGAACGGGTACTCCACACTGCATCATTCCAAATGCACGAATAATTACTCTTTTTATACTTTCAATTTCTTGATCATCAAATATATCAGGATGAGAATTCACAAATTGAATTAAATCAATTTCTAATTTTTCCAGTTTTCCCTTATTATTTTGCATCACTAATCGTGAAAACGGATAAGAGGGATCATCCAGACGCCCTAATTCCCAATATGGCGTTTCATATTCCATTATTTTAATAAATAATTTATATCTTCTTTATATATATTTAAATATTTATTAAAATATTTTTTTATATTTTATTCACTTATTCCACTATTCTATTCTAGCAATCATTAATGCAGCTGTCGCTATAAGCAATTCCCCATTTGATTGATTTCGCATTATTAATCACTTGCGCCCCATTCGGATTCGGGCTGGTTCGCAAAACGGATTTGCCTTTCAAACGAGCCAAATAGCGATCATAGGAACCGTGTTTCATGTCGACACCTTTACTGCCGCCGGCTGACATGCTTCCCGGACGCATTCGCGTCAAAGACGAGCGCGTCGAGTTGCCGTGCGACGGAACGTTGGATCGCGTTACGCCGGGAACGGCTCTGTCGCTCATTTGGTTCCAGTTGACGTATGCGAACTGGCTTTTTGGCGGCGTATACACAATCAGTGCGGATTTATTCATGGTGTATTCGGATGACGGCACGCGCACCGTGTTTTCAATTCGTTTTACATTGTATTTATTATTTTGGTTGCTAAATTGCGGTCCGGTGTATGTTGAATAACTTAAAGCTGTACCGCATGCTCTGCATCCAACGGGTTTTGTTGTCGACATTTATTTAATTATTTTTATTTTTATTATAATATATAATGTATATTAAGGTTATAATAAAAAAATTATAATTTATTATAATCTATTTTTTATAATAAATTATAATTCTCTCTATTATTTCTATAATTTATCCTCGCAAAACAAATTTAAAACTCGGTTGGTCCAATCGTTCGATTTCCGCCTCGCTGGTTAATGTAGTTCACTTGATCCTGGCTCAAACATGCGCACCCCATGCTGTCAGAATACGTGGATGGGCAGCACTCCGGCTTAAATTTATTATCGGCAAAAAAGAAGAGTTCGCCTTCGGGCAAAGGCACCGGAGTTCCGACATTGTCCTTATATGTGTTCAGGCGATTCTTGTTGCCCATTCCGGATGCATACCGTTTGGCAGTTTGAACCCAACCCATCGTATATGAGTCGTCAATATTCAGTTCATTATTGCTTAAATTCACAAACCCTTCTTTAACGCTGGCTTTTTTATCACCAGCTTTTTTACCATTGGCTTTTTTATCATTCATATTTTTTATAGTCATTCCTTCTAAAATACTGTATTGAAAACAGTCACAAAACATGAACAATCCTGCAATCATGCCAATAATAATACAAGCAACTACGATTTCGAGTCGCGCTTCATATCCAAAAAGTTTAAGTTCCATTTATAAAATAACTAAAAATAGACAGAATAATATTGGTTTAATTATTTATACATTTAGAAAAGATAAAAATAATTAAAAATATTGAATTGTTTATTTGCAAAATAAAAAAGTTATTTTTCCTAAATAAATGTAATCCCATGTCACCCCTTCTACATTTTTATCCATGTGGAACACTGGGAACCCCGCGCGATGCGTGTACATTCAGAATGTTATTCGAAACACCAATCAGGTGACCCATCGGAATAGCAATTGCAATAAAAAATATAATTCCGGCTGCTGCTAAAATATCTCCGACAATCGGTATAAAAAACAATAATACAATTGCTGCCGCCATGGCAATCAAAAGAATAATTACAATTTCAAGAATAGAACCAATTAAGCTTTTAATTGACAAGTATACACCAAACAATGTGTATATCACGGCAGTGACCACACCATTCGATTTTCCAAGCATAGATTTCGTCGTAATAATGGTTTCGATTAGAGGTGTCATAATGTTAAGAATCCGAGACATGATATCCGATGTAATATCGGTAACCGAATTTCGTATTTTATCTACTATTTCGCGCATGTCGTTCACAACCTTCATAATCTCGCCAACAATTGCAGTAATAATACTTACTATGTAATGCACAGGTATTAGCGCAATATCGGTAATGTCGGTTAAAATATTTTGGGTGCATTCTGCGAAATTTTTTTCGGCGTATTTCATTTTTGACATGTTGGCAGGCGCATTGATCATTCCGGCAAACGGCATAATGTTCGGTTTGCATTTTTGATTGTTCCAATCTGCCCGTATTTGTTCAATATTTATTTTAATATGAATATACGTAATGACGAGTATAAATGAAGTGCATATAATGATTGCGAAAAAAACATACTCGCCGTATCGTTCTAAATATGTTTGATTTTCATAAATCTCTAATATTTTATCAATCATATTGGACGGAAATGGATTGCTCATACCCATATTTTTACTTTAAAATTTGTATTTTAATTCTTTAGAGAAAATAGATGGCTAATATTAACAAATATTAAAATACATGAAATGTAAATTTATTTTCATTTATTTTAATATTAAATTTAAGAATTAAAATTTTAATTTTAATTTTTATATTATAATAATATATAAATATAACATTATAGAAAATTAGAAAATATGAAAAATTTACGAAGTGGTCATATGAAAAATTTACGTTTTAATTTTAATACAACGGTTATAACGGTCACAAACTCATATAAAAATGCAGATATTCGGGGAGAAATATTTAAGGAGGGTCAAGATCTTAGTAATTTAGATTTTACAAATACACAAATAAATAGTGCATCATTTAAAAAGGCAATCCTAAATAATTCAGATTTTACAAAAACAGATAATACTGCTTACGGTATACCACCAAATGTTACTTTTAAAGAATCGTCACTAATAAATGTAAAATTTAGAGATTCTTATCTTGAAAATTCAGATTTTACAGAAGCAAATCTTACGGGTGCAGATTTTACAAATGCACTACTTAGATCTGCAAATTTTACAGGAGCAAATCTTACGAATGTGAATTTTACAAATGCAAAAAATCTTTCGTTTGCAAATTTTACGGGAGCAAATCTTACGGGTGCGATTTTTGAAGGTGCAGTTAATATTGGTTTTAATACAAATTTTACGGGAGCAAATCTTACGGGTGCGGATTTTACAGGTAAATTAAATTTTTCAAATACAATTTTTACGGGAGCAAATCTTACGGGTGCGGATTTTACAGGTGCAAATCTTACAGGTGCAAATCTTACAGGAGCAAATCTTACAGGTGCAAATCTTACAGGTGCAAATCTTACAGGTGCAAATCTTACAGGTGCAAATCTTACAGGTGCAAATCTTACAGGTGCAAATCTTACAGGTGCAAATTTTACGGGAGCAAATCTTACGGGTGCGGATTTTACAGGTGCAAATCTTACAGGTGCAAATCTTACAGGTGCAATATGTAAGGATTGTATTTTTAATGAAATTGATTTTACAAATATAGATTTTTCTGGTACATTAAAATTTGAAAAATCAGGCGGACCCGACGAATCCAAATCAACAGTTAATAACATTACACAATTAGCAATTCAAGGAGGAGATACGGTAGACGCAATTTGGATAAATAATACTAAGTATGGGGGTGATGGAGGGAGCAAATCACAAACAATTAATGTAGAAAATATTGTATTCAAAGAAATTGTTTATCATTATGATGAATACCGGGGACTTCCGTATATAATTGTTTATTTAAAAATTACAACATCAGATAATCAAACAATACAAATAGGAACAATACGTGATTCATCTAAAAAGCAAACATTAAAAAATGTAAGATTAGATGGTATAGAAGTAAAGTATGGACTATATTTGGATAGGTCTAATTTTATACTAAAAAAATAATAAATAATAATGAAACATGGTGGTAATAGAAAAAGATGAAAAACGATTATAAAGGCAAAGATATCGTGCGTTAAATATGTATATTTTGTAATCATTAACGAGTTAATGTAACATAAGTGAATATATAAATTATGATATAAACATAAATATAATTTACATAACACATAGTATAATGATTCTATTAAGCTTTGATGTTGGAATAAAAAATCTTGCATATTGTCTACTTTCAATTACTGAAACCGAAAACAGTAAACATTTTATAGAAATAGTAAAATGGAATATTATTGACTTGTCGTGTGACCACGTGGAAGAAGCAGAAACAAAAACAGTAGAAAAAATTCTAAAACAGTGTTGTAAATGCAAAAAGACGGCAACTTGTTGCACACATTCGAATACCATGTTACCAGAAGATGTAAAAAAGTATTGCAAAAAACATGCAGAAGAAGCGCAACTACCGATGCATCCAAAACTTCTAAAATCCAATTCGAAGAGCGGGCACGCGCCGTATATCGTTCCGCTTTCTAAAAAAAAAGTATCCTGTAATAAAATCAATATTGTCGATCTCGGTAAAAATATAAAGTGTCATTTGGATGTCATTTTCGCAGAACACATGGATAAAATCGATGCAATTCTCATTGAAAATCAAATTGGAAATTTGGCGGGAAGAATGAATGTGCTACAAGGAATGATTTCGCAGTATTTTATTATGCGGAACATAACAAAGATTGAATTTATATCGGCAACAAACAAGTTGAAATTATTCAAGTCGGTTATAAATAAAAAAAATGATACAGGTGGTGAAGGTAATTTGGATAATGTTTTAGAAAGTGAAAAAAAATTATACAAAATGAGAAAGGATGCAGGAAAAATGGTGTGTAGGTCTCTCTTGTCATTCTATCCAATGTTGAATGAATGGATAGCAAAATACGATAAACATAAAAAGAATGACGATTTGGCGGATTGTTTTCTTCAAGGATACTATTATGCGCACCTAAAGTTCAATGAAACAAATCAATCTGCATTCGAACTAGATACATTTTTATCCAGTTTTCAACAAGTCGTGTAACTAAAATAATTTGGATTCATGCTTACTTGGATAGAGAGATAGAGAGATTTTTATATAAAAAATTATATAAAAAATTATATAAAAAATAATAATAGTAGAGAAAATTGATAATATAATTATTATGCGTATGACTTAAAAATAAAAGTTGTAAGTTAGATATTAATAAATAAACGTAAAAATATGGAACCAGAAGTAATTGATTTAGGATCTTTGGATATTGGGGACGGTGGTAACAGTGGTAGAAAATCGTCAAATTTTGGAGGAGGTTTAGAGTTGCTTATGAATGACAGATTTAAATCGGGAGGAGATAAAAATGCGTCAACAAATATACATTTGGACGATATTACAAGTTTGGAAGATGATTTACGCGACATGGATTCTTCGTCGTCGTCAAGAAACGTGAAAGAACTGCGCTCGGACTTGTTTGGATCGGGGCCTTCGCACTCATCTTCGTCCTCGTCGTTTCATGTGAATAAACACGATTCCCTGTCAAACAGCATTGGGGGTAATAGCAGTAGTGACGATAATAATGGTGGCACGAATAACGGCGGAATCGGTGCATCAACGGCGCTATTTGACGACGATAAGCCGACGTGGGACGGTTTTGGAAAATTCAGCAATGTCCCATTTCACCCCGATGTGCCGATTGATTCGCATCCGCAGCTGACGAAGGAAGAGCTGCTTCGAGAGAAGTTCAAGTACATTAAAAAATTAGAGGATTTGGAAAAAAAGGGAATTCGACTCACGAAAAAATATGATATGGAGTCGTCTTTATCAGAGATGAAGGGGGAATATGAAACACACGTGGAAGAACGAGAGCGCAGAAACAGTGTGAAATTCCAGGGCAAAATGCTGATGGCATGTATTACGGGTCTCGAATTCTTGAATAACAAATTCGACCCGTTTGATTTGAAATTGGACGGATGGTCGGAGCAAGTGAATGAGAATATTGATGATTATGACGATATTTTTGGAGAGCTGCACGAGAAATATAAATCCAAGGCAAAAATGGCGCCGGAACTCAAGCTGCTATTCCAATTAGGCGGAAGCGCCATCATGCTGCACATGACAAACACCATGTTTAAATCTGCCATGCCGGGAATGGATGACATTATGCGTCAAAATCCGGAACTAATGCAGCAATTCACCCAAGCGGCAGTATCTTCCATGTCGAATGCGACGCGCGGCTCTTCTAGCGGTAATGGAGGTGGCGGTGGCGGTGGCGGTGGCGGAGGAGGAGGCGGAGGAAGTGGATTCGGGAATTTCATGAGTGACATTGCCGGCCTATCGTCATCTCGAAATGCTGCCGCGACACCGTTTTCGCACCAACCTCAATATAATCCGGCGCAACAAATGAATATGCCGATGCCAATGCCGGTTTTGCCACAACGCCCCCCGCCCCCACCTATTCAAACCAAGGGTGAAAATGCACCCCCGGCTCCCAGGCGCCCAGGCGACTTGACAAATACAAGACCAGATATCTTGATGGGTCGCGGCAATATGTCGCAAACGATACAACAAAGTTTGCGACCAGAAATGAAGGGACCTTCGGATATTTCATCCCTACTTTCTGGATTGAAGACAAAAACAGTTACGGTTGATAACTCGGCTTCAGCAGCAGTAGCAGCAGCCACATTAAATGTAACAATGAATAAAGACAAGAATTCAAATGCTGGCGGAAGCACGATTAGCGCGTCGGATTTGAATGAAATGAAGAATGATAATTTTCCGAGCAAGAGTAAACGCAAGCAAAAATCAGAGAGAACGTCGATCAGTTTGGATATTTAATTGGGGTTTTTACACTTTTTTATATTTGAAATGCACATTAAATATTGTAAAATAATATAAATACATTTTATAATATTATTTATTATAAAATATATTATAAAATATATTATAAAATATATTATAAAATATATTATAAAATATATTATAAAATATATTATGAACAGGGTAGAAAAAATGAAAACAATTCAAAATGAGGCATTAGAATTATTCACCAAAAAAAATATTGATTATGGAGACGCATTTGCCAAATATGGAGTTATCGGTGTTTTAATGAGGATAGAAGATAAATTACAACGTTCTATGTCTATCACAAAAAATGGAGTAAATTTAATAAACGATGAAGGAATTAGAGATACGTTGATTGATTTACATAATTATTCAGCAATGGCATTAATGTTATTAGATGAATAATCACGGCTTTTTAAATATAAAGAAATATTATAATAATTGAATTGTAATAATATTTTTTTTATATTTAAAAATAATATATAATAGATATTTAAAAAGGATTGCCTGTATGATTACTACGATTATCGATGGAAAAATATACGATATAACAGATTTTGTAAACGTTCATCCGGGTGGGAGAGAAATGATACGACTTGCGGAAAACAGGGATTCAACATATTTATTTTGGTCTTATCACATTGACAGAAATAAAGCGAATAAATATTTATCACAGTTGCGTTGTTTAGGACGTGTAAACAGTTGCGAAAAAGAAAATTATTTATCTCCGTCATTATTGTTTACTTTACAAGATAGAGTATTAGAATATGTAAATAACACAAATCAAAAAAAGAGAGGAGGAGGTAATATAACATCAAGAATATTATTTTTTAATCTATCAACTTTTTTACTAACATATCTGGTTTGTTTTTGTGGACATTGGTGGTTGTCTTTGTTTTTAGGTATTTCGCTAGCATCTTTTGGGTTATGTGTACAACATTCCGCAAATCATGGTTCGTTGACGGATAATAATACATGGAATGAATTTTTTGGATACTATAATGACATTACAGGAGCATCATCTTTCATGTGGAAAACACAACACAATTTGGGACACCATTTGCTACCAAATGACATTGTTCATGATCCGGATACGTTTTCTAATTATCCAATTACGAGATTTTCTGAAAAATTTAAAATAAAAGAGTGGCATAAGTTTCAGTTTTTATACTTGCCATTAATTACTGGATTTATGGGATTTGATTATTTTATTTCTGACTTTTTACGTTTTATAAATGGTTATCATTGCAACGTTCGGAGTCCAAAAAAAACATTAAAAGATGTTATACTTTTTTTTGGATTTAAATTATTGCATGTATTTTTATATTATTTTATTCCAATATATAATTTCGGTCACTGGTGGACTCCGTTATTAACAGTGTATACCGGATCAACGTATCTTTCATTTCAATTTTTAATAAGTCACAATACAAGTGAAATAAATAAATATAAAAAAAATATACATGAAGATTGGGCAGAGATGCAAATTACAGAATCTTCAACATGGTGTGGTAAATCCAAATCGATTAATTTTTTAACAGGTGGGCTTAATTCGCAAATCGAACACCATTTATTTCCCGGATTAAGCGACCAATTATATCCACAGATTCAAGACATTGTTATCGATGAATGTAAAAAACGAAATATAGTGTACGTAAAATATGACAGTTTTTATGAAAATCTTTCATCTTGTTTAAATTACTTTTATAACATTAATAAAATTAAAAATTAATAAATAAATAAAATAATAAGTACCGTTTCTTGTTTTGCTTATTATTTATACTTTCATTTTTATATATTTTATCTCTACTTACTTCATTTATACTTCGTCTATACCTGTTTTTGCTTAGAAAAAATATAATTTTTATAATAAAAATTGCCAAATAAAATGATCATTGAAAATTGATATAACATTTGAAAGTATGCAAGTTTTTTATACCACACATTTTCTGTATTATATATAAAAATAATGGGATGAATAATTAAAATAATAAACTGCATTATCTGCATTCTTGTAATCCACGATTTTATATATCTCAACTTGTGACTATAATTAAAATAAAAATACATGACTGTATGCACTATACTATTCAACATTGCACCAAAATATACAGAATTCACATTTTCATTGTAGAGATAAAACCAAATAAGTCCAATGCTTGAATGATGGTACGTGTGTAAAAAAGAAAGTTGTTTTCCAGATACAATAAGTATGGCAGTATCTATAAAATCTACAACTTTTGAAAAAGCATGCAATAGTATAAAATTTCTAATATATACATTTTCATTGAAATCATTTAACAATAGAGGATTGTCTACATTAAAAATTGTTATACCATAAATGGACATTGTCAAACTTAATAACACTTGAAACCAATTATAATAAAATATAAAAGATTGAATGTGTTCTTTTTTAAGCGTGGATATATGTTTTGATGCCATAACCATACCAACATAAAGAACATGAATCATGCCAATAAATAAATTTAAATGAAAATAGGATAATAACGATAAAAACCCAAATAACCCAATAGAATAAAATCGAGATAATGAATGAATATTTTCCTTGTTACTAATTTCTACTGGTACATTGCTTCCACTTGTTCTATAAAAACATTCTTCCCATTTTACACACACGGCTGCATAGAATTCTTCAAAACTATTATAACTAGATGCGTGGATCGTATCAGATACAACAATGTCGCACGTAATATTATAATTAAACTGCATTTTTTTTTCATTAAATATTTTATCTTTATTTTTTACGTTAATAATTTGAACAGAATATCCCATATTAAATATTAAATTCAACCCTCCCCATTTTAATGGTATGACATCATTTGTTTGGTTTCTTGTTCCTTCTGGATAAATAATAACTTTTTTTTTATTTTTATGGATTATATTTTCAAATCCTAGTTTTAAACGATCTTTCACACTACGATGGTTTCTTATAATAAAATAAATACAATTATTAAACATTCCATAAATACATGTAAAAGGAACTGCAAAAAATGCAGCAACTCGAGAAATATAACACCCGTTTCCACCAATAATATAATTATCCATAAAAAAATCAACAAAACTTACGTGATTGAATAAATAAACATCTACATTCGGATTGATTTTATCTACTTCACCTGAATATTTTACATGTGTTGAATCTGATATATGTTTAAACATATTTTGAGTATCTGTTTTTCCAAATATGAATTCAAATAGTATATTGTATAACATAGTGCATTGTATTTTCAATAAAAATAACATTGCATTCGGTATCATTTTAATTCATGTATACAATTTACATTTATAGTTATTATATCTTTAATATCATTTTTCAACTTTTTATTTTATTTTTTATACATTTTTCTTGTTCGCATTCGACTCCGATTCCTAAAAATTACGTTTGTCGCCGCGTTTGTTCTATTTGTTCTGTTTGTTCTATTTGTTTTTGTAGGAGTATGTGTTCTCATTCTTTTCGTAGAAGTTTTATTATATCCCGATGTTGTTGTGGAGGCGGTAACAGGTGCTATTCCTTGCAATACTCGTTTTTTTATTTTGGCACTTAAATCTTTATTATTTTTTATATAATCAACCGCTTCACTCAATACTTTTTGGGCTTCTGCATCATCGTCATTATTTAAATCTAAAAAACTGTTTCGTTCTTTTGATTCGTAAAAATCTCCGCTGTGTACAATTTCATTCAACTTTTTCCGCAACACGCTATTATGTGGCATCGATGATCGAAGTTGGGCAGCGACGCCTTTTTGATCAAAAGATGTACCACCTAAATAATAATGTTTGCGATTTTTTTTATTAGAACGCGTATACTTCATCTATTTTATAATATTTTATTTTATAAAAAAAACTATATAATAAAATAAGTGTATAAAATATTAAATATTAAATATTAAATATTAAATATAAAAATAATAAATTAAAAATAATAAATCAACAAAAATATGATAACTATTTTTTCTTTTATACCAAAAGATTATATTAAATATGATAATAATAATAATAATCCGACCATCTCTCTAATTTCGTCGATTAAAACTTCTATTTTAAATCAAACATATACAAACTGGGAACTGCTGCTTGTAACAAATGTTGAGAATGTGTTGATAAATGGAAACGGAGAGAGTAATGATCCAAGAATAAAAATTGTGTATACTTCCGACTCATATTTAAATTTGAACACGCTATTCAAAATCAACAACAATGGCGATAAGAATGACAATCATGACGATGGAAATCATGACGATGGAAATCATGACGATGGAAATCATGACGATGGAAATCATGACGATGGAAATCATGACGATGGAAATCATCGAATGAATCCGCGATGCAAATACATTTCATTTTTTGACTTGGAACATGATGTGTGGAATACGAACAAATTGCAAATACAATTCAATTTAATGGAATCAAGCGATTATGATGTCATTGGTTGCGAAACCACATATTCGACACAATCCATTTCTGCAGTTGTTCCGCGAACCATAAAAAAATCGGAATCATCATTATTCACATCGTGTCCTTTTTTATTTTCAACTGTATTGATCAAGAGAGAATTATTTCGACACTTTGATGAAACAGTTCTTCAAAATGAATGCGAAACAATAAAAAATGTTCATAATTTCACAATCATAAATTTTGAAAGTAATACATTAATGTCGCAATTTCACGCTTTACTTCTTTATCTCACACTTGTTGAGCGAAACATTTACTGTATTCATTATTCGAATTCAATATCAAATAATAACAATAATAATAATAATAATTCAACTGCATATACTGGGCGCGTTTTTGATCATTCTCTCGTTGAAACATCACAGCAATCGAAACTAATATTTTTTCAAGAACACAAATCGTGCGATCATTTATTTTTTGAAAATGCAAAACTCTATTTTGAAGAGAGATTCATGAGAATTCGATTCTTCTCCGATTTTTGCAGTTCTGAAAATTGCAAACAAGAATACGAAGAAATATGCAGAGTGAGTCAAATGGGTGATTACGGTCCAGACAAGCGCTTGTACATTACTTTAAATGAAACATATACGCACGCAATTCTATTGAACTGTCCCATTGTTCCAACGATTTCTGTTCCTCCGGAACGCGTTCTCGGATTGGCATTTGAACCCATCCCGTATTTGCGACTCTCCTATGATTTTATTCATTTTGCAGAAAAGTTTATAGGTGCTGGACTCTATTATATTGGTCACATTCACCCAAATTTAACCGGTGCGGTTTTTAAAGAGCATCATGGATTCATGTGGCACGTTCCTCCACCGCAAGTTCCGCCGAGCTTGGAAGAAAAATATGATAAGAGCGAAGCAAGTCAAAGAAATAAAATATCGATTATTGTATCAAAGAAAATGAAGGCACCGGGCAACGCGTACCGCCACAAACTTGCAACATTTATATTGATAAACAATCTACCAATTGACATTTGGGGAAACGGGACAGAAATGCATTCAAAACGGTTTCCAAATCATAAAAATATAAAAGGGCCGTTTAAAGACAAGGAACCGTACGAATCGTATGCGCTAAGCATTTGCATTGAAAACTATCGACATCCGCATTACTTTTCAGAAAAAATTACCAACTGTCTCGTATATAATACAACTCCGGTTTATTTAGGGTGTATCGAAATCGATACATATTTCCCAGGACAAGTTGTTCATTTGACCGGAGATATAAAACATGATGCCAATATGTTGGTTCACATGTCAAAAAGCCCGTCAAACTATATTCGAGAGATAAAGCACGATGAAAATGATAAGAATGTTTTGAACTTGTTAAAAAATCTGCCCTGGAAATGAATGAATTGAATTAACCTGTTAAAAAATCATAAAATCGCCTAAATATACAAAACGGGTTCAACAGAAAATATATAAATTGAAATATTTTATAGTATTATATTTTTTGTAGAGTTCGGACGGACACACACGGCAACGACTGGACAACAATGACAACAACGGCAATCGGTTACACACTTTGTGTAATCAATGGCAACACATGGAGAATTTATGACAAAAATGAATCCGCACAAAAAACAAAAGAAACAAAAGAAACAAAAGAAACAAAAGAAACAAAAGAAACAAAAGAAATGCTAGAGCATTATTATTTCTATGATGATGCGTCAAATGTAAAAAAGTTGGCATTGGGCCAAGGCATTAAAAAGTCATTTCCACACCACCATTGTCGGATGAGGGCGTCGCTTTCTTCAGCACAAGCCATTCTTGATGACAATTGCCCGCATCGATTCTATGCATCATACACACAAGTGTTTCAACCAGTAGGATGCATTGATTCAACAGACGCTCTCACTCGCATTCATGATGCTAACAATGAAGGATTTAAAACGCCGTTTATCGAACTCACGGCTCATCAAAAAAACTACTTGCAAGCACAATCTGCAATGGCGGGACTCCTTGTATCGCGTCTTTTCGGATTTTCATCTGCGAAACCGCATACAATCAAATGCTTGAAAAAACATGCAGACCTTACTGCAAAATACATTCACTCTGCGTTTGCATCAGAATGCTTGATTGGAAACAGGTATTATTATAACCTACCTACAGTGTTGAGTGAAAAAAAGAGCGTCGTTGGCATTGAAAACAATGTATTCAAGAACATTAAAGTAGAGGATGCCACGCGTGAAAAAATTCAAGAAAATCGGGCGCAACTTATTGAATTATATAATTCAAACATCGAGCGCCTGGAGAATGCAGTCAAACAGTTTAAGCGCGGATTTCTTCCAATTCAAACGATTCGAGAAGATTCCGAATTCAACAAATTGTTAGAAAAGTTTTGGAAGCTGCAAAGACAGTGTATGAAATACCGAGAAGTTACTGATTCTGGTATGAGCGCTCATCAATCATTGTGTGAAAGAAAAAACATCACATTTGACCGCAAATACATAGAAGTCGTTATTTGCAATCTTGTATTTTCCTGTCAAGCAATTTGTCCAAGGTTGTTCAGCTATGACGTTGCACACTTGTTTGACAATTGCGCAGGATCTTATGCAAGATACGTTAAAGTTGTAAGAGATAAACAATTGGAGATGTGCAAAGACGGTTTAATTTCGGCATTTCTTGCATTTTCAGCCATTGAACCCAAGATGGTTTCTAGGACCATGGCTCCACATATGGAGGAACAAAGAGAATGGTGTTATCCCGAGTTTTCAAATTACGGATTTCACATTCCGTCACGCGATGCAATTTTCGGACAACTACTTTCCAAACATCGTGTTCATATTCCGCGACCTGTCAAAATTGTAAGAACATTCTTCGTAAATGGAAACAACAAGGACTGTTTCTATCTTCCAGTTCAAGAAGCATTTGATGAGTTGCTCACAGGGAAAAAGGTAGCCAAAGAAATGTGGGAAAAAAACAAAAAAAATTTCATACAAAATCATTAAATATATAAAACACCTTGGTCTTGGTCCAAGCGAATTCGCGGGATGAATTCAAAAATGCTTTTTTCTTTTTTTCTTTTTTTCTTTTTTTCTTTTTTTCTTTTTTTAATTTATCATTTTCTCTCTAATCTCTCTATGACGAATATGACAAACCTTTTATAAAAATCTACGAGTTCTGAAATGTAAACTTGTATTTTTATATTTGGTTTATAATATTGGTATTTAGAGAGATTAGAGAGAAAATACGAAAATACGAAAATACGAAAATACGAAAATACGAAAATAGAAATAAAAAAAATAGAAATAAAATATTATTGTAAAATTATTTATATATTTAATATATGTAAATGAATGAATGAATATAATTAAAAATTTTGTAACAGTTCTATTTCTTATCATTGCACTTTATTGTATTGGATGCATTTGCATATTATATCGAGATGCATTTACAAATTTATCTCTCGATGCAAAAATGAACAGTTTTAAAAATCCAAGAGCCATGTTTTTGCTAACACCTTTATTGTTTTGGGTTGCATCTAGATCATTTCTTTTTAAAAATGCCAACGGGCCTTTAAATTCCAACATTCATAATTTATTTAGAAACGTAGATTTCCCGAATTATTTCAAGACCGATTTCCCGTTTACTTCTATTTTAGCACTTATTGCAAGCAGTTTGATTGCAGTGTATGCTGGCGGAGCGCTAGGGCCTGAAACGCCAATAATTTACATGTCTATGATATTATTATTATACGCGCATTCTCTCTTTAAAACCGTGTTTAAAACTATCACCTCTGAATTAAATTTTGAAAGCGTGCTATATTTGGGATATGTTTTCGGAATTACGCTATTATTTCGTTCTCCACTGGCATCATTTGCCTTGTCGATAGAAAAATCATTGCGCGAAGGGTCTTCGAACATGGTATCGAATATCGTGTACTGTTGTATCGGCATACTTGTTGCGTATGCTATGACCAATGATAAAACTGGCAATTTGTTTCAAGAAACCCCTGTTCAGTTCACGTATAACATAACCCATATAATTCAGTATTTATTTTTAGCCGTGATGTGCGGACTCGTTGCATCCATTCTAATGAAGACGATGACGTTACTTTTTTACGGAGTGCGTTCTTTAATAAATAAGAGTAAACTGCTGCTGCATTTGGTTCCAATTGTATTTGGTTTTTGTGTTGCTGCACTCATAAACTACTCTGACAATGCAATAAGAATAATGGGAAGCGGAATAAATTTAGTGAATTGTGAATTAAATGACACCTGCGCATATAATTTCAGCATTTTGTTTCAGTTTCTGTGCAATGTGATTTTGACATTTATTTCGGGGTGTTCGGGAGGACATAAATTCGTTTTCATGTCAATTGGGGGTGGAATTGGAAGTTTATACGATAATTTTACATCCATTCCGCATATTCAGTCCATCATTATAGGTATTACAGCATTTTTTAGCACCATTTTTGGAAATCCAATTTCATCTGCACTTATTATTCTTAAAACTACGAATTTGTCGTATGAGTCGCTTCCAATGTTGATTGCAGTATCGCTCACTGCTTTTCATGTGTTTAAGTATCTAATAAAATAACGTTCTCATGTATAAAATATAAAAGTAAAAGTATTAAAAAATGGATATAGAAAAATTAATTTATATACATATACATATACATAATATATATATATGATTGATATGATTGGACTGGGATGGGCGACTTTATATACTACTATCATTGAAAAATATGATATTTGTCACAATGAAACAATATCACATGAAATAAAAAATAATGATAATAAAAAATAATGATAATAATAAACAAATGAAATGAAAGTAATTTAATTTAATATACCGAATAATATATAAAAAGATTTCATAGATACATTTATATAATATATTTTATATTTCATATTTTATAAATAAAAAAAGACAAGGGATATAAATAAAAAATGCAAAGCGCACAAGAACAACAATATGAAGACGATGTCGAATATACCCACAATTATGATAACGATAACGATAGTAATCATGATAATGTAATCGTAAATAAAAAGGCATCATCGCAAACCCCGTTCACCGAATCTCTGAAAATGTTGAGAGATAATATTGAAGCGCTTCCCACGTTTCATCAAATCGAGGTTTTGCGAATCCTTTATAAAAATCATATTACATTTAGCGAAAATAAAAATGGCGTTTTTTTAAACTTGTCATATGTGAATTTAGACATAATTCATAAAATTAGCGAATATGTGACATTTGTTCAAAATCAAGAAAGTCAAATGTGTGAATTCGAGAAGAAAAAAATGACGCTTTCAAATCAATATTTCAAATAATATTAAAGGGTTCCACTTAGTTGATATTATTCATATTGTTTATATTATTATTACAACAAAAAAAAATGAAATCAGAATTAGAGCAAGTGGTTGACTTACTGCAAGAATATGTTATTCGTTTAGAAAAATCGTCACTAGAAAAAGTGAAAACAGCACCAGTTTCAACGCCAATTATAAAAGTTGAACAAATAGAATTGAATGAAAAAAAAGAGAAACAAGAAACTCATGATGACAATGTAAATTCTTATTTGTTTTATATTACGAGAGAGAAGGATAAATTATTTTGGGCATTTTATATCATGTTGAATGGTGAAGATGCGTACAAGTATTTGAAAACAAAATTTGTGACAGAAAAAGAAATAAAAATAGGCGCAGTTGAAAAAATGCGCAAATTGCCAAACGTGTATAAGCAACATAAGTTGAATAAAGTCCGCATTGAGAACGAGTTGTCCGGAGATGTTCCGCTTACGTTGGAAGGATTTTATGGACTCTGTATTATTTATAACATTTCTGCGATTTTTATGAAAAAGAATTGTTACTGCGAATTATACGGTCTAGGGGATTCGTCGGTTACGCATCTTGTTGAGGAAGTGGAAGGTGGATTGGGTATTCATGTTTTTAAAATGAAAGCGGTGTCGCTGGAATACGCAAAACAGATTCGAGAATCAAAATGGCGAACGGAAAATGTTTTAACACCGATTAAATCGATTTCGTCCTATACGCATGCGGAATTGCTTGAAATTTACAATAAAGTCACGTGTGTTAAGAATATTAATAATAATAATAATAATAACAATAACAAGGAAACCACAGGTTTTACTGAATCATTTAAAGAAAAAAAAACAAAACAATTTTTATATGACCGTATATGCGAATTCTTGAATTAGTTTTTATTAATTTATTATGAATTCATTTGCTAAAATATTTTCATTTTTTTCGGCCATAGTTGCAGTATTGGCGTTGTGAAAATCCGCGTGGTCGTTTGCAGTTGATGCTTCGTTTGTATTTTAACGACCATTTTTTTGACTTTTTATTTTTATTCTTTCTTGTTTGGAATCGTTTTGTAGTTTGATTCCCTCCATTTTGCACGTATTGCATTATGCGACATTGAGCATTTAACGTTTCACCGTTTTGAATATTGTAATCAGCTAAAACGCGTATATGATCCAAACGACCCCTTCTATCTGATTTATAAAGATGTATAGCGCCACAATTTGAAACTAATGATGAAATATAATAGTGTTCGTTTATATAATCTATTACAGATTGAACAGATTCTGTCGTATTTAGTGGAACTGGATATCGCATTCCATTTGCAATTAAACGGATATAAATCAATGGTTTTCCTCTTTCTTCCCCCTCTCGTTCCAACTGTTCGGCATGTTGTTTAGCGCGAGCTTCCATACCTTCGCGCAAAAATGATGTGATTCCGCGCAACTGATTCTGCATGGATTGTTGGTTGAAATCAGATATTTCTTTTAAAGTTGCTTGCTCTGTTTGTTGAGATTGTCTAGTTAAAGTTGCTTGCTCTTGTTGAGATTGCCTAGTTAAAGTTTTGCGATATTCTTCAACAATTTTTGGAAATTGGTGTTCAATCAGCTGTAAAACATTCGGGGTTGGTTCAATTATTTTACCCAACGTTTCAAAACGATTGCGTTGTAAGTTTAATTCAGTCAAACTAGGCGGAAATTTTACGTCATTAAATGATTTAAGTTGATTGTATCCATATCCCATCCTATCGTCGCCCCTTTCTTCACCATTGCTTAAATCCAATTTAGTTAATCCAGATGGAAATTGAACTCCGCTCATGTGAATTAAACGGTTATCATTCAACCATAGTTCTGTTAACCTAGGCGGAAATTGAATTCTGTCTAAATTATGTATATTATTCCAACCCAAGTTCAATGATGTCAATGTTGATGGAAATTGAATTCCTTGTAAAGATTCTATATTATTATGATCTAATTCTAGCGTTGTTAATGTTGATGTAAAATTTGCCCTTTGTAAAGAATTTATTCCATTACTACCTAAATATAATTCTGTTAAATTAGGCGGAAACTGCACTCCATTCAAATTTGTTATATGATTATTGCTTAAATGTAAGTGTGTCAAGTTAGGCGGAAATTGCACTCTATTTAAATTTTGTATTTGATTACCGACTAAATCTATCTTTATTAAATTTGTGGGAAAACGCACTCCTTCAATGTGTGTTAAGCTTGCATTATTCATTTGTAATGCAGTTAAACTAGGCGAACATCTATCTAAATATTTCTGTAATTTGTCAGGATCGGATGGCCATACGTAATTTTCGAGAGGAGGTTGTCCTTGTCCTAGTCGTAGATGTGTCCCATGCCAAGAACGTGCCATTTAAAAGATAATTTATTTTTGATGATGATTAATATTATATTTATATTCATATTAAAAAAATTAAAAAAAATATTTTTATAATAATTAAATTAATTATTATAAAATTGAACAATATAGAATTATCTAAATAAAGTATATAATAGCAGAGAATGTCTTCTTCAAAGCGACATGAAGAAAGAGAAAAAGGTAAAATAATAACCGCGAAAGATAAGGAAAAACAAAATGAAGAAAAATTAAAATTCGACACGATTGTGAAAACATATTTAGATGAAGTTAAAAAAGCATCAACAAGCGAATCGTCATTGTCTTTAGATCCAGAATTAGAGGTTCGTTTTGGAACCATGAGACAGTCCGCGCCCCTAACCAAAGACAATGTCACCAATGTAATTAAAAAACTCAAGTCGCTCCAATTTCAACAATCCGCCGAAGAATACAGTTTAAGAATCTTTTTAAATGACTCCGACGTCCGTGTTCAACTCGACGGGTTTTCAAATATACAGAATTTCTGCATCGATAATTCCATAGCAGACAAGAATGCCGTCATGGTGATCAAACGAAACATGGAACATAAAGTGATTCGCGAAGACGGGTCTGAATTCATTTCCGATGTTCGCCCGGTCGATAATACCGATTTCGATTTCAGGGTGTCGCTTCAAACGGAACGAGAAATCGGAAAAGATGAGCGCGAGCAAATTGTTGCCAACTGGAAATCTAGCGGAAAAAACTTCAGATACATTCGAAGAACCGCGTTTATGCATCCCGATTATCCGGTTCGAATTGACATCAGTGTCGTAAAAGACACATTTACACCGTCGAGAAAATCATACGGGAATTTCAAATCGGCAAATGTGATGCGAGGTGAAGACAAGTATGAAGTAGAAATCGAAGTGGTGAATTCGGAGGTTTCCGCTATGGGATTAGAATCGCTATTAAAAGGGCTGAGAGAATGCATTAAAACCATTTTGTCGGGAATACAGTCCAGCAATTTTCCGATTTCGAATGATGAAATGCGTCAAGTTCAAGACGAGTATTCGAAACTGATTTACGGCGGAGATGTTCGACCGCCGTCTCGGCTCGCATTTATCGGACCGTCATCTGTCACACTTCAAATTAAAAATATTGCACCGGTTGGGGCATACAAAATGCCGAGCATTCGTAAAAACTATTCGGTGACAGATAAAGCGGATGGTTTGAGAAAACTCCTCTTCATTTCGACCGGTGGTAAAATGTATTTGATTGATCCGCTTTTAAATGTTCAATTTACGGGCCTGGTCGTTGATATAAAGGCGTTTCACAACACATTGTTCGACGGAGAGCACGTGTTGCACGACAAGGGTGGCGCATTCATCAACTTGTATTTGGCCTTTGATATTTACTTTCTGAAAGGTGAGAGCGTGCGCGAACGGAGTTTTTACACGACGAATAAAGAGCACGCGGACAAGTCGCGCCATTCTGAAATGTTGAAATATATTGCAAATATGGATGCGAAACCGGTTTTAAAAAGCGCAAAAAGTTCGCTGACAGTTCAACCCAAGCGATTTTATTTCGATGACGGAGAAAGCGGTATCGCGGGTATAGGTTCCATATTTGAAACAAAAAGCGGTGAAGAAAACGCGTCGGAAAGAATCTTTGCTCTATGCAAGCAGTGCCTGGAAAGCGAATATAGATATGTAACCGATGGTTTGATTTTAACGCCGTGTAATACGGGAGTGGGTGGAACAACGCCGGGTCAGGTTGGTCCGCTCGACCGGAAATTCACATGGGCACTTTCATTCAAATGGAAGCCGCCGCAATACAACACGGTGGACTTTCTTGTGAATACGGTGAAGGACGATAAAACCAATCGTGACAAGGTCGTTGAAAAGATAGACGGCGGATCAATAAGCGGAATCAACATGCTGTCGAATAGACAAGTTGAATCGTATAAAGAGCTCGTGCTAAAAGTGGGATTTGACCCGTCGAATCGGTCGAATAAAATCATTCCGAATGCGTGCGCTATGATTTATGAAGGCACCATTGATAAGATTTCCGGCGGTTCGGGCGAATACAAACCAATACAGTTTTTGCCTTCAAATCCATATGATGCCAGCGCTGGACTATGTTTAATGAAACTCAATTCAGATGGTGACATGGTGACGGAAGAAGGCGCGGAAGTGTTTGAAGATTTGACGATTGTGGAATTCAAGTATGATAAGCCGGAGAAACGGTGGATTCCGTTGCGCATTCGGTATGACAAGACGGCAGATCTGCGAAAAAACGGTAAAAATTTTGGAAACGATTACAAGACGGCAGACAGCGTTTGGTATTCCATTCACTATCCTGTTACGGAAGACATTATTAAAGGCGTGGACAAAAATATAAATTACGACGAGATGAGCAGTGGAGATGTTTCCGGTTCCGGCTCCATAACCGAAGTGTATTACAAGTCAAATAGTAGCAGTAACGCAGAAAGGTTGACCGAGGGACTGCGCGATTTTCACAACAAGTTTGTAAAGGCGGCGTTAATATACGAAATGAGCAAGGCGGGAGACACGCTGATTGATTTTGCGGTTGGAAAAGCGGGCGATTTGCATAAATGGAAAGAGTCGGGACTGTCATTTGTTTACGGAATCGACATTTCGAGAGATAATATTGAAAATCCGGCAAACGGGGCATGCACGCGATACGTAAATTTTGCGAGAGAAAATGCCGGGAAAATGGATGCCGTCTTTGTGATTGGAAATAGTAGCAGAAATATAAAAGACGGCGCCGCATTTTCGGGTTCAAGTCAACTTACGCGCGAAATATCAAACTCCGTATTTGGAAAGGGCAGTGTGGATTCTTTAAAAAAGTTGGGACTAAACGGAGTAGTGGCGAATTATGGAAAGGGTGAATCCGGCTTTGACATTTCATCGATACAATTCGCAGCGCATTACATGTTTGAAAATGAAGACACGCTGAACGGGTTTTTGAGAAACGTGTGCGAATGCACAAAAGTTGGCGGAGTGTTCATTGGAACCACATTTAACGGAAAGAAAGTGTTTGATTTATTAAAACGAAATGGTGTGAAAAAGAACGAGAGTTTCGTAATGTTCAGGGGCGGGCAATCGGAGTCATCCAAAAAAATAATCGAAATTGTGAAAAAGTATGACGACGACCTGCGATTTCCTCCAGATGAATTCAGTTTGGGATATGAAATCCAGGTGTGGCAGGAATCCATCGGCAACTATATTTCAGAGTACCTGGTAAATTTCGAATACCTTGACGGCATGATGTCAAAATATGGGTTTGAACCGCACCATCTGGACAAGGGCGACATTTTCAGAAAGAGTCGCGCGTCATTTGAAGAGTTGTTTAGAATCATGCGCGAGAATCATGCTTCCAATTCGCTGTATGCAAAAGCGCTTGGAATGTCGAATGAAGAAAAGACGCTGTCCTTCTTGAATGACTACTTCATCTATAAAAAAGTGAGAGATGTGGACTGCGCCAATTTGAGACATGCGGTGGTTGTTTCGAAAACGGAAAAGCAAAAAACGTTTGCCATTCACGACAAGCAAGGACTCAATCATACGCGCCTTGTGGATATTTTGACAGACCATAAATGGAAACAGGTGGATATTAAAACGCCGAATGCCGATTTTGCGTGGGTGGGTGCGACTGTTGGCGGCGATTTTCTGCGGTATGAAGAAAGTATTTATGAAATCAAAACCACGCTAAAAAATCTACTGAAAGGAAATGGCGTGAAAGGGTTTAGCGCGTCTGATCCCGATTATCCGTATACAAAGAATGTCATTACAGACAAGGCGCAGCTTTATATGGAGATGAGTAAAAAGTGCCCCGAAATTTGCAAAAAATACATGGCAGAATCGTGGTTTTTAAGCGACGAGAAACGTGTGGCGGAATATAGCGAAGCGGACGATGGAATCCTCATTATTAAACCGCTCGGAGTTGGTGCGGGCGGAGGCGAGGGCATCGTATACGTGACAAATAAAGAAGAGCTGGCAGAATTTACAAATGCTGTCAAGCGACGAAAACAGTCGAAAGATAAAGGGACAAAGGACTATTTAGTTTCAAAATATATTCGAAACCCGATGTTGATTGAAGGAAAAAAGTTCCACTTGCGCATGTATTTTATGGTTTGCATGAGACCGAATCACAAGTCGGACTGGTTTTTGTTTGAAGAGGGCAAAATCATTACAGCCGAACTACCGTACAAGGATGCGGATTACATGAATAAAAAAATTCACGACACGCATTTCAAGTCGACCAAAAAGAATCGACTGTTTCCGGAATCGAGGGAGCTGGGAATAAGCGACAAGGAGGCAAAAAACATCATGCAACAAATGCGCGAAGTGTTGCGGTGCGCGTACGACGTGTATAAACCACATATTGCGACCACGCGCGAATCGAAATACGGGTTTGAAGTGTTTGGATGCGATTTCATGGTTACGAGTGATGTCGGCGTAAAATTGTTGGAAATTAACGCGCGACACGATTACGGTGTAAACGACGTGAAGAAGGAAGCGCCTGAAGTGTACGAACGTTTTTGCAGTGATTTCTGGGATTGGATATATAAGCATGCAATTGAACCGGTATTTACCATTGATTTCGAAGGAGAAGAAAAATATGATTCAGAGCATGATCGGGTTGTATCGATTATTGAAAAAGGATTTCCGTTTGTTTCACGATTTTGGACGAAGGATGATGCGCAGTCGGCATTTGATCTTATTAAAAGCAAAATTGCGGATGCATCGATTGCGACGCTTAGAAAAGAGAACTACATACAAAATACGCCGTATGATATATTAACAGGGAATAAGGAAACAGAAGAAGTGAATAAATTTATCAGACAATATATTGGTGCAAATGATAATTTGAAATTGAATTTGTCAAAAGATAAAAATGGTAAACGTACAAGTTATCTCATGTTACAGTTTGATAAAAGCAAGGGTGAATTCGTTTCTATCAAGTCGCCGGACGAGGTCGTATTAGATAAAGATTACTTGCTCGTGGACTACTTCACGGAACCTTCAAAAATTATGGTGCGTATAGCCAAAGGTGAGCCGTCACTGGAAGAACATTTTACGAAAGGAACGCTCATAGAAAAGGCGGTGCGCGCCTTACGACGCAAGTCGCTGGAAATAACGGATGAAAATCTGCACGATATAATTGTGAGTCAATCGGAAGGGGCGGATCGTAGAGAACAGGCGTTTAATATGAAGATGTCAAAAATCGACGGAAAAGAAAAGAGGGTGTACTTGGCGAGTGCAGAAAATATGTTTGTTTATGTTATGATTTGGAAGCTGTTGTTTCCGTTGCTGGAAGATTTATCAAGTTTGAAGATACTGGATGGGGCGGGAGGATACGGCAGTCGTTTGATGGCGGCAATTATGCTGAATGCAACGTATGTTGGAGTGGAGCCGAATCCGCTTTCAACTCCCGGGTTTCAAAAAATGATTGAAATGTTCGGTTCACCCGAAAAACAGAAAATGTTGGAAGACGGTCTTCCGAATGCAGTTGGGGTTGATAAATTGCCGCCAGGGTGGGCCGATGTTGTCATGTTTAGCCCTCCGATGTGGGGGAAAGAAGTGTACAATGATGAAACGGTAGAGAAGCAATCCACCAACATGTTTAATAATGAAAAGATGTGGCTCAGCGAATTCTTGTATGCATCGATTGAAGTGTTGTGGAGTCGACTTCGTGTTGGCGGGTACATTGTGTTTCAAAGCGTTCGCTACGACTACATTGGCGAATACATGATGAGAGAACATTTTACGAAAGGAAAAGATGGTGAATTTAGAGGAATTATATCACGCGTCACAAGCTCGGGGAGATACAAACCGAATTGGGTGTGGCAAAAAGTAGACCCCTCAAGTACAAGAGAATTAGAAATGAAACGTGACGAAAAAGTTAAAGAAGAGAAAGAAGTTGAAGAAGTTGGCGAAAAAGAAGTTGGAGAAGAAGAACCTGCGAGAGAAGCGACGGTGACAGATTCAACACAAGATAAGCCAAATCCTCCCAAAAAAAAAGTTATATTCGTAAAAAGAAAAACGTTGAAAAAAACATCTTCTCCGGATTCTCCTCTTAAAAATCAATAAAAAAAATAAAATACGATGTAAAAGAATATAAACAGTATAATTAATATAATTTAATTTAAAATAATAAAAATTGAATTAAATTAAATACAAAATTATAAATTATGAGTATTTTTTTATTACCCAAGATTCTAGATAATAATATTGGAGACAATGATGGCCATGATATTTGTTTTAAAATGATAAAAAATGTTCCGAGTGTAATAGTTTCACATTCATTATATGACTCACTTTGCCAAACTAAAATTAAAATAGAAAAAAATGATTTTGGTTGGGACAATTATAAGAAAATAACAAACCCCTTTGAATTTATTCATACCATAATTCCAGGTTATAAAACGCAGGTAAGTAAATTAACACCACTTTCAAGGTCTTTTTATAAAATGATTGAAATGTCCACTATTTTTAATTTGTGTAATAATAATACAGACACAAATAAGTATGATAATGAAATAAAGTTTCAGAATTTATTAAATGATTATGTTCATAATTTATCAAACAATGTACGCCACATGAATGATTTTGAATGGTATTTTAACGACAGTTACTATTCTGATATTTGTGGAAATGGAAATCCAAATGAAAATAATATAAATAGAGGAGATGTAAATTCATTTAATAGTGGTAATAGTAGTATGAATAGTAGTAGTATGTTTAAAAATAAAAATACGGTATATGAAAAAAAAGAGAAAACAACAATTTTTAAAAATCCTCTTGAGTGCAATGAATGTAAAAATGAAAATGTACAAAATGAAAATGTACAAAATGAAAATGTACAAAATGAAAATGTACAAAATGAAAATGTACAGATATCATATAATAATTCAGAATTAAAAGATAATTCGGGTTCAGAATTAAAAGATAATTTGGAAAATAAATTTAAATCTTTCCATTTGGCAGAAGGTCCGGGTGGGTTTATCGAAGCTGTTGCGCACATTAGAAAAAATAAAAAAGATGAATATTACGGTATGACGTTAGTAAATAACGACACAAAGTGTCCTGGATGGAGAAACAGTAAAAAATTTCTGGAAGATAACCCAAATGTAATTATCGAAAAAGGTGTTGATAAAACAGGAAATTTATTATCACGTGATAATTTTATTCATTGTTATGATAAGTATAAAAATAGTATGGATCTTGTTACAGGAGATGGTGGAATCGATTTTTCTGAAGATTTTAATAATCAAGAATATAGTGCAACAAAGTTAATTATTGCTCAAGTAGTGTACGCACTGACATTACAATCGAATGATGGAAATTTCGTATTAAAAGTATTTGATACATTTTCAAATGCCATTATTGACGTTTTATATTTACTTTCTTCGTTATATAAAAGTGTATACATCATGAAACCGCAAACAAGTAGAAATGCAAATTCTGAAAGATATATTATATGTAAAGGATATAATTTGAATGAAAATAAAGAAAGGATTGATTATATTATAGAAAAAATATATGATAATTTTGATAATTTAAATTCAAGTTTATATATTGAAACAATTTTTAACTTTAAAAACAATCGAACTTTTATTTCTAAAATAGAAGAAATTAACATAATTATTGGAAAAAAACAAATCGACAATATTCTTACTACATTAAATATAATGATGAATAAAAAGTTCGATAAGATGGACTATTATAAAAAAAAACATATACAAAAATGTATAAGGTGGTGTGAAATATTTGATATAAATTTCAATAAAAATCTAAAAAGTACAAATATTTTCTTATCATCTACAATTGAAAAATAAAAAATAAAATAAATACTACAAGTGGAGAGAAAATCCAAATAAGATGGTTAGCAGTTTACTGATAAATATTTGAATGATAACGAATGATAATTATTTTTTTAGATATTTTTATAATAAAAATAATTATTTAATAGTAAAACAAAACAATACCTGATAAAATTATTTATTCAATTTATTAATTTAATTCATTATAATATAATTTGATTTTTTGTTAAAAGACAACTTAAAAATAATACTATGAATATAATTAGCATGCAAACAACCCTTCAACTTTTATACAAAACAATTAGTGGGAGTAAGAAAAAAGAGCGATTTGAGACAATTCTTGAACCATTACAGGCGTTAATTCAAATTGCACTTTTATCATACTATCCGATTGGATCAAAAATAACAATACAGAATAATATCTTATACATTCAATCACCATCTTACAGTCAATCTGTAACACGATGGTATAATAATGATACACAAGAAGATTTATTTTATTTATTTAATATTTTTTCTAGATTTAAAAAATTTTACATGGATATAAAAGTAGAGAATGCAAAATTATTCGAATTACTCATAACTCTGGCTAAACATGGAATAAATAATTTGATTCGAACATATAATCAAACCGATAAAACACATGTTTTGCACACGCTTCAAATGTATAAAAATATGTTGGACGGTACGGTTCATAGTTATAACCACCATGTCATAGCAAGTCCTGTTAGCATGCTTACGGAATTGAATCATTCGTCATCGTCATCGTCATCGTCTCTATCAAACACGAATATACACGGAGACGTACAGTTGCATATACGTTCGGACAATCGTGTGAATACTCATGACAATAAATGTAATAAAAATAAAAATGGTTTTCATGATAAGAAAAATAAAATTCCTAGAACTGATAACGATAATAATGATAATGTCTCTCTAGAATCGACTGATAATGAAAAACTATTAAATAAGAAAGAATTAAATACCGTGCCCATGTCTTCATTTACATCATCTGCGGCGTCTCCAGAAATTGATATGGATGCAATATTTATTAAAATTTCAGATTTATACACACATGAAATGTTTGAAATTATTTATAATGCATTTATTGAAATGGGGCGCGATGATACAAACTATATGGATTATGCAAACGGATTAAACATGATGTTGCATCCGATCAATATTCGAATTAAAAAATGGATTGATGAAAATATCGTATTTTAATATTGTAATTTCACTAGTAATTGTTCTAGTTTTTCATTTGTCCATTTTTTTCATTCATCGATTTTTTTTATCTTACTTTTAAGTTCATCTAATACACTATTCATTTGAAAATTGCCATTTACTTTCATTTTATTTAGGGGAGGAAGCGGGAGTGGAGGGGGAGGAGGCGGCGGATATGCATTCGAAACGTGTTCTTCATTTTTTATGCATTTGCTGCTGGAATTATTATTACTATTATTAATATTATTCAATGACAATGATGAACCACATAAAACATTTTTATAAATATTATTCTCAATTTCTAATTTATTTTTTTTCATTTTTACGGATTGTATTTTCTTTGATTGGTTTCGAATCATTTCATTTGCTACTTCCAGCTTCATTTTTAAAACGGTATTTTCTGATCGCAGCTCATAACATGCTTTTTCTTGGGTCCTAAAAAGTATTTTAAATTCTTCCACATTGTTTGTTATGGATGCAGTGTCTGAAATACTATTATTATTATCATTGTTATTATCATTGTTATTATCATTGTTATTTTTATTTTCGCGCTGTTGTTCTTGTTGGTATTCTTGGTCTTGGTGTTCAACCAACCTTTTGAATCTGAAAAATGAAGGATACATGCAACACCACATAAATTATTATAGTAAATAAATAATAAATGCGTATACCTTTATTATTTATTAATTTTATTTATTTATAAAATAAAATATCAAAGCATTATTTAATTTATAATTTTCTAGTAGCCCAAAATGGAAAGTTATGACCATGAATATCCCATTCAGGATAAAAATATGTTTCATCATCAATAACTTCTGATCCTATTTTTTTCCTTAAAATAGAAAATATACTTTGATCGTGTCTATTTTCTATAAAAGATGAATCATTTATGCTATTGCTTGGTGAGTCATCAATAAGGTTATATTTACAGCAACCATTATACCATTCTTTAATTAAATTTATTGTATGATTACATTTTTTTAAAATAAATATGCCTGCCAAAAGTTGTTTTGTTTCCAATAAATCATGTGCGTCATAATAATTTATAATATCCATTTTACACCATTTTTTTTCGAAAAAATCCAAATTAAAAGACAATATACCAAATTTACTCTTATTTACAATATCAAAATATTCCAATAATCTTTTTCTACCATTTAGATTGATAGTAAATCCTGCATCCACATAAACTAAAATATCATTATCGTTCATTTCTTTCATCGTATTTTTTGTTAAATACGACTTCCATAACCAATAACCGTACCCTCTTTTATTTTCTGTTATAAAAGTTTCATGTTTATTCCAAAATTTTGTATCATTTATTAAATTTTTTTCAGTATATCCAATTATTTTATCAAACATTTTTATTTGTTCTGCTTCAGAACATACTCTGTCTACTGCACTATGATGATTTTCACACGGACCTCCAAATGTAATAAAATGAATTTTTTGCGTATTATTATGACTACTATCACCACTATCACCACTATCACAACTATTACAACTATCACAACTATCACAACTATCACCACTATCACCACTATCACCACTATCACCACTATCACCACTATCACCTAATCTATTATAATGTCGTTTATCGTAGGTTTCTTTAATTCCAGATATCATTTCAGTATAACCATTATTGCATATAAACTCAGTTTTTCCATCATAGTTACAAATTGCACAGTTTATATTTTTATCATTTGGTCTATTTATAAGTAATTTATCATAAACACTCTTCATTGGTTCGATGTTTATTCCATTCCATTTATTATTTTTATGAAAATATAGTGTGTTATTTATTTTTACTCCATCGTGAGCACCAACATCAACGTATATTCCAGATTTATACCCTTTAAATACATTATTCTCCAAAAAATAATCTTGTTTGTCTTGTGAATAATATACGGCATTACTGTTATTACTATCATTACTATGACTAAATTCTTGTAATGTTGCATGATCTCGTTTTGATTCTATTATATTTTTAAGAGTTGGAAAGAATCCAAGTTTTGTAAGAATTTTTTGTTTTTCAGCACGAATAAATGGCAACCTTTGTGACCACCAATCTTCTTCTATTGCTTTTTTTATAATGCATTTGCTTCGTTCCATATCATTTAAATCTAGTGCCACATACGCTCTTGAATCAATGTATTCGGATAAGTTAGGACATCCCCAATAAAAACATAAACATTCACAAATAATCGGTTCCCATATTTTTTCAGTTGCATAATCCCATTGTTCACTATTTTCACACATAAAGTAATATTTGTATTGAGTAAGTATATTACTTGTGTTATCATTTGGAACAATTCCTTTATAAGAACGAAAATTATGGTAATTTTCTTTCCCAAATACATCTATAATATTGTCATATTCTCCATTTTCTAAAACATGAATAAATTCAATGCGTTTTTTTTGACCAATAAAATATTTTTTATGACTCAATATACAAGCAACTTTATTATAAATTTTGTTTGTATCATTTTTATTTATAAACCGCCACTGGACAGGATTCAGTTTATTATGAACATACAAGAAATCATTTGGATTAGGATGTCTCCATTTACCCCATGTTTCTTTCATAACATCAGGTTCCATTGAAAATACAAACGTTTTTTTAGGATCATAATATGTAGAATCATCTTTTGGCATGTTTATGATTACATAATAGTCAATATCAGAATCTTTATCCGTAATTTGTATATTTTCAAAAACATCTAAATTGTTTGGAATCATGAGTTTAAACTCGTCTATTAATTTCTTACTAGTATCCCAAAAATTCCCTATAAATTTAACACGTATAATTGGTTTACTATTCAAAAAATGTGCAGAATAATAGTTTTTTTTAATATAAATTCCATCATTACTACTAAAATAATGTGATGGTTTTAACTCTCCAACGTCTTTCTTAAAAAATCCTAATGTATTCACTGCAACACAATGATGATTATTCAATGCTTCATTCAAAAGTTGCATTATATTTTCTCTCTTTTTATAATATAAATCATTTCCTATTATATCACGACCAACTATAAATTCGAATTTATCTAATAAGCATTTACAATTTATTTTTTGTAACCCTAATTGATATCCTTTATAAATTACTATAATTTCATCTTTATATTTATCTATGAATGCATCCATTGTATCTTTTATTTTATTTCCATTTCCACCTAAATAATCGTCCATATACATAATCCCATTGTTACGTAGTATTTTAAAAGCATTTTCCATATCACTTTTAATATCTTCTATTTCATGACTACCATCTATGTAAATAAAGTTATATGTTTTACTATTATTTGTAAAAAAGTGATTAGATAATATTTTATGAATGCGTACTTTATCAAAATGTTTACTTTGTTGTATGTTATGATCAAAATGTTCTTCTACATTATGATTAGTCAATAATTCTGTATGGTCATTAACAAAATCTACATGTCCACTCAAGAACGGATCTACACAATCCAATGATGAACCGTTGCAACTTAAAAATTCGTTTGAAAAGTAAAGAGACGCCTGACCTTCATAACACCCAATTTCCAAAATATTATTTACTTCTTGTTTATTTAAATATGTATGAATATTTCTTTTTAATTCACTTGTATGAAACCAATTATTAGTATATATTTCATTTGTCACTAAATTTGCATCAATATTTCTTCCATTTTCATTCACATTCTCATGGTTTAAATGAAATAATATTTCTTTTGTCCTATCAATATCCGTTTTTAATAAACATTCTTCCTTCATTAGATCAAAACCACCTTGGTACATTGGATGAGGAAAACTATCCATCATATTAATTAATTTATTTTTTTCTAATCCTAATAGCCACATGTCTAATGGTTCATTCATGAAATCTTCAGGTAAATCATTTATTATAGAGCACAGTTTATTGGCGCCTGACGGACTAATGATGTATCCAGCTGTAGTCCTGTATAATGGCGTATGAAATAAATTATTAAAACTTTCTATATAGTTTCTTTTATAAAATGTAGAACCGACATGTTCAAATACAACATTCTTTTGTTGATCTAATAGTTGATGCGAATCCATATATGGTTTAGAGTTGAAATCATATCGTGGCGTCCATTGTCCAGCAACGTATAAAATATCCCAGCTATTTGTTGCATTTAAATCATTCAAGTTATCAAATACTGATTTCAATTGTGTAAACGTTTCTTCATGAACCATTATATCATCTTCAAGAATCAAAGTAGGTTTTTTAATTTTTTGCCATATATCATAATGACTCAATTTACATCCAATCTCTCCACGAATAATCGACTTGTTGTCTATTTGTTTTAGTAAAAATAAAAACCGACTATAAGAAGATAAATTATTTCCGTCAACAGCAGAATATCTCTCAAAATTAATTTGTAGTTTATCCATACAATAATCAAAACGATCTTGTCTGTTATCTAGGTTAATTAAATAACAAGGGAAAATTTCTTTATTATCATTTTTATCATTCATGACAATATCAGCGCCACTATTCACACAATCGCCATTAATAAATTGTTCCTCATTGTTCAGCTCATATGCATTCTTTTTACTCTCTCGAGATTCGGATGTAAGTTTTCCAATGTGAATGCTGCTCACATCGTTGAAATACGCAGACGTGTATCCCGCCGAATGAAAATACTTGTCTGCATAATCTCTCTCGAAAAACGTATTCGGAGAATCAAAATTACCCAGCGAAAGAACGGTGCTCGTTCGAATGACCGACGGCCTAAAACTAAAATGAGGCCAGTATGCGCAATTTGACCCACACAAGTTTGCTTCATCTTTTATATGAAGTTTAATGTTACTATCTTCGTCCACCAGTTTTCCGCCGACGAGGTTAAAGCCGTTTATCACTTCAGCGTAATTCTTATTGAACAGTATTTGATGAATTCCGTCGGATTCATATCTCTCAAGAAATGAAATGGAATCTGTAACGTAACTGCGTTTATTAATAAACAACCAGTCGTCTTCAAGGTGTAAATAAAATTTTGGCTTTAGTTCGTTCAACTTGTTCCAAATAATATTCATACTTTGTCTGTGCCCTTTCTCTCCAGAATTTTTAAAATAAAAGTTGAAAAACGGATACATTTTCATCATTTGTTCTCTGTCTTCATCGGAAGAGTTGTCATCCACACAAAAGAAATACGTAATTTTATTAACGTCACTACAATTATTCAGAAACGAATTGATTGTTTTTTTAAACAAGTCGAATCTTTTACACGACGTTATTGTGAGAACAATATCGTGTTTGACATCATCCGTTTCTTTATCCAGATTTGTCGTCAAAGAAAGAATCTTACATGAATCATAATGCGTCAAAATGGGTGCAAATTTATCTTTCATTTTGTCGGTAATATCAACAATGTGTTTTTTTAAACTTCCAGTTTCCAAGTAAATTTGTTTTACGAATGCAAGGTAATCATAAAAAAATGGTAGATTTTCAGAATCGATAAAATTGAGATAAAACTGAAGATTTGAAACAATATTTTCTTTTAATGAACTACTCAGTGCATTCGCATATTTAAAAAGGGTATGAAACGACGGAATGACAAGTTCGTGTTGATTTACGTAACAAGCAATGATTGTAAATTCATAATCAAGTAAATATTTATAAATATATTCTGTAACAAAAAGTTTATTAAGAAGGTTGCGCGTCTTATTCTTTTCAATCCAGTTGTAATAATGAAGTGCCAGCTGAAAATTTCCTTTTTCACGACAATGTTTAATAATGTAATAAATTCCTTCGCATCTCTCTGGATCTGCGTCAAAAGATAAAGCCCAATAATAAAAAGCGGATTCTATATTGTTCATTTCCGCATAGAGTTGTCCGATTGTAATGTACGAATAATACACTTCTTGATTCCATCCGCCGTGACTGATTCTTTTTTTATACCATTCGATTGCTTTTGCAGCATTCCCGGCATCTTTATAACTTTGAGCGCAATAAAATGAATATCGCACCATAATATCATCTTTTAGTTTCGCCGCTTCATCGTACGCCTTTTCTAGAATTAGCGCATCGTCTCGATATTTATTTGGGTTATTGCTTCTTGCGCCGGATTTACCCGAAATAAGATGATAATTTCCTTCGATGTTTTCATATTTACAGCTATAGTTTTCATTCGTGCAAATAATGTATTCATGCAATACGCCCATAAATTTCCAACGCAGCGCATTATTCACGAGTAAAAGTCGAACATATGAAAAATTATCGCCAAATTTAAGGTGATATCCGTCCAGGTTCAACTCTTTTGGTAAGACAAAATCTCCAACAATTCGATCGTCCGCATCAAATATCAACAAGTAATCTGTTTTATTAAATGCTTTTGATAATGCATCGCTTCTGTTAAAACCAAAATTTTTCCACTCAGTTTCATGCAGTTCTCCTTTTATATTTTTACTTTCAAAAAAATCACGGATAATTTGTTTTGTATCATCGGTCGAACCCGTATCAACGATGACCCAGTAATCAAAATGGACGTAATTACAAAGATTTTCAAGTGTTGAAGCAATAATGTGAGCTTCATTTTTTACAATCATATTCAGACAAATTGTTTTATTATTGTGCATTTTTTATACCATTAAATAAATAACAAAACTATATTTAAATAATTTTTATTATAAATATATAATAAAATAAATATATAATAAAAATATATTAACTTGAATCACTTTAATCATTACATTTGGAATCAAGCAACGCGGAACGACCGCTGTATCCATACATTTCTTTCAAAGTATTAAAATTTTTAATGTTTTTTTTAACCAATTTATAACTCCATGTTACACCCATAAAATATAATGCGACAATCACAAATTGAGTGGTCGAATGAAACTGAAAATATTGTGCCTTATTATCATGTGTATATAACGAAAACTTAATAACTCTATAATAAGAATACCATAACAGTTGAAAAAATTCGGACATAATGTTCAAGTGCAAATAATTTCCATATTCTTTATGTAAATGATATGAAACGTAGAGCATAATATTTGATGTTTCAAGAATATTGTATCCATATAATATTTGTTCTTTACTTTCTCCCGTTAATGATAATTTCAATAAATAAATAGTTATCAAGTGGTGGATAATAAATGGAAAGCGTTTCTTGAATTCATTTTTTGACTTTAAAATACATGTAAAAATGTATTTTAGATCATACGTATAATATCCAATGCTCATGTGCACCGCATAATCCAAATTATAATCGTAGTTGTGATGAGCCATAAATAATAGACAATGAATCAAACTAACAATGTTAATAGATATTATTTCTTGTTTATATTTTGATATTTCATTTGTAATGGTGTTCCAAAAACAAATGAGAGGAATAATGTAGCCAATGTTAAACATTTTATTATACGACTGTAATTAATGAACTATTAATATATAACTAATAATATTTAAGTAGTGATTTTTTATATTAAAAAATTATGGATAAATTATCCGATAAATTATATATAAGTAAATAAATAATAAAATAACAAACTAATAAAATAACAAACTAATAAAATAACAAACTAATAAAATAACAAACTAATAAAATAACAAACTAATAAAATATAAATGGCAACAGACCCAAATGGAAATGCTTGCAAAACAAGCTGCTGTGTGTTCAATTATTATACACAAACCGTATATAATCCAAATCCAACACGCCTATGGTCACGATTTGGTTACGTGTGTCCATGTCCTCCTGGACAACCGTCATGTTCTACCAACTTTATAAAACTTGATGAGCGAAGAAAAGCTGAAATTTTAAAATATAAAGCGAATAGCAGCAACATTACAAAAAAACAACAGTATGCAAATGCCGCAAGCAATCGTTGGCTGACAGGTAGAAAGCGATGCTGGGCGACACAAACCGACACGTACACGAATCCGAATACAAGCGCACTGAAAAGAAGTGGAGACGTTCTTGAATGCAATAATAATAACGTCGGGTGCACGTTAACGAGTAGCGCCGACGTTCCTGGAAAAATTCAAACCCTTTGTTACGATCCGACAGTTCCGCTGTATAATTATAAAGTGACAAGAACGTACAAGTCCGGCGGAACAAAGTGGCCCCAGTATTATGGACCGGAACCACCTCAACCTCAACCGTTTCAAAAATAAAATGTAAATTAGTTTAAAAAACAAGTATAAATTATTTTTACATTTTATAAAAATGGGAAATAACATATCTTTAGAAGAAAATGAAAATGAACATGAAAATGAAGATCAAGGTATTCAGAGTCGGAGTAGTGAGACCGAAATGAAAGCGGTTTCCCCCGGAGAGAATTCAAATAATGAGATTCAATCGACATCGACTACCGTAAAAAAATTGAAAAGGGTTCCAAGCGATGCTGTAAAAAAACGAAAGGCAACCTCTAAAAATTGTAACGGGACTGCATATAAAAAAACAAAAAGTAATAGACGGCGTTAATATTTAGTATATAATTTTTTTTGTAAAATTAATTATGTTATATAGTTGTATAGTTGTATATTAACATTATAATAACATAGTTAATTATTTTTACAAAAAAAAATGTCGATAAAATCGAAATCAAAATCAAGAAGTATGGTAATGAAATCAACTATCGATAATTTAACTGTAATTGGAAGTAGCATAATACAAATTCAAAATCAACAAAGAGTTCCATCAAATGATGAAATTGGACCAAACGCAAATCTTTCTAACGCAAATCTTTCCGGTAGAAATCTTACAGGTGCAAATCTTACAGGTGCAAATCTTACAGGTGCAACTCTTGTAGGAACGATTTTTACAAATTCAAATCTTTATGGTGCAAAACTTATAAAAGCAAATTGTTCAGGTGCATTTTTTGTAAACGCTATTCTTACAAGTGCTGATCTTACAAATGCAAATCTTACAAATACGAATTTTTATAATGCAAATCTTAGTAATGCGACTCTTACAGGTTCAAATATTGAAAATGCAAACACACTTACATATGCAAATCTTAGTTATGCTATTGGTTGTAGTAACAGAAATTTTAGGCATATTATATTTTTTTCTGTAAATTTTTCAAATGTAGATCTTACAGGAACAGATTTTACAGGTTCAAAACTTTCAGGAACAAATTTTACAAATGCAAATCTAACAAATGCGATTTTTTGTCGTGTATATGGCGAAACTGCAATTACACTTACAGGCGCAAAATTTACAGGTGCAATCTTTATAGAAATGGTTAATTTCACCTCATTAATTGGTTCTACAAGTGAAAATGATATAACTAACGATGGGGGCATCACTCGAAGAGTAACACCAAATGATTCAGAAATTAAAGCAGGAGGTGACATGAAGTTTAAAGATCTGAAAAATAAAAATCTTACAGGTTTTGATCTTACAGGTGCTGATCTTAGAGGCGCGGATCTTACAAATGCAATTTTTACAAATGCAAATCTTACAAATGCAAATCTTACAAATGCAAATCTTACAAATGCAAATCTTACAAATGCAAATCTTACAGGCGCTAATCTTCGTGAGGCAGACCTTATAAATGTACAAGGCACCGGAGCGAATTTTACTAATGCGATTCTAATCGAAGCGAATCTGTTTGGTTCAAAATTTAAAAATGCAAAGTTTATCAGAGCGGATATGTCAAGTAATGAACGTAAAGACATGATTACTAGGTATGTAATATATACCACTCTTTCAAAAGTAGATTTTACAGAGACAGATTTCACTGGTGCGAATCTCCGTCGTGCTAATTTTTATTCACGCCGCGGTGTGTTTTATAACTATGTTACACAATATTATGAAGAAAGTAATTATACAGGACAAACTATAGCTTACAAAGCGAATTTTTCAAATGCGAATCTTGAAAGTGCAAACATGGAACTAGTATCAGCTTCCAGATCGAAATTTGATAACGCAAACCTTAATGGTGTAGGATTTTATAAGGCACGATTAAACGAAGCAACCTTCATAAATGCAGATATGACAGATGTATCGTTACCTGGTGCATTACTTTATCGCGCGAATTTAACAGGTGCAAAACTTGGTGGTGTTATAACAACTGATCCAGAAACAGGATTTTATCTGTATCAAAACGGGATTAGTAACGCGGCCATATGTCCTGATGGTCGTACAAGTGATGTTTTTATAAACTGTGGTATTTTTTAGTAAAATAATTCGACTTCTAAAATTAATAATAATAATATAATTATAGAAAATATATTATTGTTTCCAAGACGACATGACATTTATAATTTCCAAAAGTATAAAGTATATAAAGTGTATAAAGTACAAATAAATATGTAATTACTTATCTTCAATACGAAAACTAACTTTTTCATCGTACCAGTTACCCGACAAATACGGCGGCATATTATTTTTCAAATCTGACGTGTTGATAGTGGTATTCGGTCCGCTTGAAACAATCGAATTGATTTCGGATGTTCCAATCGATGAATTGTAATATTTCAAGTCGGATATGTAGCCATTAAAACCACCATTTTGGCAAATGAACACGTCGTCATAATTTTGATTGGGAACGCCGTCCGTAAACATTTTTCTTTCTGTCAAACGCCCGTTAATGTAGACATCCAATTTGTTGTTTGTGACTCGAATGACAACATTAAACCACTTGTTAATCGGCATGTTGTCAATTACAATTGGAGCATTTGTATCTGTATTGCACCCCGGAACAGTTGTAGAGTCCATTACTATATTAAGTGTATTGGCACCGCTCAAATAAAGACCGGGCGCGTTGCTAGAAAAAGATTTATTATAACACGCGCCTAAAGAATCGGCACTAAACATACCTTTGCTAAAAATGTGCGACCGATTTGTAGAAGACGCTGTAACCGGTTTAAGAAATATCCATATCGACCACGTGAACTCCATTCCTTCTGATTCATTGACAGATCGAATGATTGGCATCGACGCTTGTGAAGACGGGTCTTGGCTAATTACCATCGGCATCGTCGCATCCGCGATTCCGCTCACCAGTGTCATATTCTGACTGGGGGCTAGCAACCACGACAAGAGAGAAATGCAAATGCGTAAAAGAATAAAAAATAGAATAATTACAAGTAACAAAAATGCAGTTTTTGCAATAAGCGTATTCGATTCCAGAAAATCTTTCGTTCCAGATACGTCAGACGACGAGCCAAAAGAAGATGTAAATCGGGAAAAATAAGACGACTGCGGACCCGATGATGACGACGACGCATTTGAATCGTAACCGCTATTAGATGGTGATGATGAAAAATAAGACGGAAAACTAGAAGAAGACATTTTTATTTTTATCTATAAATTAATAATTATATTGGGACTACTATTTTTTTTCTTACTTAATTAATATATACCTAGAATATATTATATAAATTTATAATTATTATAATATATTTTTACCAATTTTTACCAATTTTTACCACGTTTACTTTTTATTCCTAAATAATTATTCATCATGAAATGAAATTGGTTAACGTTTTCTTGTAAAATTCTTTGTTTGCACCGATAAAGGAGAAAATGTGGTCCACGGTTGTGAAATCCTGTCATGCAAATATGGTTTTAATGGTTCCCATTGCAAGTTTTGTTCGCAAAAATCGTCCTTATAAAATGGCGTGCCGCACGACGACCCCCAAATACCCATGAATTTCAATTCACGCGCCAAGTCGCTGGTAATGACTTTACCGTCTACAGCTCCTCGCGGCGCATACGGTTTGGGACGATCGGCCTGCGACATGAATGCACGGTCATCCAACTCATAATGCGAGCACACCGTGCGCGAACACAGATTTATTTTATTCAAATACACATCATAATGGTCCGCTATAATTTGCTTCGCCACATGTTCGTCAATTGCACCCTTGTGTTCGCGCATGAGTTGTTCTAGGCGAACGCGGCGCGCGCCCTGGTGTCGTCGAATGTCGTCATATCCGCTGTTCACACTTTCCAGGTTTCGTATGCGCGGATCGTATGCGGCATTAAATCCGATAAAATAGCCATTTTTTGTTCTCTCGACCGGCGCATATTTGAGCCCAAGTTCAATCCTCATAATTTCATTCGTGTTGGTATCGCCAAAATACCACGTGGACGCATAATCGCCGGAATTGTTTCTTGTTAAGCTGGCCACATAGTCATCCAGCGTGTTTCCATATTGCATGGCGTGTCGAATTCGGCAACAAATCGGATCCCTGTTTTCATACGCGTTGAATCCGCCGAGAGTTGTCTCGGTCCCAAAAATGCCGCTACTCGATGTGAAAAAATCAGTGCCGCTAAATATATAGCCCGGAGCGCCTTGAAACATCATGCGATGACCGCTTGACGGCACAACTGTTATAATGATATTAAAGTACTGACCGTCGATGAAATTATCAAACGTGTTGTGAGCGCAAACAATCTTTCCGTCCTTTGTATAAGAACCGACCGCAATAAACGAAGAACAGCGATCGTCGGCGCCTTTGCCTTTCCATTCAGACCTCATTCTCGTGACTTTAGCTTCATCACTACCGCCACCCCCTTCCCCGCTTATTTTTGAAAGTTGAGAAGACCCGTATGACCACGTTTTTAGCCCTTCCATATGAATATCCAACAACTTTTCGTACTTTTCATTGAGCGCTTTGTCGTTTCGAGCTTCCAACACTTGCGACAAAGATGCATACAAGTAATCCAAACTAACAAAACAGTTCCACATCACGACGAAATCGATGGACTGACCCGACCCTTTTGCAATACCCTCCATTTCTTCATACAGTTCTGGAAAATTCGTTTTGATTTGCGGTTTAAAAAAATCATTTGATATTTCAATAAACGTTTCAAGGGGTCGCCCATAATCTTCGTATAAACTGTATTTCAACATGGCGCGAACTTCCTCCAATTCTTTTTTAAGAAGTTGACCGTGGGCGTATCCGCGAGAATAAGGCGCGCCTTTGATTGTAATACATTTCCACCCATTTATTTCCGTTTTTACTCCATTTTTTAGTATTTTTTTCACGCTACTACTATATTTATTTTTTACCGATTTCTTTATGGATTTAAGATTCAATAATTTCCTTATTTTTTTATTTTTTTTATTGTTCATATTGTTCATATTGTTCATATTGTTCATATTGTTCATATTGAACTAAATCTAAATATATGTTCCTTATATTAATGATATAAAAAATAAAAATGTAACTACATTGAAAAATTATAGTCCAAACTGGCTAAAATCGGACATGACGGGTTGTGGCAAATAAGAGTCGTTTTGTCCGGAGTAGTTTGGAACTTTCTTGCATTCAAATGCCGGTTCCGGACACCTTGCGCACGGCGGACAAGGCGGACATTTCTCTTTCGAACTTGGACACGCCATCACGGTAGGGCACGCCGGACAAACCGGCGGAACCACTTGAGATTTCAAAATGTACAGGTCTTCATCGCCCGGCGGAATTTGAGATTTCGACACGTCACTAGAACTAGAACTAGGCCTAGAGTTAGACATTTTTCCGCCGCTTTTTCCCGCCATTAAAATATTATCATTTTCAACATTTGGATACTTGTTTACATTTCCGTAACTGTTTATGTTGTTGTCATCGTTGTCATTGTTGTCATTGTTTACATTTCCGTAACTGTTTACATTTCCGTAACTGTTTACATTTCCGTAACTGTTTATGTTGTTGTCATTGTTGTCATTGTTGTCACCGTTGTCGTTACTACGATGCGGTCTAATTTTTTTACCTTTTGCAAGTTTTGAATCCGAGTATTCAACGGTTTCTTGGTCTAAATTTCTATACATGTCGTCATAATTTGAAAAGTGTTGGTTCTTGATTTTTGAGTTGTCTTCAGGGTCAGGGTCAGGGTTCATTGTTTGGTCTTGTTCTTGGTTACTGTTTTCATACCCCTCGCGCATGAAACTTCCTAAACACGAAGAACACATTAAAGCCAACATGAGTATAATAAAAATATGAACACCATCCATTTTCATTTTTTTTCACTAGGAGAGTACTTTATTAAATGAATATATATTTATAAATATATATTTATTAGGAAAAAATAATTCGTAATTAAAATATTATATTATTAATTCATTTTTAAAACATTATTAAAATAAAATTGAATTATAATGTGTAAAAGTTATGCGCTATAAAGCGTTACACCGCCAATCGCCGACCATAAATAATGCTTGTTCTATGCTTTGATACAGAGACAACCGGATTACCTGAAGGGCGACACATTTCCATCTATGAAACAGCCAAATGGCCGCACATTGTTCAATTAAGTTTCATGGTATATGACACAGAAAAAAGAGAAGTGGTTCAAGAATATGATGAAATTATAAAAATCGGAAATAGTGTTGAATTAACTCCTAAAAGTGTTGAAATTCACGGAATTACGAGAGAAATGATCGAAAAACACGGAATACCAATTGGCCAAGCACTGTGTGCATTCAAGCGTGCTCTGAATATTTCCGACTGCTCCATTGGACATAATTTGTCATTCGATAAACGGCTGCTCATCGTTGAATCCATTCGAAACAAGGGGTTTGACTTAAATGATGACTCAATCGTTCAACTACATTTCGGAAAAGAGTATTGCACCATGCTGAACTCGGTCGACGTTTGTAAAATAAAAATGCTTCGAAAGGACGGATCAATCTATTACAAGTATCCGACACTGCTGGAGCTACACAAGCATCTATTTGGATTCAAACCTCATAATGCACACAACTCAAAAGTTGATGTCCTCATTTGTCTCCGCTGTTACTGTAAATTGGTATTCGAGTATGACTTGTCAAGAGAAAGTCGCCATTTTCGAAGAATGTTTCGAGAATTTTGCACCATATCGTCATGAAAATAAAAATATATTATATACCAACACCACGTGTGCCATTTATCCGTTTATTCTTTTTCTCTTCTTTTAATAATATTTTTTTTAATTGTGTTAATGAGGAACTTCGTTCGTTATTCAGCGTGTGAAGATGAAATAAATGTTTAACCTCTTTTACCGGATTAATGAATGTATTTTTTACAGAATTCACAGTATACACTCTTGTATTACAAGCATACTTTCCCATTGCCAAATAAAAAATATCTTCATCCAAATAAATACGATAATTTTTAATGCTTGCATTATTTAAAAATCGGTCTTCTATGACACCATTAAATGTAATTGCTTCATGTAAATAACCGTTTTCTAAAAATAAATCGCTAATTGCTCCAGCAATAGATATACCTACCGATATATAATAATATTCATTGGTAGGATATTTTTCTTGGAACTTTATAATATCTTGCAAGTCGTTTCTATATCGTTTTAATTTTCGTAAATCAGTTTTTAAAATTATATTCCGTATTCCGACGCTTACATCCTTAAATGAGGCGGGGTCTGTATCTTGTATACCAACAAGAATAATTTTTGGTGTTTCAATATTTTGATAAAATCGCAATTTATTATATTTTTTTATTAATTTAAATCCTTTTAATTTTGGAGTGTTCCACATTTCACTTACTAATTTTAATAAAAGTTTATACGAAGGAAATGAATCGCTCGGAACATAGGTTTGAATATTCGAATAATTTTCTTTTTTTTTATATAATGCAGAGATTACATTTGTAATCAATCCTTTGTTTGCCTCATTTTTTTCTTTATTTTTCATTATATATATATATAAATTTATATAATTATATAAATTTATAATTTTATGAATTACTAAATTATTATGATGAACACATGGTGCATGTATTTTCTTCTTCATCTTGATAAAAATGAAGATTATCATTATTATTTTCATCATTGTTTTCCGCATTCGTTGACGTTACTGTTGTCGTCGGCTCAATCGTAAACTGCTGCGCTTGATGCTTGGGTTTCCTTCGCAAATAATAAAGCCCCGTTTTTAGCCCTTTTTGCCAAGCATAAAAATGCATCGATGTCAACGACTTGTAATTCGGCTCCTCCATCCACAAATTCAAACTCTGACTCTGGCAAATGAATACCGCTCGATCCGCCGACATGTCAATTACATCCTTCATCGGTATCTCCCAAACCGTTTTATACTTGTTGCGCACATGCTCGCTTAAATGCGTCAAATGTTGCACGCTTCCGCGATTGGCAATAATATTGTTCTTTAGTCGCTCGTTCCAAAGCCCCATTTCAATGAGCTCGCGCATCAAATACTTGTTCATCACTATAAATTCACCCGCCATCGTTCTTCTTGTATAAATATTACTTGTAATCGGTTCAAACGCTTCGTTATTTCCAAGAATTTGTGACGTGCTCGCGGTTGGCATGGGTGCAAGCAGCAACGAGTTTCGAAGTCCGTGCTCAATAACGGATGCTTTTAACGCAGTCCAGTCATAGCGCGTGGTTCCAGGATTGTGTTCCCACATGTCAAACTGTAAAATGCCGTCCGATGCAGGCGACCCTTGAAATGTTTCATACGGCCCGTGCAGCTTCGCAAGTTCCATAGACGACTCCAGCGCCGCGTGATACATGGTTTCGAATATTTGTTTATTTAACTCCTTCGCCTCACGACTAGAAAATGAGCAGTTCATCATCATAAACACATCGGCCAGGCCTTGCACTCCTATTCCAATGGGACGATGGCGCAAGTTGCTTTTTCTTGTTTTCTCAGTAGGATAATAATTAATATCAATAATTCGATTCAAATTATAGGTTACAATTTTCGTTACCGCATGCAGCGCCTCAAAATCATAACAGGGTTCCGAGTCCCCAAGTTTGACAAATTTATTCAAAGCAATGCTTGCCAAGTTGCACACTGCAGTTTCAGTATCATCAGAGTATTGAATGATCTCTGAGCATAAATTTGAACTCTTAATCACTCCCAAATTCTGCTGATTCGATTTTTTATTGCACGCATCTTTATACAATAAATACGGCGTTCCCGTTTCCATTTGACTGTCCAAAATCTTAAACCATAAATCTCTGGCATTTATCTTGCCCTTCTCTCGTTTTTCGCTCTCGTAGTGATGATATAAAGAATCAAAATCGTTTCCGCACATGTCTGACAGACCGGGACACTCGCTCGGAGAAAATAAGCACCATTCTTCATTTGCTTTTACCTTTCTCATGAATAAATCCGGAATCCATAGCGCATAAAACAAGTCGCGCGCTTTCAATTCCTCATCGCCGTGATTCTTTTTCAACTCTAAAAATTCGCAAATGTCCGCGTGCCACGGCTCCAAATAAATTGCAAAACTGCCGTTGCGACGTCCGCCCTGGTCAACATATCGCGCCGTGCTATTAAACACGCGCAACATGGGAACAATTCCGGTCGAAGCACCGTTGGTTCCGGCAATTAAACTGCCCTTGGCTCTAATGTTGTGAATGTGAAGTCCAATTCCACCCGCCCATTTTGATATGTGTGCGCAATCACTCAACGTGTTGAAAATTCCGCTCAAACTGTCCTCCTCCATGGCAATCAAATAACACGAACTGAGTTGGGGGCGCAGCGTTCCCGCATTGAACAGTGTCGGCGTTGCGTGCGTAAAGTATTTTTGGGACATTAGGTCATACGTTTCTTTTACTCGTTTCAGGTCGTCGCCGTGTATGCCTATCGAAACGCGCAACCACATGTGCTGCGGGCGTTCAATTATTTTTCCATTTATTTTCATTAAATACGAGTATTCCAGCGTTTTAAATCCGAAATATTCAATCAAGTAGTCGCGATTATACTGTATCATAGTTTCAAACACTTCTTTATACTCTGCAACGATTTTCATCAATTCATGAGATACCAGGGGTGATTGAACAAACTTGCCATTTTTATTTTCATAAAGCGTTTTTATCACGTTGTAAAACGAATCACTCGTATTTTTATGATTATTGGATGCGGTAATGTAACTGGCAAGAGTTATATAATCAGGATGCAGTGTGGACAAAGTTGCGCATTGTTCCGCAGTTAGCTCGTCAATTTTCGTCGTGGATATTCCGTCATACAATTGGTCAATCACTTTAATGATGAGAGACGAATAATTTATGGAAGTAATGGCTGCCATTTTTCCCAGATTTTTTACGCGATTCAGAATTTTATCAAATGCGATATTTTGAAATGTTCCATCCCTCTTTTTCACGCGCATTTCCTTTTCTTCTTCTACAATTTCTCTTCTAGACATAAGTCCAATATTTGTTTCACTCATTTTAAAACCAGTGATACTATTCTTTGATAACTATTGTTTAAATTTATTTTTACTCAATATTATTAATATTGTTAATATTGAAATAAATTTATAATATTAATAATATAAAAAATCATGTTTAAAAAAAATAATATAAAGTAATGCATTATTCTATTTTATAATCAAATCAAATCAAATCAAATCAAATCAAATCAAATCAAATCAAATCAAATCAAATCAAATCAAATCAAATCAAATCAAATCAAATCAAATCAAATCAAATCAAATTAAATAATTAAATCGAATTAAATAAACAAATGTCGCCCCCATCATCGTACGTTCTTAAACTATTTATTACAAACAAATCTTCTTGTTTGAAAGCAGATTCAAATCCAAACTACCACGAACTTGTAAAAATGTACAAGGAAAAGGTGGAAGCGCATAATAGTAAAGTGCGCGAGTCCCAATATGCTGATTCCGGTTTTGATTTGCTCATTCCATTTGATTATTCCGAACATGAAAATGGTTATACCGAAAATCGCATTTCAAATATGACATTTCGCGCTCCGCTGGGTGTAAAATGTAGCATGTTGCGCATCGATTCGACAAGACCACTTCTAGTTCCATGCGGATATTACTTATATCCTCGTTCCAGCATTGTAAAAACACCATTTCGACTATCAAATTCGGTTGGAATTATTGACTCGGGATACAGAGGGGAGATTATGGCCGTCGTTGATAACATTGACTCCGCAAATAATGACATGAAAGTGTGTATTTGTAAATACATGACTCCGATGACACGAATGTTTCAGATTTGTTCACCAACACTGGAACCGTTTTTAGTTGAAATTGTAGACACCGAAGAAGCGCTTGGATCAACTGAACGCGGTAACGGCGGATTCGGTTCCACAGGATTATAAAAACATTTATTAGACATTTACATATTTATTTTTTAATATAAATAAATATTTACATTAGAATTTATATTAAAATTATAAATTTATATAAACGTATTGTATATACCTTTACAATGTCAGTTGCAACATTAAAGAAAAAAACATTTCGAGGAGGCAATCCGCGCGTGGATCCGATTTCCGGAGTTGGAAACAACGGATTTTCTTTAAACGGCTGTCTTCGCAACATCGGAGGAGTCGGGCAGTTTCGGATGGTCAGCAATGTAACACGCACTCTGTTTCGGGGAAACACGCCGGTAGGATGGGGCGGATGCTGTGGGACTTACCCGCAATACATTGCAAATTCGGGAAACTGTTGCAAAATTAATGACTCCTCCATTGTAAAATTGTCGACCAAAAATACAAAAGGAATGTTGAACGAGAAATATTTAGGAATTCTTCACGGTGCATATCCAAACACCTGGGTGAAAGACGATGACAACAGTTACAGAATTACCGACACGCAATCTCAGTACATTGAGTCGCTAACTTGGAAAACCGGATCGTGCAAGTTTCAAGCAGACAAGAGCGCAAACACGACTGTGGCAGACGCAGAAGCGTGCAAGTGCGCAAAAGGCAAATTTTACCACATTGGAGGCAAAAAATACATGTTTTATAAACCAACCACGAAATTTGTGGGAGGTTATACCACACAAAACCAGTACATTACAACCGGTGGTGTTGCAAAAAATAACGATTTGCCAACGCCGGCATGCGCAAGACCGTTTCCATATTCTTTGTCTCACAACGGCTGTGATGTCAATTATAATACCATTGAACAAGCCGCCGGAAAAGGTTACATTTTACCTTTGCCTTGAAATCGTTTTAATTTCTTACTGTATTGTATCTGCCACAACTCCCGCATTTCATACCGACTCGACTATTATATTAACTTATTGTCACCCTTTCATACACGTCCGTATCCGCATTTTCTTTGTTTACGCCGACGCCGTCTTCGGTATTACAACTGAACTCAACAACCGTCGTTTTAACTTCTTGTTCTTGATCCCGTTCTTTGTCCTGCCTACAACCCAATATTTTTTTCGCATTCAAGCAGTATTCCCCGCTTCGCAATTCGCGTTAAATACGCATTCTTGTAAAAATTTTTTCAAATTATCAGGTAAGCTTAATTTGTATAAAGCATCTTTACATTGTGATGAAATTCTGGAAGTACTATTATTATTACAAACTGGTGGATAACCTACACCTACACAACCAAAATAAAGATATAATTGCGTACCTGGAATAAATACCAATTCATTAGTATCCCGCTTAACATAAAAAATATTACAAAGTGACGGCAGAGCCGCTAATTGAGTGCCTACATTTGGTGTTTTTTGTAGGCCAGTCGCTCGCATACGAGAAGATCTCAAAATTTTCATTTATTTATTATATATATGTTATATATAAGTTATATAAGTTATATATAATAAATAAATCAAAAATAATATGACCACACCATATTTTTGATTTCAGAAAAATAAATGACCGCGTTTTTGTGTTACACAATCAAATAAATTTATTCTTTACGTGCAGAACGACCACGGCGGGAAGTGCGACCACGACGGGCAGAACGACCACGGCCGCGACCACGACGGGAAGTTTTGGATTTGCTATGCTTTGCCATTTTATACTAGTTGTTATATATTCTCTAAAGAAAAAAAAATAAATTCAATTAAAAAATTATATGTAAATAATTAATTAATTATTTACATGTTTTATTTAAAAATGCCTAAATAATTGTAATTTGTAATTTGTAAATAATAATGCCTAAATAATTGTAATTTGTAATAATAATGCCTAAATAATTATTTTTTAAAAAAATATTCCTTAAAAATATTCCTTAAAAATATTCCTTAAAAATATTCCTTAAAAATATTCCTTAAAATACCTTGTAAAAACGCCTAAATATATTCAATCATTACCAAATCGTGTCACTATGCCAATACATTCCATCACCTTTCTTGATATGATAAATGCTTTTAAACAGCTCTAAACGTGCTAGCGGACAATTTGCTCGATATTTATCCAGCGGATGCGGATTGATTTTGAGTTCAGTTGGAATGGCTTCTTTTGAAACAAAGGAGCGCCACTGATATGCAATGTACATGAACAGCGTTTCAAATGACAATTTTTTAATCGGAATAATGTAGTTGTCGGTAATCTGATAATCTCTCAAATATTCCTGAATAATAGCCAGTCCGGAAATATCTGCTAAATTCTCCCCGACCGATAAAGAGCCGTCCATCTTTATGCCGTCTCGCGCCGCAAAAGTTTCATACTGTCGTATCACGTCATTCATCTTGGACTGAAATATTTTATGGTCGTGAGGCGTCCACCAGTTGAATAAATTACCCTTATAATCATACATGCTGCCCATATCATCAAGAGAATGCGACAATTCATGACCGATTGTGTATCCAATATACGCCAAATTGTACTCTATACCGCGCTCGTCGCCGTCCAAAAACGGTTTTTGAAGGTAAGCAAGCGGCAAATAAATATTATTTTTCGTGGGATCGTAAAATGCGTTCACAATGTACGCCTGATTCCCGGCCAAACTGAAGTATGTGCTCCAGTCCACCATTGGTAAATCAATATAGTGTTTTCCTTCCGTTTCAATAAGCACTTTAAGTCGCCATGCATTGCACGCAATAGTGTTTCCCCATGCATCGTTTTTAGAATATGTTATGTCGGGGTCAGAAACAAGGTACGGCGGATGCGCCATATCCACGCGTATGTGTTGCAGCTTCAGAAGCGCATATTTTTTTGTTTTCGGACTCATCCACTTGTTTCTCTCGATAATTCGCATAAACACCGTTTTCAAATCGTATGCCAAATTACTCGCCCATTTAATGTATGCCCCGTTGGCATATTTCTTAATATACTCCTCCGTTAAGAACGTGTTGAAACAATATGAAAGCCCGAACACCGGAAATATTTCTTGTGGCCACATGCTTGTCTGCCCTTTTACAAATTTCCCAAAAAAATTGAAATAAATTGGTCGCCATGCCCGATGAAACTGCATCATCTGTTTAAAAAAACAGTAATAGAAATACGTTTGCCATTTTTTAGAATTCCAACTTTCTCTAAGAATTCCGGTAATTTTATGTAAATAATTTAAATTGTCAGTAATAAAAAAACGAGGCGCGGTTTTAAATCCGAGACCCTTTGTCAGTTCGTCCCAATTCAAGTGATATGTTTCATACGCTTCCTCCGCACTAACAACATTATAACCGTCTTCAGCTTCTTTCACGCTCGGATCATACGAATTCATAGCGTCAAGCATTTGTTTTTCAACATCGATCACGTCTTGTGGATCAAACTTTTCGTCGCCCCCTTTTCCAAATGCCAATTCAAATACGGTCGAAACAAACGCCTTGAACCGTTTATTAAACGCCCTTTTATACTCGTCTTCGTCACCGTCACCATTTTTATTGTTATCATTTTTATTGTTATCGTCATTGTTTTCATTGTCTTCGTAAAGTTCGTCATTGTAATAAGACAAAAACGGGGAGTTAATATGACACCGATTAATTTGCGAATCTTTTTCGTCCGTTATGATGCTAAAAGAAATGGGACAAAATCCCGCCATTATTTCATTTTGATTCATATGTATCAAAAGATCTGTGCACGTTTTGTTTTTAAACGTGTCTTCCAATTCTTGCTTTATTTTAGCCCAGTGTCGTTCGCATGAATCTTCATCCAAATTCAAAAATGATTCATACACGTTTCGTATCATGTGCGACTTGTGGCTTGAATTTTCCGACGTGTATGCCTTTACAATGTCAATGAGTTGATAGTAAACTTTCTCTTGAAGTGTTCGAAAACTATCAACTCGAGTATAATATTTCTTCATTTTTTTGTGTTTTTTTTCCTTTTCTTTTAACCAATCATAATTCACATACGTATAAAAATCATCTTTCGGATTGATGTGTTTTGGCGCAGTCGGTTTTTTAAATGCGCTGATGAGTTCTTTTCCTATAGTATTATATTTTGCATTTTTTAATCGCCGTGCATTTTTTTTATTTTTAAAATAATTTTCAAAATTTTCTTCAAACGAGTTGTTCACAGTAATACATCCAACTTTATCATCGATTTCAATTTTTTCAATATTTCTCATATTAATATCATCATTGTCATCGCGACTCTTATTGTTCATATTGTTCTTATTGGAATTCTTTTTATTTTTTCTTGTTCTCTTATAATTTATTTTCATATTTTATAACTTTATTTATAATTAGTTATAATTTAATAAAAAAGTACACCTTAATATTATAATATATATATATATATACACTTAAAACATTATTTAAATATTATTATTTTATTTAATTATTGTATTATTATTTTATTTAAAAATATGATATATTTTATTTTAGATAACATTTATAATAAAAATGTCAACAATGGAATATTTTTACGGTATAAGAATTTTATATCATGGTTATTAAATAATAAAAAACATGTAACACTTGTAACTAGAAAAATAAAAAACATTACTTATCCAGAAAATCTTACTGTTAAATATATACCGTTTGTAAAATGTATAAATTACTCAGAATTATATCTACCAATTTTTATTAACATTTCAAAAATTATATCAGATAAATCTACTGTTGTTACATTATTAGAATATTCTGTATTAAATTTAACTATGTTACCAAATGATGTCACATTAATATTGGGTTATCATACGAATATTCATTTATATGTAAGCAATTTTTTTGAAAAATTAATGTGTTTTGTAAATTCAAAATTATTTACGTATTATTATATAGACCCAAAATTAATTTTAATCTCTGGATATTCGTGTAATTCTATTATTGAAAAATATTTACCCAACAATAAAAAATTCATTTGGTATGATATGAATAGTACTTTTTTAGATTATCCCATAATAAAGTATAATTATAATAAAGAAAAAGAAATAAATATGATTTATACTGGTAGAATTAGTTGTATTCAAAAAAATATCGACACCCTTATTGAAATTTTGTATAAATATAATGAAACATATGGTAAAGCCAAGTTAACATTATATGGCAACGGACCCGATATAAATAAATATAAAAATAATGAAATCATTAATTTTTATGGGAATGTAGATCAAGATACGCTTTATAACGAATATAAAAAATATATCAATAAAAATGCAGTGTTTGTATTTGCTTCAACGACGGAAACATTAGGAAAATCTCCAATTGAAGCATCATTATGCGGATTACCGGTTTTCACAGCTATATCTCCTGAAACCCCTTTTATATATAAAGATGGTATAAATGGGTATACATTTACATCAGTGAATGAATGTTGTAAAAAAATAAATAAATTTATTCATTTGCCGAAAAATGAACAAAAAAATATAATGAAAAATGGTAAACGTATAAAAAAATTTTTTGATCCAAATATTCATTCCATACTTTATAACCAAATTATAAAATGATTTTAATTATATTTTTGTAACAAGTCGCAAAAATACTTCACCATATGTCATTCCCCTGTGAATATAGTGTATCCGCTTATTTTCATCTGAACACAAGTCAAACCAGCTAGTATAGTCGGTTGTTTCGCTTACACACGACACCTCGTTTTTTATTTTGATGTATGACTTTTCATCCTCCAGTTTTCGTATCATTTGTTTCACGCATATTTTTAAAAAATCGACGAGTGATGATTCGTCGTCGATCGTCTCGTTATATTTTTCCCAAATGTTTCTAAAGCCGAGAATTTCATCGGGATCGCATTGCTGGTCTTCCATGCAAATGTTTACGGGATAGTTGCACATGACTCCGCCGTCTATATAGCAGCAAACGCGCTTGCACTCCTCTTTATTCTCTTCTTTATTATCCGCCGACGTTTGAGTTTCAACGAATATTTTTGGAGAGAAAAGAATTGGAAATGCGCAGCTCATTTTTATTGCATCCATAACTTTAAGCGACGGGTGCGTTTTATAGCTCAGATTTACAAGCTTGAACGTGTTTAATTCAACCGTCATAATATGAATTTCTTTTTTATTAAACTGGTATAACTCGCCAAGAGTTACATCCAGCGTCAAATCTTTCGCCAAGAGTAAAGGTTTCATAATAATGTCAAAAAAATCACCCGACATGATTCCTTTATTTGTGTAAACATCCAACACATCATGAAATGTTGAATTTTTTTGTAGTATTGTATCCCACGGGCATTTTATAATGTAATCATCAATCGTTTTCCAGTCGTGGTGCAATGAGAGAATCACGCCAAATAGCGCCCCAATCGATGTTCCGTATATCGACTCAATGTTATCCATGGACCAAAACCGTTGTTGTTCAAGGTATTTTGCTGCCCCGTACGATAAAAGTCCTGTAGGACCACCACCGCTTATCACAATGTGTTTGATTGTCATATTTTTTTTATTTTTAAAATGTCAAATGTGTGCCAATTATTTATTTATTTCTCTCTACTATTTTAATGTCGGAGTTTTTTAATATATTTTTATCTGTGAATAAATATACGAATTAAACTAAACTATTGCATTTATAATATAAACAAAAAACAAAAGAGAACATTTTAAAAAAATATGGACAACTTGTTTTATTCACGCGACGAAGAAGATGAAGATGTAGAAAATGTGCGAAAAATAAATTTAGATGAGCTGTATGACAGAAAAAAAGAAAAAGATTTACAGAAGCTGCAAATATTTAACCGCATATTGAATCGAGTTCACGAAAAAATTAAAATGACATCCAGGCAAAAATTAAACAGCAGTTTTTGTTGGTATGTTGTCCCCGAAGTCATGCTGGGATACGTGAATTACGATCGCGCCGCATGCATTTCATACATCCTCGCAAAACTGGAAGAGAACGATTTTCAGGTTCGATACACGCATCCCAATCTCATATTTATAAGCTGGGGACATTACATTCCCACCTATGTGAGAACCGAATTTAAGAAAAAAACGGGCATTGCAATCGACGAACACGGAAATCGTAAAGACGAACACGATAATACAACCGACGGGACCGACGGTGGCGGCGGCATTCGCTTGATTACCAATTCCTCTAGTAATTCTGATAATGGCAACCTTGACCACGCTTTGCTAAACCGAAATAAATCCATGACAATAGGACCCAATGCAAATGTTATTATTAAAAAGGAATACAAACCGATTACAAGTTATAAACCTACGGGAAATTTAGTATACAGTAATGATTTCTTGAAAAAAATTGACGAGAAAATAAATAAATAAATAGTTATAAAATTAAATAAAAAATTGAAATTTATCTAATAGAAGAAGAAGAATAATAAACCAAGCAATGCCGAGGAAAACAAAAAAAACGAAAACTCTTTGCCCTGATGAAGAACCTTATGATAATAAACGATGCATTCTCCTTTGGAAGCGCGACGAATATGGTCTTACGATTCTGACGATGAAAAATGCGAAAAGGTCCGAGTTATATGAGAAACCTATATTTTATATTCCGCTAAGAACATTTATGCGTTGTGGCGCATTTTGGTCGGCGCTCCATTTATGTACAATATTCTGGGAACCGAAACCTTATAACATGGAACGATCATTTCAAGAAACGGAAAAAATAAAGGGCGCATATCTCATCGCCTTTGCACCCGATATAGCGCCAATTTGTAAGGGGTGGGCTAAACAACGCATCGACGCGTTACACGACTGGCCTCGTGATCCAGAAGCAGAGGAAGCGTTTGTTGAAATTATCGTGTTTCAGGATTCGCTCAAAGATAAAATCATGGATGCAATTAAGGGACACGCATTACAAGTCAAGTTTTCCGAGACGGATAAAAATGGCATTTACCATGTTTCTGAATCCTGATTATAAAAAATGTTTAAAAAATAAATAAAGAAATAACTTGATATAATTACATAATAAAAATATAATTAAATTTATTCTTATTATGTGAGTTTTACATTTTCTCTTATTCAAAACGCTTATTTTTTATAAATTTTTGACTTGTAACCTTTTCTAGTTCCGGTAAAATTATCTGTCTCGTTATCTGTTAAAGGCATCGGTTTGATTCGGTGATAAGTTTTGTTTTCGCATATATTGATTATTTTAGCTCGATAAATATAAGTATTTTCGTTTATATAGTGTCTATAATGAAATGGAATTCGTTGACCACCCAAATCGACTCTTTCTATAATAACAATGTCATTTACTTTCAATGTATTTGTCGCCATGTTTATGACTCTTGTGTTTGGAGTTGGACCATATATCAGAAATATAAATCAATTTTTTGAACAAATTAGTCAGTATTATATACAAATATTATATACAAATATTATATACAAAATATTATATACAAATATATATTATAAATAAACAAAGTAAACAAGTTTAGAAAAAATGCCATACACGCTTCGAAAACAAAAAAACAGAGGGTATAAAGTGTGCAAAAAGGGAACGCGCAAATGTTTTTCTAAACGCCCGCTAACAAAACGCATGGCAAAACGCCAAATGCGCGCCTTATATTTACACGAACGAATGGATAAGTCGAAATAAAATAATAAAATCTAAAATACAAGCCAATTATAAAATTATAATTATTAATTATATAAAAATTGAATATTTTTTATTTTTTTAAAAACCTAGTAACCGGAAACTGCATCGCATCCATGACAACCGTCGCTGCTTCTGCTTATCCTCGAAATGATATTCGTTCCATATTTAATACTAAATCGTCGTCGTCATCATCGTCGGAATCAATATCCGTTGTCGCCGTTGTCGCACCCATCAAAGAAACAAAGCCACCGCCAGCTAAAAAGGTTGAAAAAAAGACGGAAATTGACTATTTATGTGACGCATACTGTAAAATTATAAAAAACGGGGATACTGTAGATAAAAATCACGTCAAAGAAATGTTATGTCGTATTGTAGAACATTTCAAAATACGACCAAAAAAATTATACCGTTATTTCCATTTTATAAAATATAATTCAGGAAAAAAGACAGCACTAACACTAGAATTATTATTACAAAATCCGTTTGAGTTTATTTCGTTTCAGAATCAATTCATTTCATACAAGGATGCAATGAATATATGCCAGGAGAATGGCACTTTTCCGGAATTACGCGTTCGGATCGTGGCGTGGATATATGACTATTTCATCGGAAAACAAAATAAATATTATATTTCTGAAAATGATTCTGAGAAACTTTATACTGAATTTTTAAGTGAATTCATAAAAGAAAAGTTAAAAGCCGAACAAATACTGTTTGGAGGAGAAATACTCATTCAAATGAAATTTGGGCAAAAAATATTTTACACAACTCGAGAATTTATAGAGCATGAAAAAATGATTGGAGACATGGTTATTGACTTGTTTTACAAGGACGGTGATGACGATAAAGACGATGAAGACGTGAAGGCGCAAGAAGAAAAAGAAGAGGAAGAAGAAAATATACAAGAACACATTAAAGCGTATATTAGAAAACGAAACAAGGACGATTTTCAATTTGAACCAGAGCAACTAGAGGCAATTCATAAAGGATGCGCATTAAAAAGGGGAGAGCTTTTGAACATTACGGGTCCACCGGGAACCGGCAAATCAACCATTGTAAATTGTATTATAAACTATAAGCTGGACCGCGATTCCAGTATTGCAATCATGGCTCCTACCGGACTTGCACAAAAAAATCTCAAAAACACGTGCAAATACGACTCAGTGCATGACAAGAACAAAAAAATCATATTTTCAACACTGCATAGAGCTATTAATTTCACATTTGTTCAAAAAAATGGAGGCATAAAAAAAATGGATACAGATGCAGATGCAGATAAGAAAAAAGAAGAGCTTGATTTTGAACCCGACATGTTGATTGTGGATGAAGCATCCATGGTCGACTTGGACTTGTTTTACAAACTCTTGAAAGCGTGCAAACAGTTTAATACTTCGCTCATCTTGATTGGAGATGTAAACCAGCTACCGCCAATCGGTCCCGGAATACCGTTTGAATCCATTATAAACTCGGAACTGTTTCATACAACAAGATTGACAAAAATTAAACGCCAGGATGGTAACTTGAGAGAAGTGATTCAAAAATTAAATACGCCAAACGGACTTGCATCAAGCGATTTCGATGGTACAAGTTCTATATTTATCGAAGCAAAAACATCAGACCAAATTGAAAAAGCGGTAACTGAAATATATCGTCATGAGTTGGAGCGTAATCCGGATGCCGACATTCACACCATGTGTGCTCAGAGAGAAAAGGGGGTGTTTCATTTAAATCCCGTGATTCAGAATTTGAAAAACGGTAAAAGTGCGGAACTTTTCGTAAAAAAATATGATAACGGACACCAGCATCAATTTTATGAAGGTGATCTTGTCATGCGAACGGAAAATGACTATAAAGACGAAAATAATGTGCGCGTCAACGGAGATGTTGGAACCATTCACGAATCAAGAGTCAAGGCAAAAAGGTTTGGAAGAGACGTGTATGAATATCGATACACGGTAAAATATATTGGTGGCAATGACAGTGAAAAAACGGATGAAGAAACGAATTTGAGTGTAGAAGATGTTCGCGATGCATTTGTACCGTTTTACGCAAGCACTGTGCATAAAATGCAGGGACTTCAAAAATCGACCATTGTATTCATTGTTTCGCCGGAGCATTCCTTCTGTTTAACCAATGAAAACTCAAAAAAATTGGTCTACACGGCAATATCGAGATGCAAGGCCAACTTTTACGTAGTGGGTGATAAGAACTTGTTTACAAGGTCGCAACAGTCGAAAGGGACCACTAGTGTTTACCCTACACGATTCATGAAGGAATTTAACAAGTATGATTTTTAAATGGAATCGAAGGAATAAATTAAATATAATTAAAATATATATAATTAAAACATTATAAGTACTTGTAATAAAGACAATATAAAATATAAATGTATATAGTCGCGTATAATTTTATTTTTTTTTATTCAAGGATATAATAATCATAATAATCAATAAAGATATTTTATTCGGATTATTTACATTTTCTAATTATCTCTCCTGTCTCTCTATAAACCAACATTTATAAGGTAAATAAAAATAGAAATGGCAACATTAGCAACATCCACCCTTTCTCCAGAATTCTCAAATTCAAAAATAGTTTGCAATAAAGAGGATGTTATTCTTCTCAAGGAAACCGACGATTCTAACAAATATAGAATCATATTTAATGCACATAATTCAAACTTCCCAATCCATTCCATCATTGGATTAAAACTTTATACGCTGTTATACGAACTCAATCGTGACGTCATTCACACATTCAAGGTTGTAAATGAAACAGAAACAAGCATTGAAACAGTGACGTTATTTAAACCCTTTGGAAAGGATTTTGGAATCTCTCCAAAAGCGATGCACACTGTATCCATAATGCATCTTGAACCAGACGCCTGCACATGCACATTTAACAGTGTTGATATTCAATCAGATAGTAGTGCAAATAATGCGGTAAATCACATTCCAAAAAAGTACGAACGCATTAAATCGACGCATTCTAAATTAATTGTTTATTTTCTCTCTGCGAATGACTTACAGTTTGATTTTACATTTAAATTAAGCGACGATGATGGTGATCAACAAGAAGAAGAAGGAGTGTGTCCGATCTATATGGAAAATTCTGTCGCTCTAATGATTAAAAAAATGTTTTGTAGATTAAAAGGATTTACAGAGAGAATGGCATAAATAATACTTTGAAAATGTATGTAATAAAAAGTATAAAAAATAGTAATAAAATATAAATATATTAAATAAATAAAATATTTATATTAAAAAGTATTTTAACACTTCATGATGAATAATAATATTATGGGGTATATGAGTAAAATATTAAATAAATTTAAAAATATAATGAACGATAATACGAATGGTTGTAAAAATGCGTGCAAGGCAGCTGGTTCATATCTATCAGCAGCTTATATTTTAATAAAAGAAACGATTCGGTATAAATCTAACCGCTATACGTATAATGAATACATAAAACAGTTGGCTCTCATGTTTTCGAGAGAAAATATATTTTTTATTAAATTTTTTCAAGCTGTATGCACAACAAGTCATCCGCTTTTAACAGATGACATTTTACAGTATTTAAACACATTTACAGACAATGCGCCATATACCACTTCAGAAATAGATGTCGAATCACTGGAACGTTTGATAAAAGAGCACTCCGTTGAAATAAAAAGACCATTTGTTCCAATTAAATCGGGCACAATTTCTCTCATATTTGAAGGGACTTTAAAGTTGGGACAAGGGCAACAAGGGCAAGGGCAAGACCAAAGAGAAGAATCTGTTATTATAAAATGCAAACGCGTTGGGATTGATGATAAAATTCAAGATGCAATATTTAACATGAATCATTTGATTTCATTTACAAGATTCGTTCCTCATATAAAAAATTTGAATGTTCACGATATTTATAATGAAAACAAACAAAGTATACTCGACCAACTTTCTTTTCATAAAGAAGTGCGTAATATTGAAATATATTATTCGAAATGGAACAAGCCGGGTCTTGACTACATTAAAATTCCAAAAGTGTATTCTGAAATCACACAACAACTTCCGAATCTTATTGTTATGGAGCGCATCGTTGGAAATACAATATATAATATTGATCCAGAAGATAAAGATCGGTATGCGAAACTGTTGGCAAAATTTAATTTCAAGAGCGTATTTTATGATTCCATGTATCATGGCGACATTCATCCTGGAAACATATTTTTTATTAAAGAGCTGAAAGTGAAATCAAATGCGTCCATTAACGATAGTGACGACAGTGACGAGATTGATGATAATGACGAGATTGATGATAATGACGAGATTGATGATAATGACGAGATTGATGATAATGACGAGATTGATGATAATGACGAGATTGATGATAATGACGAGATTGATGATAATGACGAGATTGATGATAGTAACAGTGATAAAAATGAAAAAGGTCATGGCAACAGATACAAATATAAACTTGGAGTCATTGATTTTGGAATTGTTGGTAAATTTTCGAGAGATATGCAGAATACAATTTTTAAGTTATTTAAAGGACTATACGAAAAAAATCACGATGATGTTGCACATTGTATTATCGATAATTTAATTGAACCCAGGAACGCATTGACGAATGAAAAGAAGAGCGATCTTATTGATATTATTTCAAAATACTCGGAAAGTCATTTCGGAAAAGATACGCATCGGTTTTTAGATGCCGAGGATATTATAAAAATAAACAAAATTTTATACGGTTTCGGCGTTCAGTTTTCAAAAGAGTTTTGTAAGATTGAATTATCTTTTGCAATTTCAGACAGTGTGTGTAAGCTTTTGACAAATAAAACAACCTATGTTGACCAACTTCTTACCATATTTTCTAATTATTCTTAAAAAATAATGCATATTTCAAGAGTTATGCATTATTCATTTTTTTCTAATTTTATTTATTTATTTCTACTCGTCTTATTTCTCCGTTTCATCGAAATTTTTGACTTGTATTTTTTATAAAATGTTTTTCTTCGTTTTTTCATTATTTTATTCAATCCTCCTCCGCCTGCAGCTGCAGCATTATCCGGCGTCATTAATTGAGATTTTATTTGATTGGTTTGTTCTTCAATTTGCTTCAATTGTTCTAATAAAGCCGTTTTTATAGGATCTTCTTTTTGTTCTTCACTTACTACAGGTTGCTGTTCGCTGACTACAGGTTGCTGTTCGCTGACTACAGGTTGCTGTTCGCTGACTACAGGTTGCTGTTGCTCTTCACTTGCTACAGGTTGCTGTTGCTCTTCACTTGCTACAGGTTGCTCTTCTGTTGCTACAGGTTGCTCTTCTGTTGCTACAGGTTGCTCTTCTGTTGCTACAGGTTGCTCTTGTTGTTCGCTGACTACAGGTTGCTCTTCTGTTGCTACAGGTTGCTCTTGTTGTTCACTGAGTACAGGTTGCTCTTGTTGTTCACTGAGTACAGGTTGCTCTTGTTGTTCACTGAGTACAGGTTGCTCTTGACTTACTACAGGTTGCTCTTGTTGTTCACTTACTACAGGTTTCTCTTGACTTACTACAGGTTGCTCTTGTTGTTCACTTACTACAGGTTGCTCTTGTTGTTCACTTACTACAGGTTGCTCTTGTTGTTCACTTATTAAAGGTTGCTCTTGACTTACTACAGGTTGCTCTTGTTGTTTACTTATTAAAGGTTTCTCTTGACTTACTATAGGTTGCTCTTGTTGTTCACTTACTACATGTTGCTCTTGTTGTTCACTTACTACAGGTTGCTCTTGTTGTTCACTTACTACAGGTTGCTCTTGTTGTTCACTTACTACAGGTTTCTCTTGACTTACTACAGGTTTCTCTTGACTTACTACAGGTTTCTCTTGACTTACTACAGGTTGTATTTCTTTTGCTACAGGTTGCTCTTCGCTGACTACAGGTTGTATTTCTTTTGCTACAGGTTGCTCTTCGCTGACTACAGGTTGTATTTCTTTTGCTGATGGTAACACTTCATTGGTTATAGGTTGAACTTTTGTCGGCATTTTTGTTGCTGCTAGTTGTTGTCCTCCAACAGCCCCAAGAGATGCCATATATTTCAACTTTCTTCTTGTGGCATTTTTTTTAGATTTTTTATTTTTTTTCCTATTTTTATTCGTTTTGTTGTCCATTGTATCCATTATAAAACGTGAATTAATTATATATAGTTTAGATTATATTAATATTTTTATTATGTATTTTAAATTTTTAATAAAATATTTTAATTAAAAAATATTCATGTATGAATGAATTCAAAACAAATTTGCTAAAATTATTTCAAGAATAACAACGAATATTTATTGATTGTTGATAAAATAATTGATAATAAAATATTAAGTATTTAAAGATTACATCTAGTATTTATTTATATTGATAAATTTTTCAAGTTATAAAATGACAGATAGTAATAATGTTTTAACAATCAAAACGGTACAAATTGCCCCGTTTCGAACCTTGATGACTGCGCTAAAAGATATTCTCCTTGAAACCAACATTACGTTTCAAAAGGATGGTATACGAATTATTAACATGGATAAATCACACACCATGTTGGCACATTTGCACCTTCTTGCCGAGAATTTTGAAATGTACGAGTGTAAAAAAGACAAAATCATCATCGGCGTAAACATGTTTCACTTATTCAAGCTCATTAATTCGATTGACAATGACGACACGCTTACCATTTATATTGAAAACAAGGATTACAATGACGGCGTTGTGTCCTACCTCGGACTTAAATTCGAAAACGGAGACATTAAACAATGCAAAACACAAAAGCTGCGACTCATTGAGCCGGATCCTGAAGAATTGGTTGAACCGAATGTTGTTTTTTCATCTGTTATTAATTTACCGTCATCTGATTTTCAAAAAATCATTCGCGACTTGTCTTGCATCTCAGAAAAGCTTGAAATCAAATCGGTTGGTAACGAGCTCATATTTCGTTGTTCCGGACAATTTGCAACGGCAGAAGTTCGCCGCGTTGAATCCGACGACAGCATGAAATTTATTCACAAACAGGATTCAAATAAAATTATCCAGGGTGAATTCTCTCTCAAGAATCTGGGATACTTTATTAAATGCACCAACTTGTGCAGCCAAATTGAAATGTACCTGGAAAACGATTTGCCGCTGGTTGTGAAATATTATGTGGCTTCACTCGGAGAGATCAAACTATGTTTGTGTCCTCTTCCATCTTCTTAACCATTTCATTAATGATTTTTTTTTATTAGATAATTCATTTATTGATTTATAATAATATTGTTTCCATTTTCTTTTTGGTAAAGTTCCAAATACCATCAAATTAAGTGGATAAATATCAGAGTCGCTGCTTACGCGAAAGTCGTCACGAAATAAAAATATTGGTTTCCCTAGCGCAAATGCGAATCCAATCTCTATCATAACTCCTTCATCCGGGGGTGTTCCATTTATAATTGCAAACACTGCATCAGCTTTACGAATGTCATTAAAATTAAAATTTGCGATATTCCAAGGCCAATATGGTTTGGATCTGTCTACATTACTATTGCGAGCAAAAGGTTCGTATACATTAATCCCAAGTTTTTCTATACCATAAACAAATTCTGGTAACAATAAATTTTTTTGTTGTTCAGAAAATCCATATGGCGAAGCCAAATAAATTATAGGACGTTTTGTGTCTGTAGTTGTTTTTATTTTTTTATTTTGTAAAATCATTATAATTATAAAATCATTATAATTATAAAATCATTATAATTATAAAATAAAATAAAATAAATTAAATTTTTAATTATTCATCATTTTCTTCATCTTGACAACCGACATCATTATTGTCACTCGTTGTTTTTGCAACAATCGAAAAATCCGCTTCTATAATTTCAATTCCTAAATATTTATTTAGATAACGGTATATTCGCGAAATATCTAGTTTACCGATATCGTACGTGTGCAGCATTTCATGAATTTGTTCCTCGTTGCAGTTGTATTTGTTTTTAAGATTGAAAAAGAATGTAAACATGTCTTTTTGATCCATTCCAAGCTGTTGACATAAATTTTGTATAAACAATGAATTGTTATATTCTGTGCTATATTTTGTGAGAACTTTGGTAAATCGAATATCGGACAAATTACACTTGTATTTTTTTTTGAATGGTTCGAATTCATGATACAATTTATTATTATAAAAAGTTTTGATGAGAGAGCTCATTTCATTGAATTGCCATATTTGCTTTTGAAACGTGATTCTATCAACATAGTCCGCAAAACACATGTTATCAAGAGTTTTTTTATAAAAACATATCGAATCTTCATTCTTATATTTAGATATCACATCAATTATATTTTCATGCCACAATAAGCCAACCGTAGTTCGATCGGTTTCATTTAATAATGTATTATGTTCGTGAAATGAATAATTAAAATCGAATAATTTTTTTGTTATTTGTTTATTATTTTCATTATACGTTTTTGGCTCAAATATCATTTTAATTATACTCGTATTCAATATACTGCCATTTGTTTTACTAGATACAGGCGATGCAGAAATTGTCTCGTCCTGTTTATAAATATTATAAATTGTGGTAACTTTTCTTAAATCTCCTTGAGTAAACTCCATAATATTTTGAACAAGTTCTTCATCAAGTGATGGCATGAGTGTTGTAATAATTTCATTCATCTGAGAAGTCGTCGGTGTTTTTAATTCGAATGTATGACAAACCTTAATCAATTCTTTTATTTTTTTATCTGTGTGATAGTTTCCAATGCATATAATCGGATTCACAGACGACTCTTCTGTTTTCTGTTTTTTTGTTTTTTTTGGACGAATGAGACGTATCAAGTGAGTAATTCCTCCCTTGTCACCATTATTCATTCCGTCAATTTCGTCCATTACAATGACTATTTTTTTTACCTTTTTTTCAAACATGGACATGATATTCTGATTTGACATGTTGTGTTTGGCAATTGTTTCGATAATTGATTTGTTTCGAATGTCGCCTGCATCGTAAGTAATGGCATCATATCCCAGCATTTTCAATACTGAACCTACAAACTCGGTTTTCCCGGAACCCGGATTACCATAAATATAAAATCCCTTTTTGATTTGATGATCATTACACTTTGTTTTGTCAATGTCTTGTAGAATCGTTTTTAATTTTTCAACAATCCATTCTCGGTCTAATATTTTATTCAAATTTAAATGCTCCATATACGATTTTTTATAATTTATAATATATGTAATATAATTTATAAATGTTTTTATAACAAAATGTTAACGCACGCAGTATAAAGTATTATTCATTTTAATATTTATATAATTTTATTCACTTTATTATTAAAATGTTTATTATTAAAATGTTTATTATTAAAATGTTAAAAAGTGATGGGACCAAAACAATAAACATACCCCATCCCATAATGACAAAATAAAATAAAAATTGATTTTGAAAACGTTTTATCAATAATTCGTATATAAAAGCATTTATAGATTTATAATATAAATGCAGTCGCAACTGAAACCAGAGGAGTCAATTCAGCCAGAAAGAAAGAAGATTATAATAAAGAAAAAACCATTAAAAACAGCAACAGCGGCAGCAGCAGCAGAAGCAGCAGAGACATCTTCATTATCGTTTCGTCTTATCGACTTCAGTATATGTGATCAAAATACTGAGACACAAGCGACCGGAGAAGAACAGCATAATGTGCCTCATTATTATCAAGGTCATCAAAACAAAAAAATGGTGATTCAAATCTTTGGAATCAACGAATCGGGAGAAACGTGTGCCCTCTTTGTCGAAGACATGAACCCATTCTTCTACATATTGGTCCCGGATACCTGGAACGAATATAGTAAAAAGAATTTCATTACTTCAATTGCAAGACAATTACGCCTCGGCGAAGACGCAATTATAAAAGATAAATGCACCATTGTAAAAAGAAAGAAGCTCTACGGGTTTGATGGTGGGAAACAACACAATTTTGTAGTTTTATACTTTAAAAATTTAGCAATCATGAACAAGGTGAAAAACCTCTGGTACGTTTCATCCGAAAACGCGTTTGATTTGAATCCGGATGGTTACAATTATAATGGCACGTCGCTAAAAATATACGAATCCAATATTCCCCCGCTGCTACGATTCTTTCACATGAATGAAATCAGCCCTTCGGGGTGGATCGAATTCTCGAAATGCAGCGCAACCGAAATCGACGCATCGCGAAAAACAACGTCGTGTATGCATGAATATGTTATTGGAATGCAGGACATTCGTCCTCAGCCGACAAAAGAGGTTCCGGTTCCATACAAGATCTGCAGTTTTGATATTGAAGCAAGCAGCAGTCACGGCGATTTTCCGCTTGCAGTCAAAACATACAAGAAGCTTGCAACAAATATGGTTGATGTTTGCGTCAGCATTCAAAAAGATGACGGCGCAATTACAAATCAACTGATTGAAAAAATGATATTCGCCGGATTTTTCGGCACACAGTGTGATAATGAGTATATCGATGGAAATATTCAAAAAGTATTTACAAAAAGAAAACTTGTTGAAAAACAAATCAAACCAATGCTTCAAAAATTCATTGCAGAAAAAATAAAAAATTTGAATGACGAAACTGGTGACAAGTATGCAAACGCAAATACAATTGAAGCCATGTTTGAAAAAATTGGAAAGAAAAATGCCGAATGTTTTGGAAAAAGTAATGATGATGGCGACAACGATGGTGACAACGATGGTGACAACAATGGTGACAACAATGGTGGCGATGACGATATCAATGAAAATTGTGATGATGCAGTAACAATGAACATTGTCGAGGAAGTTGTTGCCATAAAATCAAATCATTATCATCAAGAACAACCGCTAAAGTTGGTTGATAATGAAATTACGGTACTGAAACTGTTGCAATCCACAAGTATGACTCGAGAAATGAAAATAACACATCTAAATACCGCACTTTCGAGCGTGTTTCCAGAAGTAGAGGGCGACAAGGTTACTTTCATTGGGTCGACATTTTTAAAAGCGGGTAACGAGCGCCCGTATTTGAATCACTGTTTAACCATTGACACGTGTGACGCTGTCCCAAATTCTGAAATACAAGTGTGCGAATCCGAATACGACATGTTATTAGAATGGACAAAGGTGATTCAGCGCGAAGATCCCGACATTATTATTGGATACAACATTTTCGGTTTTGATTATAATTTCATGTTTCACCGCGCATTAGAAAATGATTGCGGAGAAGAATTCTTAAAACTTTCGAGAAACAAGGACCAAATGTGTGGCCAATACGACCAAAAAACAAACAAACTGTCAATTGAAGAAAGTACCATTATTATTGCAAGTGGAGAACACAATTTACACTTTATTAAAATGGCTGGAAGGTTGCAAATTGACATGTACAACTATTTGCGACGAGATTACAGTATGTCATCGTACAAGCTGGACTACGTGTCTGGTTATTTTATCGGCGACGGCGTAAAAGGCATTCAGCATAGCGCGAACGAATCGGGAGACGGCGACGTGACAATCGTTCAAACCGGAAACGTCATGGGTCTAGATGTTGGAAGCTATATTAATTTCGAAGAAACCAGTAATTCCACAGAGTTGTACAAGGGTGGCGAAAAATTCAAGATTATTCGTCTCGACGTTGAAAAGAAAACATTCGAAATCGCAGGAAAAGAAATGCCCAACATGGAGAAAAAAGTGCGCTGGGGTCTTGCTAAAGACGACGTTTCACCGCAAGACATTTTTCGAATGACGAATGAAGGTCCGTCACAGCGCGCAATCATCGCCAAATATTGTATTCAAGATTGTAACCTGGTTCACCACTTGATGCGCAAAATCGACGTTCTCACCGGATTTGTGGAAATGGCAAACATTTGCAGCGTGCCCATGAGCTTTCTCGTGTTTCGCGGCCAAGGTATTAAATTAACGAGTTTCATTGCGAAAAAATGCAGAGAAAAAAACACGCTCATTCCGGTTCTAGAACGAAAACTCGGTAATGAAAGTTATGATGGCGCAATCGTCTTGCCTCCGAAATGCAACTTGTATTTGGACAACCCGGTGGCGTGTGTTGACTATTCGTCCTTGTACCCTTCCTCAATGATTAGCGAGAATTTGTCACACGACAGCAAGGTGTGGACGAAAGAATACGATTTGAATGGAGTCATGGTAAAATCGACGGGTGAACGGAATGAAAAGGGCGACTACGTGTATGACAATTTGGCGGGATACGAGTATGTCGATGTGGAATATGACACATATGTCTGGAAAAAGAATGAACGGGGCAAAGCCATCAAAACGGTAAGCGGAAAAAAGGTGTGTCGGTTTGCACAACCGTTGTTAAAAGAAGATGGTGGCATGGGTGAAAAGGCAATCATGCCCTCTATTTTAGAGGAGTTGCTGGCTGCAAGAAGCGCTACGCGCAAGCTGGCGGCAAAACAAACTGACGACTTCATGAAGAACGTTTTGGACAAGCGTCAGCTGGGTTATAAAGTGACGGCAAACTCGCTCTACGGACAATGCGGCGCAAAAACGAGTTCATTTTACGAGATTGATGTTGCGGCGTCGACAACGGCCACCGGGAGAAAATTGCTGCTTTATGCCAAGCGCGTAGTCGAGGAAACATACGGAGACACGGAGTGCGAAACGGAGTGTCACGGAGTCATTAAAACGCGCGCAGAATATGTATATGGCGACACAGACTCCGTATTCTTCACCTTCAATTTGATGGAAAAAGATGGAATAACACAGATACGCGGTAAAAAAGCGCTGGAAATCACGATTGAACTTGCGCAACAGGTAGGCGACCTTGCGTCCTCATTTTTGAAAGCGCCACACTCCCTCGTGTATGAAAAGTCCATCATGCCATTCTGTTTGCTAAGGAAAAAGGGGTATGTGGGAATTTACTATGAAACGAATGCCAACAAGGGATCCAGAAAAAGTATGGGCATTGTTTTAAAACGCCGCGATAATGCACCCATTGTAAAGGACGTTTACGGCGGAATCATTGACATTTTAATGAAAGAGCAAAATACGGAGCGTGCCATTTCATTCTTGAAAAATTACTTGCAGGATTTAATTGACGAGAAAATTCCGCTCGAAAAACTAATTATTACCAAATCGCTCAACTCGAATTATAAAAATCCGCAGCAAATCGCACAAAAAGTTCTGGCAGATCGGATGGGTCAGCGCGATCCTGGAAATAAACCGAGCGTCGGAGATCGAGTGCCATACGTGTATATACACAATCCAGATAAAAAAACGTTGCAAGGAGACCGCATAGAACATCCCGTTTATATGAAACAAAATGGAATCAAACCCGACTATGCGTTTTATATTACAAACCAAATCATGAAACCGGTTCAACAATTATTTGCTCTTGTCTTGGAAAATATACCCGGATTTAAACGCAGGAAAGAAGCGCTTAAAGACAGAATCGAGCTGGAAGCGAGTCGGCTCGGAAGCGACAATCCGGAAGCGCTGCAAATAAAAATAACAAAACTCCGAGAAAAAGAAGTGAAGGAATTATTGTTTGACGAGTTTCTAATTCAAGCAACAAACGCTACGAATAAAAATAGAAGCATCAAGGACTTTTTCAAAAGAACGTAGAAATAGAGGTAGTAATAGTAGTAGAAAAATAAGTGCTAATAAAGAAAGTTCACCAATTTAGAGATACAAAAAATAGAAATAGATGCTACGACAAGTCGAGCAATGTATAAATTTTTTTTATTGAGCGGGCGACGTTTACCATTATCGTCGTGAACAATGCTTGGATCTATTTTTTCAAATGCGTATTCTACTTTATGTTCCTTTGTATAAATCGTATTAAAAAATGTTTTCCACTCGGAGTTTATATACTGATACCACTCTTCCATGGATTTATATTTTTCATAATCTTGATGATACACTTTGCTGTAATAAACAAAGGCATTTAATTTTGGAATCGCAATCATTTTTTTTTCATTAAAAATATTATCTTTACCATGCGTGATTACAAACTGTATCGGCGAATTATTTTTATATGAATAATAAATACTGCCTTTTTTTAAATCACAAGCATAGTCGTATCCATGGCGACGTGTTCCTTCCGGATAAATAAGAATATTGCGATCTGTATCTTGAATTCGTTTCAACATGTTTTCAAATGCGCATATATCTGTTTTTCCTTGCCATCTGTTAAAGTATTCAAGATGATTTGAAATGAATTTTAACAAATTTCCTCCAGGAATAGCTAAAGCTATCAAATATCGCGATATATAAGTTCCAGTATTATATACAACTACGGAATCAATTGAAAAATCGGCATTCGTCCTATGATTTGGAAAATAAATAATATTTTTTTTATGTGAAACTGTAGTCGGCGTCATTCTATAAATAGAATAATCAATTATCTTATATAAAAAATAATTGTATTTTTGTAAAAATTCGATTTCGGTTTTTATTGTAAAGTCAAATAATAACATAACTGGAACTACATTGGCATAAAAATAAATTTTTATAAAATTAAATTTATAGGTTATATAATTTACTATATTTTTCATTTGTTATAATGAGATAATAAGATAAGATAATATTTATTTTTTAAGTACTATTTGTAAACTATTCTATTGTTATTTTATTCTTTTATAGAAATAAATAAGTACCATTACACCGGTTTCATTTGAAATAAACAACAAGCAAAACAACCGAGTATAGTACACAAGTATGTTTTTGCGCATGCCGAATCATCGATTGAGGGTTGTAATTTTGAACTATAGTTGTTATCACTATCACCTGATGTCACCGTGGTCGAAACATGGTCGTCGAAATTTACATAATAGTTGTTATCTTGCGCTTGTCCATATGATTTCATGGTATAATATGTGTATGGTCGGGTAGTATCTTTTACAATAACTGGGACAGAAGATGGATAAATGTGTGGTCTATGTTGTTGAGCAAACAACTTGTCACTTGTTAAAATTTCATTTGTTTTTGGTGCGCAAAAATGTTTGGTATCTATGTATAGTGGTTTAAAACGCCAACTATTATCCGTATTGTCAGTATTATCCATATTGTCAGTATTATCCATATTGTCAGTATTATCCATATTGTCAGTATTATCCATATTGTCAGTATTATCCATATTGTCAGTATTATTCATTTCAATATCATTTTTTATGCATTCATAACGCTTATACTCATTTTTATTATAAGTAGTATTGTCATAACTCATTTGTTTTAAAATTTTTAAATAATAATATACCTGTAAACTATAGTATATAGATATATTATTTAATTTTTAAATTTTTATATTTAATCAACAGTGTCGACCTTAAATATAAAATGAAAAATAAAATGAAAAAATAAAATGAAAAATAAAATGAAAAAATAAAATGAAAAATAAAATGAAAAAATAAAATGAAAAAATAAAATGAAAAAATAAAATGAAAAAATAAAATGAAAAAATAAAATGAAAAAATAAAATGAAAAAATATAATTAAAAAATAAATAAAACGAAAAAATAAAATGAAAAAATAAAAGAAAAAATAAAATGAAAAAATAATATTTTTTCTTTACATATAGAATAATACAATACGAACCAAGAAATGCAAGAGAACGTAGCCCCCCCACGTCGTGTTGGTAGAACTCAACAATTATTTGAAACTGCAGTAAATTCTGGTTTTGATCAAATTATTAAAGGTGATGTCATTATTACAAAATTAAAAAAGAAACACCAGTATAGAATTACATTTAACAAAGTTTATGGTGATAGATTTTTTTTCTACCAGGTTTTCAATAAAGATAATACTGATAATGTTAATGATCAACGTTTCGCTGCTTATATCACTATAAAAAATTCTATAAATGCTTATAATTTTTATAATGATACTAGCAACATTATCAATAAACTCGTATTCACACCAACCACTATTATGGAATTACCAAATTTTCATAAGTATGCATTCGTCATTAATAATATGTATTTTAATTCAAACAAACGTCTCGTATTTATGATATCCACTAAAGAAATTAATCTTCAAAATAATATTTCTAAAAAATTAACTCAAATTCCTTGCGGTAAATTTAGACATGTACGATTTGACATTGATGATTTGAGTTTAGGTGATATTATTTTTAAAAAACTTGAATGGTTATGGGACAAAATTACTGCTGATTGCATTAAAGACAAGAATAGTAAAATAACCATTGATGATATAGATTACAAGTATTGTGGTGATAGTGATAAACCATTGCCACAATTTCCTGATGTTTGTAATAACAAATATGTTACAGACCTTATGAATTCTCAAGATGCTTGTACTAAAAATTTAACTGATCTTAAACTTGAACAATTCGAAAAAATCATTAGCGCTATTAAAGCCAGTAATAAGAAATGCTGCAACCCGTTTTAATATCAATCATAGTCATGATTATTTTCATCATACCGAATTGATTCGGAACGATAAGATTCATCATTACCATTATTATTATTATACATGTGAATTGTGTGATCGCTATTGTTGTCTTCTTCTTCTTCAATATCATTAATTTGTCGTCGACACATGGGACATGTCGAGTTGGTACCAAACCACCGAATCAAACTGTACGGGTTGAAATTATGTTTGCAACTATTAATCTGCATTACCGAATCAATTAAATCAAATGGAACTTGGGATATAGGGCAAATGTCATTCAGTGGATTACTTATTGTACAATACGGAATAATTTTAGTTTGTTGCTGAATAACGTCGTAACTAAGAGCGTGACCTGGACCTTCACGAGAACGCGTTAACTCTCTATCAATAATTTGAGTATAATAAACAAGTGAATCATTTAATCGAGGAGTGTCTAATAAATTCAACATCAATCTGGATGCGGTTGTTAGTGGCGCTGGAGCTGGAGGTAGAGGTGTTGGTTCAAGAGGTAAAATAGGAGACAAGGAATTTAATTCCCGTTGTTGCTGTAGTTGTTGCTGTAGTTGTTGCTGCCGTTGTTGCTGTAGTTGTTGCTGCTGTTGTTGCTGTAGTTGTTGCTGTTGCTGCTGTTGCTGTTGTTGCTGCTGTTGCTGCCGTTGCTGTTGCCACATTTGTCCGGCGCGAATAGAAGGTAGTGGCGAATTCAATGGCGAAAATATGGGTGTTTCTGTGACACTCCTCCCATTACTCGCATTAGTAGTAGCACTTGCGCTTGTCCCTGTGTTTGTAGTAGAAGACACTCTTCTTGGGGGACCAATCGGGACCGGCAATCTATATCTGACAAATGATGAAGCAAATGGCGGTCTAGGCGCGCCAACATTTTCAGTTGTTGGCGACGAATGTTCACGTGGCAGATCTGATTGTTCCATTTGCGACTGTTGCGACTGTTGTGACTGTTGCGACTGTTGTGACTGTTGCGACTGTTGTGACTGTGATAATGATGAACCGATTCTTCTTGGCAATACAAAACGAGGTTCTCTTTCTTCAGGTGGTGTATCCAAACGGCCGCTTAAACGCACAGGGGTCGGTATTTGAAATGGTAATGATGGCGTCGACGAATTCGACTGCAAAGTTGAACGAAATCGAATTGTAGGTCGTAATGGTGTATCTGGCATCTGCGTTTCTCTTTGAGTTAAATTCACCGGTGTTTCAATGACAGGTTCTTCTGATGATTCTGATGATTCTGATTGTTCTGGTTCTGCTTCTGGTTGTCTTGTCGTTTCAGTAGAAGCACTTGTCCCCGTCCCATGTGCCATTGTTCTCGACGTCGACGCCATAGTAGAACTCCTTGTAAAATTTCTAAATATTTGACTGTTAATCGACCTTGTTAATCCATTTTCAAATGTCATGTACCCATTTAAAATCTCTCTTGTCGCATTTATATATGAATTCACTAAACCCAAATACGCTTCTTCAGATGAATTTAAATTTGAATTCGGAGATGAATTGTTGTTCATTTTTTTAACTTTTTAACTTTTTTAACTTTTTAACTTTTTTTAATTATTAAAAATAGAGTTAATATTATATTTATATTTATATTTATATTTATATTCTATCTATAAATTGCTTGATATAAATTGCTTGATATAAATTGCTTGATATAAATTGCTTGATATAAATTGCTTGATATAAATTGCTTGATATAAATTGCTTGATATAAATTGCTTGATATTATAAATATGTTTATTTTATTGTTTAATACAATTTTTTATACATTATATTCAATGTTTACTCTTATATAAATCTTATATATAGATATAATTTTATGAAATCGTATTAAAGATAACATAAGGATTTAATATATTTATTAAAAAATAAACAAATAAAATAAACAATGAGTCAAGGAAAACAAGAACAACAAAAACAAGAAACATCTCAAAAAATATCTCTTCATACATCTGAAAACTATGAAAAATATAAAAATAAAGGATTGACGGGACTCGCGAATTTGGGAAATACGTGTTTTATTAATGCTTTACTTCAGATCATCTCTCACACGTACGAGCTTAATGAGTTACTTGATGGCGAAGAGTATAAAACAAAACTTAACGATTCGCCCGATTCAAAACTGCTGGTTTCGTGGGATGAGCTACGTCTGCTGATGTGGAGCGAGAATTGCACAATTTCTCCAGGGGCTTTTATTCATGATATTCGTAAAATTTCAAGGCAAAAAAACAACAGCATGTTCGCATCCATGTCGCAAAATGACATGCCTGAATTTCTGACATTTCTTTTTGATATTTTTCACAATGCTCTAAAACGGAAAGTTTCAATGACGATTGACGGTCGTCCAAAAAACAAGAGAGATAAAATGGCGAAAATGTGTTTTGAAATGATAAAAAAAACATACACGGCAAGTTACTCTGAAATATTTAAAATGTTTTACGGTATTCAGGTTTCAACACTGCTGCCGGAAATTCCCAAAGATCAATTTGATTATTTGAGCATCCGCCCTGAACCGTTTATGATTATTAGTTTGCCGATACCAACTCGTTGTACGGAAGCAGAGTCGGAATCAACATCTACTGAATGTGTCTCGCTTATGGAATGTTTTGATCTAAACTGCGAAAAAGAGTTTTTACATGGAGAGAATGCGTGGTACAATGAAAATTTAGGAAAAAAACAAAATGTATACAAGCGCTTGGTATACTGGAGTTTGCCGGATGTTATGATTTTAGACATTAAACGATTCGAATATAGTCCCAAAACATTTTCGTATGTAAAAAATCAGACGGCAATACGAATTCCTCTTGAAAATGTTGATTTTTCAAAATATGTAGAGGGATATAATAAGGAAAGTTACGTGTATGACTTGTACGGCATTTGCAATCATCATGGAGACGAGAATTTTGGACATTACACTTCCACTGTAAAAACGGCGAGTTCAAAATGGTATAATTTCAATGATACAAATGTTAAGGAAGTGTCGATTCCCCAAAATGAAATCGTGGGAAATACGCCATATTGTCTATTTTATAGAAAAAGATCGTGCAAATAAAGTAAGTTTTAGTCACTATAAAACAAATCATAGAGATTTTCAGATTATGATTTTCGAGAGATAGAGAGAAAAATAATAATATAAAAAATAATATTATATTATTATAATTAATTAATTAATTATTCATTATCATTCATTATCATTCATTGCTAATTTGTAATTATTGTATTCGCATAGTATATATTTAACTATTTAACTAATACAATCCATGGATTTAACGTATAACTCTATTAGCGGTATGAATGTTGACCCTACCGTTTATTTAAAAGAAATCATAACAAAAAATGGAAAACAAGACAGTCAATTAAATGCTGACACAAAAGTATACTTGCTAATCGCCCTCGTTGCGATTATTGTAATTTATGGATTATTTTTTGCAATTTTAGGCGGAAAAAGTTCAGAAACACAAGGACAAGGCGCATCTGGTTCCGGTTCCGGTTCCGCTGGTAGCGTTGGACTTAAATTTTTTGAAGTATTGTTATGGTCCATTTTTATAATGCTGGTTATATTAAACGGGTTTCAATATTTTTTCAATGTGAATTTAACAACTCGGTTCATTAATTTTTTCACCGACGAACCGAAACTTGAAATTACAATGGATGTGCCCGAAGACGAACCGGTTCAAGAGCTGAAAATTAAAAGGGAAGTATTTAATATACCCGACAACACGTACACATACGATGACGCAAAAGCGGTATGCGCTGCATACGGCGCCCAACTTGCGAGCTATGACCAAATTGAAAATGCGTACAAGGGTGGCGGTGAATGGTGCAACTATGGCTGGTCCGATAAACAAATGGCGCTTTTCCCCACCCAAAAAGAAACCTGGGACAAACTTCAAAAAATTAAAGGACACGAGCACGACTGCGGTCGACCTGGAATTAACGGGGGATTCATCGACAATAAAAATATTCAATTTGGTGTCAACTGTTACGGATACAAACCGGTTATTACTGCCGCTGAAACGGACAAAATGCAACACGCACCCATTTACCCCCAAAGTATGAGCGACATTGAACACCAAAAACGTGTGGACTATTGGAAGAAACGAATTCCCGAAATTATGCTGTCGCCGTTCAGTCGGTCCAGTTGGTCCATCATTTAACCGCGTTCATCCCATCTCATCCATTATCAGAGTTGTGAATGGTGTTAATGGTGTTAATGATGTCGTTTACTTCTTGTTTTTCTTTTTTGATAAACCTTTTCAATGTCTTTATGTTTCCCAAAATTTTGTTTTTTAGTTGTATTTGCTCTTCGTAAAGGTGTCAATGCACTTATTGAAACATATTCCGGTCCTGATACGCTTTTTATGAGAGAGTCGTATAATTCATCATCAATTTCATTAGAAGAAATTTCAATCGGATCTTCTGAGTATTCATTTTCAGACATAAATCCTGATGACAACATTGATGGCGTAATTACAAGTTCGATGCCGCGATCATCATCATCATCATGATCGCTTTCTGTCATGATGCTGGCATATACGAGTTTTTTATTGGGTTCCGAATGTGAATGTATATCTTTATTTTTATTTCTATAATCCGCTACTTTATCAGACCCATGTCCATGTTCACGATCGTAATGATGAAGGCGTTGTAGTAATAATAGTCCAACAGGAATACCGGAATCTTCTTTAAACATTTCTGAACTACTGGTGCCATCGCCTCCCCCCGCTTGCATTTGTTTGCCTTTTTTTTTCGATTTTCCATTCAGAATATTGCTTATTCTATATCCTCCGCTTGAAATGCTATTTCCATTGATCGTATACACTAAATCCTTCGCGGCATGAAATGGCATTTTCTATAATTAAAATTTATATTTAATTTAAAACTTATAATAAAATAGTAACTATATATATTTAATATTTTATTATTCAAAATTTATTATTCAAAATTTATTATTCAAAATTTATATAAATTAAAACTAATCTAAAATAAATTATCTTTGGACTAGCATTGCAAATAATAAATAGTTGACATACATTAATATATATATATATATATATATATATATATCAAATACACCTTTTCGTCGCTGAAAATGCAATATAATAATAATAATCCATATAATCCATATTTATGTAATAGTCAACATAATCCAAATGTTGCAACCGCTCCACCATTAGATGAAGTTAATTATTTGGACCAACTACCTCCAAATCACATGTATATTCAGCAACCATATCCAGTATATCCTTATCCTTATCCTTATCCTTATCCAGATCCTTATCCCAATAGTCCTTTTATGACACCCATAACGCCGCCGCCCATAGAACAATACAATAGAGAAATTCAAATGCAAATGCGTAAAAAACAACAAGAAGATGATTGTTGTTGTTTTGGATTGCTCACTGTATTATGCTGTTGTTGTATTTATTAACTTAACCCTAACTATTTAATTATTTAACTATTTAACTATTATAATATCTTTTAATTTCTGAATTTATTTTAATCTCTCTTTTTTCTTTCATGTACTTTAAAATATGTTGAACCTGAGATTTGTTGGGTATCAGTTCGTTCAAACATTGTTCAACAAAAGTTAGAGAGATTGGATTCGTCGTTTTTGTCTCCACGAAACGCAATCTTCCATCCGGTAATGAGAGAGACGTGTTCAACATTTTTTTATTATTTACCGTTGTCATAATTGATGTCTCCAGTTCATTTTTCATTTCTCTCGACGATTTTAATTCCGCATTCATTTTTTTAATCTTGTTATCCACTTCGACCCATTTTTGAATTTGTTTATCAAATAGAGAGGATGCTACAGGCATATTTGCATTATTTGAATTCATTACGGTTTGTATTTTGTGTTTTTTATTTTAGTTTAATTGTTTGATTAGTAGAGAGATAGAGAGAATAATTAATTAGCAAATAAAATATATAATATATGAAATATATTTTATTCACGAAAAATCCTAAATCCTATTTTTAATAAAAATAAAATTGATTTACTATGAAGTAACATTATATAAATACAGATATACAGACAGACGAAACAACATAATGTCGCGCGAATTATTATCGAATATTGAAGCTGGATGCTATGGAAAAATGAAAGTTGAAAATGGGAAAATCGTATTCGAATGTATTACCGTTCATCCTCCCCCTTATCCTCCTCCTTCGGTTCCTGCGCCTAGCGCGCCACCGCTTGTCGAAGATACTCTTATAATCGATGAATTGAGAGATGAATTGCGCGAAACAAAACAACGTTTGGCCGTTCTGGAACAACAAGTCCAACAGTTGTTTCGGTTTCGGGAAGCGGTGTCGATGCCAATCTGGATACCACGTGTTTTGAACGATCATGTGCCTGGCAGGGATATATCCATTTTATACAACTTTAATGTAAAAACTGTAAGATTTATTCCATATACACACACGCGTATTTCCAAACATGGAGCGATGACATATACACCTCCATCATATAATATCATACTAGGTGATTCAGAATTACCATTATTTCCTTATGTGGAAAAAATGGCAGATGTAATCTATCTATTAAAGTCGCAACTTCGAAATGACATGACAAACAACATCATCATACAACCTCACCAAACGATTACTCCGGATTGCGGGGTCATCATAAAGTTCATAGTTGACTGGATGACTACATCACCCAACAATATTCAGATCACAATCTCAAATAATACTACAACTCTTGCGATTGGGTTTGTCATTGGTCTTTGTGAGCAATTAAACCCAGACAAACTATCAAAACTGATAATCACACAAGCGAAAATCAGCGAACAGACCGAGATGAGAAATAAGATAGACAAGACCTTATTCAAAAAAATCGAATTTGAAAAAGTAGTATCATCCGTATAAGTTCAGCAAAAATTTGAATCTAAATCCGAATATTTTGATATTCATGCGTGCATTACAGATTGATACAACCACGGCAACGCTTCTCGAGCCGGAATGCTTACAAGCGTTAAAGCGCACAAGATGAAATTTGAACCCAAGCATCGATCTCCTTCAGAAACCGCCGAATTAATAAACCGTTCAATTACAGTTAAATTAATATTGATAATGTTTTCAGGCGACAAGTAAATGTAAAACTGATGCGTAACCCAACCTAAAACGTAGTGAGGAAACGGGTCGCCGTAAGGCGGATAAATTGTTCTTCGCGCCTGTGGAGAAAGTTCTGCCCTATAATTCCAAATATCAATTAGCTCTCTCAAAAAAGTAATGTGCTGTTCGTATGTTAGCGCAACAAACCATTCGGGATCAGAGTAATGACCGAGCGCGTTAATGGTTTGAAACAGTTGCAGCACGTGCTGTCGAAACCTTTGATGCGGTGTAAGCACGTCTTGAGGAAGGGCTATATTCATACTGGAACCCATGATTGCATTATTATTATTATTTTCTGCAACGTAGTTATTATTGTCATATTCATAATTATTATTATTGTTTACACCATTATTCATCATTTGATTTTTTGTCATTTTCTTATTTTTTAAAACGCGCTTCCTACTTAAAATTCGATCCAATTTAATTATTTTTAAAATGTCGCGTACAACATTTGGCATAATTTTGTTTCTGTTATACGGATTATTCGATTCGTTGAAAATAAGTCGGCGACTCAGCGCATACTCATTTTCTACCCCATTATCGCTGAGTATCAAATTATAAATGGATGCAATATCGAAACCATAATAACACGATTTCTTCGAATTCGATTTTTCATCATTACTACATTTATCATTATTATCATTATTATCATGATCGACTTTTACTTCTTCATAACTGAAAAATTGCTGATTAGGAATCTCTCTAATCGGATCAAGCGAATAAAAATCGGTTTCATTAATACAAATCTCTCTATTGCTGAGAGCCGGCCCTCTTAACTTGTTCAACTTTCGACGCAAAAAACTGTTGAATTTTAACTGGATTTTTATGCAATGGAATGCGTGATGATAAAAATTATACACGCTTTGCCTTAATTCGCCCTTTGTTCCGGTTAACTTTACTTTCTTATAATCAAAATCTCTCTGAATAATGGCGCACATTTCTTTTAGTTCTGCGACTTTGTAATCTGATTTTTTTTCATTTTCTTCATTTAAAATGTTATAATTGTGGAATGATATTTCATTTGGACTCGGTTTTTCTAATTTTGAAGTTTTTTTATTTGTTTTTTTTATAATGGGTTCTTTTTTGTGATCAGGATCTTCTATTTTTACATTTGTTTCAGTTTTTGGTTTTTTTATTATGACTTTTCTTAGTGGCGGAAGAGGAACTATTAATTGAGGTTCTGATGGTTCTGACATTTTAATAATATTAAATAATAAGTTGGGGGTCGTAAATCTACATTATATATATATTATTTTTCTATATCGATTCAACAATTTGTTTTTTAATAACATGGTTAATAATTATCAAATATGTATTACACTTTTAACGAACAATTTATGCAATTCTAACAGCAGTTATTACTTGATTAGGTCCGCCACAAACATTCGTATTTGGACATGTCAAGGCCGATACACCGTTTCTTGTAGCAGCAGGACACAATGATGCACCACTGGTTAATACAACTATTGTTAAATTTGATACTAGCTCAGTATATTGTGTTGTGAACGATGTGTCACATACCCCTCTACTATTTGCAACAGCTGCTGCGGATGTAACATTATAAATATAACATAACGCGCTGTCTTGTACTGTTGTATTTATAACAGTTATTTGAGCTTGAACCATATATGTTCCTGCAGTAAGAGTTATTGGACATCCTGTGGCTATAATATCGCCTCCCACTGCTCCAGTAATTAGTAGTGTTTGAGAATTAGAAAAATATGTACCTGTATAAGAAGGTCCAGTTGGTCCAGTTGGTCCAGTTGGTCCAGTTGGTCCAGTTGGTCCAGTTGGTCCGGTGCGACCCGTAGGTCCTGTTGGTCCAGTTGGTCCAGTTGGTCCGGTAGTACCCTGAATGCCTTGTGCACCAGTTGGTCCGGTAGTACCCTGAATGCCTTGTGCACCTGTTGGTCCGGTAGTACCCTGAATGCCTTGTGCGCCTGTTGGTCCTGTTGCTCCTGTTGCTCCTGTTGGACCAAGTTGTGTATACATGACTTGTGTTACTGTAACAATTACAGAAGGAATGGCTGGAGATGCTGGAGGACCGGCTGATGCCCCTGCCGCAAGTAAGTTAATATTTGAATCAGTACTATACCAAGCAAGTTGCACATAATCATTCGCAGCCATAGTTAATACAAAATTCCATGCGGCCACTTCTAAACTAGAACTTGAAGAACCACTTGCTGCAATTTTAGTATCGGTGTTTGGTACATTTGTTCCATTTTTTACCAACCAAATATTGACAACTGACGAACTACCTCCGCTAACTTTTTCAACCTGTGCCGAAAACTGAATATTGTAAACACCTGGAAATTGGGTTACAATGTGAGTTGGATTTCCAGATGCATCATTTTGAATAATAACACCGTTATTTTCTGCAGTGGTATTTAAGCGCATATAATTTGCTTGAACTGGTGATAAAGTAACGCCAGTATTAAGTTGTGTTATTGTATCATAAAACGAGCCATAATATCCAAGAGCTCCACCTGCACCTGTTGGTCCAGCAATTCCTGTTGCTCCCGTTGCACCCGTTGCTCCCGTAAAACCTGTAGGACCTGTTGGTCCTGTTACACCTGTTGCACCTGTTACACCTGTTACTCCCGTAGGACCCGTAAAACCTGTTGGACCAGTTGGTCCTGTTACACCTGTTGCGCCCGTATGACCAGTTGCTCCCGTTGCGCCCGTTGGACCTGTTGCGCCCGTTGGTCCAGTTGCGCCAGTATCGCCTGTTGCACCCGTAGGACCCGTAAAACCTGTAGGACCTGTTGGTCCTGTTACACCTGTAGCACCCGTAGGTCCTGTTTCTCCCGTTGGTCCCGTTGGTCCTGTCACACCTTGAATGCCTTGTGTGCCCGTTGGTCCCGTTTCTCCTGTAGCGCCTGTTGCGCCCGTTGCACCCGTATGACCGGTTGCGCCGGTTGGTCCAGTTGCGCCAGTATCGCCTGTTGCGCCTGTTTCACCAGTATGACCCGTTGGTCCAGTTGCGCCAGTATCGCCTTGAGGTCCAACGGGACCGGTGGGACCCGTTTCACCCATCGAACCCTGTGAACCGCAACCGTCGCAACATTCAACATATTTATAAAGATTGCTATAAGATGACATATATAATGAAATTAAAATAACCTAATGATTTTATATTAGATTTTAATTTGATTTTTTTTTCGATATTAGTTATGTTAAATAACAAATAATTCTAAATTTTAGCATTTTCAAAAATAACAATAAAGTTAATAATAAATTATAAATATTTTTAATTTATTATTTATTTACAATATATAAGATTAAAAATATTACAAAATAGAATAGATAGTCGATTTAAATGGATAAGGCAACATCGGTTGGATCAAATATATCGTACACGCTGAAAGTATGCGCAGCAATATCGGCTGTAGGAATATTAATTAAATACGGACTAAACACAAACACCGCTTCACTTGTTGGACTAGGACTCGTGGGCCTGTCGCTTTTTGGCGCAATGTTGATGGTGCTAAAATTTTATTATAGCACCGGTTCGGCCAGTTCATTTTTTAGCGGAGCAGTTTTACCCAGTTTGATACAGCTTCTCCTCATATGCATCGTCGTTGGAATTCTAATATATCAAACCATTACTACTAGCGCACAAGACATAACATCCAGCGAATACGACACCTTTACATCAATATCAACTTCGCTCACGCTAATGCAAATATTCATTACATTTTATTACCTGTTTTTAAATATGAAGTGCTTTAGCGGTGGAGGAGCATCGTGTAACATGTCAGACCGAGATAAATTAACCGGAATAGGAATCATATATTTAAATGCAATATTAACGCTAATCAATCTTTGCGCTCTCGGAATTGTTCAAGTAATTCTAACTAAATTTTACATTTGTTAAGGGGAATGAAGAATTAAAGATACAACAAATGCGTTTATCAACACCGTTTATCAACACAATAAAATAAATTTAAATGTAATTCCAATTTCTTTATCGCTTTCCCATATTCCTGATATTTTCAATACAAGATTACACTCATCCAAATTTTTATCAATGTCATCAAATAATTTAACACTACACGACTTTAGTTGAGTCGTTAAATTATATACAGGGCACTTCTTATACTTTTTATACATATTCAAAAATTGATTGTATCTTTCAAGAATTGATAATTCTAAATCAGATATTTTTGAAACTATGTCTCTGTGTGAATGCAAATCATACATAATTATACTTTTATTGAATGTCTTTAAAACGGTAATAGAATTCAAATATATTGGAATCATTAACCCAACTAACGATACATCATGATCAGAATATATAATTCGAATAAAATAACTATCGTTCATTAGCGAATTTTGAACAGGTTCGCCAAAATATAAACATTCGGAATTTATTATTGGCGCATTGTCATTATAGTAGTCGGATTCACAATCGTCTCCATCAATCGTATACGTATACGGCTTTAATACCAAATTCATATTATCAACAAATATTTTAGTTATAGTTTATAGTTTATATCGTTTTATATAAGTTTTTGTTTATATTTTACAAATTATTTATAAATATAAAAAATATAAATAATTAGTTATACACAATACAATACAAAATATACTTACACCGACCAAAAAGAAAAATGAGAATTATATACAATAATATTCAATAAAATAATAAAATATATTCTTAACGAATTCTAGAAATATTTTAACAAGATAAATATTCATAATTTTGCATGAAGGAATTTGAAAAAAAAACACATATAAATATAAAAAAATACAAATCATATATGAAAAGGCATAAAGAAGGTAATATTTTATAAAAGATGGGATACTGTAGTCATGTAAATAACCACACATTGATGTTTCTTGTTTCCCATTTTGATAAAAAAAAGAATATGCGTCCAGTATGCCATTTATAATTTTATCTTTATTTTTTTTATCGGTTTTCAATACAATGCAATCTTTAATTTTATCTCTACCAAGTAAATCAATAAACAACTGTTTTTTTTCAATTATTTTTGACGACGACTCGGACGACGACTCAGACGACGACTCAATTGAATATTTTATTTTATAACTGGTAAATATATGAGGTTGCCATCCATCCATGTATCGATTTCGATGCAACATACAATTCGTTGTAATGAATGGAATGTGGGCGGATCTTTTCATTGTTTCAAAAATATCATGTAAAGACCTGTATTTTTTTTTAACTACTCTTTTACATTTCTTTATGTCAAAATAAGTAATATACAATTTATAATTTACTTTTTTCAAAATTTCATATTCTGTTAGCCCGTCCACCTCATAAAGTGTTGTTTCTATCAAATCAAACATAGTAATAATGTCGCTTTCTGAAAAAATATATTTTTTATTTTTTCTAAAATTACTTACAGTCATGTTATATATTGTTGTCTCGAACAATTTTAAATTATTTGTCAAATAGAAGAGAGCAACAAAAGAACTCGCACTGCATGTAGATATCCTATGAACAATAATTTTATTTCTATCTTGCATTTCTCTAAAAAAATGTAAACAACCAACCAAATAAATTGCATTGAATGCCCCCCCGCTTAAAATAAGATCGAGGTGAAGTACTTTATTATCTTTCATTTTAATACTATTCACCATATTTATAATTAAATTATTTATCTTTTCATGAGACATTTTATTTTATTCAATATTATTTTGTCTAGTCAATATTATTTTGTCTAGTCAATATTATTTTGTCTAGAATACGCTTTTATTTTATTTCTTAGTTATATACTACATATTTAATTCACAATTTATAAAAATAAAAATAATATTAAATACAATTCAAACACTAAAATAAATAATAAAATAAAAGATAACCACTGAAAAATACCAAGTCATACAAGTTAAAATAAGTTATTCAAATAAAATGCAACATCTACATCATTTTGATGACTATATACAAAAACATAAAAAACAGCCAATGCACCCTAAACTAAATGATCTGTATTCAAAATTTCCGTCTTCAGTTCATAACTTAAAAAATTTAATATTCTACGGACCAGTCGGAGTTGGGAAATATACACAAATGCTATCATGTATACGAAAATACAGTGCAAGCGAATTAAAATATGAGAAAAGATTAACCATCAACTATGATAAAGACCAATACCTTATCAAAATGAGCGACATCCATTTTGAAATCGACATGTCTCTACTCGGTTGTAATGCAAAACTACTTTGGAATGAAATATACACTCAAATCATCGACGTTGTTATATCTTCCTTGTCACACAATCAAGTGGGAATCATTGTGTGTACTAATTTTCATAAAATAAATAGCGAATTGCTTGATAATTTTTATAGTTATATGCAAGGTATAAATTCGATACGTTTTAAATATATTATTATAACCGAACACATAGGATTTATTCCAGATAATATATTAAATACCTGTAAAATTGTAAACGTCCCTAAACCATCCATAACAAATTGCAAAAAATGTGTTATGAAAAATAACGAATACGACAGTTTAAAGATAAAAAACAATACACTTCATGCATCTTATATTTCAGAAAATTCAATTATTGAAAAAAGCAATAAAAAAGAAAACAATGATAATAATGATAATAATACTATTTTTCAAAAATATAATAATAATTTTAATACGAACCCTCATGAAAAATTATGCAACAATATACTTGAAAATATAAAAAATCCAAATAAAATATCATTTTTATCGTTAAGAGACATGTTATATGACATTCTAATTTATAATTATGATTTGGGAGAATGTATTTGGTATATTATCAACGACTTAATAAAACACAACTATTTAAATGTTATGAATTTGTCTGATATTTTGATCCATACATATACATCACTTCAATATTATAATAATAATTATAGACCAATTTACCACTTAGAAAATTATGTATATAACTTAATAACAAAGATACATAAATATAATGAAGTCGCAGTCACACTCGCGCTCACGCATGAATGATGAAAAAACAAAAATTAAAAACTACCAAAAAGTATTGGGATTATTATCGGATAAAAAATATACAATTGATGAATTGAAAAAAAAATATAGAATTGCTGCTTTAAAACATCATCCAGATAAGAATTTTAATTCTCAAGAATCAACCAAAAAATTTAAAGAAATAAACGAAGCGTACTTGTATTTGTATGGTATGTATAATGATGATAACTCGCCTGACAAAAAATTCAATGATAATAATGAATGTGAAAATGAGAATGGGAACGAGAATGAAAATGGGAACGAGAATGAAAATGGGAACGAGAATGAGAATGAATATTGCTACTCTAATTTATTATCAAAGTTTATAAATTCTCTAATGAAGAAATTTTCAAATACACAAGTTACAGGTCTACACATAATAATACAAATACTCATGAGTAAATGCACAACACTTACGCGAGCAATGTTTGATAACATGGATCGAGAATCATTGCTATTTATACATAATTTAATTATAAAATATCATAATATTTTAGAAATTAGTACAGACCGGTTAAGAAACATACGCGAAATTGTTAAACAAAAATTACAAGAAAATGACATTATCATAATTCAACCCACTATTTCCGAATTGTTTGACAAAAATAATATACAAGTTATAGAACACGAAAAAAAAATATATTATGTTCCATTGTGGCATACCGAACTTTACTATGATTTGAATAGTGCTGATGTAAAAGAACAACGAAAAGAACAACGAGAATTAATTGTAAAGTGCATTCCAAATTTACCAGAACACATATATATTGACGAAATAAATAATATTTATATGGACGTTAGAACACGTGTTGAAAATGTATTTAATCAAACGAAATTAACAGTTTTCGTTTCCGAGTCAGTATCATTTAATATTCCAGTTCATACACTTGAGTTTAAAACACATCAAACGATTACGTTAAAAAAATGCGGTATTCCAATGATAAATACAGAAAACATGTATGATATTTCCGAAAAAATGAATGTTATAATTCATTTAGAATTAATTATTTAATTTTTATTTACATTTTTATAAAGTATTACTTTATAATTGGAACCATTATATAAATATAAATATAAAATATATAAATATAAAAAAAAATTTACATGAATCATAATAGTAGAATCGCACTATTGTTTATTATCATCAACTTTTGTGTGGCATACGTATCTGACAACGTTTTAAATGATCTGTCAAAGTATTCAAAAGTAAAAGCATTCACGTCACTTTCACCTTACTTTAAAAAAAAATCAATTGTTGGTGCTGGAGTTTATGCCGGACTCACAATAGCAGCTGCGACAATTATTTTAATGATTTTATATAAAGTCATTTTCAACACATATTTGCCAAACACAAGTTCACACCATTTATTTTCAAGCACATTCATGGTGTACTTTATATTTTTCATTTTAGCATACTTTATTGGATACGCTATGGATGTTTTTATACACAGAATGAATGTGTTTGATGACTTGGAACCATTTTATAGTGAAGTGGGCGCTGGAAACGGGGGAGCTCTGTCGTTTATTTTTTCATTAACTCTTAGTTTTCTATTATTATATTTGGTTAAATATTTGGTGGCTACATAAAAAGAAATCATTTACTATATTAAAGACACCTTTATAAATTACTATATGTTTATGACTTGCAAGATATAATGAAAAGTAACAGTGACAGTAACAATAACAATAATAACAATAATAACAATAATAACAATAATAACAATAATAATAGTAGTCATAAAGTTATTATGCGAAACTTTGGATATGGGTATCTGGCGGGAATGGCCGGAATTGTCGCGAGTCATCCGTTTGATACGATAAAAACAAATATACAAAAAAAACAAATTGTGAATTATAACATACGAAATTTGTATAAAGGTGTTGCAGCTCCGCTTTTCGGCGTGGGACTAGAAAAAGCGATTGTATTCGGCACGTATGAAACGAGTAAAAAATACACCAATAGCGATTTTATTAGCGGGGGACTTGCGGGACTAACTGCAAGTTTTGTTGTTACACCGTTTGAGAGAATTAAAATACTGCTTCAAACAAATCAAACAATCGAAAAACAAATATTGAATCGAAGGTTTTTATTTCAAGGATTGAGTGCAACATTTTATCGAGAGACGCCCGGTTTTGCCATTTATTTTTCAACATATAATTATTTAAAAAACGAAATACAAAAAGGAAGAAAAGAGGAAGAAATACGCCCATTCGAGTCATTCATGATTGGCGCATTTTCCGGATGCGCGTCTTGGATATTCATATATCCGCAAGATAGAATTAAGACGCACTTGCAAGCGTGCAAAGAACGACAACTTGGATTTAAAGAAGGGTGTAAAGAAGTTTTGAATGATGGAGGATATCGAGGACTTTATAGGGGATTTCATTATGCGCTTATGCGCGCAATACCTTTACACGCAACTGCTTTCATGACGTTTGAATTATGTAAAAAATATTTCAACTGATATTGTGTTACACTTGTTACATTTGTTACATTTATAATTTTTACTTTTACATGACATAGGGTAATATGTATTCTTCATAATCGTCGCGTGTTACTTTTACTTTTTCAGTAACGAGTTTTTGATCACAACACCCACAGTGGTCCATATTTGCCCAGTATACTTTTCTATTTTGTATCGTATTGTCATACTCCAATTTCCAACGACCCATCATTAGCATATTATTATTTTGATTTTTTTTTGTGAAAGGGATTCGTGGAAACCGAAACAATTGAAATAGATTCTGAACTGCTGATGATGATAATTTTGTCATTGTCATGTTAATTGTTATTGAATTTATCGGTCGTTTTGTATTGTTTTGTTATTTATTGATTTTTTAATTACATGTATAAAAAATCAATTTTAATTTAAATATTTTATTTTGAAACATAACCAAACAACTGTTTCAAACTGATTTTTTATATCTTTGAATCCATAATCCATCACTTTTTTGATACCATTCCAATTTATCGGCATAATCTGCCCACCATTCTCTATTTTTCATAACCCAACCAACTTCTCTCGTCGTTTCTTTGAATCCGCCGCATACAAGGTTGATATAATTTTTATTGATATAATTGATTGGCTTCATTATTACTATTTTGGTATATTATATATATTTACACGTTCATTTATTTAATATCGTTTTATAAATATATTTTTTCAATTTTTTCATTTATTTATTATATCATGACGGCTTATGGTCGCGCAACCATCCCTCTGATAGTATTCTCGCCGCGTCACTAAAATACCATTTCAAATGATTTCTTAACTCTTTATCTGTTTCTTCTAATAAACGATCGTCGTCTAAATCTTGGTTTCTTGTTGTGATTTTTTCATAACTCTCTCTAAAATTTCGAACGTGTTTTAATAATTCCGATCTGGACATGTCAGTTAACGGTTTCGGCTGAGGATACCACATTCCCATATAATTTGTAATTGGCTCTTCGATTTGTTTTTTTATTTCCCCATTTACTTTTCTCTGGTCATCTTTTGAAAGTAAATGCACAATTTTATGTAGATCTTTTGCGGTCATTGTTGAACCGGATACATACCATAACCGTTGTGCCAGCTGTTTTTTGGACCCGGATGAAGTTACATGATATTTTTTGGTCATTTTTATGAGCGCTTCTTGAGATATATTTTCGTTTTCTAGTGGTTCAGACAACACGGTTTTATTTTTTATAGTTTTATTTGTTTTACCGGATTTACCGGATTTACCGGATTTACTATTAGGTTTACCAGGTTTACTAGTTTGGTTGTTTATGCGCGACCACCGATGCACCCCTGCATCTGTTACGACGATAATCCACATGTTTCCATCATTTCCCAATCTACTACTTCCTTCACTAAACAGCGTTGCACTTTCTGTCGGTCCTTGTCTTATTTTTTTCTTCGTTTGAAGCATAATAAATATTATTTTAATATATTGTATATATACTAAAATAATAATTTTTAATTTAAGATGAATCAGAATCAAAATCAAAGTCAATATAAATATGAAGAATATGAAGAGAATGAATTTTTAGCCAGTTTCTCTCAAAATGTAAATGTAGTAAATGTAGAAAAATACGAATCTTGTAGCTGTAGTTCAAACTGTCTTCGCAACGAGCTTACAAATTTAAAAAATCAGGTAGAGAGAATGGAAGAAAAACTCGACGCCATATTGCAAAAAATGGATACCAATATCATAAAAAATTGTGATAAAATGGGCGAACATATTGATTTTGTAAATAACGTGTATGACACTGTAAAAGTTCCGCTGCATTATATTTCAAACAAGGTGCAAAAAATGATCGGTGGTTCTACCAATCCGACTGTTTCCGACTATAATGCAAGTAAAAATGTTATCATGAATGAGTTAGGAAATTCTAACGATGATGAATATTTATTTACAGAACATGACTAAAAATAATTAAAATAATATTTTCATAAAAATCATTTTTTAATTATAATTAAAAATTGATTTTTTTTATACTATATTTTACCATAACACAACGGTTTACGCAGTCAAGAGAATAAATAAAATAATGTCACCCAATGTTACCGAAAGAGAATTTGATGATGATGACAGTAATAACGGAAATACGGTTACTTTGGATTTGCGTGTTTCATGTAATACGTTTTGGAAATATGAAATGAAACTTACCGTTGACCGAGATGAGTATATTGATCCTGATAATAACATGAATATAAATGGCTGCTGTAATGAGAAAAAAACAGCCACATTTTCAAGATTGGAGAGAGAGTTGTGCGATGCAATGATTGCACACATTTACGAAGATTTGTTGCTAAATGGACAAGAAGAACAAATTCAGAGGTTGTGCGAGGTTTCAAGCAAATTTCATATTCACGGTCATACGACGCGTTCTCTTCTCTATGAACAATCAAACGCCCCTCATGCCGATCACGGTGGTATAATCTTCATTTGCAGCCACTGTTAGAAAACACAGGTGAGTTTAATGCTGGGATTCAGATCGGGATTTAGAATGGGATTTAATATCGGGATTTAGATCGGGATTTAATATCGGGATTTAGATCGGGATTTAGAATGGGATTTAGAATGGGATTTAGATCGGGATTTAGAATGGGATTTAGATCGGGATTTAGAATGGGATTTAGAACGGGATTTAGATCTGCGCAAAGATTTTTTTGCACTTTTTCCTTTACCTCGTCGTTGTCCTCGTTTTTTACTGCGGCCTCCCATCATTGCATTTTGACCCTTTAAAGATGCGAGTTTTTCACTTCCCTTTAAATACTCACCAAATGCTTGTTTCGCCAATGAACCACCTGATTTATCGAAAGAATCCCCGCTTAATGATACCGGATTTAATCCAGACATTTTACCGCCGGTCTGACCGTTTGGTTGGGTGCAAGCGGCGCAGTCACTACTACCGCCTCGAATGCTTCGCCCTCGTCCTCGTCCTCGTCTTGCCATTTTTATAATAGTTTATAATAGTTTATATATATTATTTATATATATAGAAAATATAAAATTTTTTATTTTATTTTTTATTTTATTTTTTATTTTATTTTTTATTTTCTTTATTATCTTATCTCTCTTCCATTCACGATTTATATACTATTTGTTTGTAAAACTTGTGAAACCTGGGAAATATAATTGTTACGCAATAATAAAATAAATATTCCTAAAACTAAAAAAAAACTAATCAATAAAAATAAAACAGATAAATATATATACGGGTATATTTCTTGTAAAATTAACTGAATTACTGGTTTAAATAATTGTTTTAATTCATTTTTTACATCTTCCCGTTTTATAATGTCTAAACAATAGTCGATTGCTTTATTTTTAAAATGGGTATTCATATTCGAATTCGATGATGAAACCATATTTTTACGAATTAATTTATTTATTTATTTTAAATTTTGATTATATTATTACCATAATGCGTTATTATTAATTATTTATTAAAACGTAAACGTAATCTTTTTTCTTATTTTTATTTTTTTTATGTCGACTATTATTATTTTTATTATTCCTTCTTTTTGATGCACGACGGTTCGGTCTATATTTTGATTGTTTTTTAAAACTTTTAGATATTTTCCCCCCTTGTTGATAACCATGATCTCGAGCATACTGAGGCCACCACGGTTGTTGTTTAATTTTATCATGCATGATTCTAACCATAGCTCTAATTGATTCAGATAAATTATTCCTATCTTGAGATGTGCTGTTCAATTTTCTTAACATTTGAAACAATAGTTGTTTCGCTTGTTCTTTCAGTTCTGGCGCATTATCATTATCTACTATTATTATAAACTGATCACAACATTCGTCTGATAATGCCAACGCAGCTTCAGAAAGTGGCGTCGCGTCACTACGAATACTTGTTTTAATAACTGTATAAGATAGATCTGCAACACGTTCAATTGAATAAATTAATTCTTCAACAGATGATGAATTGCCACGAAGCGTTCGCAATACCTGTTTATTTTTATTGTTTTTTCGTATAGCAAGTTGTATCATAAGTTCTCTTATGAGATCTAATTCCAGGGGAACACTATCTGGAAACCTTGGGTCAACCAAACGATGCATTGTCGAAACTATACGCATGCATCTAATTTCAACAAATTGTAAACACGTTTTGTTAATTACACGCATACTAGAAGTATAATGAGGGTCATAAAAAGCGTCGGGATTCAATTCATCTTGATCCGTTTCTCTAATAAATCGTGTCACTAAACTGAGAAAAAGAGGATACGCGTATTCAGTTTCAGCTCTAACTATTTGTTCAGATAATTCGCGAGCACGGTGATCGCGAACTTGACCTTTAATTTCAGTTTGTAACTCTTCAGGTAAACTAGAAAGTCGACTTTGTCTGTGTTGAAATAAACTATCAAGTGATGGTGGCGGCGGCGGTTGCATTATTTTTTTGTTTAATATATTAAATATATATTTAATATTAAACATAAAAATTGCTTTTACAAACGTAAACGTAATGTTTTTTAATGCTCTTTAAGAGTGCATTTATATCACCAAAAAGATTAACTGAACGATTTTTTATTTTTTTATAGAAAGTTTGTCTCATTTTTCTTTTCGGTCGGTGTAATATAAAAAATTAAATTACTTTTATAATAAAATATATAAAAGTAATTTTGTGATACCATATATTTATACATTTATACATTTTATTATTTTTATTATAAAACCATGGACGCCGCTGTATCCATTTTATCCTACGATGATAAAGATTTGAATTTATCCAACGTAACTCTCTCCATGCCATCAAGCGTGCAAGGTGGATCCTATTTTACAAAAATACATTATGCGAAACGTCCGCTTTACATGCAATCTCCTAAATGCATTTCGAAGCAAGGAATTACTGCCGTTGGAAAGAAAATGTACATGGAGCTCATTATTTCAAATGAAAGGGATGGAGAATTTATATCTTTTTTAGAAAACCTGGAAAAAACGTGCATTGATGTTATATTTGAAAAAAGACACATGTGGTTAACAGACGATTTGGAAAAAACAGATATTGAAACCGCATTTGCTTCTATTATCAAATCATATAAAAATGGAACAAGTCACTTATTAAAATTAAATATCAATAATACGAGTAGTCATGTCAAACACGGCATCGGGATTGGTGGTCTTCAAACGTGCTTTGTGTTTGACGAAAATAATAATTCTTTAAAATTTGACGATGTAAAGCCGGAAATATCATTCATAACGCTTATTGAATTTGAAGGTATAAAATTTACATCAAAAAGCTTTCAATTTGAAATGAATGCTCGTCAGATATTAGTGATTGATGAAAAACCTATTTTTAATTCATGTTTGATAAAACCGAAAAAAAAAGACGATTCTGAATCTGATAAAGCAGCCGATCCATCTGAAGAACATATAGTATCTCCTCTGCTTTCTCACACTTCTAACGAAAAAAAATATATCGTTGATGCTAATAAAAATGAAAACAATTGTATTATTGGTTATGTTAATGCAGTCACTAATCTAAACAGTTCAAGCGAAGCAGAACATGCAACTGAAAATGAAGTTAGAGAAACAGAAATCGATAAAAATAATGAAGAATGTTTAGGAGAATTAAAAGAAGAAAAAATGGAAATAGAAACATCTCAAAATGAAAATCCAAATATGAATAAAGAAGTTATTGAAACATACGAGGATCAACTTGTTGAAGTGAATTTAGATATTCCGCAAGAATTGAATTCTAGTTTTGACAAAATCAAACTACAGAATGCAAATGATGTATATTATAAAATGTATAAAGAAGCAAAAGAAAAAGCAAAATCAGCAAAAAAAATAGCAGTTGAGGCATATTTAGATGCAGAAGAGATTAAATTTACATATAACTTGGTTGATAATGAAAGTGATAGCGACAACAGTAGCGAAAGTGAAAGTGAAAATGAAAATGAAAGTGAATTTCACAATGGCAATGACAATGACAATGACAATGACAATGGCAATGGCAATGGCAATGGCAATGGCAATGGCAATGGCAATGGCAATGGCAATCGCAATCGCAATGGCAATGACAATGGAAAATAAAAAAGTATAAAAGTTAAGACAAAGTTAGAAGAATAAAAAAAATACACGATGAAATAAAAGAAGTGAATATATTTAGTCAATTTAAACAATTTATGAATTAAATATAAAATTATAAAAATATTTTATCATTTATTTTATATAATATATAATATAATTAATAATGCTTGAAAAATTACAACAATACATGAAAAGCCATCAAGTGCTTACTATTATTGCATCGCTTGTGCTAGTTTGGGCAATTTACAACTATTCAGCAAATAAATCCATGTTTCCCGAATACATGTCCAATGGTAGCGGTTCCGGTTCTAGTTCCAATAAAAGAAGTAAAGGAAACCGAAACAGGTCGGGTCCTGGTGTTCCCATGCCGGTAGATGACAGCTCTATTTACAATCAGCTTGACTCTGTGGCCGCATCTGCTTCTAGTACCATTGGCCTTCCTCCCAACTGCTCCGGACAAGCCAACATTAACCCCGCCGATCTTTTGCCCAAAGACAACAACAGCTCTTGGAATTTGAAACCAATGGGTTCAGGAGATTTTCTCGGTGTTAACCTTTTGAACGCTGGTCAATTGATCGGCGTCGACACCATTGGCAGCTCTTTGCGCAATGCCAACTTGCAGGTTCGATCTGAACCTCCCAACCCTCAACTTCAAGTCAGCCCTTGGATGAATACCACTATTGAACCCGATCCTTTCCGCGCTCCTCTGGAAATTGGCTGTGGTCCCAAACCATGCTCCAAATAAAAAAGGATCCAAATAAAAAAGGATCCAAATAAAAAAGGATCCAAATAAAAAAGGATCCAAATAAAAAAGGATCCAAATAAAAAAGGATCCAAATAAAAAAGCTTATTTTGATTGATTTATGAAATCAATTACAAATAAAAATATTAGATAAAATATATATTATATACATATTTTATTCATTTTAAAAATAAAATAAAGAATGGAAGAATCAAGTTCAGCAACACCATCATTTATGGGCATGGATACAATTGGAACAGCATCCTCGCCGGAACTCGCGCATTTTGACGACTACTCGAGCGGACCCGGATCCGCACTAGAATCGGCAACAGAGTCGATAACAGAGTCAAGTTATAGCATTTGGTCCGTCATATCATTTATACTCATTATTTTAATTGTTTGGGTTCTCGTTTTTAATTTTTTTGATTTAGGTAAAGTTACGGATTGGATTCAGTCCTTTTTAAAATTTATCGGGTATTCCACAAGTGAAACGATAAAAACAACAGCCAGCGTCGGCGCAACAGGTGTTGCCGGCAGCACAAATGTTGCAGCAGGCGCAATAACCGGAGGCATTGACGTGTTGGAAAAGGGGCTAAATTTAACACCGGAAGAAAAGGCGCGATCACAAAGCCAAAATCAAGCACAAGTTACAGCACTTTATCCACCATCGCTTAACCCAATGGACGTTCAAAAAACAGAAGAATCCGCCGTTTTATCCACCGGTTTAGCAAATCTGAAAAAAATGATGCCGTTGCCGGATGATGCAACCAGCGTAACGCAAGCCGGCGGACGTTCAAAATCAGGGTACTGTTACATTGGCGAAGACCGCGGATTCCGAAGTTGTATCAAAGTCGGCGAAAACGACCAGTGCATGTCCGGAGACATTTTTCCAACCATGGACATTTGCATTAATCCCAACCTGAGAGCGTAGAAATCGTAAACAAGCAAGCAAGCAACCAAGCAAGCAACCAAGCAAGCAACCAAGCAAGCAACCAAGCGAAATTCAATTACTCGGTTTATATAAAATGTAAATGTATTGATATTCACGCTGGCTTTTAATCAAATCGTATTGCCCGAGCATTGTAAACCCGGCATCTTTTGCTTCACTTATAATAATTTTTTGTCCGGACATTCGCAAAGATCTCACATTTTTACGCACCTTTCCACGACGGTCCTTCATGGTCTCGATAATTGTAACGCCGTCATTTTTATCGCCTTGACCAAACTCAAATTTGCTCTTGTAATCGAATTTGTCAAACACGACATCTGAAGTGGTAATGCGTTGTTTAGCAACCGATTGCGGAGACACGAGCGTCAACGGTTTGGCGGCAGGCACAATCGGGTCAAACATGTGGCGATTCACCAAATGCAAAATAAGATAACCGCCGGGTTTTAACCAATGGTAACAATTGTAAAACAGGGTGCGGCGGTCCTTGACATAATAAATCGCAAAATCTAGCAACAGAATTGCAGTGGCATATTCGGATGAAAAACTCATAAAATCGAGCGGATCCCCCTGCATGAATTTACAATTTGGATACTTTTTAGATGCGTAATCCACCATTGTCGCAGATGTATCGAGTCCAATCACGTTGCAACCACAGCTTTGTTGAAGCGCCGACGTGTAGCTTCCAGTTTTCGACCCAATTTCGATGACAACATCCTTGGACGTCGGGTGTATTTCGTTTAAAATAATTCCCACTTCATACGAATTGTATAACTTTTTATAAAATAGCTCGTCATAAATTCCTACATAAAACGGATCCTCAAACACATCCTCATTCTGTTTTAATGTGAAACGGGATTCTTGCTCAAATCCTTCCAAATTACCTGAACTGCTTTCGCGCATTCTGTAAAAAAAATTAACGGTCCATATCACAATGATTGCAACGGCTAAAAATACAACCAGCGTCGCCCAACACGGCATATTATTTATTTTTGTTGCAACTTCATCAATAAATTTTTTATTTTCCGAGAGAATGGCGGCATTTGAATTCGAATTCATGGTTTTTCTTTTATTTTATTTTCAATGAAATAAATATAATCGTTGCAAATAATTAGAACAATATGTTAAATATGTTATATTTATATATTATTTTTATTTTATAGGAACAAATAAATTTAAATATTTATTGAAATTATTTTATAAAATAAAAATCATTATAGAAAGAGAGAAAAAGAGAAAGAGATATGTCAAAGTTTGATGGAGAAATTAACGACATGCGGCTAATTACAGAATTCAAAGGAACCACGTTTTCGAAATATAAAAAATCAGACGTTAGAAGCGAACTCATCAAGTGCATTATTGACGGTAAGATTGAACCAGCGTGCAACTGGAGTTCAGAATTCATTTGCGCCGGACAGTTCTTGGACTTGTGGGACATTATTTTAACCATGATCGGAAAACACATTCATTTAGCAAATCCCAAGTTACCCATCTACATTGAAATGCGCTACGATGTTTTTAAACAAATCATGTCCGGCGGATACGTTGGAAGTGAGCTCTCTCTACGAAACAACCAAAAAATTCGAAACCTGTTTGCAGAAATCGTTTGCGTGTTGTGTTTGTCCAATAAAAAACACAGTTTTCAAACCGTGGATATTCGAAAAGATGAATACGAAATAGCAACGCTTTCTACAAAACTCAAAGCTCCAAATGTGGAATACGTGAATGAAATATTTCAAAAAGATGACCCCAAAGAGCTTTTTATTGCGCTCAACGAATTTGCATTCCACATTTCCAACGACTCTAAAAATAATTTGCTGGCGTGTTACTGGCTGGAATGGATTCTCGAATTTAATACCGTGTGTAAAAATAAAAAAGAACCGTGTAAGTGCTCTAGGCGAGCATCCATGCCGGTAGAAGACAAACACCAGCTTGATCCCGTATGGATTCTTTGGGAAATTATTTTAAAACACGTGAACGGTTCGGGTTGCACCTTACCCAAAAAAACGGTCGTCGTAAAAGTGATAAATAGTTTATTGCATTTATACTGCATCCGCTTTACCCCCGGTTCAAAAAGAAAACGGCGGTACCTGCTTTATTTTGCAATATCACTCATTACCGAGTCCTACTCTACCGACAAAGAAATCATTGCAGCTCAAAATAAAGACGTCATTGAAATTGTCACGCAAAAAATCAATTCGGTGTACAAACAAATAAAAAAAAATGAAATTGCTCCTGCAACCGACTATTTGATGCACAATGTAAAACGAAGCGATTTAGAAAAAACAATCGAAAAAATCGAAAAACTCAACAACTTGCAATTTATTTCGAAACAATGATAAAGTAACAAGTTTATTTTTATTTCATTTGATTACTATTACCTATTATTATTATACATTTATACATATAAAAATAATAAAAACAAATATCCATATTATAATAGTATCAATCTCTCTGGTTCGTCGACGATAAAACTCTATTATAAATTTTAATTTAAAATTAAATAATTAATAAAAAATAATAAAGAAAAATGTCTAGCGCCGGAACAGGACCTCAAAAAAAATGGTATGAAGATGATGCGGCGGTAGTTACAGATAAAGACGAGGAACGACAAACGCAATTTAGTCGGGCCGGCGTAGGATTCGACGCAATTCAAGTGAAACTCCAACAGCTGTATGAAGTTGGTGTTCTCAAATTATTTATCGAATCGGAAATATTGAAAAGTAACACCGGATCATTTGAACCCGGATTCAAAGAGTTGTACAGTCCGTATTCCATGACAATTCCTCAGCGCGTTGGAAAAGACCTGCTCTTTACATCCGATGTTGAATTTAGCGACTCTGGATTCGTATCTGGCTCATTAGAAAATGATAAGAAGAAGATTTTTTTGAATCGAACCGAATTTACCAATTATTTGCTTCGTCTTCCGAAACCGATATCTGATATCGGAGGAACGCCGCTAAACGAAAAACAAGATATGAATGCATATAAATTTTTACAAATTCTTGGCACGGAACTTCAAGATAAAATATTATTTTTATGCGACAACTTTATTCAAGGTTACAACCAACAATACGCACAAAACGCAAACGACGTTTCGCGAATACAAAAAGAAATTAATGATCTAAAACGTTTGACAGGGGCGACAGTAGCGACAGGACCGGATTCCACTGCTCAAAAACGTATTGTTGATAAAGAAAACCAGCTCGTTCAAATAAAAAATATAAAAATTAAACTTGAAACGAAGCGCGCTAATTATAAAAGCGCGTGCGCAATTCTATCGAATGCTACAAGAAGGAGTCAATACAATGCATCTCTCGTTGCCGCTTACCCGGCATTGAAAAACGATGCGTCTTCGTATTCCGCCGCGATAGTTGACTGGTTCAAATATAAACAAAACAGCTCTGCTAATTTTTTTAAAGATGTTTGTAAAATGTTTACGCCGATGATTTCAAAAGAAATGACGACTGTAAAACAAGACATTCTGAATGCAGTTCAAGAAGTTATCGCCAAACTTGCAACTATGTTTAAACCAATGTTCGAATCCTATTTTTTCAAGGAACTAACCGCAAACATTGCGCGGTACATGCCCATGGTGCCAAATAATACGTATGCGACTTATTTATTCGAATTATCAAGTCCGGCAAATCGGCGAAACGATCCTTCGAAATTTTCATGGATAAACATCGACGCCGTATTTTCAAAAATAATAAAAGAGACGCCATTTGCAAACCATTTTGATAAAGTAGAATTCGAGAGATTACAAACAGTTGTTAAATTGATGGCCAATTTTAATAGTGAAATTGTAACGTTATTTTCCTTGTTTAAATTTGAAAAGAATTTGAATATTTTTAATGGGGAGAATCCTATGAATGTGTTTGAGCGCGCTGAACAAGATGACGATGGCGAGTTTTTCAAACACACGGACAATGTAAACGCGTTGTTTCAAAATGTATTTTATTTGAAACAGATTTTAGAGATGACGGCGTATCGACTGGGTGGATTGGGCGGCCAAACCCAACCGATAACCGATTTTCGAAATAAGATAACTGAACTTGTTGAAAAAATTGTGAATGTTTTACTGCCTAAACTAGACGGATATCGAATCAAAGCTCAAAGATATGACTATGATACGCTGCTTGGAACCGCATCGCATTCGGTATTTGTTGAAAATGCATTTACCGGAAAAATTGCATCCATATCGCATTTTCATAAAAATAATAAATTTTTGGTGTCATCGGACTTTATTCAAAACAGCCCGGTTACAATTACTATCCCGGATGGAAATTATACAGTGGACGCGCTTTCGACTGCCATCGAAAATGCGTTATGCGGTACTTGTAAGTGGGCAAGAAAAAGTGGTTACGATGCAGAAATGTTGTGGAGGTGCAAATATGATAATAAAAACGTCTTGCAGCTCAGGTTATATTTTCCGGTTGTAAACATGTTTAAACCCGGTCCTCCTCCGAATATTCCAAACATTAGTTCCAACTATCAATTCGGAATTTCAAGTGCAACAAATATGGGAGGGATGGGTAATGTATCACTAAAAATTCCACGAGGCGAATATAAAAATATAAATCAGGTGTTGGCTGCCATGCAAATAAGAATCAACGAATTTATGTCTCAGCAGTCGGCTCCACCTTTTAAAAGCGCGCTTACAATAACGCTTGAGCGCAATCCGGATCCCGCGATTAATGCGCCGTGTATAAAATTCGAGTTGAAGAAAAAATCACCACGCGATCCGCGCGAAGATTTGAATATAGAACTTTTGGCGCCGGAAGTTTCTGAATTGTTCTCTCAAAGTAATGCAGTCGTTCGAATCGAATTAGTGAATGACGCGGACACTCCGGCATGGTTACCGCAAAACAATCCAAATCCAAATTCAAAAAAGATGTTACAAGCTCCGCCGAGAGAGTTACACCTTTCCAAGACGATTACGATTGTCACATCTACAAGAATCGACGGAGAGGTGTATGACGCATCCGACATTTTTGGAATCACGCGTTTAAAACAACAACAACGCAACAATGGCAACAGTGATGGCAACAGTGATGATTCGCTTCAACTTTTTCCAGATATTATAATGAATAAATTACACGTTTCGGACAACTACGATGCGCGCTCCTCCTGTGATAACAGAAACAATAACGTCGATTTTCAACCTTGTATTTTCCTTGACATCATTCTAAATACGCATTTTAATTTGGCTGTCGTAAACGGATTGAATGGATTGATAGATTTTGGAATTTTAAATTTTACCAGCAAGCGCATCAACGATGAATTCGTTTTTAAAGCTGTTGATATGAAAGAAATCGAAAAAGGGGCAAATGCATCCGCTTCAGGAAATGATGCAACTCGAAACGTTTTTAAAACAGAAATACTTGCAAAAACCGGCGTCTATATGAACCGTCGTCTTGTCAGTGCAAAAGTGCCGGTTATAACTCCCGTTGACATTTTAAATAGCATTTTATATAGATACCCGTGCATTCCTCCTGTAAAACGCGGACTGGTCGAAGGATCGGCGCAATTTGACGAATTTATAGGACAGCGCGTAAATGTTCCCGATTTTAATGCCATCGTTTGTTTGGGAAAAGGCGAAAAAGGACAAACGCCATCGACCACGTTTAAAAAGGTTCTGGAAAAAACGCTCATGTACGACGAAGGCGACGGTCGACGAAATAAATTGTTCTGCGATTTGCATTACGCGATTTGCGGACCGGTTTATTCCGATATCAACCCCACTAAAGAAATAAACCGTCTCACAATGATGGACCAATTTACACTTAAAGACAATCGACCAAATGTAATTTTACCGGGAACGCCGGTTCCACTAAACGTACGCAACAACTTACCGTTTAAAGTAAAGGGAATTACACCTTTTTATGATTATGATAAAGAATATTATAAATATTTAATATACGGAGAATGTGACGAAGTGTCGCACACGTATGGATGCATTAAATACTATGACCCGGGCGAAAAAATAGGACCCGGACACACTTTAAATGCGTCTGAATTATATGATATTATACTAGTATTGTCATTTCAAACTGATGCGGCCGGTAATACTATTGGACTGTCTTCAACAATACATAATGTATTATGGCATTCGCGCGACCAAGATCAAAGTCACGAATATGACAAGTTTATTATCATTGGCGAGTTTCAAAGCATCATGTTCCGCAACAAGTATGAAACCGATAATGCGACGAATTCGCCCATAGAGTATATTAGAATACCTCCAAATGCAAATACTGCTGGGTCTTACGCGATTTGGAAACTTCCCCACGCAAATGTAGTTCGTCCTGGCGGTCCGTCTTATTTTGAATTTGACCCCATAAGCAACTGCGTTCAAAATTTCGATTTTGCTAGCGCTAGAATTCGCGTGTCAAATATTTTACAAATGGTTACACCAGATTACGACCAGATCCGTTTCGTTATACTTGCAAATAACAGTCAAGGCGAAACAATGATATTTTTACCATTTGCCCAAATTTCAGGAGGAAACTGGGACCCTAATCCAATAGTTATCGATGTTGACACAAATTCGAATCCAGGACAACCGCCAGTAGTTATACCGCATAAAATATCGTGTTCTGCGATTAGCGTAAATAACTCATTGCAAAATGCAAACAATCGGATTAATTTTTATACCGTCATGGGAAATAAAATTGCAACAAATCCGAATCCGAATCCGAATCCAAATCCAACGTTACAAGGATATGTGGCTCAAGAACTGGCCGAATATGCGAATCGGTTAAACGGATTGAATGCAACAAATCCCTCGATACAGAATAATTTATTGTGGTTGGGATTAGGAAGAAAAACGCAAAAACGTAAAATATTGTCATGTATGATACTCGACGTAACTACGGGTCAAGAAACTGAACTAGATTTACCGATTGTTTTTGAAGATGGCGACTCCATTGAAAATATTAGAGTGGATATTAATAATCCGGAAATAGTCACCGTGTTTGGAAGATTCAAGGCAACGGTTTCTGACACGGGTCCGAGCGAAAGACCAAATAAAACCATTTATAATGTAATGGTGGTTTACACAAATTTACAAAATGCCGCGCAAAATGATAGAACTTATGGATCACCGGCATACTCTTTCGAATATGATAATTTCAAAGGGACTACCATAAACGATGATCCAGAATTTAAATCGTTTTATTCCTGCATGGACGGGTTGGTGCCCGCTTCCGTTGATAAAGGAACCACGCAGCAAAATATCGGGATTTTAACAGTTAAAAAAACACAGGCGAGTGAAATATCGGTCATTGGATTTCATAATGCCAAGCTGACCGCGGCCGTTTCAGATCAGTCGGCGGTGAAAGACGGCGTAAATCCGTCATCGTTGTTGTGTTATGATTACAACATGTGCGGCGACAAATTGAAACTTGCATATGACGAGTTTTTAAACCCTGCGGTTCCGGTTCCGGTTCTTCCTGAAACCAAAAAAGAATATGGCGTTTTTAACCCCGTAACATTTTATGCATTTTATCTCGAAAATACAAATGCAAATACCAGTTTGTCAAAAGGTGTGTATGCGCTCATTCGTGCAAAAAATCCAACACAACTTTTTTCTGCGCCTTCAAAGTTACACGTTTTGAATACGTGGGGCATTGATCTAAGCAGCAATCAAACGCTATTTTATAAAAGATTGTATGAACCGGCTAAAAATAGCACGGTTTTAAAATTCAATGTAAAAGGGTATGAAAAATATATGAATGACATTGTGGACACAATTTTAAGCAGCGCAAAAGCGTACTATGAAGAAAAGATAAAGTCGACGTTTTACGAATACGGGACAATTGACGGCAATCCGCCCATCCTATTCAAAAGAGACGCTGATTCAAGGCGAAATGTGATTGTTGGTGGCGGCGGCAGCAGCGGCGGCGGAAAAGAAGAAGACGCGAAACAAATGTTGCGCGCAACAGAGTATGTTAACGACAGCGAAATGGCTAAAAAAGATAAAAAAGATAGAAAAAATGTAACATTTAAAAAGATCGTCGAAATTCGAATTCCGGATATTATGATGAGCGACGAGTATGTAAGCGCGATTACAGAACCGGACCGAAAAAATGCCAGAATGATATTTGTGAATTCCATATTCAAGTATTCAAGGCAGCTTTACGACATTGTGGCAAAACAAAATGAAGATGCAACAAAAAATAGAGGTGCCGATAATAATGTTGTCATTCTTGACGAGTATCAAATAGTGCTTTGTTCTAAAAACGAAACAATTCAAAATCGTTTTAATGAAATAAAAGCCATGGATCAAAGCTCGACCAGTTTCCTAACACTTTCAGACGATGTATTCGGATTCGGATTCGGATTAACAGATTCGTCGCAACCGTCGCAAGCTGATAAAAACATTATTCTTGTGAACGAATGGAACGACCGGGGATTTATTGGAGATTATGGCGCATACGCTTACTCTGATGACGCCGACGCTAGCAGTTCGCTGACGCTAAATCAGCGAATGATTTCAAAAAGTCAACAAATCGTGACAGAATCCACACCAATTAAAGAAGCGGTTACAAGAGTAGTTCCCAGATATCCCAACACTGCATTTTTGCTAAATCCCATCTTTTCATACCACACGCTCGATCCGTCAAGATGGACGGGGGTTCAATCGTTATTTGATGCCGATGCGCGTAACAACGCTGTTGTTACTAATGTTCAATCGGGCGGAGCAAGGTCGCCGTTGTATTCCGGTTCTAATTATGGGTCGTTTGGATTACAAGACCCTTATATGTATTCGCAACCACCGCAACCACAGGCGTTCGGATCGTATGGAGCACCATATGGATATGGCGGGTACGGATATGGGTATGGACAACAACCCGGAATAAGACCGCAGGGATACGGATACGGATATGGTGATAATGGCGACGAAGTTATAAGAATGAAACGGAAAGTCCTGGAATTAAGTGATGTTCCATCGAAAAATATGAAAAAAATCAGTTTTCAAACCATGCAAACCGACACGCGTTTCAAAAAAGTCGTGTTATGGCTTTTTGATTCTAGAGAGAATAAAATGTTAATGACCAAAACATTTATTGGAAATAATAAAGTGGTTCTCTCTCTCCCCGTTCAAAATCAACAAGTCGGCACAATTCGCGCAAGCGGGTATTCCTTGTTGCAACAATTGTGCAGGCGCTTATTCAACCAGGCAGACATTATAAGAAAATGGACGCTGGAAGTTTCGTATGCATATGAAGATGGTGTAGGCAGTGGCATAACTGGAAACAGTGGCATCACCGGTATTTTTATATATAGCGCAAAGTCGTTTGACTTGCCGAAACCAACCCTCGAACTTATTTATGTAAACATGCAAGCGGTTTTAAATTTGACAAAAGGTGCCATCATTATAAAAAAGGGAATGAATGAAAATGGCGGCGAAAAAGAAAATGGAAGTCAACTTGAAATTATTCCGCGAGATGTTGCGCTCATTGGCGAGGTGTTTCGTGTGGTCCCGCTGATTCAGGGTGGAATCATATCTCCCACTTCTAAAGAGTTTAACGAAATAGTTGCCAACTTGGTAAGTAAAACGCCGCATCAACATTTGCGCTCGTCTATTTCAGAAAAGAAACGCAGAGAGAATGTGGAAGCAAATATTAATTTTTTAGTCAACTTATTTCTCCCTCAAAACAGTTTGTTTTTTGTTCGAGGGCAACTCAAGTATTATATTTATTCCACTCAACGAAATTGTAAAATTTTTACCATTGTGAAACAGCCCGGATACGATGACGACAGCTATCTAACTTGTTTGAAACTATTTTTACAATCGGAATATGACTATAAACAAAAATTAAATACATTTCGCGTAGGTTGTTCTATGAAAAAAAAAATGATCGCGGATAATTTTTCAAGCGTATGGGACAGTTTTTGGAATGACTTGATTGAATCGCAAGAACAAGCCACTAGTACAAAACAAATCGAAAATGAGATTGGAAGCGCAGAATTAGGTGAAGGTCAAGAAGGAGACGAGGGTGAACTAGGCAGCAGCCAGGCCGAACAGCAACAGCAAGCAATAAAAACGTCATCAAAAACCGCACCGGTTTGTTTGAATGGTGCTCTAACAACATGTAAAAGAATGTATGATGTGCGCGAAGATTGGAAGTTGTCAAGTTATTATCCGCTGGCATATGATGGTATTTTATACAATACTGAACCGGCTCAACAACAGTATGGTGGTAACAGTGGTAATAGCTATGGCTTCAACAATGAATACTATTATAACATTGACCCTGCCAAATATCTTGAAACCGATCAAGCAGGCAACACATTCTACGGTTTCAAGTGCATGAAATATAATGGCGATAATACAAATCCCGTGTTATATCTGGGAGGGGTATTAAGAGATGCAAGAAACACGCTGATGTCTGCAGTATACGAAGTAAAGTTGAACGATAAAACAATAAAACCAATACTAGTTGCAACGAGCGAAAGTAGCGAAATTTTATGCATTGATGTCATTGGAAAATATTTATTGATTGGAGGAAAGGGGTTTGATCGTGTTTCAACATTTCAAAATGATGCAGTTTCAACCACGTCAACCACGTCGGTGGTCCCTCTCGTTATCATGAATATAGAAACTTATGTTGTAACGGCGGTTTATGATGAAAATGCGAATGTTACGCCGCCGCGCGTTAGTGTTGCAAATGATAACACGAAAATAAATAAAGTTTGTATTTGCAAAAAAAGAAGAATTATAAACAAGAAGGATGCAAACGCTTATTATGAATACGTCGGATTATTTGGAGGCAACATCCAGATTGAAACGGCGGGCGCAGGATTTCCTTATAACATAGAAAATATCGGATGTTTGGTTATTAAAATCCCAATCGACGAATCAAATCCAAATTTTAAATTGGTTGCAAGGATGTATTGCATTGACAGGTTCGTAGAAAATAGCAACGGCCAAACATTCAATGGACGCGTTCTTACTAACACACTTGGTCTGAAATTAGTCAACATTCCTCCACAACAAACTGTCGACGTGTGTTCGATTATTTGCGATGAAGAAGGACAAGAAGGACAAGAAGGACAAGAAGGACAAGAAGGACAAGAAGGACAAGAAGGACAAGAAGGACAAGAAGGACAAGAAGGACAAGAAGGACAAGGAGAAACCGTGGCAAAAAATAAAACCACATTTTATGTTGGAGGATACTTTAATGCATTCACTTATATGGATTATACTGGGTTTCAAGATGCAGAAGCTGCTGCCACTGCTTCAGGAATAAGAGTGGATCCAAGCGCGTTTATAAAATCGGGTCAATGTAATTCTATTTTAAAATTGACAATAACCAGCACTTATAATACTGTGGCCAGTGACTATCGAAAACAGTGCGTCTTTAAACCAATTGAAACGAATGCAAATAAAAATAATGTGGTGTTTAACGCATCTCTCGCTTTAAATAGAGGAGGAGTCGCTTCAAACAGTTATTTGCTAGCATTTACAGCGTTTTTTAATAGGACGACAAATCCTGTTGAAATGGATGATACTCCGGTTAGCACAAGTTTAAACATTTTTGATTTGAAGACAAGGGTCAACACGCAAGTTATGGTCGCAGCTCCGAGGTCACGAGTAGATGCACAATTACAAGCAGTTGTTAAACAAATGTATAAGTATCAATGTATCACAGTGATACAAGACGCGCATTCGAAAAAACGTGTAGCCGCAATGAACTATACAATATTGGATCCAAATGATGCAAACGACCATTACGCGTATTCATTTACGTGTGCATTGAATGCCGCAGATGATCAATTCCGAGTAGTAGAATCGAAAAGCAACGATGAAGCGATTACAAGTCACTATGATTCAATTACCGACATGTGTAACATTGAAAATGAAACTGGAGATCAGGCGGACATTTATGTTGCTCATGAAAATATCACAAAACAGAATAGCGCTGTCGACCAAATTTTGTATCCGCTAACTGTGAAATCAAATTATCAGCAAGTCGGGAATTGGAATATGGCAACAATAACGGCTACTGCGGCTACTACGGCCGCCGCTAGCGGAGATCAAGTCGTTTCGAGTGAAAGCGAAGTTGAAACATTTTTTCGTTTTATAAATTCAATCGCGGAACTAAGTAAAATATTTAAAAAATATCCGGCAATCATGCTGTTTCTTCAAAATATAGATTATCGAGATAAAAATGAAAAAATAACTAAAAATGTTTTACAAAAAATGTATATTGATTTAGAAACGAAAACATCGTTGGATGACCCCGCAAACAATATACGCGACCCGAAAGTAATTGAGATGGACTATGCATGCAATGACATATTTTATAAGCTAACTTACATGCTACAATTTTGGTATATTGCAACAAATGCAGATAGTAATTTTAATGAAAATAGTAATGAAAATCTTTTCAATTTAATAAAGAATTTTTATGACTACTTCATATTTTTATTGATATATGCCGGGTGCATTCGTTTGGCGCAAACGCTTTGTGACAATTACGTCGACCTTGTTTTAAGCTCCGCTAACGATCGCAACGGGTCAGCCGATGTTCTAGCACAAGACAACTGGAAGGCAAAATTTATGACAACATTTGAAAGTATTGCTTCTTCCAACACGTTTAAATCGTTTTTTAACCAGATGGCGTCATCTTATGATCGAACCTTTACAAACATCATGATTTGCAGTAACCCGGAAACATATACCGGGGTTGCGTATGTTGCGCGTCAGCTCGATGCAAACTTAAGCATGATAATAAGCAGCGAAACCAAACAAAAAATGTTACAGCATAAAATATATAAAAGTAATGAACCGTTTTTTAATGAAAATGATGCATTTTTTACTACACTGTTGGCAAGCGATGCCATAAATACCGTTGACCAAATTAATTTTTGCAGTTTTTACAAGTTTCAACGGCGTCAAATGGATGGAAACCCGTTTCGAACAAATTTTGGAGGCATGATGGATGAAACCGTGTATGTATCCATGAGCGCCGTTTCCAACGCAAATGTTGAAGTCGTTAAAATGTTTGAATTTTTGAAAATCGTTATTATGTACTTTAAAGCGCTGCCATCAGGCGCAGCAGTCGTTGATACGGGAATAGGCGGTCCAATCAAGCGAATTATTTTTGGAGGAGATTTTGGATGCAATCTGTTACACGATTCCGAAGTATGTTCACAATTTGCAAAAAATGGAATGAAAATTTATACAATGCCGAACAATTCAAATGCTTTTATAGATAATACAAATGTTTCCGGAAATCAAATGTTTATTGTGGATGCAAGTTTATTAAATTCTTCTTCTTCTTCGTCACAATCATCTTCTTCTTCTTCTTCCTTACAAGTGGGAGGAGGAGGCAAACAAACTGAAAATAAAAATATTGTAAAGCGACTAACAATTGGAGAGCCGTTGAAAAATGATGACAGTCAAACCACAAAATTGATTATTATAAATCATAGGAAAAAAACAAGACGTCGTTATAAATAAATGTTAAAAAAAATAAATGTTAAAAAAATAAATGTTAAAAAAAATAAATGTTAAAAAAAATAAATGTTAAAAAAAATAAATGTTAAAAAAAATAAATGTTAAAAAAAATAAATGTTAAAAAAAATAAATGTTAAAAAAAATAAATAATATAAACATAAAAATAATTCAATAGTAGATAACAATAATAATTTTATGAATCATTCAGAAAATTATAATTATGATGATACAAGTTCAATTACAACAACTACAAACACTATTTTAGAAAGATCGGTTACAGTTGTTACTGCATATTATCGCATAAAATCAAAACATGACGCGCGAAAATACGATGAATGGATACATAATTTGTTACTCCATGTGGGCAAATCATGTAGAATTGTCATTTTTACGTCACCCGAATTGGTTCAGTATATGAATGCAATATGCAAAAAAAATAAAAAAGGCGCAGCATTTACGGTGATAAGTATGCCAATGAAAGATTTTAAAATTGTTCAACAGTATCCGCCAAATGTGTGGTCGCACCAGTATTCGCTGGATCCTCAAAAGGCGTGCGGAAGAACAGTTGAGTGTTATTTAATATGGAATTCTAAATTATGGTTGATAAAAGAAGCAATGGAGAGAAATGTATATGGAAGTGACAAGTATGTGTGGATTGACATTGGGAGTTTCAGAAATAATAGTCCGGCTGTTTGCGCTTCCGTTCTTGAGAACTTTCCGGTATATGAACGAGTTTCGAACGACAAGGTTGACATTATGTTGATTCGTCCTTATTTACCACATGAAATGAACCAATTTGTATTTTTTAATACAGTACATTTGGGCGGAATGTTTGGTGGAGGTGTTCACGTGATTCGCCAGTTATACGAATTTTTTTACGAGTCGCTTCATTTTTATCTCTCTACAAACTGTTTTGCAGGATGCGATCAGCAAATCTTATCTAGTTGTTATATGCGCAATCCAGATTTATTTAATCTTGTTACTAAAAAAAATCCGAATGATCCGTGGGATGTATGGTTTTACTTGTACAAGTATTGGAATTAAATAAAATAAAACAATGAAAAATAATATATATATATATATATATATATACGATGATAAACACGTTATGTAAATTATAAATTGATTTTTTTATTTATAACTTATTAGTTATCAGGTTTCTTCGTTTATTTTGTATCAGCATCTCAAGGATGTCAACAAGGCCGCTGTTAACTTTTTCAACACTTTCAATGGTTTACACAAAACAAGAGGAAAATCAGCAACAACAACAGCAACATGTACCTGTAGAAAAAAAAAAGATTAAAATAAAACCGAAAAATACAGCAGTAGTTACGATCGATTCAATCGCATCGGATGCAGAAAAAACCGCGCACCCTCTTTCTACTCCCCATCCTCTTTCTCCTCTTGTTCCTCAACAAAAGAAAAAAATAATTATAATTAAAAAAAAAGAAAAAGTCGAAAATCTTTGTCACAGTGACATTGCGCCACCTGCAACAATGATTTATAAACCACAACCACAAAATGATGTTTACTACAGAGTACCTCCTCAACGATGTTGTCGATTCTTTATCAAAAACAAAGAGTGTTTTCTTAGAGAACGCGACAACGCGTGCATTAGCCCCATCTCAAGAACCGTCTTTGGATTCTGGAATGAAAAGGTTGGAAAGGAATGCAAACTTTTACCGGTTGAAGATGAAACCACATACGAGGAAGAAATTTCAGAAATACCACAGTCAAGTCCTATAATGAAATCGAAATATAAAAAATCGCCGAAGAAGGTTGACTTGATTACAAAATCGCCGAAGAAGGTTGACTTGATTACAAAATCGCGTTTCGTTTCAGATGCACAACGAGCTCGTGTTGCATCTGAACCTGTAGCCCTTCTTCGTGAAAAAATTGCAAAACAATATGGAATGGCTAAAAAAAACTAAACCATTTCCAACTTGTTTCTTGCTCTCCTTGATTTTGCTGCTGTTGCTCTCCTTGATTTTGCTGCTGTTGCTCTCCTTGATTTTGCTGCTGTTGCTCTCCTTGATTTTGCTGCTGTTGCTCTTCTTTCTCTAGCTTCGAAGACACTTTAATACACTCTTCGCACTTGAAAACAGGATCGCTGACACTTTTTTTCAAAACAAGTTTTGATTGTTTGCACACATTACATGAAAATGTTCTTATTTTATTTTTATTGTCCAACGCTAATCCACTGTCATATGACTCGTAAGTGTCGCAGTAATCATAATATTGTTGCATTTTATAATTAATATTAATAATAATTATATTATATATTATTTTTTTATTTTTATATTATTTTTATCTTTAAATATAAATTGTTTTATTCATTTATTTATTCATTTTTTTTATGTAAAAGAATAAAATAATTATTTTTTTTTAAAATATAAATTGAATAATTTAAAGTTATAATATTATTTTATACATTCTCTTCAGAATAAGAATAAGTTCGCCTACCAATAATGCCCTATAAAGTTGCATCTTCTGCATCCGCCAAAGGTAAGAAAGGAAAAGGAAATAAAAAATCAACCGCGTCTAGTGCAATGGTCGCTCAACAGTCGTCTCATACCCGGGCAACCATTCCGCAAACGTGCAAACTCGACATTGACCAAGTTTTGAATTGTTCTGGAGGGTATGTGTGGAAGCTCAGCACAATTGAACATGTCAATCGCTATCTCGTCTTGGGTGGCGCAAAAGACATGGGAAACTACTACAAACAAGCCGATGAAGTCAGTCATGAGTGCGCCCTGTCTGTTTTGCAAATGATCCGCAGTCCTGATGCGTCGCAATTCGTTCAACTATGCGACCTTTTGAAAGCGGTTTCAATCGGCGGTCGTGCTCCCAAACAAGAACCCGTGCTACTTTCCGTCGCCGCCGCAATCGTGTTTGCAAAAAATTCCAAAGAAAAAGAAATCGCATTTGAAACTGCAAAAGCGTGTATTCGCATTCCGACACACCTCTTCATGCTCGCCGGATTTGTTCGCGATTTGTCCATGGCAAAACCGCAAAACAAGGGAAAGGGGTGGGGGACCGGATTCAGACGAACCATGGCGCACTACTACCTTTCACACACGGGACGAGAGTTGGCATTTCACATGACAAAATACCAAAATCGTGAGGGATGGACGCATGCCGACATGATTCGAATGCTCCACATCAATCCAGCAACACTTGCCGATGACGGCGCACGTCTCATGTTTGACTACGTCATGATGAAATACGCGCGCAAATCAAAAACTCCCTCTGAAAAAACACTCGCAAATCTCGCCTCACAAAAAATCGCCATTGTACCCAACCCATTCAAACCTCTCACAAAAGCAGAATTTGTTGAAAAGCTCAATGCGATTTCGACGCCACAAATTCCAACCGCTGCATCCATTGCTGCTGCTGCTCCTTCTACTGCTGTTGCCACCGCACAAAAACTCGGTGCTCATACGGTTGCTTCAAAAATCGCAGGGTTTGTATCGGCACTAACATCAGTCATGCCCTCACCTGCCGCCACTGCCGCCACTGTCGCCGCTCAAGTTGAAGACGACACATTCGTTGTGATTTCAGGAGAAGATGATGAAGCAGCAGAGTCGAGTCAGAAAAAGAAAGGGTCGTCACCACAGTCACAACTTCAACAAGTTGCATACCTCTTGAAACACTTGCATGCAATTCACGAGGCCGGAGAAAAGAAAGACGTCCCGCTTGCATGCGCACTCATTCGCTCAGGTCGTTTGGTTCGCGAGCATGTGCCGACTACCCTGTTTGGAAGCAAGGAAATTTGGTTGACACTTCTCGAGACCATGCCTTTAGAGGCACTTTTGCGAAACCTTGGAAAACTCACCCAGATTGGTGTTGTTGCCGAAAAGTACAAGGAAATCGAGGCGCGCTTTCTAAATCAGGCGGAAGTAGTGAAGGCGCGCATTCACCCCATCAAAGTGCTCGTCGCTTCAAAGGTCTACAAGAACGGGTGTGGTGACAGCGGGTCGCTTACATGGGTTCCAAACATCTACATTAATGTCGCGCTCACACAACTGTTCAAACTGTCGTATGGAGCGGTGACACCCACCGGTAAAAGAATCATGCTGGGAATTGATGTCAGTGGAAGTATGAGCACACCGGTCCTCGGTTCCAAAGTGTTGACTTGTCGTGACGCATCCATTGCAATGGCGCTTCTCTACCTTGAAACAGAAAAAAATGTCAGTGCAGTTGCATTCTCTGAGACGCTCACGGACCTCATTGCACCTTCAAGATTTCAGTTGAGACGCGGAATGACACTCGACCAAGCTCTCGCAGCGACAAATGGAATGAGTTTCAGCGCCACAGATTGCGTTCTTCCGATTCAACATGCCATCAGATGCAAAATTCCGATCGATGCATTCATCATTATCACGGATTGTGAGACCTATGCTCCCAACGAGCACCCACAAAATGCGCTCATCAGGTATCGCGAAGTCATGGGAATCCAAGCAAAGCTCATCGTTCTTGGAATGACTGGAAACTGTTTCACGATTGTGGACCCGAATGACAGAAACACGCTCAACCTTGCAGGATTCGACACATCCACTCCTGAAATTGCGTCCATGTTCATGCGCGGCGAAATCTAAAAAAATTGACAGTGGAAAAATTGGAAAAATAGAAAAATGTAAAAACATTTAGTAAAAAATAGAAATTAATAAAAATTTAGTAAAAATACATGGTTAGAAATCCTTGTAACAAGGCAAAAATAACCATTGTAATTATTATTTTTTTCCAATCGATTCGTGTCGGGTTTGAAAATTCAAACTCTTTATTTGATGTTTTTCCAATATTATAATGAATGACATTTTCAATTATATTAAGAACAGCAAAAACAATAAAGGATATAATAAATAAATGAAATGTATTTTTTTGATGGTATAACTTGTATAAAGTTTCAAACATGTGTAAATGTTTTTGTTATATTATTATAAATTTATTTCACTTTCCCTTGTATATTATATTTTGTATTTTATATTTTAATAAATATAAAATAAATTTTAATAAATATAAAATAATTTTTAATAAATATAAAATAATTTTTAAAATATTATATTTATTAATAGTATAGTAGTATAGTATATAATTTTATTTTAATTTAGTAAAATGGGAGCAAGCCAATCATCGTCGGACGACAAAGAAAAAAATCAAAACTCACTTCTTCCAAGTTCAGCACCCTCTGCACCCTCTGCACCATCAGCAGTAGTCGGAGGTAAGAGTGCCCGGCGTAGTAGTAAAAGCGCGAGAAAAGGTGCCAAGCGTAGCAGTAGACGTAGTGCAAGACGTAGCAGTAGACGTAGTGCAATGCGTAGCAGTAGACGTAATAGTAAGCGCGGAATGAGTGGAGGTTCGTCTTGTATGAAAATGACAGGTGGTAAACACCGACGCAGCCATTCTCGTAGTCGCGGTCGTGGTCGTCGCTAAATGCATTTTTTATTGTTGTTACATTATTCTTCTATTCTAGAAAAAATAATGATTAGCAATAATGACTAGCAAAAAATAATGGCTAATACTTCTTGAATCGATGATACAGGAATAAAAACAATAGATTTCACTTCATCTTTTGTTCCATTTTTATCCATAAAATCATTGAAATCTTTTATATTATCTTTAGGAAAAATGAAGGTTGTTACACCTCCATTTATCCCGCCCATAATTTTCAAATCCAAACCACCAATTGCTGTGACATTTCCCTGCAAGTTAATCTCTCCAGTAATTGCAATTTTATTATTAATCTTTTTCCCACTTAAAATGCTATAAATGACACACGTGATTGCAGTTCCGGCAGACGGACCGTCCTTCGGCGTGGCGCCTTCCGGACAATGAATATGAATTCCCTGCATTTTCGTTTTTGAAAACTTTTCCAAATTCGCCTCAATTTCATCGTGCGTTAACAAGGACCACGCCAGCGTTTTCGCGACATTCATACTCTCTTTCATAACATCGCCCTGCATGCCAGTGAGTTTCAAATCAAAAAAACGGTCGCACGGGAAAAAGTGTGCTTCAATTGGAATAATGCCGCCTTGGCCTACCGCATTCGCCCAAAGCCCATTAATTACACCCGCGCGCGAAACTGCCGGTATTTTCTGAATGCGAACTTCGTGTCGCTCTTTCAAAAAAGTCAGTTTTATTTCTTCATTCGTAAATGTAATCGGAAGCGCTTGAATGCAAGTTTTATCTTTAATATGTTGAATGTTCATCTCTCCAATAATTTCAAATAAAAGTTCTTTTAATTTCCGAACTCCTGGTTCGCACGTGTACCGTTCGATGATGTACTTCAAGTTTTCTTCGCTAAAATGAATGACATTGGAATTGACGCCCATTTTTTTATACATTTCAGGAAGTAAATAGTCGCTACAAATCGTCAACTTCTCATCAATCGACATGTGTTTAAATTTGATTCGGTGAATTCGATCAAGGAGAATTCTGTCCACAGCTTCCGGATTGTTATACGAAAAAATAAACAGCGCTTTCGATAAATCCAAATCAACGCCGCTAAAATACTTGTCTTGAAAGCAGTCGTTTTGCGTTGAGTCAATCAAATGCGTCAAAATGCCAACGATTTCACGACCGTGTTCCGTGTTGCTTATTTTATCCAACTCATCAATAAAAATAATCGGGTTCATACATTTCTTGTCCATCAACACGTCGACAATTTTTCCCCACGTCGAACCAACATACGTGTAATTATGTCCTTCCAGCGTGCTTCCGTTACTCGACCCACCCATTGCAATGAATGCGAATGGGCGACTCTCTCCGTTTTCGTTTGTTAAACACTTTGCAAGTCCGTATTTCGCCAAACTCGTTTTACCGACACCCGGCGGCCCTTCAAATCCAAAACAGTAGCCGCTTGATTCACCAGTAATCCACTGTCCAACAATGCGCTCAATTTGACGCTTTGCAGACGTGTGACCGTGTACGGCAGAATCCAGCATTTTGCGCACATTTTCAATATAGGTTCCCATGTTTCCAACCGTTTTTAAAATTTCGACAATGCTGTTTCGCATGTCACTTATATTCGTTATTGGCGATTTACATTCTAAATTGTATTCAATAATGATCTCTTTACATAACCCGTCAATGTGTTCTACCATATTCTGCGTTGCCACAGATGAGTTAAACCCGCCGCACATGTTATACAATTCTTTCATGTAGTCATGAATACTCATTTTTATAGTCGATATTGTTTTTATTTTCGTTTTGTCGTTTTTATTCAAAGGTTGTTGTTGTGCGTTTGTTGAAAAAACTACCTTGTATTTTTTGATAAATGTTGTTATCTTTTGTAGAATGCTCGCAAAATCATTTTTTTTACGCTGCTTGTCATTTAAAATTTCTGAAATAAATTTATCAATGACCGCTAATCCGATCGTTTCAATCTTTTCATTTATTTCAATGCATGATTTTTTTATTTCCAACACACTGTCACACGGTAGTTGCGCATTTCCAGTAAGCGAAACATTATTTTGCGCCATCAACTCTTGTATGTCATTTTTTATACACATATTTGCGTACCTATCTTTTACCTTGTTGCATTCTTCCATTATATTCTCCTTGATATAGATGCCAAAAGGAATTTTTAATAATCCTTCCAAATACTGTCTCGCTTTGGTTGTCGTGTCATCCGATTTTGATTTGATTTCGCGCAATTTTACCATGGCTTTCTCTTTCACCGCATCTGTTGCCTTTAATAAGCATATTTGTTGCTCGAGTGTCATATTTCCAGATTCATATTTTGATATTGTATTCGTATAAGAAACCGTTTGTTTCATTGCATCTTTAAAATACTGCTTCGCATTCCACGGCAAACTATTAAAAAGCACGATTTGGTCGTTGGACTCCACTTGCGGACTTAATTCATTTGACAACATGTCATACAATAAATAAGACAAGTATCGCAGATCGTGCTCATGCGATTTAAAAAGCAATTGAATAATGGTAGAACGCTGCGAGTATAAATCTGTATTCATGAATTCTTTAATCAGCTGCGATGTTTGTTTTTGCTTACTGGTGCTAATAAATGTCATGCTCGATATGTATTTTGAATAAATTTCATCATTGGAATACACGAGTAAATCTTTCAGAGTCAGTGATTTCATATATTTTGTAAACGACTCTGTCATAAATTCGGGATCTTTTGGCACATGTTTCCATAAATCTGTCAACTTATGTGTTATAAACTTGAAAGAACTGCATTCTAAAAACACGTTATCAACAAGACCTCCTATAATTAATGTTTTCTGTTGAACATAATTATGAATTGCAACCTTTATTCCAAATACACGGCTAGAAAATATTTTACTCGTTCTTGCCATATCAAAACAATCCAAGTTTAACGACTTCTCCACAATAACAAAATCTTCTACAATTTTATTTTTTTGAATTAATTTATCGCTTGTTGCACTTTTTTTCTCATTTTTCCAGTTCAACGATTTAAAATGAATAGGATGAAAAAACATTTTCAACACTTCAAATTTGTCGTGGTCCCATTGTTGCATCCCACAACCGTGCACATTTACCGCCCCCGCTCCTTCTACTAATGGAATCGCCGATTTAACCGCTGCACTTACACCTGCTGGTGAAAATATGGTTTTCATATAATTGCTCCCAAATGTTACTTCGAGTAAATCGTGTATGTGTTGCGTTCCATAATTTCTAAAAATGGAAGATAACTCACTTTTTATCAAATTAATCTCTTCAATTATTTCCAAATTCGGCTTTACATATACGTCACTTTCTACTACTTCTAAATTTTGATATATCTTTTCTAAATACTGGATGGAAATGTTTAGATCGTTTGATGTTAAAATATCCATTACTTTGTAGTTATGATGCGATAGTATAGTGCGTTCTATCATTTCTTTCAAATGTTTAATTTCAAATATCACTTCTTTTTTTTCATCCATTTTTATGTCATCTTCTTTTTTTTCTTTCCCTAAAACACTTTGACTTTGATTTTGACTATTTATTTTTTCATTTTTATCAGAAATTATGATATTTTTATCGTGATGAATAATTTTGTTCGTTTTTATTTTCATAAATGTAAAATGTCAAATGTCAAATATCAAATATCAAATGTCAAATATCAAATATCAAATGTCAAATATCAAATATCAAATGTCAAATACTATTCTATTCCTATATCTTACTTTCTCTATATTATTTATATCTATAATTATATCTAATTATATCTATTTTATAATAACTTATTGTGTTGTGTTATTAACCTTGCTTAATTATTTAATTATCCGTATATTATTATTTTAATTTTTTTCTTAATAATATATTCAAAGTTATTAAAGAATTGAAGATACATATATATAACACTCGTAACACAATATACGTTATACGTTATACGTTATACCGTTATACATTAAAAACATTTTTGTTATCACATAAGAGAACGTGCATAATGGGAATTCCATCTTATTTTCTACAGATTGTAAAAAAATATAAAAATATTATTAAAAATACTTTGCAACTAACAGATTGCGTTGATCATTTTTATGCGGATTGCAACGGCATCATATATGACGTCATACGAAGCATTACTTTCGCAAATAAAAGCGTTGACGCGTATGAATCAGAGGTTATTGCTGCAGTATGTCATAAAATTCAATCTTACATTGACGTGTTTCAACCAAAAGAAAAAATTATTATTGCATTTGACGGCGTTGCACCTGTTGCTAAACTGAATCAACAGCGCGAACGGCGTTACAAGTCGTGGCTAACAGGCGAACTTCAAAAACGCATCGACAAGAAAAATGCATCCAAAAAGACATCAGCGGCGGCTACATCGGTCGAAACATCAGCATTTTGGAACACGAGTTCCATTACACCCGGAACCGCATTCATGAAAAAACTTAATTTACAGGTCACTGCGCACTTTATGTCGAATCCCAAGGTGCTTGTTTCTACAAGCGACGTGTGCGGCGAAGGAGAACATAAAATGTTTCAACACATTCGCGATTTGGCCGACGAACATAAAAATAAAACTACGATCATTTACGGACTCGATGCCGATTTAATCATGTTGTGTTTGAATCATTTGCACATTTCCGAGCGCATATTCTTGTACAGAGAAACGCCGGAATTTATAAAGTCGGTCGACAATACGCTGGACCAAGCCGCCGATTACTACATTGACATTCCCGAACTTGCGCAGTCGATTATAAAATACATGAACGGAATGCACGAGCAGCAGGACCAAGTCAGCGCCAAAATCGAATTTCAAAGTGAAAAATGTAGAATATTCGACTATATTTTCATTTGTTTCATGCTGGGAAATGATTTTATGCCGCATTTCCCCGCGCTAAATATACGAACTGGCGGCATCGACACGCTCCTTGACGCGTATCGTCGAACCATTGGTTTAAATCCGGGCGAATACATTGTTTGTTTTCATGAACCGTCGCTTGATTATAAAATAAACTGGATAAATTATAAACGATTCATTGAATATTTGGCGGATCGCGAAGACGAACTCGTTCGAAAGGAATACAAGCGTCGCGATCGAATGCAACAACTTCAAGCCATGCACTCTAGCGGTTATAAAGGTGGTGGCAATAATAGTTGCAGCGACATTGTCAGCGAATGGAGTAATGAAGAGCTGCCGTCCAGTATGGATGAATTCAACATGTGTCCCATGAAATACAGAGAAAAGGAAAAACAGATTAATCCGTTTACAGAAGGTTGGGAACAACGCTATTATAGCACGCTGTTTCATGTGAAAATTACAGCATCGGTGTGTAAAAAAATCTGCATGAATTACCTGGAAGGGATGGAGTGGACCTTCAAATATTATTCATCTGGTTGCATCGACTGGAGGTGGTCATACAAGCATCATTATCCGCCATTGTTAAAAGATTTGTGTCAGTTTATTCCGAATACTCCTTGTCACGATTTCTTACAAGTAATGGAACCGTGTCCCATTCGCGATGTTGTTCAGCTGTGCTACGTCCTTCCGAGACCGAGTTTGCAGTTACTTCCACGCCAGGTTCATGAAACTCTGTCAAAACATCCAAACTTTAGTTCCATGTATGCCACAAATCATCACATGAATTGGTCATTTTGTAAATTTTTCTGGGAATGTCATACCGAAATGCCGGATCTCGACATTCACGATTTAGAAGAAATTTGTTTTTTATATAATTAAATTTTATATAATTAAAATAAGCCGAACCATCAATTAAAACTGTTATTATTTTTTCGTAAATATATTTGTATTTTATTATATAAATATATTTATATAGTACATTCTATAATAAACTTATATAAATGTCAGAATCTGGAACTGAGTCACGCGTCGTAGAATATACGGGAACTCGAGAAGTTTTTTTCGAGCTTTTAAAGATGAATCCGGGTGTATTTGTATTTAAATTTGGCGCGGAATGGTGTGCGCCATGTAAAGCCATTAAAAAATACATTGACGACGTTTCGCTCGTTCTTCCGAATAATAACACAATCTTTATTTACAATGTCGACGTAGACGAGTGTTTTGACTTGTACGCTTACTTGAAACAGAAAAAAATGGTATCGGGAATACCAGCGCTTTTGGCATATAAAAAGGGAAATTCATACTTTGTTCCGGATGCTTCCATTTCAGGAACCGGCGAATCGGACTTGAATCATTTTTTTAACACATGTTTGAAAATGTTGTAAGTTACATGGTGGTTACAACATAATGGGCGAACAACCAACCAAGCACGGAGTAAAATTGATCTCCGGTGCGGTTAAGCCACGAGTCAGTGTGCGTCTTTCCGCCAGGCCATAATTTCACTTTTCGAATATAGTGCATACCTGTTTCCGTATTTTCTACCAGTTCAAAAATCAAATGCAGTATGAACCATGCGATGAATGAAACATTCCAATAGTAAACTACAATGCCCGATGCAAAATGAAGCAGCGAATATTTATCTGTAAAATAAACGCCCATATTTTATTATTCTATTTTATGACAGCTTTATATAATAACTGTGATAAAATTTATGAAAAAAAGATGATTGATTTATACGTATAAACGTAACTTAAGCGCAACTCGTTGGCGTTATTTCAAAATTTCACCGTTTTTATAGACATTGCATTTGAATTTTTGATTTGCGGGACGAGAACATATTTCTGTATTTTCAGGAGCATTATAGTATAAAAATGACGGCTTATTTGCCATGAGAATGGATGTTGAAAGAATTCCAATACCAGCTCCTATTAACGTGCTTAAAAGAATTGCGTACCCGTTTGTGCACTCGTTACTCAACATTGTAACGCAATCAATAATGTAAAAAATCAAAACAATGGTCAACATATTGTAATTCATTGAATTATAAAACATGGGAACAGCTAAATAAACAAAAATAAATGCCAAAACTGCACTGTTCATGGATGAATTCGCATACGATGTGCCGGGAATATTAAACACATTGCATATCGGACTTGCGGGCGTTACCAGCTTCTCTCCAAATGTTGCAAAACAAATAAAATAAATAATGATGAGCGTGAATAGCGCGGCAATGTATATGATTCCTTTGATATCCGAATTTGAAATACTAAGCAGCACTAAAAATGCAGAGAGAATGAGAGAACTAGAAACGGAAATTATTTTAAATATATTCGATAAATTGATATCAATCACTGCCATTTCTTATTATTTTATTTTATTTTACTTATTTATTTATTTATTTATTGGGTTTTAAAATCTTTATTTGGTTTATATCTATATATATTGTTATAATATAATTTATTTGTAAAATCCATATTACTATTTTTTGATTTCAATTTATGGATTAAATTTTGAAGCATTTATATTCAACCATTTTTTTAAATCTAAAATCACAGTTGATCTATGAAATGAATTTGTCATTAGTTTTACGTTGTGGTCTGATTTTGACAACACTATAAAAAAATTGGCAATCACATTTCTAGTTACCGACTTGTTATATTTTAAGACGAATTCATCAAATGTAAAAATTTTCTTTTTTGTTCGAACATTCACCTTATTATGAAAATATATGAAATACATGCACAATTCCCGTTTATTCGTTATTTTAGATTTATCTAAATGTTTTAATTCTTGTTTGGCGTGCTCGGCGCATTCTGGACACGGAAGATTATTACAAATAGAGACAAAATGATCAAGAAGTTGGTCTTTTATTTCATTAAAGTAACATGGTTTTAATTTATACGAAAGTGTGTGAAATAAATACCATATTGCAGGACCCCATACACTTTTAGCTACCATTTTTATTCAATTACTTTTTTTTATTTTTTACTTTTCTTTTATGCTTTTATGAATATAAATATTTTTATAAATATATTGACTATATATTTTTTTATGAATATAAATATTTTTATAAATATATGTATGAATATAAATATTTTTATAAATATATGTATGAATATATATGTATATTCATACATATATTTATAAAAATATATTTTTAAAGAATTTAAACCGTTCACACTATATTCATTTAAAAATTAAAATTAAAACTATCATTTTTAATACATTTGAATACAAGTAAAAAATGCAATCAAAAAATTATATTATTGACGGAGATGCAGACGGGGTTATTGAAGGTGATTTTTTCAGTCAGTTAAAAAATATGTTGACTCGATCAGAAGATGACGCTGGTAATGAAGATGATTGTTGCCTGTTAACCAAAGAACCTCTCAAAAATATTCACATTATATTGTCATGCGGGCATAAATTCAATTACATTCCATTGTATCGAGAGGTTATTGCACAAAAAACGATAGGACTGTCTCCAAACGGTTACTACACTTCGCATTCATTAAAAAGAAATGAAATCAAGTGTCCATATTGTAGAAACGTTCAGGATAAGTTGCTGCCGTATATAGAATACGATGAAGTAAAAAAAATGGTTGGCGTAAATTATCCGGCAAAAATGTCAATGACTAGCCAACCTTGCACATATTCTTCCGTAAACAGCGCAACTTCTAAAAAAGGTAAAAAATCGGCTTGTAAAGAGTGCGCGGTAGAACTTTGCAACGGAACATATGTTTGTAAAAAACATTATGATGCATGCATAAGCATCAGTTCAGACCCCATTGCAGCTGCTGAAAAAAAACATGAAACAAACGATATATGTGGCGTAATATTACGATACGGTTTTAATAAAGGAAACCCGTGTTCAAATCCTTCTACATGCCGCGTTCATTCGAATTGTAAAAATAAAATCGTAGTCGAGTAAACGTAATTGCACGATATTCAAATGCACAAATATTTCAAAATGTTATATATAATATAATAAAAAATAAAAATATAGAAATATTTTTTTATATATTTTTATTATACTTGTATTATATATTATACATACACAATTTATATTATATATTAGGAGTGCTAGTATATAAAACGACACATAAAATATCTGGACTTTTTAATAACATCATCAAAAATATAACAAATAATACATATTACGACAATGTAGTTTATTATATTTCGAAAACAGGCACATATTTGAATAATAATGTTAATGGCATCGTACATGGTGTCGTAAACAATGAATGCAATACAAAGAATACAACTAATAATATCCAGTATGAACCTGTTATGTTGGTTAGAACACGTTCTAATTCTATTTTTTCAAACAGTTCGAATGATGATGCAGGTGACTGTGAATATGACGTAATGTCAATTATAAACAGTGATAATTTAGCTGAACATTTAAAATATTATGAAAAACAGGAACACGATGAATGGATGAGGTACGGCATTTTACCATCTCCGAAAAATTTTGATACATTAAGTGAATACCTTTGCACTTTATGCGGAAAAGAAGATCAAAATGCATTGCACTACAACTATTTTAGCGGATGCACGCATCAATGTGAAAAAAATGGATTCAATATATGTTGCTTGTGTAAATTTAAATTTGATCTCGTTATTAAAAAACGAGCCGAACCTATATGGGATTTACTAGATAATAAAAGTGTACCATATTTTTGGGCTCCAAGAACTCGACGTGATCCTGTTACAAATCAACGGATTTATAGCGGACCTTTTACGTATGAAAAATGGTTCGCACTTTCAAATTATGTGAGTTATATGACAGACAGCACAAAGGGTTATCCGGGTGTAGAAAATACGCCTTTTATTTTTTGTTCATTAGAAAATATATATGAACCAAGTGTTAGCAAGTTAATCTCTGTAATCGACATATTAAAATCAAACTATAATGCTTGCAGTACAGGCCTATACGACACAACATACGATCCAAATGTCGATGATCCAATAAACACGTTGGAAATACCACCTGATGCTAAAATTATTTTACGCTATTAAATATGAATTATACATACAATATACCCTAAAAAGCGTAGTTTTTCATCTACGATATTATCAGATAAGAACTCACGTAATATCGTGGCTCTGTGTGAAGACCTCCGTCGTAAGAACATGATTTACCAAATACGCACCCTGAGCATTGTACCGCATCAGGTCTACATGTATTTATGTAAGGGTCAACCTCGTAATTAAACTCAAAATCTGAGGAAAGTTTGTCAATTTTAATTATCCAGGGGTAAACTTTGTCCCCTGGACACCATCCCGCCCGCGAAGATCCATAATTTCCTTTTTGTTTCGGATCCACGGATGTCGCGCAGTCAACGCGCCAGATTCTTTTGCTAACCGTCCTGCCAGCGAAGCTTATTGTATGATTCTTTGGACAAAACTCTGCGCAATTCTCAGCATTCCCCTGTCCATGACCTGTGATTATCGTATAAAGACGAGCGTTATTCGATCCTGGAATATTGTTGAGTGTCACTTTTACTTTTCTCTTAGTCGATTGTTTGGGATCCCCGTAGATGATGTCTTCCATTCTCAGAAGAGGATACACAAAAAGGGCGCGGGTGTTGGGATCCCCCTCCTCATAATGAAGGGATGCGTCGACTAGCCAACCATTTCCCTGAGGATGTCCAGGTCCAACCCATGTGTCGATAAAGATACGAAATGTCTTTATACCTTCCAGAAGAGGCAAAAAGTCGCTCAAGTCCGCCGTCCATTTAGCGCCAATCCCATAAGGCGTTATAAAGCGGAAGAGTTCGAGATAGCGCCCTTCCTCATCTAGAATACCAAAAGTTCCCAACCGATCCCATGCGTCGCACTTGTTTGAAGGACATCTTAAGGCGAAATTAAGAGTCACCTTTGCAAACTGAAGAATATTATCCGGGAGATCGAGATCGACGACTTTTTGCTCTCGCTGATTATCCTCACTCTTAAAGTAGATTTCTAATCCTTCAGCGATCATCACTTTCACATTAGAAGACACTTGTTTGAAAGCGAAAACAGATGACCCCAAACTATTTAATGGGTTACTTGACATACGAGACATCCTCGCGCTTCTTGAACTAACATTTGTCTTCTCTTTATTCTTGTTTTTATTTTTATTCATACCTTGTTTATTCATTATCTTTTATACATTACATGGTATATTTTTATTTTTATCTTCATCTACTATTTACAAAAATCATTTTATAGTTTTTTGTTTCGGGTATAATGTCGCGTATTTTATAAACAGGTCCTTTCGGACCAAACCATTTACTAGGATATACCACAAGTTTATTCGGATTCGAATTTATATACGACGCCCACCAACTGTAACTGCTGTTTGCAATAATATTATGATCACATGCAGCCATTAACCAGAAACAATATTCGTCATCTTGGTCCGTGATAATGTATTTGTTCACAAGGTTTTGAAACAGCGGCTCTCTCTGAATAAATTCAACGTCATCCGAAAATATTAAAAATATACTTTTCTCTTTCGAAAAATGAGAAATCGCCTCCTCATAATACGCAATGTCGAGATTCAAATGAATGTCCGAAAGAGCCAAGTAGTCGGTTCTTCGAACATGTATGGATACAAATTCGAGTTGTTGTATTTTTTTTGATGGTCGTGGCGGCGACTCAGATTTCCCGTCGTTATTCGCCACTTGTTTCAACAAATACTCTGTCAACAAATGATCCACTTCATCTTTATACGGATTGTTCAGCATTTTTATAAATTCCGATTTATATGCATCGAAATACTTGTAGGACTGAAAGTATCCGTATACGCAGTTATGAATGCGGCGATCGAGCGTAATGGATTCATAGAAAAAATACGGTTCTCGAAAGGTTATTCCGCTTTTTCTATGATTTGCGCAGTCAATATCAAACTTTTCAAACATTTTGTAGCACTGTATCATTCTTCGTTTGCCGTCTCTCCACACATTCGCATTACAATAAAAACGCAGCTTGACTTTATACTTTTTCGACAAGGCAAAACAATTCGCGACAATAAACATGACGTTTCCTAGCCCGCCCATCAAGTGCCCCGTTACCTCTTTTTCTTCTTGCATTTTGTATTTTACATGTATTAATAAATTGTATTTAATTGTATTTATAGACAATTGTATTTTTAGACAATTTATTATTTCATGAAAATAATAATAATAGTAAAAATGATTTTAAAGATTAAAATGAATTAAATTTAAAATGGATATCAATAATAATTGTGTCATTGGCCTTTGCGTTTACAACAACGAACGCGGCTTACCAAGCGTCTTGTCGAACATTGTTAAAATATCGCAGTCAAAACTGTTTGATAAAATTACAGTAGTTGCATTTTATGACGCATCAGCAGATAAATCGTATTCCATATTAGAATCATTTAAAAATCAGCATTCCAAATCTGGACCTGGATTCTCCCATGAATTGATAGAAACCGTTATTATTTCAAATCATAAAAAGGAAATTCGAATGAGTTTCGGCAATGCAAGCAGGGTAATAGATAAATCTAGAACCATGCGAATTGCAAATGCGCGTAATGAAATTCTGAACTACATGCGATTCGCGCATAAACGAGGTCAAGTCAACAAATACTTTATCATGATGGACAGCAACGAATATGCGTGCGTTGGACAAATTAATATCGACACTTTGCGCAGCGCCATTCAACGCTCAGATGAATGGGACAGCATCTCATTTGACAGAGAAGCCGGCTATTATGACTACTGGGCACTTTCATTTGACCCGCACATTTATAGTTTTTACCACGTGCAAAATAAAGATGAAACACTTCAAGACATGGTTGCTAGCTTTGCAACAAAATTAAATACATCGCGCGATTCGCAGGATTTAATACCCGTTTATTCCGCATTCAACGGATTCGCAATCTACAAGACAAACATGTTTTTAAACTGCAGTTACAGTTCACTGATTCATATTCAATTATTTCCAAAGCAGCTGCTTCCTCGTAAACTATTAAACCATTTTAAAAATGACTGCGAGCACAGAAAATTCCACTTGGAAGCAATAAAAAAAAATGGTGCCAGAATTATGGTAAGCCCTTTATCGATATTTTATAAACTGCCGGTTCCAAATCAAAGTTTACGCGGTCCGGCATAGCATAAATCATTGATCCCTTTTTCAAAATCAATTGTTATTTTCCATCCGAGCGCTTTTAATTTGCTGTTGCTAATGTAGTAACGCTGGTCGTTAAACGGGCGATCCTCAATGTATTCAATGTATTCGCCATAGTTTTCGCTATTTTTTATTTTTTTTATAAGCAGCATCGCTACTTCTAAAATACTGTATTCCATATTTTCATCACACCCAATGTTATAAATCTCTCCCACTTTACCACGTTCAAGAATAGTTATAAACGCAGTCGCAGTGTCGTACGCGTGTAAAAACGCGCGCTTGCAATCGCCATTTTGTATAGTAACTTTAAGACCATCGGTCAGCTGTTTTATAAATTTGGGTATCACCTTCTCCGGATACTGATTCGGTCCATACACATTATTTCCACGCGTGATAATCATCGGCATTTTAAAAGAATGATAATACGCTTGGGCTAGCAGTTCGGCACTTGCTTTTGTTGCAGCATACGGATTCGTTGGACATAAAATGGACTTTTCCGTCTTTATATCCGCGTCTTCATTCTCTCCATATACTTCATCCGTAGAAACATGAATAAACTTTTTAAGAGTTGGGCAGTGGAGTCGAGCCGTTTCCAGCAAATTGTGCGTTCCGATAATATTGTCTTTGGTATACGTTAGCGCATCCGTAAATGACGTTTGCACATGAGATTGTGCTGCAAAATGAACAACATGTGTAATCGCATTCGTTTTAAAAATATACGTCAATAGATCTAAACTTTGTAAGTTACCGTGTATAAATGTGTACCGATTAGCGTCTTGTCGAATTTCATATTTTATATTTTCTTTTTCATTGGCACAATAATAGAGAGCATCAAAATTTATAATTTTTATATTTCTGTACGTGAAATAAATATTGTTTATAAAATGTGAGCCAATAAATCCAGCTCCTCCTGTCACGAATAGTACAGCATCATCCGTAAATGTGTTGCATCCAGGAGAATATAATGTACACTCTTTTGATTCTTTTGATTCTTTTGATTCTTTTGATTCTTTTGATTCTTTTGATTCTTTTGATTCTTTTGATTCTTTTGATTCTTTTGATTCTTTTGATTCTTTTGATT